GATAGCAACTGGGCGGCATTGGCAGTGCTAGAACCGGATCCCAACGCACTGAGATACAGATTCTTTTGTGACATGTTGGTCGGCGAGTCTATCATGTCCAACAGGTACAGCTGACCTCCTGGTCCTTGCACAAAATTGACCACGCTGGCAATACCAGCACCGTTTTGCAAACTGGCCACTTGATTTTGGAAGCTGGTGATCACGTTGGCAAAACTGGCCACGTACTGACCTCGACTGACCTGCATGAGTACCTGCACTCCGCCACCACCGGACAACACAATATCAGGCAAGCCATTGTTCAGCAGATCAACCACGCTGATGGTGGCGGCTGATTTGTTGTAGTTGTAGCCAGTCAGCACAGTGCTGGTCACATCAGTAAATGTGCCGGTCCCGTTGTTTTTTAGAAATTGAACAGCACTTTGTAGTGGTCCACTGTAATTGGTTGGCATATCCAGCAACACCAGGCTGGGCACACCGGATTCGTCAAAATCGTACTTGACGATGCCAATATTGTTGCTACGCAAATTGATACCAGGTGGTTTGGGGTAGTTGGCAAAATAGGAATCAAACTGGGCTGTATCCAGTATGGCCGGAGGCAATATTCCAATCATGTTCATGCTTACTGCCCCGGTGGTCTGATTTAGATTCCAGTTGTACAAACGGGTCGATCGTGGATCAGCTCCTGATCCGTTGTTGTCGTCGGTGATCACGAAAGTGGTAGTACCGTTTCCTAAAAAATCGCCAGCAGCAATGGCACTGCCGGCGTTGTTCAGGTTGTTGACGTTGACTGCCCGGAACTGATTGGTGGTACTGCCAAAAATAAATGTGGTGTTGTTGGAGTCGCTTACAGCCACGATGTTTTCTACACCGTTGTACATGAAAGTGGTGCTGCCAGGCGAACTCAGTTTATAAGGAAGATCGATATTGTATCTGGTGAACGAACTGCCTGAGTTGACAAAAATTTCAGCTTGGCTGGTGTTGGTATTGTTATCGGTAAATGGTCCCACGTACATGCTGGGTCGTCCAGAACCGTTAAAGTTGCCGAACAAGATGTTATTGGTGCCAACGATGATGTTGCTGTTGTTGGGCAACCATTGTGCTGTTTGATCGACCAACTGTCCACGTGACCAACCATATACCGAAATCGCACTGCCAAGATAGTTGTTGCTGGTGACACCGGTTCCTGAACTTTGCGCAGTGGCCACGATCACGTTCTGTGCGCCCGATCCGGTTAGGTCTTGGACAAACGTCTGCGAGCTGGGATACTGATTGCCATTGCTGCCTTGCAAGGGATTGAGCGATCCAACCATGACCGGGGTAGCGTAGGGCACAGCAGGACTGGCTTTCGTTGTGGCCGGTGGCGTTGGTGCCGGTGTGGGCGTAGGAACCGACACGCCAGGCGGTATTGCACCACTACCACTGCCACCACCAGCACAGCCGACCAGCACAGCCGAGCCAAACATCAATAGATATAACAGTTTTCTGGGCATGGCAGTATCCTTGATTACAATGATACTACTATTATACTGCTAGAGCCTTTTTGGGTCAATCGTGTGGGATTTTAGCAACACGATCTGTCAGGTTCGGTCTAGATAGGACAGATCATTTCTTGATCACAGCATCTGGGCGGGTCAATTGATCTCAAACATTTTTGACACAGTGTGATCTTGACCGTGTTTCCATCTGGCAGAACCTTTTGATTGTCGGTCATGGTACCATCACTGGCTCTTATTGGATCTGGTGAGCAACGTGCGCAAATTATGAAAACTGATGTATCACATGTTTGGCAAATATAAATTCCCATATATCTCCGTTGATTGGTCAGTTGCTGATGTTTTTGTCGGTCAGGGCCACCATGATATCGACCTGTTGCTGGGCATGCGTCAGCTCAGCCACAGCATCGGCAACACCTGGGTGTGTTTGTGCCAGCTCCAACATGCGTTTTTCGTTGTCCATTTTTTTCTTGGCCCAGTCCAGGGTGGCCATGGTATGGTCATTCAATGCAATGTCTGCTTGTGGTGCGGCTATCTGCAACCATACGTTGCCGTCAAACACTTCAAGATTGAAGCCGTTGATTCGCAACATGCCCTGCAACGGATTGTTGCTGTTGGGGTACACTATGGGCAAATGCCCTGTTCCGGAGTAGACTGATAAATGTCTACCACTGCTCGAAGTAATGCTTTTGATCATTTTGTCTCCAACTGTTTCAATTTCCATATTTTTTCTTTGGCCTCGTCCAGGTCTCGCCGCAAACTGTCATTGAGATTGGTTGCCACAGTGAGCCGATCTTGTAATTCACTGGGTGTGGGTGGAGGTCTACGCTGTGATTTCTCTGCCAAGGTAATACCAACAGCAACGCCCAACACAAAAAGTAACAATGACATCATCTTGGCGCAAACTCCTGTTGCAGTTTGATAGTGTGCCAAACAAATTCATTTCGTTTACGTTGGGCACGAAATCTATTTTTATCGGTAGGATTAGTATAAAACGCATCTTCTTCTACCTTACAAAATTCTGCTTCTTTTTGTCTTAATATTGCTTTTGGGTTATTTGTATTCATTTGTCACAGCATCCTGTTTTCATATTTTAGTTGCCATTCCTTGATTGTAAAGCAATATTATCAAAAAACTCTTTCTTTGTTCCTGGATCTTTTAAGAAAGCGCCTTTGAGCACAGTGGTTTGTGTTAGACTATTGTGAGCCATTACGCCTCTATTTTCTACACATCCGTGTATCATTTCAATATAAACACCCACATTTTCGCTGTCAGTAGCTCGCATTATTTCTCGAGCGATGTCATTACATAGCTCTTCTTGCAGTGTGCCACGCCTAGCGCACCACTGAGCGATCCTGGTATACTTGCTAAGTCCAATGAGTTTGGCAGCGGCGATGATGCCGATATAGGCAACTCCTGAGACAGGCTGATGATGATGACTACACATGCTTCGTAACTCACTACGAACGACCAACATGCCTTCATATCTATCTTCGCTATCATTGGGGAAGGCTGTGGCATCAGGAGCAGGCTCATATCTGCCTGCCATGATTTCGTTGAAATACATTTTTGCCAAGCGTCGAGCTGTGCCTTGACTATTTGGATCTGTTTCTCGATCAATCAGTAGTGTATCTAATACTCGTTCAAATGCTTCTGTAGCTTCATCGATCAAATGTTCTTTGTCGCTCCCATACAAATAATCGCTGATATTGTCTCCGGCCCAGAAACGTTTTTTATCCCGTTTCATTCTGGCACGGAGGGCATCTGCCAGATTGGCAGTTTTGTAATCCTTGTCGCTATTCAGGCCCTCGCCTGCTTCAAAATCTTTATATACTTTATCGTAGCTCATTGTTTGTTCCTGTTCATTTAAATTCAATACGTCTTAGGTCTGGATATGAGTGCTGTTTGGGTTCGGGATCAACTGTGGACAACAACTGTAGGCCTCGCTCACAATCTTCCAGGGTTGGACAGTAGTGATATCCTTCTGCAAAAGTCTCCTGACGTTGCCAGGGTTCAATGCGCAGGTCTCTACCATCCGATCTCATGCAACTAAACATTTCATATTCTGCCTTGCGATCTAACAGTATAGCACCCACACGGCCTATCTGTAAAGGCTTTGCATGACCGAAACTGACACATTGCAACTGTCCGGGCCTGTACATGCCAGGTCGTAACAGTCTGGCGCTGTCCCAGATTCTGGTACCACGCAACTGATATTCACCGATCCAATATTCGGTACGGAATCTATAACTGATGCCCAGCTGTCGCAACAGTTGCGGTATGCTGATATAGGTAAAGGCCGTGAGCTCACAGGCAGTCACATGTTCGTATCTCAAACACAGTTCCAAGGCCTGGGTACAACCTGTGGTCGCAACCACATAAGGTGCGCCGGTATAATCAGCTAGGGCTGTTTCAAAATCAAACAAGGCTTGAAAACTCATCGGGTGTACCAGGCCCAGGCATGTGATAAAATCGCGTCTAGATCATGTCTGGGTTGCCAGCCGCTGACCTTTTGGAACTGGCCAGCATCGGCTGTGAGCATGGCCGGATCACCGGGTCTCTTATGGCCAGACTGGTAAACAAAATCTTTTTTGGTCACAGCAATGGCACCTTGTATGATTTCCAAATTGCTATGGCCAGTACTGGTACCCAGATTGTAAATGCCAACGGGCACTTTGGAATCTACAGCCAAGATATGCGCATGGACCAAATCATGCACATGCACATAATCTCGCACACAGGTTCCATCTGCTGTTTCAAAATCCGTGCCATTCAGCACAAAATTGTTTTGATCACGCATGGCCTCCAACACTCGAGCTATGATATGTGTGGCACCTGGTTCCTGTCCATGCCTGGCTTGACTGTCTGCTCCACACGCATTGAAGTAACGGAACGCCACATAGTCCACACCGTATGCTGTGTTATAGCTTTGCAACAGCCATTCGGTCATGAGCTTGCTTTGTCCGTACGGACTGATTGGTTCCGCAGGATCGCATTCCTGGCATGGAGTCATGACCGGATTGCCATATACTGATGCACTCGAACTGAATATGATTCTTGGAGTCATGCCATTCACGATCAAGAAATCCAGAAGCCGTTTGGTTTTCACAAAATTGTTTTCGTAGTATACAGCTGGGTCGGTCATGCTGGGCCCAACCAAGCTGGTACCGGCACAGTGTATGATGGCCTCAGGTGCAAACCGATGCAGTGCAGTAAAGGCCAATTCAGTCGCATAATCACCGGTATGCCACCAGGTCCTGGGTGTCGGCAGCAGATGGCTAGGCGGTAAACGATGGTCGATGGCCAGCACTTCATGCCCGGCATCAATCAAATCCAGCAAGGTCTGGCCACCAATATAGCCGGCGGCCCCGGTAACTGCTATTTTCATGGCTGTGCCTTGTTCAATTTATACTTGGCCTCATTGGCATATGAACGATATGCAGGTCCGCTTCTGAACCATTCTAGACCGTTGTTGCTCAGGATGTCCACCACACGATCCACAGTGCCATCAGTCCAGTCACTGATCAAGCCTTGATTCGGGTGCGGTTGTTGCAACAGTCTATCCAGTTTGGCACTGGCATCTGCCAGGCTCCAAGGAACATACAACCGGTCAGCGTCATTTGCAAAAGTTTCAGGGAAACTACGATAAGCAGGATATAACACATTCGATCCAAGCGTGTCTGCTTCTGACACGGTGTTGCTGACCCAGTCCTGTAAAGCACAGTTAAATAGCACACGGGTATCATTAAGCAAAGCATAGTAATCATTTTTCTTTAGATTCTCATATATGGTCAGGCAACCATTGGCTTCCAGTTCACGAGCACGGGTCACGTAGTCAGGATTGTTGCTGCGCAACGGCCCACCTTGCATGACAGCAAATTCAATGCCTTGCCCCTGACGTTGCTGGGCCAGATCCATGAAGAAGCCGGGCTGTTTTTCTTGATCCCAGCGTGCCGCAAAAGACACCCTGCGAGTACGTTGATCAAATGGTCGGATATTTTGCGAGCCACCTATGCGCTCAAGCACTTCGCTTTTGCCAAATGCCAGTCCACTTATGTTGTAGATCGGAGCAGTCCAGCCAGCGATCCGCATGTGGGCTACCATCTCTTCGTTGCTGGCCAGCACGCCAGTGACAAAACTGTTCACCATGTGTTCATATTGTCCCATCCAACCGGCCATGCCCCACACATGCACAAAATCATCGGGATCTATGCTCTGTGCCAAACAACGCACAAACACTTTTGGTCGCATGCTGGGATCAATTTGATTCATGATGTAGGGCAGACTTTCGATTCCAGGCTGGAACATGTCTTCAAAGTAGACCACATCATCGCCAGTGACTTCCCCATTTCGCATCATCTGCACCAGATTCATCATCTGACTCATGCTAAAATAACTGCGACCATGTGCGTCCAACACCTGCCCCACGCTGATGGCACCAGTATTGTCAATAGTTTGACCTGGAACATAGATCACGTCTAGGCCGCGGCGATCAAACACACGTCGATTCCATTCAGTCAGTTGTAAAGTGTATCTTGATTCATACGATTCAAGTCCGCAATAAAATAGTTTTCTCATATGTATTTCCTATAGTTTTATCAGTTTAACATTTTTCTAGCAGAGAGTAAAGTGTTTTGGCGTCTGTTGGAAAGGTGTTGAGCCCATCGCACCTGATCTCGAATTTTTCAGCCCGTAAGCGTTGTTGTATGATAGCTTCGCCAATGATACACAACGGGCACCAGGAAAAATCTTTTTGAGACAACGTGTTGGACATGATCTGATCTAACGTATCAAATTCCGACACAATATATTGTTGCTTCTGTTGCCATTTGGTCACAAAATCATCAAGCTGTTTGCTAATGGTTAGTTTGGTAAAATTTACAATATCAATCAAGCGGTCCTTGGTATTATATAATAGATCTGTATTTGATATCTTTAAAAATCCGTTGGGTACCTGATGTTGAGACATTATCCATTCCTGTACCCACTGTGGGTAAAACAGACTGATCCATTCACGAAGCTCCCAATATTGCATATCGCTCCAGTGTCGGTATTTTTTATTCCAATTTATAATGTTTTGGGCATTGTCCCCGCAGAATATATCCAGACCGAGTTTTAATCTTGATCCATTTGCAATTTTATAATACTGAAACAGCATGTTGAGTTCGGCTGATTGTAATGAATCAGCATATATCAATACAGATTTTTTGTCCATAACCTGTTTTTGAAATAACTCAATAATTTCAGGAAGGTGACCTTTTTTGAATGGATATATTGGAGTGGTAATGTCCGAGTAAACAGAGTTGCCCAGGTCATCTAATGAGAGTGGATGAAATTGTTTCTTGAACGAGTGCATGGATCCATCATCATCGATACTGCATGTGACGGGTGTGTATTCTTTGGTAAAAGATCTTAATACGTATTCGATGGTTGATCCAAACATTCCTGGAACGAAAAATATATTGATCATCTACTGTATCGGTATCCTGAGAATCTGCGGGTATCTTCTTCCCACATGTTTTTGGCATTCTTGCCTTGCGCCCATTTGTTGTACTGTTGCCAGGCATAGGTTTTAAAGTTGTAAAGGTCTTCTTCACGGAATCTATAACCATATTCCACGCAGAAATTTCTAAATCGATCCAGGTCGTTCCAAGCGGCCATGGCCCGTGCATTGGTCTGGTATTGTGGGCGTCCCATCTAGGTTCCTTGTTAAATGTCGATTGATAGGCTAGGGCGAGCAAGTTCATACTGGATCAAGCAACCATTCTCGCCATCTTCGGCCACTTCGATCCATACAGCACGATACGGATAGCGATCTGCTATCTGTATATATAAGTCATCGGCCATCATCTCACAAGATTTGTAATTTAATTCTAAAACTCGACCTTCATTATAGGGACCGGTTCCACTGTAAAGGTTCTCGAGCCAGCGTTTGAACTGTATAAACTCGATGTCTCGATCGTTATGGAACACATCAATCCACACTCTAAAATGGAAGATATGACGATGTGGGCTGGCCAGGAACGAAACATCATACTCGTCTCCGGTGGCCAATAGTGGATCAGTCGCGGCAGCCGGATAACGGTGTATGCCTTCTTTTTGGAAACGTACCCAGATTTTTCTGGTAGCTGCTCGGCTGATGCGTTCCGCAGTTTCTCTTTGACTTGATATCATGTTAGGCTTTCAATAATTCAATGGTTATAATTTGAGCGATCGCTTGAGGCATGTCAGATTCTGAATCGGGTATAATATGTAAGTTTACACGACTTTCGTCTCGTTTGCTATCATAATGGGCAATTTCAACGATAGTTCCACCTGTGGCCTGTTGTATTTTGAATCTGACCGGACTGGGCATTTCGATGTCGGGTCTACAGGATGATACGGACAAGGCATTGCAGTGATCCAGGTCTTGGGCCCAGTTGATCAGGCGTCGCAATAATCGTTTGATCATGGTGCTTGCCTTAATCGTGTCACATCTTCTACTGCATGATGCAAGGCAGAGGCATAGTTCTGGGCCTGCTGTTGATTCATACCAATCGTGGTTTCAGCGCGGACATGGCCTTGTGTGAGCAACTGCCACATGTGCGACCAACGTGTGCGACTCCAGAAATTGGTCTTGACAGTCAAATACACATGCACTTCCACTCCGGTCTCAGAGGCTTCGATCCAGACATCATGTTCATGATCGGGTTGCCCGCATTCGCAGACCACTTTGTAGGTCACGGCATCGCCCCAGTCTCGATTTTTCAATATGCCGGTAGCTGGTTGTTCTGATTTCATGTGATCACCTTGTCTTTGGTATAAGCCGCCCACGGAGTAAATTGTTTTCTAGTCCTTAAATCATGCAAACTATGACACCAAACTCCGGGGTTGCTTTTGGCAAAGTCGGTGTCGTCAATCTTGATTGTGGCATGGTAGCCCAACTGTTGTATATGCGGTATCTTGACCGAGATCATGGGTATGAAGTTATGGTATTCGACCAAACACCCTTGGGTCAGGCCTGCCACTGCACTCACATCTATATCCAGGGTACACAAGTATCCTGCTTGCAAACACGGCACAATCATGCTTTCCCAGGCCTGCCAAGCTGTGGTGTCACCGACAGCAGGATTTGGAAAACTTTGATTGGCTCCAAAGTAGATGTGTTCACACCAGTTTTCTCGACACCGTTTTGATATGACATCTGGGTCTTGCGTGCCCACCACAAACAAGGTCTTGTGTCCATGGGCCGGTGTGTGTTCTACTTCGGTTCCGACAAAAAAACTTATGTTGTTGTGTCCAGGTCTATCCATGTTTTTTGTCGTCGATCTGGTGTTGTTGTTTAAGGGCAACAATCTGGTCTCGCAACAGCAGGCGTTGTTTTTTCATGTCTTCTAGATTGAAATCACCAAAAATGCCGGTACGTTCCATGCCGTCGATGCGTTTGTCCAAAGTGTGATGTGCTTCTTCTAGATGTCGTAGTCTATTTGTGTAATCGCTCATGTGATTGGTTCCTGTTCCAGTTGATCCAATAGTGCTGTATCTAATTGTACACTGTCATCTGTTGCGGTGTCAACCGACTCAGAGTCGGTCACTGTAAACAGTTGATTGAACAACGGACGTCCACTCTTGGCCTTCTTGCCTTTGAATCCTCTGGTACCGATTATGTCCATCCAGTAACGATCGTAGTACTCGATTATGGCCTCGGCTTCGGCTCGGTCTGGTGTGGCAAATATGGCTTCCACGATATCGCGGAACATTTCGTTTCCGCCATTTTCGTTCCGCATCATGTAGGGATAATTTCCGGCATCGTATTCGCGATTGGCACGTTGTACTGCTTCGATGTGCATCCACACATTGTGACCCATCAACAACGCATAACTGAAACTGTCCCACGACGTCTTGCCTTCCTTGCCAATCTTGTTGAGATCACCCGGTGCATAGATACACACGTCTTTCATGGTCAACTGCTGACTGATCGGGCTTTCGTCAAAGTGCTTGATCAGGCCATCAGCTACCACAGCAGGACCAAACGGCCTGGTGTCGTTGCTGTATTTTTTGTCATCCACGATTGGACTCATTCTGTAACACCATTTGCCTTCGTGCGGCAGATCGATATGATGATATACCTGTCCATTGGCCGTGGCCAAGAACGGGCTGGCGCAATCAAAACTGATGGTAAATGCCGGATTCACATATTTTCTTACTGCTCGTTGTATGTCGGTCAACAACACTGCCCATTCCAGTTTGCTAGTGCCCAAGAAGTGCATCCAATCATGTACACCTTCCTGTAACAGGCCATCATGTCTCAAGGCCACCAATCTGCGCAGGATCAGATGTACATCACACATGTTCTGTCCGCCCATGGCCCAGCCATCAAAGTGTGTGTCGGGATATTTGATGGGATCACAGTATTCTTTCATGATCTCGTACCAGTCGTCGGCATTGGGATGATTGTCGCCCTGCAACACATTCAAAATCTTGGTACCACCATTGGCCTTGCCTCGGCGATGCCGCATGAAATATTCGTTGTTGAACTTGGTAGCGTCAATGGCTTCTTGCAAGTTGCGTATCTGGCAAGCGTCTGATGCTTTCTTGTCGTGTATGACCCAGGTCGGAATATCCAAGGTCATACAGTAGTTGCTGACGCTGTCCAGCCAGGTCAACACCGCTCGTCGCTTGGCTTCGGCTTTTTTACAACCAGAACCGGCACGCCAGTCACCTTCCCACAAGCCTTTGGCAATCTGGAATCCGCCCGAGTCTCCCAACAACAAGGTATTGGGATCTCGATTGCGAACCATGTCTTCGCTCCAGTCCTGCTTGTTCAAATCCAAGTTGGCATGACCACCCGAGTATAACGACCACTTGTAGGGGAACAGGGCTTTCTGGTCGTTCAACCAGTTCATCTGTTCCATGTCCGGTATGCCCACAGGCATACGAGCTGGATCCACATAAGGACCGTTTACCGGATCTCTTTGCTTGCCCACAAACGTGGCATAGAATCCCGAGATGGCCGGCAAGAATACTGCGTAGTCGTGTTGCTTGGCAGTTAGGTCGTCCTGTATCACTTGGTTTGTGCCAACAAAATGTAGTTGTAAACAGCCAGTCCTGAATCCACAGTTATCATGGCTGCACCACTGTCACTGATACGGAAAGTCTTGTCTCCGGCCAAATCCAGAATTGAAATCACGGTCTTGATTGGCCATGACCATGTTCTTTTGAGAACACCAGTCACACCGGATTCAAACACAAAATTGCCAGCATGGGTCGAATGATCACCAAAGTAGAATTTCAAATCGCCGCCTTCGGTCTTGACATCAAAGTTCAATTCCTCGGCCATGGCCTGCGCCTGCATCTTGAATCTCTGTATGGCCACCACCGTGGGTGTAAACTCGATCACCCAGGGCACACCTTTGAATTCAATGGTCTTGAGCTTGGCATTCACATGTGCGGCGGCCATGAATCTGTAGTTGTTCTTGAAATCACCTGCGGCATTTTTGAAACTGATATGCTCGGGCTCACCTGCAGAATTTTTACCCAGCGTCAATACAGCATTTTCTTTGTACTCTTGCAGGTTCAGCATGATCTTGAGCTTGCCAAGATTGGGCATGCCAAACGTGCCCATGAAGTCAGCCACGGGTGTGGCATATTCACCTTGCAACACCACGCTGCGATCTTCGGCCAAGGCCTCGATCGTGGTCTTGTCGGCTGTGCCGGCGATACGCACCAGGTCAATGCAACCCAGGTCATGTGTGTGTCCTACCAAATCTAATAAGTGATCTCTCATTGTCGTTCTCCTTGAATATGTATTGTACAGGGTTTATTTAGAATTTTCAACTGAATACGGAACTATTTTGGCCAAAGTCTGGCCACCACGCAAGCTGGTCAAGGTCCCCGGTCGTTTCAGTTCCAACCAGGTCGTGGGTCCTTCATCTGACCATTCAAACTCAATCTCGTAGCCCTGCAACTGTGCTAGATCTCGTATGACCCGACCCGGAGTGTAACAGGCAAAGTTACGATCTACCAGCTGTACTGCACTGACTCGATCGCAATCGTTGAAGGTCATGGCCAAGATTCCGCCGGGTTTGAGCTTGTGCCAGATCTCGTCCAAATACCGACGTATCATGTCTACCGGTCGGAATTCGAAGTAGTTGTAGACCAAGCAGAAAGCAAATTGATCATTGGGTATTTGGCTCAAGATTGATCGGTCAAGATTTTCTTCAATGGTATAGGTACGCAGTCGGCGTTGATAGACTTCGGTGTGTTGTGCCAACACCGGTTCCAACAGATACAGGCTTTCGTCTACAAGATACAGAGGATCTAGCCCGACCAGGTGATCCAGGAATTGTTCGGATCCCGGATGTATGATCATGCCAGCATGACGCCAATCACCGTATCGCATCACACGAGACTGCAACACATGATCCATTTCTGCGCTGATTGACCTGCGTTGATTGCGATATTCCTGCACAAATTCTGGACGTTGTGAAAGTCGATCCTGCAAGGTACCTTCATACTGTTGATAGCTACGCTGGTACCAGACTGTTTCTTGCTGGGCAATCTTGTCCCGTACCTGCCACTTGATACGATCCAGCTCTTGTTCAAACTGATCAAAAGCAGTCTGTATCTGCTGTTGTTTTTCAATCAGTGCCAAACTGGCAAAGTCAGCATGTCTTTCTACGGTATGCAAGATATGGTCCAGACCCGGTGATAATGTTTTTCGCATGTTCATGCACGATTGATGCTCTAGCAGATTGTGGTAAGCCACCAGTTGTACAAAATCTAGTTCCATGAAAACAAGGTCTCAAAGGTATTGTCGGTATTGGTAGCACTGGCCAGATCCCAGTCCAACACACTCAACAGGTTGTCGATCTTTTGATCGACCACGGTGGCTTCCATCTCCGAATCATTGAATGGCAGTTCTCGGAACCACTCGGGCAAGTGCAATTCGTCGGTTGGATAGCCGATAGATGTCCAACCCAACGGATTGTCCTTGAGCTTGCACACGATGGTTTTCATGCCATCCACGATCTGCAGGCTGTATCGGTCGCCGTTCATCTTTCTCAAGGCATTCCAGTTCAAGGCCGCACGCACATGACCAGGCATGTTGGCCCGACCCAGACGTTCTTCTTCTTTGCTGTACTTGGTCAAGTTGTTGACTCGCTTGGGACTGCCTTTTTCCCATCCGGGTCGATCGCGGAACACATATTTGAACTCGCGGATCTTTTCCACGATCTGTTCGCGGGTGGCACCTACCAGCACATCGTTCAGGATCTCGCTCAGGAAATCCTGGATCACTCGAGGTGTGTCGGATCTTTTGAGATCCAGTCCCATGGCCTTGACCTTGCCTGGACTGCCGTGGGTGTCCACACGCCGGCCTTCTTTGTCGTAGTACATGACCGCATAGCGTTTTTTGGTGATGAACAGACCTTTTGATGCCACGATTTCTCTACCACCACGTATCACTGTGCCCATCTCTCTGGGCACATGGAACGCAGTTTCCATAAAACCAGGAAAACTGTCGTTGACCTGTTCGGCTATGGAATCGTATAACTGTACTGCCAGGTCTCGGGTCCAGGTCATACGACCCTGTTCGATATCTTCTCGGAGAAACGGATAGGCTGTAAAATAGCACGAGTCTGTGTCACCGTAGATGATGGCGTCGCCCACATGATCGTATCGGCCTGTGATACATTCGTTCACATAGGCGTCCATATGTTTGGCAATGCTGCGCCCTGTGAGAGTAGTACTTTGACCGATACGCTTGTCAAAAAACCTACAACCAGGATTGAGAATAGCACCGTACAGGCTGTTGAGATTGATCTTTTTGACCAGTTGTCGTTTGTCCCAGTATTCTTCGTCATCTTGATTGGCGCATTCTTTGAGTTTTTTCTGCATGTCTTTACGCTCGGCATACCAGCGTTTGAGCAAGCCAGGTATCACGGCTTCGCGTTCGTAGGTGAATATGGTGCCATTGGCTGTCAGCATCCAGGGCCGGTTGCTGTCGAATATGATCCGCCAGACTTCGGCTGCACTATGCACAGTTTCATCGCCGTCCTCCCAGTCCACTGTGACTTCGGTACCAGTCTGCATCTCCATGACTGCGGTATATTCCAATGTGGCAAACAGTCCTTCCCAGGCAGCAGCAAAACTGCTACCGCTTCGGATCTTGTCTGCAATATAACGATCGGTCATGATGGGTCTCAACTGCCCAACGATGGTTTCGGGACCCATGTTGAGTGCTCGGATCGCGCTGGGATATAGACTGTTGATGTCTATGGAGCCCACATATTCGTGTATGCCTTTTTTGGGATAGGCCACATAGGCACCTGCGGCCTGTGTGTCTTCGTCGCTGTATCTTTCTTTGCGATTGGGCACTACCATGCCACGCTCGTGTGCTTCGTTGATGATGGCCTGTTCGGTCAAGGCCACCGCACCCATGGTGGTCTGTAGCAACACTGTGTTTTCGTGTGCCAGGATGTTGGCCAGATCCAAAAACTTCAGTTTGCGATCCAGCTTGGCCAGGATCATGGTATCCTGTCTGTTGTACTCGATAAAGATACGGAAATTTTGATTGTACAGTTGATCCAGGGTACCTTCGAACACTGTTTTAGTTTCACCCAATTCATGTTCGGCAATGGCGTCTAGGCTGTAGCTGTGTCGCTCTTCATAGGTGTACTTGCGATACAGTTGCATATAGTCCATGTGTACACGACCGATCAAGTCATAGGTCTCGTTTTCGGCACCAAAGCGTTCAAACGTGCGTTTCTTGGGATACTGATCCCATAGACAGAACCTTCTGGTATCGTCTCGACTGAGCACACGAGTCACTCGATTGACTGTGTACGGGATATCAAACCCTTCACTGTTCCAGCCCGACAGTGCATCAGCATCTTCGATCAGATCCAGAAAGGTTTTCAGCATTTCGGCTTCGTCTCGGAATATGATGGTGTTTTCAAATTCACTGGCTATTTCTTGTGCAGTGTCCTCACTCATGTGACGTGGAGGTATGACCAGAGTCACCAGCTGTTCCAACCAGCCCAGATAGACCGAGATGGCCGTGATTGGATTGAATGGATCTGCTGGTGGACTGAATCCACGCTCGGGATCAAAGTCCACTTCGATGTCAAAAAAGGCCACGTTGAGCCGGGGAGCATCTTGTCCCTTGTAGTTTTCTTCCAGGCAACGGAATATGGGATTGATGTCGCTTTCGTACAGGCGTTTGCCCGACTGCAACTTTACTTCTTTGCGGAACTCTTTGTTGTTCCTGGTGCTGAATCTCGACACCGGTGTGCCAAAAATGCTTTGGAATTTTCCTCTGGCATCGTCATAGTACAGGATATAGTTGGCCGGATATTCGCGATAGTGTCTTGCGCCATCGCGACGCTCGACTATGTGTATGCGATCGTGTTCGCGATCGTAGAGTGCATCAATGTAACTCAATCTATTCTCCGTTGTTGTGATCTCTGAGGCTGGCAACAATTTTGTCGAGCTTATGAGGCCAATTTTGTTTTAAATTTTTCAAGATGTTTCTGTTTTTGTTAGCTCGTTGTTCAAAATCTCGAAGAGTGTTGTCTGTGTAATTAAAACTTTTAAAATTTTCTAGCCTGGATAAAATGTCTAATTGTCTTTGATTGGAGTCCACAATTAGGTCGTAGCCATGATCCACTATGTCATCGTAAAGATCAAATCCTATTTTCCGTAACTCGTTGATGGCACCAACACCACTATATAGTAACATAGGACGAGGCAATTGTAAAGCCCTAAATACCTTTTCACTGAATGCAATGGCCATCGAGTTGTCGTAATAGGTCTCTAGTACCAGGCTTATTTTTGAATCTACGACGGCCTGGTCAAGATCAGTGTGGAAATTACGATAAGGTACCAACGATCGTATGCTTTCGTGCTCGGCCAGAAATTCTGCATCAAGTTTTTCAAATATCCATTGGAACAGAGCCTGTTTTTCTTCTACAGTGCTCCAGCCTTTGGTATAACCAGCATTGTCTCTATAATCTAACAAGAATGAAACTGATCCTAGATCCAACAATTCTCGTCGGATCAGTTCGTAGAACCATGTCTGTCGCATGACTCCGGTCCGGTGCATAAAACAGTTGAATAGTTTTTGTGGAGCACGATCCGAATATTCTGGATCGTAGCTGAAAGTGCCCCAAAATTCTGGCCATAGTTGTACCGAATCGGTCTTCAAGATATTATCAGTGATTATGGTACGATAGTTTACAATAACATTTTCGGGCACTGCATCAACCAAACAGATATATGTGTTGCTTTTATCAGGAAGAGTGTTCACGAGATTTTCGAGGGTACCCAAAATCGCCCATTCATGTTTTCTGCACTGGCTTTTTTGCCAGATTTGATCCAGGTAAGGATCTATGTTACAGATCAACTTCGACCTTGATTGGTACATAGTTGGTCAACCAACTGCATTCAGACCACGGCAAATTTTCAAGCTCATGGTATCTGCTGTGTCGATTCACCCGATCATACAAGACCACATCCTGTTCGTAAAAATAGGTCAGCGTGTTGGTAAGATCTTTGCTGTCTCTGACAGTCTGTATTTTTTCCAACAATACCTTTTCATTGGGTCTAGCAGTGTTCAACCTGGGTATGGTGTCTATCATGATACCGTGCTGTTGTAAAAAATTCCGTGTGATATAGTCACTGTCGTATATATGGTGATCCAGCAGGATCCAGTCAATTTTGTAAAGACTGTCACCAAATCCTGCCGACAGCGGGTATGAATGCAGATCAAACACTGCGGTACCCAACAGGGTTAAAAAACATTCATCGTCGACCAGATGTACAAGATTGTATTTCTGCACACATTCTGTGATGCCTTGCAAATGCCGAGTATACGGGTGCAACAGGTGACCAAACACATGATCTACAGTCCAATCAATTTCGTCGGTTTGCATGGGTTGCCATCCCAACTGATCTCGGAACAGATGTCGATAACTGGTACTGGCATGCTTGGTGATGGGCACATAGACCAGATGCTGGTGTCTAAACGCTTCCATCTGGATTAGAGAGTTTTGCCCACCGTGGTCAAGATCTGTTCCAGCACTTCATGATCCTGCTGTGCGCGGCCAAACTCGGCCTTGTGTGCCAGTTTGATAGCACGTTTGAGAATGGCTGGTTTGATTTCCAGCTCTTCGGCTATGGCCTTGACTGTGTCATTGAGACCTTCGGTCAAAGTTTCGATTTCATGCGTGACCTGCATGCCTTCGTTGATGATTTGGTTTAGTTTGGCAGTTTGTTCTGTGGTAAACACACGACTTGTCATTGAGCTCTCCTGGTTGAATATGTAATTATACACGATACAACACACACAGTCAATGATCGTGCCGCTTTTAGGTTAACCGGTAGCGAATCGGTCAACCAGGCCAGCTGCCGGCCATTCGGTCCTAAGGCCAAATTCTATACAGGTGCATAAGGAAGTCTCAGACGATCCTGCTCAGGACATGCTGGATCAGGGTCAGGGTATACCGGATAAGGATAGTCGATCATTTGCCATCCACCTGCAATTGGCTGCCTTTGTTGAAGCTGGGGCTGAATGGACTCTGTGCCACACGCCCACCTCGGCTTTGGCTCCAGGCATAACCGGCTCTGTGACCCGAACAGTCTTTAGTGCAAGGGCTGCCCAAGAATTCAAGTTCGGTCAGTTCGTTTCGTAACCAGGTGTCAGCAAAGGCCTGGCACAGTTGTTGTATCTTTTTGTTACGAGTGATTTCCAAATGATAAGTCTTGTCACCGCCATGCGTCTGTTGGCTGGGATCTCTATAACCAGCATAGACCTTGTGCACCGCGGTCGAGCTGATTAGATCTTTGCAACTAGAACCATAGCGGTCTGACATGGGCTCGGTACACGGACTACAGGTAGTCAAGATGATACTGCCTTCGGGTATCTCACCAAAGCGTTCGTGATAAGCATCTATGGCGGCACGTTCACCATGCACATCACCATCAGCTGTTTGATAATTCAAAGCGGCCACACAGTTGTTGTCAGGATCTAGTACCGCGGCTGCTACCATGCCGTAACGATCTGGATTTTTCTTTTGACCGTCCATGACCAGTTCGCATAACCTAACCAGTATCGAGTCTAGCTTGTCATGATTGCTGATTTGGAAATCGCTCAGTTTCATTTTGGTACGCAGTTATTGACTCTGACACCATTCTTGACCTTGGTTTTGGGGTTGCCAATTTTTTTACCAGTCCAGCAAGCAGGATCCAGTCTGGTTTTTACTGCCTTGGCTTCACTTACCGCACCTAGTATCTGTTCAACCTGTTGTACCCAGCCGGACACATCGCTGGTGCCAATCTCACTGATGTCACCGGTATTATAGGCCACTTCTTCTGCTGCTTGCATGACCTTTTGCGGTCCATACTTCAACAACAAATCTTTATGACCAACCATGATCCTGTGCAGGATCGCACGTTCCACACCCTCGACGTCCTGTTCTTCTCGCAGATCATCGCTATGATCCAATCTAGGCGTTGCTCTACGGACTCCATTTGTCGTATTCAGCAAAGAACTGGCACCCGGAGCGGACTGCTGGGTGTCTCGGCCCACGTGACCACCTGTTTTGAAAGGTAATCCGAATCGTTTGGCACCTGTGCGATCTTTCTGTTGCACACGGGTCACACCTGATGTGGTTGTGTCCACATCCAATCGACCATGTGGTCCTTTGATAGTTTTATGACCTTCCACCACACCTTGCTTACTTTCATTCATACCCTTGAATTTTTCTATGGCCTGTTGAAGTGCTATAATCCTTTTTTCCATAGGTAAACGATCGATCATATTCCTAACTTTGCCTTGATATTTGGCAGGTATATGATCTTTAATCCCTTGATTGATCAACACCGCCGCCTGTGCATTTTGTTGACCCTGTGTCGTATCCTTAGGTTTCTTTTCTTGAGGACCATCATCGTAGTCATCATCGTCTTCGAGACCGCTGAGATATGCCTGGTAATCGCTACGGCGCTGGGCCCAATGTTTTCCGAAACGCATCAGTTCCTGGCTGCCCAGTTCTGATCCTATCTGTTCCAGGATACCCGGGAGACCTTTTGCTACTCTACCGAATGACTTGGAATCTTCCGACTTGAGGAAATCCAGCAGGAGTGGAGAGTATTTAGGTGCCTGTTTGACCAGGGCATAGAGTTCGTTCTGTAGTTTGTTGAAATAGAATGACTGGAACCAGCGTGATCCGATACCAGCGGCAACCATGCTGAATCCTTCCAGCTCGCCGTGATTATCCACATATTTCTTAGCGGCCGACTTCATCTGTTCATATATCTGTGCGATAGCCTCACCATGCACCACGATGCTGTCTATAGTGCCTTTTAGACTGTTGGCTTCATTTAAGAAGCCTTCCGCCACACCTTGGTCTTTTAAATGTCCTGCGGCTCTTGCTGGTCGCAATGCTTTTACATAATGAGTTGGCAGTTTGTTTAAGAATTTCCGTGCTTCATCTTCGGAACGGAATATTTGTTCGGCTGGGGTATTTTCAGGTTGTTTATCCCAATATTTTGCAATCCAGGTTCCTGCAATTGGAGCAAGTTCCTCCGCCAACTCCTTGCTGGCGTTGACTTTTCTATCGTAGGCCTGTTGTATCTCTTGATGCATCTTGGGACTCATGTTCAGCACATCCTTGAGCAACTGAGCCGTTTCCGGTGTATTGCCATAGCCCATCCTGACCAGTTCCTTGTGCGCAGCTTTCAGCAAATCCAGACCACCCACAGTGGGGCTGGTTGGTATGCCAGCTACCACATCATTCCAGTCCACATCCACGGCATTGACTCCGCCACCTTCGGGGTATCTGATGCCTTGGCCTGGATGGCGCAGATAATCCCATGCCACCTGATAGATACTGTCTCGTCCCTTGCTCTGTGCCAACTGAGCCAGCTGTCGTTGGCGACCCATGTAGGCCTGTGCTATACCGCGTACCTGTCGTTTCCAACGTTGTTCAGGATCTACTGCGGCAGGTGCGCCACTCATGAAGTTGCTGCGTCTGGGCTCGTTGGTCTGATATTCATCCAGGTCCGGCTTGGATCGGTTGGGATCTAGGCGTTGTGCCATCGCTTCAAGCTCGCGTTGGTGACGCTCAAAGTCCAAGCCGCTGAGTCCTCGATTGTTTTCCTGATCCTGTTTTTTCAATTGATCCAATCGTTTGACCAAGGCCTCGCGACCCCATGGTCGTTTGCCTTCTGTGGTTGCTGATGGTTTTTTATTGCGGTCCTCAAAAAAATCAAATAGGTTCATATCATTATTTCTCTTCTATGTAATCAGCATCACTGTGTTGCTCAGTCTGTTTGCTGGCTGTGGCCGATCTATGATTGTACATGTCCACAGCCATTCTGGCATGATCCATGTGAGGAAATTTGGTAGGCAAGCTGCGTCCGGCGTGACGTACTTCATAACCGTCCTGATCGTTGCCGTGTATCTCACAGGTCCTGCCATCGGCCATTTCTATGGTCACTACTCGGGTTTCCAATCCATGTGCATTTGGTCGTTTGGCCAATATCTCGTTGTCCTTGTGCGCCTGCACGGTCTGTAGATAGTCGCGCAAGGACTTCTTGCCCAGTATTTCTTCCTGCATGGCACTTTCTTCGCACCCGCCCACGGCATATCCGCTCATGGGGTTTTTGGCGTCAGGATCTCCGCCCAAGATTTTCTGTGTGCGAGGGCGAAACAAGGCCGGCATCTGTGGCACGCTTTTTTGTTGCGGGTTGAGTCCATGACGAGCGGCGACCGGAGTGATACGGCCTTCCAGTACAGCCAATCGCTGTACTATGCTGTATATGTCATTGTTTGCCATATCATGCCCGGTTCTCTTTCAATGTGCTACGAAGTTGCCATGCAAACTTGTTTTGTTGGCTGAGACGTTCGGCCATAAAGTTTGCTATGTCTTGTTTGTTTTCATTGGTAGCAGCGGTAAAACATTGATTCAACAAATCAACTATGGTTTCGCTGTCGGCCAACAATTCTTCGATCATGAGTTGGGCACGTGGTACTTTGGTCTGTCCAGGTACTACGCTTAATTCTAACATGCGCTCAAGACTACCCGGCGCATATTCATCTAAACTTCTAATATATTCGGCTATGGGATCCACTGCTTCATAAGCATCTTCGTAGATCTTTTGGAAAAATTTATGGTACTGATAGAAATCGGGAGTTTCAACGTTCCAATGGAACGAATGAGACTTTAAGTAATAAGCAAATTGTGTTCCTAGCAGGGTCTTTAACAAATCAGCGAGCACGTTTGGTCTTTCCTTGTTTATACTGTTTCATCCAGTCCGGTGTGTTGGGCGTGGCGTCGTTAGAGTATTTAGTGCCACTAAAGAAACTGCCGCCAGATCTGGAAATGGTACCTCCCAAGGGCTGAACCACAGGTGCTATGGCGCCGCTCACTGTGCCGCCGTCTTCGTGTAGATTTACAAATTCATGCAATCGCATCTGTTATCCTTATGGTGTTGCTGTCAATCAGGTGTGCTGGACCATGATCCACACGTATGTTTTGTACTCGTAGACTGGCCAAATGTGGGGGCACCAGTTCATAACGTATGTGGTAGTCTCCGGGTTCGGCGTCAATCTGGAACATTTCTTCCAGATAGCTGTCATGCCAGATCCATTTGCGTTCGGCAAACAATTCGTTGTTCACATAGGCTCGATAGATCGGACTCGATCCAGACCAATCGCAATGTACATCTGCCAATAATCTAACAAAATGTCGTGTCATGCTGTATTTAGTCATGAACACAGTATCAGAAATCACTCAGCTGCTGGTCTGTTGCCGGTCGCGCCAGAAACGTTTACCAGCCCGGGTCTGATGTGTACTGGCCCGGATGTCGTTGCCCAGCTCTTGGGCATAGTTGTACATGAGCGTGGCTATACCCTGTCTGCGCAGTTCGGGACTCACATAGCTGTCATAACTTTCTAGATGATCACCTTTGACTTCAAAGTGTGCCCATCCGATGTTTCGGTCATTGGCATCAAACGCATACACACTGATGCCACTATTGTGACCCTGTGCGATCAGGTCGTATCCATTCTGATGTTTGAGTTGCTCCCAGTCAGTGCGCATGATCGCCTGGTTCACAGCTTCTGGGACGAATTCTTGAGCTCGCATGACCATGTCCTATAAAATGTTTGTTCGTTGCTTGATTATGTCGACCACTTGGTCACTGAGAACCACTTCGTAATGATTCAGTTGCACATCGATCAGTTCCATGTCCGGATGCTTTCGCATGCTGTTGATAGTGACCACGCCGTCGTTGGCTTCGGCCATAAAAGGACTTTGTCCCTGAAGTGTGACCACATTGCACCACGGATGCTGTATCTTGATCTTGTCTGCCTGTCGCATGGCCCACGACGTGGGTCCTATGTCGCGCATGAGTCTGCTGAAAGGTAGGAAAAACTTGGCAAAATCTGCCACTTCTGCACCACCATAGGGTGTGCTCAAGGTCACGGCACCCAGCACTTGCTCGGGTATGGCATTTGCAAGATGTAGAGCATATATGCCACCCAGGCTATGTGCCACAAAGAATATGTCACGTGTATGACCTATCTGATTGCGGATGGCCTGCAGATTGTTTTCAAATCCATTGCGGCTGTCATAGTTGATCATCATGTCGCGACCACCAACACGATCTCGAATGTAATTGAAACTTTCGCTGGTGGCCGATGCGCCGTGTATGTATACCAATATCATTTTTTCTTGCCCGATTTCATATTGGCACACCAATGATACATCTTGGCACGCTCGCCCGATGCTCGTCGGGCCCGAGCACGTAAATCAGTGACCGATCCTGAGCAACTGGCACCGGCACGTTTCACACGTCCTGGGCGACTACGACCTTTTTTCTTGCCATCGGCAAAGTTTTCTTCAATGTCGGCCATGTACGGACGTACCCATTCAAATCTTGTGCTGGCCGGTATCCATTTGAGTCCTTGGCCCCTACTGCCCTTGGCTGGATCGGTGTCGATCAGCAACCAATCTTTTTGATCACTGAATTTCACCGAGTGAGCTTTTTGCAGTATGCGAACTATTTTGCCCGTGGCTTCAATCTTGCCCATCATGGCTGTGTCTTTGTTTTCTGTGACAAATTCGCTTGCTCGCATCACCTTACCCTTATCACTGTTTGTTCTTGACTGCATTTCAACCGATCGTGTGCTGTCTTGACCAGGTATCGACAAGTGCCATCGGACATTTCCTGTTTGAGCAAGGCTACACCAAACTGATCAGGTGCCTGGATCACCAGACTGGCATCTCCTAAATTTTCAAGTTTGTTGGGAAATTGTTCACCGGCCTGTTGGCACAGATCGATCACTCGATCTATTGGTATATTTCTTTCAGGAAATCTGGTATGAAGAGCATGCGAGGTCAGATACAGATCGCCATCGGGGAATATGTTGCCAGGCACTCGATAGTAGGATTCATCAAGATCCTGCCAATGCGGTGTTGCAGGTTGTTTTAATTTTGCAGACAGATCTTTTGTGGGCGCACGTTGTTTTTGATAAGCACTGGCCGCCATGGCCTGTCTTGTACTCACGGGCAAATGTTGGAATCTGGGATTGCTGACAAATGCTCGTTTGGCCGATTCAATGTCGGGCCAACGTTGGGCTTCGGTGACGAATTCTTCTGCTCTCACGGTGTCTCCATTGCCGGTCTTACTTGATACCCGGTGGTATCTTGAACACCGTTGTTTCTTAACCACCCACTGGCATAGACTTCGGCTGCGTCACGTGTGGGTTGGAAGAATGTTCTTACTATGGCATCATTGCGGGTGTTGTATATGTACCAGGCCGGAACACCCGCCACAGTTGATTGAATTCCCTCGGGTCGATCAAAGTTTTGTGCTACGTCGGGTTCAATATCCTGTACTCTAGCTCTAGCTCGTTCAGCTGACTGAGCAGTGGGCACGCTACGCATACGCACACTCTCGTCTGGCAGTCGATATCTACGTACTACATCGGCTCTGACTGCATTGGCCTGCATCAGATTGATTCCATCTACACGATCAATTACAGTGCCGCTGTCTGCACTATAAAACTCCCAGTTTCTTGGAATCTGTGCTGACTCGGGATCTATACGGGCCTGTAGTTGTTCTGCATCTTGTTGATCATCTTTGGCTTGTGGCTTAGGTTGTTTGATACGCTTGGCCAATTTGGCACGGGGACTGACCAGGTCAGGTTCCTTCTCGCGTACTTGGAAACGAGCCAACTTTAAATCTTGGCGGAAATAATTGGTAGCATTGGTTATGCTGAAATCTCGTGTGGTGGCCAATACCTCTCCGGTATCAGGGTCAACGGCTTCCCATTCAGTATCATCATACGGTCCTTTCTTGGGACGTTCTTTTGCCAAGGCCAATTCAGCCCAGTCCCGTTTCAGTTGTTCTGCACTGAGTTCGCCGGCACTGTAGCGTGCAAACAAGGACAGAGTTGGATCTTGTGTGTCAGGACTGATCAGTTTGTATAATTTTTTATAGTATTCATTGCGGTCCGCAGCTGGATTGCCGGCTATGCTCATGGCTCGGGCATAACGCAACAGGGTATTTTTTAACTTGTCGATATCTTGAAAGTAGTCTTCACCACCGGCTGATCTAAACTCAATGTATTTGTCCTTGGGATTGATGCTGGTATATTTGCCAAATCCCTGATTGCTGGCCAAGCTCCTGTGTGCCAGTTCCAACAGATTCTTTTTCATCAACGTCATGGCATCTGCTATGGCTGTGCCTCGATCGTTGCCGATCCTGTTTTTTAATTTTTTCATGGCACTGGCACAGTAGTTGACACTGTCGCGACCAAACTGTTCCAACACATACTTGTCACCCAGGAACAGGATCAGTTTGACAAAATCCACATCATCGTTGAACTGAGTGGGCAGGCTCACACCCATGTGGAATCCGGTTGAGCTGTTGGCATAGGCATCGTGTGATTTGGCCCAGGCAAAAAACTCTTCCATTTTTTTCAAACACTCTTTTAACGGCATGGGCGGACTCACTATCTCTACCGGCATGTCGTCGCTGTCATCGGCAGTCAAACTTGAGTCGGGTTCAAAGATCCACGAATGTTCATCTCTGGTGGTACTGTGATAACCACCTGACACTTTGATCTTGACCCCCAGGTCCGATTTCAAACTGTCGGCCAGCGCCTGGGCACTGCTTTCACTGTAGCCGCCTTCGTTGTCACCACCTGTAGTGGTCATGTAAGGCCAGTCCAGTCTAAATTGGTTTTCGATGTCGCTCATGTAGCGCAAGCCCACGTCACTGAAAAAACTGTCGTCATTGCCTGAGTAGTTGAGGCGGTAATTGTCTAAGGCTTGATCGTAAATGCTGTCTTGGTTGTCTATGCTGCCTTGTACATCCTCTTCCAGCACGTCGTCGGCTATGCCACGGGCTTCACTGTATTGAGCGGCCATTTCCAATTCAGCCTCGCTCATTTCTGATCCTTTGATCTCACCACGTTCTCTTCTAGAGTGTAATTTTATCACAGCGTCGGCTTCATCGTCGGACAAGCCCAGGCCATCTGTCAAGGCATCATGGATACGTTCAATCATGGGTCGGTCTTCTAACCATAACTCGGTGATCAGGTCCTCGCCGTCGTGCTGAAAATCTTGGCGTATCTGTTCGTCTCGCCATTCTATGTACATTTCGTCCAGTTGTTCTTCCAGCCGGTCACGCTGCCGATCACTCAGGCCGTAGCCCCATTCGTCGTTGCTGAAAAAATCCAAGACCTGTTGTATGCTGTAGGCACGTTCATCCATGTCATAATCAGGCTCGGTTTCGCCATAGTCGGGCTCGCCCAGGCCTGCGAATATCAACTCAGCCTCAAAGCCGGCACGTATGCCTTCGGCCGCAGGGCTGTCGGCAAATTGTCGCAACGAAGTTGGACTCATTTTGACTTCGTCCAGCTCCACTGTTTCACTCAAGACTCCGGTTTGTTTGAACTGGTTCAATTGTTCCTGCATGCGATCAACCAGGCCGTCGGGTCTCAATTCCTGCGGATGACCTTGGCTGTCGGTGTTTAACATGAAGGCATTGGCTGCTTGGCCCAAGGCTCCTGGACGTACATCGACGCTGAGAGCCATCTTGAATCTGGGATCATTCTTTTCGGCCGCAGTGGGTATGTAACCAGTTGCTTCTTTTAGATTCTCAGCTGTCCCAGCGTCAAACAATTCCGGATGCAGTCGACCATAGTCGCGCATGAGTATGCCGGCACGGGCATTGGCTTCGTTTTCCCACGGACTTCCGGTCTCACCAGCTGTGTGGTCCATCTTGGCACCATCTCGCTCGTGCTGATGTCGGTGTGTGAGTTCGTGTGCCACAGTGCGCAACACATCCATGAGATGGCGTTGGCCCCAGGCCACTTCCAGTAGATCTCGATCGTTGATGTAGCGACCAAATGTTTTATGCATGACTGGCCATTGCGGATCTCGACGCAGTTTGATGACAGGCAAGCTGTCAATTTTCAATTCGCGAACACAAAATTCCACAAAGTCTTTGAGCACACTTTCATCGTCCATGGGTGGTTCTTCGCTGAGGAACATCTTGGTTTCGGGGCTGACACCATCCGGACTACTGGCTTCTCTGACCTGTCGGAATCCATACACAAATGGTTTACGAGGTTCCTGTTCGGTCAGACTGAATTCTTGATCATGCGCAGCTGTTCGAGCTGTGTACAACTGCTTGATCAAGCCCTGATTTCTCAACAGTTTGAACGTGAGATTTTCAGGTCCGAACTCGCCGTGATTTTCCAGACCGGTCTGTCGCATGCGCTTGATTTTGTTGATCAAGCGAGTCATCTTGGCTGGGTCACCGCTTTTGACAGCACGTTCAATGGCTCGACCCACGGACTCGAACTTGTGTCGGGTACTGCTGTCGTCCATCACGCTCTTGACTCGTTTGGGCACCCGCAACCATTGGTTGTCACGCACACTGTATAAACCTTGGCTGATGTGTGGTTCTGTACTGTCCTGTACATACAGTTCCACATCGGCACCGCCGATCTTGATGTCATGCTCGTCGTTGTATTGATATTTTTTGGCTGCAAACAGTTCTCGATACACTTCGTCGTCGGGCATGTCAACTACCAAATGCAAATCAATATCGCTATTGGGAGTATAAGTGTAGGCTGCGTTGGAGCCGCTGATGGTGATGTCTTGTACAGCCAGATCCTTCACGCCCAGGAACTGTCTAAAATCGTCGGCTATTTCCAACAGACGTTCACGCACTTGGGGTTGGAGATGTTCATCCTTGGTCCACAGGCGTGGATTCAAACGATTATGGAATTTGACTGCATCGTCAAGGTTATAGGCATCAAGCTCGAGAATATTCATACAGTATTTACCGCCAAACAAAAAGCCGCTGAGAAAGCGGCTTTGTGTCAAAACCCATGCAGTTATTTTTTCTTGGTTTTTTTGCTGGAAGCAAGCACAGTGGCTTCAGCTGGTGCTGGTGCCACAGCTGGTCCAGTATCAACTGGAGCTGCTACGCCATTTTGTACAGCCAACGTGTGCAGATCTTTGTACAACTGATCCTGAGCTGCATAATCAAACACATAGGTTCCTGTATGCTTGAGCAACACACGCTTGTCTACCCACACTTTACCGCCCAAGTCTCTCCAATTTTCACAGAAGGTCCAGTCTTCGCTGTAGTAACGATTTTCACGCACCGCTGTGTCAAAATAGGTCTTCATGTACGGATTCAGTTCGGCTGGCAAGCCAATGTCGTTCATGAACGGTCTGACCGCTGGATGTGCGTCCATCTTGGCAAATACGTCACGCTTGATCAACATGAAGCCAGTACCGGTTTTGGTAACTTCTTGAAGGCCGTTTGGTCCTTCTTCGGCACCGTCAAATCCGTTTACACACCATTTGACCGGCAGGCTTTTCATAGGGTACAGGCCACCGATCACGTCCACTTGACGATCCAGCATGACCAATAGATGCCAAGGTTCCCAACCGATATCAGCGTCGATAAACATCAAGTGAGTTGATTCCTTGTTGTTCAGGAACTTGGCTGTAAGAGTATTTCTTGCGCGACTGATCAAGCTCTCGTTGGTCATGGTTTCCATGGTCCAGTCGATGCCCAACTGCCGACAGGTGTTTGACCATTTGATGTAGCTCATGAATGTGCTTTCAGTCAACATGCCGCCATAGCAGGGCATCATGATATGCACACGGGTGGTACGTAGATAGTCAATGTTGACCTGTATCTGATTCTGTCCAGGTTGCAAGTTCTGCGCTGGTTGCTCGGTTACATCTCCGACTTGTGGGGTTTGTGTTGTAGGTACTGCGTCTTGATCAGCCATGTTTTCCTCTTATAAAGTTAGCGCGAATATTTACACTAGTTTACACGAGGCTGTTATTTTTTACGACCGGCGCAGTGAGCCCGTTGACTGAATCCTCGAGGATGGGCGCAATTGATGCTGCGTTTGTATTTGGCGCTCCATTTTTCTTCTATGTAGTCAGCGTTTTCGTATAACTCGGGATCAAACTCGCTGTCGTTGAGATAATACACTGTGCCGTCGCGATAGGTCAGCTGACAAACATCTTCCTCGCCGTCGGCCTGCTGTATGTCCCAGCCCATGCTACGCAACACCATGGCAATTCGGTCTTGATCATCTGTGTTATTCCACCAACGATTGGCCAATTCGTAGACATTTGGCGGAACATCACCGTCACCGTCTTGTGGTTCAGCAGGAGCAAATTCTCGTAATTGTCGAGCAGTGTGGGTGGCATGATATGCTTGTAAACTGGCGTAGGCTTCTTTTTCAGTTGCAAAATCATGACCAAGTATGTCAAAGCTGTAGAATGGGCCATGTGGATTCTGATCCAATTTCCAATACTGCCAGGCCCAGGAACCGTTGGTTAATTTCATGGTGTCGCCCACATGCTGACCATTTTTGTTCTTCAAAGACGTTGGATATTCTGGCTCTTCGTAGTTGTCATCGTCTCGTGGTTCGGCGGGTGCGAATTCATTCAGTGCCCGACGTTCGTGTTGCATGATACGTTCCATCAAGGTACGGCTTCGATCAGTTCCTATCTTACGACATTCCTGCATCATTTTTATTACTCGATCGGTCGCACCCAGTCGCTGTTTGAACATGTCTCGCAGACTGGTGTCGGCAGTGCCATATAAATCGTGTATGATTTGATCTCGGTCATCGTCGTTGCCATCTATAAACATCTTGCGTATGGCCGTGGCACTGTTGGCATCCTGACCACGCACTTGAAAATTCACAGTGGGGGTTATTTGCACATAGGCATGTTTACTCATGGGTTTGAGACGAGTCTTGCTGTCGGGCAAGGGCTGTAGGTAGCTGGGACTGCCATCCCGTTTGGGTTTGAAATCAAACCGTTCGGCATCTTTGGCACTGACCGCAAAGATCAGCACAGTGCTGGCCTGTTGTTCAGGCGTAAGACTGTTGGTTATTTCGGTGGCTCGATAAGGATTTTGAACTTTGACTATGTGACTGGCTGGTACACCCAGCTTGGTCATCATTGCTACCTTGTCTGGATAGCTGAACGGACTGGTTATAGGAGCCTGTTTGTCACTGGTGGCTATGTAAACACTTTCAGGACCATACTTGTTGACCAGCCAGTCGTAACTGGCCTTGTGTCCTAGATGGAACGGATGGAAACGGCCGGGATATATTACTAGATAATTCATAATAACATATTTATGGCTACAATATTTCTATCAACCAAAGATAGATAGGAGTGAAGAATTTAACACTGACAACACCGTTGCAACCCATCATGCCGTAAAATTTTGACTTGGTCACGGACTGAGTGCCGTTAAAATCATGTTCGTACACAGCCTGATCCCAAAACAGCCATTGCCAGTCGTCGACCCCGTCAAAGGCCAAGTTTTCAATGGAGATACAACAATCTTTGGTGATATTGCCATCAGCATCAACATGAGTATGATCTTGTGTTTTGTTTTTCATTACAAAACGCAATTCACGGTATTCCTTGTCATCATTTAATTGGTACTCAAAATCAACAGGATCACTCACATGTTCGCTGTTGTAAATCTGTTCGGCATTTAACCAAATTTCCAATCCAACTGCTGATTCGGGATCGGTATTGCTTATACGGCAAGTTAATTGTGTATTCATTAGTAGGATCCAGTTATAATATTGATGTTGCCACCTGCGAAATCAGTTACCACAGCACGCAACCAGGTAAAATTGCCAATCACGGTATTGCTACTTGTTCCTGACACATTGTTGGCAATCAGATTGCCGATTTCAAACCAGGGTGCTGATTCTGCGCTGTCGTTCAATGTGGCCTGGACTGTGACGTTGCCCTGTAGAGCAGTCACGTCAAACAATACAGTTTGTATGGCCCCTTGACCGCCATAGTAGTTGGCTGCTGGAACAGCCGTACCGGTGTAGGTATTTCCACCATCGTAGTAGTCGGAAGGTTGGCCCCATTGCAAAAACGGAACCAGGGTCAAGGTAGTGTATTGTGTCATAATCAATTATTTATACGACAATATTTCTAGAGTGGTTCTTATCAGTCCCGGCTGTGCCAGCTGAGCCATCAGCAACCATCCGTCATCGTCGTGATCCACAAAAAAATAACCATACAGTCTGCGATTGGGATGTACCAGCCATTTGGTCAAACTGGGACTGAGTCTGACACTGTCTTGATAATTGTTCAAAAAATCTCGCAACTGTTCATACTGTGTGGCAGTCATGGCTCGACCACGGAAATAGCTGCGTCGTTTGTGGTTGGAATCCTTTAATCGTATGGTATCCAACGGACGATCTATGATCACCTGGCTGTAGCTGTGTTCACTGACTCCGGGCATGGCCACAATGCACTCCAGGAACCCTAGATTGTTGGCATACACCCAGGCTCGATCTGAACTCACGCACAAGCGGTAAGGATCAACAGCACGTTGCAACAGATCGGCCATATCATGTAGATGGCTGATCTTGATTGATGTTATTTCATCGCCATGACACAGTTTGGTGACACCAAACAGTTTGGTGCGCCAACTACGGCGTAATGCAATGGCTGTGTTAATCTGCTGATACGTGGCCCGGTTTCTCAGCACACTGACTTCGGCCATGTGAAAGCTGACACAATACTCAAATCGACCAAAAAACAGTCGATCCTTGACTACCGGGATCATGTCAGTTGCCAATCTTGATAATTCCGTCTTGATCTACTGTGGCCTGCACGCTGTCTGCCAGTACAAATTGTATTTGATCGCCATCCATCACAGCCTGTAAATTGCAGTTTTCAAGGCCATCAAACAAGATACGTCGGCTCAAGGGCACACGGATCAATTCGTCGATCTTGCGTCCCAGCGGTCTGGCGCCCATCTTTTTGTCATAACCTTTTTCGGCCAGCATGTCGATCACGGGTTCACTTACTGTGAGTCTGATGCCGCGTTCGGTCAGACTGGTCTGTAGTTCATCCAGGAACTTGACCACGATTTTTTTCACAGCCAAGGTATCCAGCTTGACAAATTTGCACACACGATCGATCCTGTTGCGTAGTTCGGGCTTGAAAAAGTCTTTCATGGCACGATCTTCCTCGCCCGACCGTTCCAGGCTGTCGCTGAAGCCAATGGTGTTGCGCTCGTTGTCAGCAGCACCCAGATTGCTGGTCATGATTATGATGGTGTTTTTGAGATTGACTGTTTTGCCATTGGAGCTGGTGATACGGGCCTCGTCCAGCATCTGCAACATGATGTTGATCACGTCTGGGTGTGCCTTTTCGATTTCGTCAAACAGTATGATGCTGAATGGATTCTTGCTGAGATCACTGATCAGCTTGCCACCGCCCACGTTGCCATCCTCAAAGCCCACATAGCCCGGAGGAGCGCCAATCAGGCTGGACACTGTGTGTTTTTCCTGATATTCGCTCATGTCATACTTGAGCAGTTTCATGTCCAGATTGGTTGCCAACAGTTTGGCCAGTTCAGTTTTGCCGGTACCAGTTGGGCCCAAGAACAGGAAACTGGCCATGGGTCGTTTGCCATTGCCCAATCCGCTGAAGCTGATATACACTCGTTCCAGCACAGCATCCACAGCAGTATCTTGTCCGTAAATGTGTTGCTTGACGTTGCTTTCCAGATCCCGGATCTTGACACTGCGTTCGTTCTGTAGTCGGTCCACTGGCACATCAGTGACACGGCTCAGTTGTGCCATGATCATGTCGGTGGTAATAGAGACTAGACCTTGATCCTTTACTCGCTCGCGGGCGCAGGCACCATCTAGCAGGTCGATGCTCTTGTCGGGATTTTTTCTGTCATGTATGTATCTGTTGCCCAGGTCCACGGCCGACTTGATGGCCTCGGATTCGATTTCCACATTGTGGAACTGCTCCAGTCTGGAACTGATCCCGATCAGGATTTTCTCTGTGGTTTCGGCGTCAGGTTCGTCCACTGTGACCTTGTGGAATCTACGCATGAGAGCTCGATCTTTTTCAAAACTTTCATAATATTCTTCCCAGGTGGTACAGGCCACAACCTTGATATTACCTTTGGTTATAGCCGGTTTTAGCATGTTGGCAAAGTCCAAGGTACTGTTGCTGGAGCTGCCGGCACCTTTCATGGTATGAGCTTCATCTATAAACAACACACAGCGTTTTTTGCTTTCTAGAGCCGCTATCACGTTCTTGAATTTTTCTTCAAACTCACCGCGATACTTGCTGCCGGCCAAAAGACTGCCAATTTCCAGGCTGTACACTTCGTGATCTTGAAGGAATTCGGGCACACGTTTGGCCTGTATTTCTTGTGCCAGTCCTTCTATGATGGCGGTCTTGCCCACACCAGGATCACCTATCATGAGCACATTGGCCTTGAACTTTCTGGCCAGCACTGTGATCATGTCTTTGAGTTCTTCCGCACGACCGATCATGGGTTCCAGGCGGCCTTCTGCAGACAATGCACTGAGATTGGTACAGTGTTCGTTCAATATTTCGTCGGCCTGCTTGTCCGTAAATGTGACCGGTTCCTGACTGTAATTGGTTTGCCAAAATTCAACAAATTCGTTTTTCTTGACTCCGTACTTGAGCAAGAAATAGTGTGAGTGGCTGTTGGTCTCGGCCATCATGGCCAAGTAAAGATCTACCGTGGTCACGCTGCGGCGTCCTGTGAACAACACCTGGGTCAAAGCGCGATTGAAACAGCGTTCAAGACCGTTGGTCTTCTTGGGTGCCTGATCACTGCTGGTGACCAAGTTGACCAAACCGGCCAGATAGGCCATGAGTTCTTGATCAAACATGTCGATATCCACTCCAAATTTTTCCAGAGTCTGGCGGAATGGCTTGTGCCTGATCAGAGCCAACAACACATGTTCGGTCAGCACATATTCGTGTTTGAATTCTTGTGCCAGTTCTACTGCTTGTTCGATCAGTTGTTCTATTTCAGGATTGTTTTGCATGTTGTTCCGTGATTGTTTGATTATGTACCAGTATACACTAATTCCACAGCAGATGCAATCTATCAGGTATTTATCTGGCTCGGGTTTGGGCAATCTGAGCCAATAACTCCGGACTGATGTCAGTGGGCACCTGTGCCTGTATGCGCACTATAAGATCTCCTTGTGCTCCGGAACGATCTCTAAGTCCGCGGCTGCGCAGTCGCAATTGGGTTCCAGGTTGCGTGCGTGGAGGCACAGTCAGGCTAAGATCGTTGCCCAAGATATCTCGCACTATGATTTCCCCGCCCAATATTAGATCCCATATAGAAACTGTTTCTTCTTGCGAAAGATTGAGACCTTGTCTTTGCCATCGCGGATGCGGGTGTATGCGATAGTTGACCACAAGGTTGAGACCTTCGTAGCCTAGATTGTTGTACTGCACATTGTCGCCATCGTTGATGCCCAGAGGTATTTCTAGCTCTACGGTCATAGCACCCAGGCTGACTGGTCTGGTGCCTCCACGTGCCACGTCGTTCAAGGTCACCCACAAGGACATGCGCATGTGTTGTTGACGTGTATTTTGTTGGAATCTGGCACCAAACATGTTGAATATGTTATCAAAATCAAACGGTGTTTGTGTGCCAAATCCGGCAGCAGGAGCATCGTATCTCGAGCGTTGTTCGGCATTGCCAATCACATCGTAGGCAGCCTGTATCTGTTGGAATCGAGCCGTATCACCACCCTTGTCAGGATGGTGTTGGCTGGCCAAGCGTCGATAGGCCTGTTTGATTTCGTCAGCAGTGGCCGATCGATCTACGCCCAGAGTTTGATAATGGTCGGTCATGCAGTAATTATGCCCGCAGGACCTGCCAGGCGGATTTATTTTTTGGTCGGAACCGGAGTGCCATCAAACTTGGCATGCACTTTGATTTTTTTACAGACCTGTTTGGTCACGCCATGTTTGTCGGTGCGATCATGGCATACAGTTTTGGTTTCTGTGGCCTGTGCCAGAGTTATGGCAAAAATAGCAGTGGTCACTATCAATAATTTTTTCATGTCAGTTCCTTGTCAAATTGCTGGCATTGATGCAGCCGGAGGTCCACTTGGTTTGGCACCAAATGCTGGTGGTGCGGCACCGAATGCGGGCGGAGCGGTTGCGGCCGATGATGCACCAAATGCCGGTGGTGCACCAAATGGTGCGGGTGTGCTGGGTTGACCAAATGGTGCGGGTGTGCTGGGTTGACCAAATGCAGGCTGTGTGCTGGAACCAAAATTGCCAGAGGTTGTGGATCCAAATGTGGGCTGATTGCTAACTGACACAGTGTTCTGTCCACCTGGTGGAATATAGGTAGTTCCTGATCCAGGTGCGAATCCATTCAATGGACCACCGTTGTTAGAGCCGGTCATTTTTTCTTGTGTGCGACCGTATGCGCTGATACCAATCACGGCACCCATGGCCACGTGGAACAGGCCAGCTCCTTGCAGAGTCAACGGTTGCCATTGGACCTGTACCGACCCATGTTCCAGAGCCTGTACCAAGCTCCATAATACAGGTGCTAGTACAAAATCAAAAAAACACACAAACATATACATCCAACCCATCATGGGTCGCCATTTGCTGTTTAACCAATGTTCGTCTTTTTTGCGATGTCCACTAGTCATCTCGGCTGTCTTTCATGTAACTGTGTTAGTAACCTGAGTGTCGGCTGGAACATCAATTGTGGTAGCAACTGGAACATCAACTGTGGTAGCAACTGGAACATCAACTGTGGTAGCAACTGGAACATCAACTGTGGTAGCAACTGGAACATCAACTGTGGGTTGAATCTGTGATGCAACATTGGCCAGGTGTTTGTCGGCACGATCAGCGGCGTTGATCACTTCTTGTGCCAATTGGTCGGCATATTCTTTGGCATGGGCAGCAGCCGCGATAGCATGGTCTCTGGCTGTGGCCGCGGATGCTGCTGCACGGCTGTGTGCATCTGCCAATTTGTCTTCTAGCTGTTTGATTTCGTCTTCGATCAGATCCACGATTTTTTTTGAATCCAAAAATGTTGCCTTGAGCCGATCGGCCACTGCTTGTTCTATGCGTTTTACAAATCCCATGATGGTTTCCTTTTTATAATACTGCGCCTGCTACGAGTAATAGCCCATTGATGCAACTATTTAGTGTTTCTTTGAATGCCAATCGTGACACGTCTTCCAGGATAGCTGTCTGTCGTTGCATGTCGCGCAGTATCTCGACCAATTCTTGCGGTGTCAATTGTCCGCTTTGTGCGGCCTGGCTGGCCTGTGCTATGTAGTTGGCAGCATTGGCAAAATCCTGATCGCCGGATACGGCCAGGTTGGCCAACTGTTGATTGATTTCGTCTAATGTCATCTCGGTCTCTTTCCTAGTACATGTTGTATGGTGTTGGCACTGTGTTCAACTCCTTCAAACTTCAATTTACAAAACAACGTGCTGACTGTGCTACTGGTCTGGTACTGCTTGCCCAGGCCCTGGGCCATGGCATCCAGTTCCTGTGCAGCACGATAGCCGTCACCGTTGTGTGGTAAATGTTCGCTGTAGGCTGCAAACAGCTCGGTTTCCTGTGCCAGCGTTGTTGCATTGGCACGACTGGCAGTTGGATCATCACACGAATTTTTAAAATGCGATGAATCGACTCGTATCTTGGTAATCATCTGATATTCGTTGGCATCAAATCTGGTCATGACCACAGCATCATAGGCCGCGCAACCGGACAACAACGCAAACAAAATTGTGAATAGTTTCATTGTAGTCCCTGCCATATTTTTTGTTGGTTATTGTACCAGTTTTGCCAGCCTTGATATTTTTCCTTCAAGATATAATACTGAGTATAGTTTTGATTGGAGTTCTGTATGAGATCACTGAGACTGTGTTGATCCTCGGTCAAGGGCACGAGATCCACGGCTGGTGCTGTGAGATCTGCAGGAACAGTGGGCCACTGTGGAATCACAGGTGCTGTTTTAGTAGCACAGGCTGACAGCAACAACACCAATACAGGTACAAGTAGTTTCATCGAGGTGTTGCCTCACCTTGATTTTTTACTGCTCGATTGTAATCGGTCCAGGCTGTGTCATTGATTCTGTTACAGTCACGATCAATTACTACCTGATCATGTATGATCTGTTGCCGCACTCCATAGCTGCGCCCCTTGATCAAGTGCGTTTGACCGGCCATCACGGTCTGTAGTTCTACATTGGCACTGATACTGGCCTGTCGGGCCAATTCCACACGCTGGTTGGCTTCTTGTAACGCCTGCTGTTGCAGAGTCAGTACTCCAGCGCTGCCATAAAAAAACACACCCAACACAAACACTGTGAATGACACAGGTCGACCAACCAGCACATACCATTTGAGCTGTGGAAAGTGATTCATAATGCCAAACACAAAATAAGCAGCCATTCCGCCGCCGGCTGCAAAAGGCCAGGTCCAGTCTGGAATTCGTCCTACCACATGGTTGATTATGAGTTCAAACATTATGAAGTCAGTACTTGCAAGGCATGATTGTATCTGGCAGTGCGTTCAGCCAGCCCCAGCTCCCCACCGTTGATGATTCGAGTCATGTGAGCCATGTCACCGGTGTCGGCCACTGCGTTGAGATTGTTGTTTTCCCAGAACCAGCAGGCGCTTTGTACAGCACCTTCGAAGGTCTGCAGGTAATCAGCAATGGTGGCAATATCAGTCTGTATGCTGTCGGCAAACGCTTGATAGTTGTCATGACCAGTCAATTGCACAAGACCACGTCCGCAGTAGCGCCAACCATCGCCTGATTCTTCTGGACCGTTGCCCATTCGGTTGGCATAGGCTCTGTTGGCTATGCGCTCGGGTTGATGTGCATAATCATTGGCATTGCTTTCATTGAACAGGTGTGGCCAGACTCTGCACAGGCTTGCAGCCTGATAGTTCAGATTCTCGTGCAAGGCACTGTAGCCGGCGCTTTCGTGTGCTGTTTGTGCTATGAAAGCAGCCATGCGCTGAGCTGTGGTGATATCGTAATCGGGCAGGATCTTGTTCAAGGCATCGCACCAAGAGTCTACATATTGATTTCCTGGCAACATTAGGGCCAGCTGTTCTGATCTGATTTGCATTTGTTTGGTTCCTTTGATGCTGATATTTAGTCAGGTTGCTGTTACAATTTTATACGCTATTATTTCTGCCCAGCGTTGGCTGTCTTGTTCGGTCACCCTAAAATCATAATGATCAGGATCCACAAAGTCCCGGTTGGTATCTGCATAGCGTCCTTGGGATACAGTATCTACCCACACAACCCAGTCGGCATCAAACAGGTCTCGTTGCTCGGGCAACGCAGCCACAAAATCACAGATCACGTAGTCCGTGGTAGCGTTTGCAGCACACTGTTGCATGCGTTGGCTTTGTCTGATCCGTCCTGCTGTACTAAAATCCCAATCGTTGTGCTGTTGACGCACTAGATCAGCATTGAACCAACTCACGGTGCGTCCTTCATACCATAAACATTCTTGAAGACTTTCGGCCAAGGTAGTTTTGCCGGCCCCGGGCAGACCCATGATCAATATGCGTTTAGTCACGTAGTCTTTGCCCTCGGTTGGGCTGACAACCGGCCAGTATCACTTCATCCAACCAGTGTGAATCAATGGATCGCACATATTTGTGGTTGGCATCTTCACTGATAAACTGCATGATGTCAGGATCGGACCAGGCGATAGGAAATTTTAATACATGACTGACCCATTTGAGATAGTGTGTGGTGTGCAAAAAGAACGCTTCGTGATCCAGGAAGTGTACCGGAAACAACGATGGCAACAGGGTCTCATAATAGTATTTTTGCGCAATGGGTGTGGTATGTTCTTTGCGTACTCGCAACTGTTGCAACTGATTGATATTTTGGTCTCGTACAATAATTGCTATTTCAACCTGCACCCCAAAACTGCTGGCCTGCTGGGCCACACCCAAAATATCGGGCACATGTCGTACCCCGTCAAAGAAGAATGGACAGCTTACATTGGCCAGATGATAGTCGGCTCCGTCAAAATGATTTTCCTGTAATTTTGACGGATCGATCCAATATTCAGCGAAGGGTTCTTGATCACTGGGTATCCAATAGTTGTCCAGCAGTTCTGACCAGCCTTGCACATCTGGGTGCCTGCTGAGCACACGACTGAAAAAATGGTTGCCAGATCCTTGCGGCCCAGTCACAATCAGTAGTTTTTTCATACAGTCAACGGGCTGGCAGTTTTTAACAAGTTCAAAAATGCTTCCGTGGCCGGTGTCTTGATGCCGGTAATTTGCAAAGTGACCCTGGGATGGAATCCGGCATTGGCGGTCGAGTGCGGAACATTTTGCCAGTCAAACGTGGTCACGTTACCAGCCCGCCATTGGCTCCAGTTGTAGTTACCATACTGCCAGAACTGCCCAGGTTGCCAGTCTGTGAGTTGTACGAACAATCTCAGCACCTGATCCGGCTGCTCTGGAAACCATTTGTACAACTTGTCAATATGCAGATTCCATAGTTGTCCGGGCATTTGCACATGAATACGGTTCATGGTATCTTGCATGCCAAACAGGTCGCTGATCTTTTGCAATCGTGGACTCAGCTTCCAGTTTAAATTTGTAATGATTGTTTTGGGATCTATGCCTACTCGTTCAAGATCGTATTCTTCGTCGGCCAGTTCGGGCTTGGGCACGTCAGTGTGTTCACCCTTGAATCCGCGAGTTTCCCAGTTTGCAGGTTTGCTACCAGCAACAATCTCTGCAACATCTTGGGCAAAATCACAGTCGATGTGCCCCAATTCAATCACGGTGTCGTACCGGGGATCTATCTTGGTGGTATCAAAGTGATACGAACTTTTTTCTCGTAATTTGTCATAACTGCTTTGTGGTGTTGTCATAGTACTTTTACCCTTATTTTATTGTCTGCGTAATTTTGTCTGTACTCTGTGGGCGGTGTTGCGATACCTATCTGCTCACACAAGGTCACATTGTCCGCAACACTGCTGGCATGTTCCCAGCGTGGTCGCATGGCACTATTTTGTCTTTGTATTTCTCTGGCCATGTGGCGCAGGTCTCGATAATAATCGTGATAATCAGGATATGTGATGTCAAAGTGCCCGCATCGCACCCACCAACCCAGACTGGCATCATCACCGCGATGCACCAGAATGATCGGACAATCAGGCCAGGTCTGCTTGATAAAATCCAAATGATAGCAAAACACATGACTCTTGATGATGCGTGTACCTGTGCCCGAAAACGGTCGATCGAATTCTGCTTCGCACTGGTCTCGAGTATGTTGGCTCAAGCGATCAAACCATGCGCCAAATTCCATACCGGGATCAAAATAAGCACCCAGATGCATCAATTCCATGGTACCTGATGCGTCGTGGTGATACGTGCGAGCATCGGTATAGTCGCTGCGATCTATGTCAGGACTGTAGTAGATGTTTTTGCTCACGCTGGACCATTTGCTGCCGGGTGCTCCGGCCATGAATATGTATTTCATTCGCGTCCCAAATCAATTTTGCGCAAGATCGGTAAGAATGTGGCACGCAGTTCTTTGATGTGTCGTCGCAGTCCGGCCGGATGCAGTTCATTTTCTTCCACAAATACCACATTTTGTTCGCACCAGGCTTGGTATTCTGCGCTGCGAGCTGCTGCTCCAAATTCTCGCTCGTACCATTCTTCAATGTTGGGTCCTGCAGCGAACGGTAATTGTAGACTCCAAGCCGCATACACATTGATGCCAGGTGCTACTGTGTTCAACAATGGCACAGCAGGATATTGCGCCATCTTGCGTGTGCCAGTGAATCCAATGGCCCGCACACGTCCAGCATCCACCAAGGAACGAGCTACAGCGATAGGCATGATGCCAAATTCGGTACCGGTTTTGCCATCATATTGTGCCACACTGGAAACAGCCGGCAAGGGACCATTAAACTTGATTGGTTTGACCAGATCTCGATTGCCATGTCCCTGTTCCATGAGATATTCAAATGCAGTTCTGTGTGCTCCTCCGCCTACGGCCACATTGATGGGTTGTCGAGTGGTGGCAATTAGATGTACAAAATCTTGCGGAGTTCGTACTGCACTGTCTGGCCAGGCCACCAGCACCAAAGGACTCTTGCCCATGGTCATGACATCCAGAAAATCGTCATAGTCCCATTTCTTTATTTTTGCTTCCCAGATGTCATTGGTCACATAGGTGCTCATATGGCTGGGTAGGTTGATGGTGTAACCATCTGCGGATGCTTCAAAGAATCGATTTTGAGCAATGACCGAATCGGCGCCAGGCATGTTCTGTAGCACATACACAAACTTGGGATTGTGTCGTTGTACTATGTCGGCCAGTTTGCGGAATGCGATTTCGTTACCGGCTCCAGGCGTGTTGCCCACGATCACAGTGACTGGTTTTATGGGTTCCCAGGCCAAGGCCAACACAGGAAAAAACAATATCAACAATAATTTTTTCATGCTTGGCTTATCTCCCGACCCCATTGGATTCTATTCCAGATACGGTCATGCACAAAAAAAGCAACAGTGTTGATGGTGAATTGACATACCAATACCACGGTGGCAGTCTTGGTCGCGCTGTAACCTAGAGTGGCCAAATAGTACACGATAAAGGCGGTGATAATACCGCCAATGATTTTCCAACAGATGCCTTTGACCAGGCTACGCATTTTTGTTTCATGAAATTTCATAGATCTTCCTTGAATAATAAACTTTGTATTTCATCCGGCAACCAGGGATCTGTCATGCGTTCGGGATGCCATACCACTGCTGCTACAGTGCCACTGATCCAGGCTTCGCAGTCACCGTCGGCGTCCACAGCCAATACATCAGCTGATGCTGGAGCTGTTTTGATTGCGAGCCCGTGATAGCTGTTGACCTGTTGCATTTTATCACGATACCGGATCTGGTGATTGACCCCGCCACGGTGTCCGTCTTTGCGACCTATCGTGCCGCCTAGCACATCGGTCAACAGAAATGCGCCGTGACACACGCCCAGGATGGGCTTCTGCTGTTTCATTAGTGCGGTGGACAACCGTAGTTCTGTGGTGCGTCTGATCAAGCGATCATCACCACCAGTGATAACCAGCAGATCTAGCTCGTCTGCCAGTTTGTCAAAATCTTGATCCAACCTATTAGGGACAGCAACAAGCGTATGACTTTTCAAGTAAGAATACCATTCTTGACCCAGGCTGTCATACGCCCGTTCCTTGAACATCAGGACTCGTTGAGTAAGTCCTATCTTCATGCTGTATATTCCAGCAATGGCAAAAAATCTTTGGTGTTTGTTGGAAACTTATTCAATTCGTAGCATTTTATCTGAATCCCCGCATCTGCTAAACATTTTTGTAGGTATGCTTCGTCCAGTATAGTCAGCGGTTCCCATTCAAACTCTTGTTGTGATATTATGCTGTTGATAATCTTTTTAACCAAACTATCCGTATTGATATGATGCTGTACGGCATTCCATTCTTGTTTTACAAAATCCAATTGATATAATTTATCTTGATCAATGTCGACTTCAAAATAGTTCAAATAATCTATTACAGTCTTTTGAAAATTATTCTTGAAATTATCTATAGAAATAAATTTAATTTCAGGAAAACTAGTTTTTAGTTCTGGACAACATGTGTATAGGTCTTTATCGCGATTAAACCAATACATTGACAACAATTCTCTCAATTCCCATTCGTCAAAATCCGATATATTCTGTTTGCCCCATTGAGAAATATTTTTGGAATCTAATTCTTGTTCAAGCATAATTTTAAATCTTGATAAGGGATCTTTGGTCATTGCAGCTCTCATATAATCTCGAGAAAGCCCAGCTGGTTCAAAGTATAGTTGATAGTCTGATTCAGATATTAGAACTTTTTGCAACTGATTGTTCTCGTACCATAACCGAGTATCTTGAGTAGGGTATAAAATTAATATTTTTTTAAAATTATCTGACAGATATGATAATTCTAATTTCATTGTGTCACGGTATAAATTATTATGTATCACCTGGTTTGAGTTGGTTTTTTCAAACAACCCTTTAAACGTTCCAGGATGACATCTTGCATACCGATCTGTTCTGGTAGATTCTACATAATTAGGTAAGATATTCGGCGTTAACAACCCACCATGAAAGTCATGACTGCTTCCGGTTTCGGTAAAAGGCAAATCAGTTAAGTCAGCACCCTTTGAAAAAAAGTTACAGGACCATTCAACAAAGGTCCCGTAACACCCACCAAAATAATATATTAGGTTTGTGGATTTTTTCAAATTACCAACCGTAGGCGTCCGCTACCAGTGCTTTGCCGGCGTCAGCAGCCACGGTGTTGCGGCATGAAATTTCATACAGGTCTCGACGTAGATTTTCTACCAAGGTCTGGGTACGAGCAAAATCAGCTTCGGTCTTCAACAACTGTTGCAATTTTCTAGCACCGATCTTGCTGTGGAAACCTTCGTCTCTGGCAATCTTGGCATAGGTTTTTCTGATAAAAGCATCAGGTGAACATTCGGCCATGGTGTTCCATACTGCTTCGGCACGACCCTCAGCAACCAATTGATATGCAGCCAAGGCCAATGGGTCTGATTCGGCATCGTACTTGGCCAGCAAACCGGCACCTTTGGCAGTGGGTTTGGCTGTTTCAGCGGCAATGGCAGCTTCGACATCAACCGGACTGCCCTGGATATGCTCAATGACTTCCTTGACCATACGAAAGTGATTGGCTTCGTCCTGGGCTTGTTTGGTCAACAGTTGCAGTTCTACTGGATCTGTATCGGCGGGCATGTTGGCAATGGCCTGGCTGATTTCGACCATGTTCATTCTTTCATTGACCATACGACCAACGAAGTGTGCGACCAGTTCTTCTTGAGCTGGTTTTGAATCAAAGTAGGCCTTTACATTGTGCTGGCTGGCTTGAAACAGAGCCTGGTTGTCGGCCACGATCTTGGTTACAAATTGTTTTGCGTTCATAAAATCTCCTTAAATAGTTATCATGAATTACAGACCAGGTAAAAATTTTTATCTCTCTGTACATTTATTTATCGATAATGGAAAAATCAATATGAATACTAAAATTTTTAATCTAATTACAAAAAATTTGCAATCAACTTTCTCTTTACCCAAATACAAAAACATCGTGATCAATGCCGGTACTGTAGTGGATGCGTTGCCTTGGACTCCGGCTCGTTATAGAAAATTCAAGGATGCGATTGAACACGAGCTGGGACTGCCGTGCGAATATCGTGGAACCTTGGAACAAATAGTTGATGATCTCAGCCAACGCTATACCGACAGATTCTTCCGTGAGATGTGGAAACCCAGAACCGGCGACTACGACTATACCGGCTGGGGCCTGGCCGAACGTATCACTGCTGCCGATCCTCGAGCTGTGCTGGATGTGGGCTGTGGTTACCATCCGTTCCGGGGACGCATACCCAATCTGATCGGAATCGATCCTTACAACAGTTGTGCCGATTATGAAGTGGACATCCTGGAATATCGGGTCAGCCAACGTTACGATCATATCATGGCACTAGGAAGCATAAACTTCAACAGTCGAGACGAAATTGAAGCCAGATTCGCCCACTGTGTGGATCTATTAGCCCCCGGTGGTTATTTTTATCTCAGAGCCAATCCGGGCATAGCTCACAAGAGCGGACCTTATGTGGACATATTTCCGTGGTCATTTGAAATTGTGAACCAATTTGCCGAACAGTTCGATCTACAGTTGCTGGAGTTCAAAAAAGACGGCAACGAACGCTTGTATTTCAGTTATCGAAAGCCCGGATCATGATGTCAGCAGCTGCTCTGTGAGCCTGTTCTAACGGATGACTGGCCGCACCTTCAGGATATCCATGGGCACGACTCCACTCTAAAAACGTTTGATCTTCAAACAGGCGCATGTGAGATTTGATACAAGACTGTAGGTCAAGCACCGCCGGTGACGTATGCCACCTTTGATCAAACAGCAATCGATCCATATAGGTCATGACAAATGGAATATGTTTTTGTTGCAAGGTGTCAATCACCAACTTGATGGTGCTGAGAGCAGCAAATTTGTCTCGATATTCTGAATGTAGATCACGCCAGTAGACCTGGGCTGTGGGGTCGCAATCAATGGGCATGATGGTGCGCCAGGGTTGCAAGCGTTTGTGTTGTGGAGGATTGGCCGGGTAATAATCAAAACGGTCGATCCAGGTCCAACCAATCACAAACAAATCATTGGCATCAGCATCGGCCGCATGGTTCAGCACATATTCCGAGATCTGTAGATTGCCTGACCCGGGTCGGGCATGGCATTCGTAGGTTCGTCCTAGATGCCGAGCCAGGTGCGCTGGCCAGGTCAACTGACTGCTGGTGGCGAATAACAATTCTCGACCATCATCGGCCAGCTCTGATCCAAATATAAAACTGCATCCAAAACTTTTTAATCGCATAGGTAGTTATATACCTATGCGTGTGACCAGATCTAAATTATTCCGGCTGCGCTTTGCAAGGTCTGTAGGCTTTTGTCTTGTGTATCGTACACGGCACGTACCGGTAGACCAGCAGCTGATCTTACTTCGTTGAGTTTGTCTTCCACCCGCTCTCGATAGGCTCTTGGGCTGAGCGGAACCAGTCGATCAAAAGTCTCTCTGGTAAACGGAGTTTCATGATCGCGATAGTGCATGATCCAGTCTTTGACTGAATACTCGGTCAAGGTGTCTAGATCTTGCAACAGTTGTTCCACATGTCCACCAGCTGTGCTGCGTCTACGAATTTCCACGTAGACCAGATAGCGATTGGGTTTGAGCTCACCGGGACTACAGTCGGCGTCGATCACGAAATCGTAGCCTTTTTCAAACCAGTGCATGAGATCCTTGCTGGCCTGCTGATCTCGTACAAAGAAACTGATCACTATGATGTCGTCGTCGTCGCCCATCTTGCTGCTGAATTCATCCACGTGTATGGTGGGCTTCATGAGCCCTTCCATGTCCTTGAATGCCAGGGCTTCAGAAAGGACTGGTAGCTTGGGCTTGTAGATTTTGTTGTGCATTTTCGGCCTTTTGGTCGCTTTGATAACTGTCTTGGTCTAGATCCTGCTCGTAGGCACTGTCCAATTCTTCCAGATCAATGTCCTGATCTTCCAGCTCAATCGAACCGGTACGAATATCGCTCATGAGGCTCTTGGGCATGGTGATTTCTACCAGCCAAATCTTTTTTTCTGTGATACGGGCTTTTTTGGTACCGGGTCTGTAGTCGGACGGATCCTCGATCCGGATCGGGATCTTCATGGTGGTCTTTTTGTACTTGACCTCGCAGTCAAACGGCAGTAGTCTAGTGCCGCCTCTAGGGTCCGGCATGAGATTTTCGGGCCACATGAATATGGCTCCTACTCGATATTTGCCGATATCGGGTCCTGAAACCAGTTCGCCTATGGCCCAGTTTTTGAAAGCGTATAGGTCTAATTCGTCCAACACTCGCTCAAAATCCAGCAAGGTACTGAGACTGCCTTCGCTCATGTAGATATCACGAATGTTTTCTGCCACCTGCCAGTAGTCGGCACCGTCCTTGAACAAGGGCTGGTCTTTGTTGTTGAGGAAATTGTCTTTTGCCATACAAGTATTTAGCCGAGTGGCGCACTGCAATGAAAAAGCCGGATTGTCTAGCCTAGTCAAATACTTATGATCAAAAAACTCAATTATCAGTGCCTATAAAAGATCCGTGTGCAAGTACCTAAATATCAGTGACAGCAATCCTGCTGTCATTCAACCAACCCACCGGGAGATTGTTTTGAGCAGAAATCGAGCGCAAAAAGCACAACGCCGTATGACACCAGTAGAAAATACCATAAACTTCGATCAAGTACGCCGACAGCGACAGCCAAAGCCAGTCGAGCTGATTCCACGTACCCGGAATCAAGAACACTTGGTCATGGCCCTACAGGACACGGACCAACACATAGTGGTCACTGTGGGACCGGCCGGAACCGGCAAAACTTACCTGGCCATGCTGGCCGCTGTACGAGCACTTAGACAAGGTGAATGTGAGCGGATAGTCTTGACCCGCCCGGCAGTGTCAGTAGAGGACGAGCAACATGGATTTTTGCCAGGTAATTTAAATCAAAAAATGGATCCATGGGTTCGCCCATTAACTGATATTTTGCGTGAATATTACAGACAGCAGGACATTACTAATATGTTAGAAGAACAGACCATCGAAATTGCACCCTTGGGATTTATGAGAGGTCGTACTTTTAAGGACTGTTTTATCATCGCTGACGAAATGCAAAATGCTACCCCAGCCCAGTGTAAAATGCTGATGACCCGCATTGGGTCGGGCTCAAAAATAGTAATCACGGGCGACACAGATCAAGCAGACAAACGAATTGCTGATAACGGTCTACTAGACTTGATCAGTCGATTGGATCAGGACACTGTGTCGGGAATCGTGGTTTGTAAACTGACCGGGCGCGATGTGCAACGCCATGCTATTATAGGATCGGTTCTAAAAATGTATGCTGATTAGGCCGTAATCATTTCATAAACACGTTGCCAATCACGGGCGATCGGATACGCACATTCATGCGACATGTTGTGTCCGTGTTCGATCAAGATGCTTTTCAAACCCAGCTGATGCCCTAGATCGGCATTGGCTGGTTTGTCTTCCAGCCACCATAATCCGCTATCGCGATAGGGTTCCAGGGCCGAATCTTTGTCAGCACCGGTGTCTAGACAGATCACATCTTCTATGGCATTGCCAAATATCTTTCTGAGATTTTTACCACGCAATCGTTGTGCGTTGCGATCCAGACTGAGGCTGGTGATCACTCTAAACCGGTATCCATGACGCTCGTGCAACAGTCTCACATAGTGCGCACTATCACGTAGTGCTGGCAAGAATCCAATTGCGGCACTTTCGTTGAATGTTCGCACCACAGCCGGAGCATCGGTTTCGGTCAGCTCATTGTAGTGATTGTGCAAGTAATAGCTTTTCTTGTTGTCATCTCTGAGAGTGTAGCCACGTTCCTGCATCCATACGCTGAATGCCCATTCCCAGTCCAACAACACTCCGTCACAGTCAGTTAGGATCAGTCGATTGGAGTTTTTCGATTTTGATTTCGTGTCCATTTTCATTAAACAGTCTTTCTATAGTGGCCGAGTAGTGTTGGTAATAATAACTCACAATGTGATTCCAATCTTTAGGCACACTGTTTCCTTCTATAGTACATTTTACGACACATTGATCTCTAAAGTCAAGTATGGTATTGGCCGTTTGTAAATCGCGGGTTTTTAATTTGCGGCTCACAGTCATGACTTCGTTGGCCTGTCCGCGAGCATCGCGATAATAGGTTAACAGTAGGTATCTCATAGCTGACACAACTCAACTAAGGTAGCACTAATGTTGATCTCTTGGTCGGCAACCAAGGGCACATTGGCCAAGCCGTTGCGGATGATCACGATGGCCTGATCCTGTTGTTCCGTATCCGTGCTCCATAATTCCAAATTGTCGTACATCCAGCGGAACAGGCTGTCCATGTCTTCACCGGACGCTTGATTACAGATCAAGGTCCTGGCTTCACGTGTGCGACCAGCTTTGAAAAGTTCAACAGCATCCAATCGCCAGTCCTTGATTGCACTGTCTGTTTCACTGGGTCGCATCAAGGCACCTGTGATACTATTGGCCTGTAGCAGTTGCAAACACTTGCGCAGATCCGGATATGTGGCACGCACATAGCTGTCCAAAGTATCTAGGTCAAATTCCACAGCTTCCGTGACCAACACAGTGGCTGCTCGTGCCGTGAACTCAGTTAGATCAGTTCGGTTGATCTGTAGATTTTGACAACGACTGTGCAGGGCTGGCAAAATCTTGTTGGGATAATTGCAGGTCATGATAAATCTCACAGTTTCGCTATAGTCTTCCATGAGATTACGCAAGGCCGGTTGTACACTGTTGGGATTTAGATAATCGGCCTCATCAATCAACACAATCTTGACACGACCAAACGGCATGGTTTGACAAAAGTTGATCAGCTTGTCGATCCACTCAATCTTGCGACCTTCTTTGCTACCATTGCTGTACATGACATCGTATTCATCCACATTGAGTTCGTTGATCAGCATCTTGGCCAAGGTGGTCTTGCCTGTGCCGGCTCGTCCGCTCAGCAACAGGTGCGGGATTGACTGATCTCGTATCCATGATTCGATCTGCTGTCGTTGTGCGTCATCTGTGAACACATATTCAGCTGCTGCGGCAGGACGGTACTTCTCAGTCCATAGTTCTTTCATAAATTTCCTCTAGTAGATAGCGTTTAAGTTCTTTGTCAGTGGGATTGACTGAGTAGTTCTGCTTGAAGAATATCTCATAGCTGTCTGATCCATACTTGCCGATGCCATACAATATTGTAGCATCTCGGCCGTCCCAAGTCAAAAAGTCTCTGCTCATTTGATGCAATCGCTTGTAGCGAACGTTGACCATACCCAAGGGCCAGATCACATCCTTGACTTCTTGTTCGGTGGCGTGCAGGAATGAGTAGGGACTTTTCCAACGATTCCAAAATATAGGCGCTACTGTTTTGACCGGCTTGCGACCAGTCTGGTTCAACATGATTACAGCGGTCATGTGTTGCCAGGCACCTAGCCCAGAATCCAACCCACCAGGCAACTGCTGTTGCACCATGAGGTCATCGCGCAAGGCCAGGATCATTTTTTCTTGTTGAACCAGTTCAGTAGATTGAAAAATCTTGCCTTGTGGTTGTCGTCCAGGATCTGCTCCAAAAGACTTTTGTGATAGGGACAACGACCTTGTCGCCAGTCACAGGCTGCGCTTGGAACCTGTCCACAGATGTGACACGGCACTATGGCTGTTTCAGTTTGATTATCAGGCGTTCCTGTTCCCATTTTTCTTCTCCGGCAAATGTTGGCAAACGATTGTATTCGTCCTCTAACCAACATTTTAACACATACAGTTCTTGTTTGCAACTGCTTCCGGTAAAACCGTCGTTGTATGGACTGTGTATTTCTGTCAGTACACCACGCACAGCCTGATAGGCCGGTTCAATATTGGGTTTTTGGAAACCCATCAATCAGGACATTTTGGGCACATGTACTGCATCGCCCATGCTTTCATCTTGCGGGCAACGGTCTGAAACCAGTAGAACGTCTGCAGGATCAATCTTGCGTATGGCTCTTTTGCCCGATTCATCTTCGATGTCAATTCCTCGAGTCCATCTGCCATGCGCCACACATACCCATTGTCCTACTTGAATATCGGTCTGTTCAGGACCCACTGCATACACTTGACCCCATCTGGGTCTGATACCCAGACCAGTACCGTTGTCGTTGGGCAAAATGATGCCGCTTTGTGTGATACGCACATCAAACACCATGTCGGTCACGATCACATCTTTTTTCAATGCACGCAATTGATGTTGTGCAATTATGTGTGGAGCATAAGCGGCTTTGGCTGTCATAGTTTTTGTATTCCTGGTTTGAGTTTGAGAGCTTCTTTGGGATTGACCAATTTTTCTTGTGTCACAGTTCTTGATCGTGCCATGGCCGCTGCCAGTCCACCCTGTGTTGATTCTGCGGGTATTGTGTCAGACGGTGGTGCGATCACAGGATCAACGGCCACCGTTGTATCTGGTACCGGAACAGGTTGTGCGACTGCTGGTGTTACCGTAGGTGTACCAGGGTCGCTGTTGCGTCGTGCAGCCACAGTACTGGTATGCAAAGGCCGGTTGCTGACTGTAGACGGTTGTGTGGTTTTGGCCAGCTGTTGTGTGACTTGGTTGTTTCTGGTATCAATCACTCGACTGCTGCCGTCCAAGAGATCACCGCGTGCATTCACATTCATGTTACCCACTGCACGCACATGTTGATTTTTCAAAACTATAGCACCCAGGTCCACTGATTTGCCTTGTGCTGTTGTGTATATTTTTTTGGTCATTTGTTGCCCTCCAAGAGATGTTTATTTAACGCAAAAATTCTTCAACTGATAAATCATAGTACAAGCTGTCAATGCGATGTACTCCCAGCTTGTATAAAACATAACTGGCCACGCTGCTGCCGCGACCAACTCCCCAGATCACATGATTGTCACGCATGACATCCACCAGATATGCAAGATACTGCAACAACGGAAACAGATTTCGTTCCTGATACAGCAACAGTTCCTGGCCACAGCGTTGCAGTTCGGCATCAGTTTCACACAGGCTCAGCACATGCTGGGCTATGTCCAGTTGTTGATATTGTGCCGGCATGTGCCAATGTCTCTGCTGTTCTAGATCATAGTCCAGTACTGACATGTTGCTGGTTTCCAAGACCGGACGAGTAAAAGTATCGGCTGCCAGCTGTACATAGCGTACGATCTGTTCGATATCAACCGACGCATCTACCAACATGCCTTGTAGGGATTCCGCGGTGTGTCCTTGCATGATCAAGTCACACACATCGCTTTCGGAAAATATCATTTCACCAAATTTATTCTGTATCATTTCGTTTGAGATCGCTAAAGGACACTATGTTGCCAGATTCTGTAGCATGCACCACTGGCCAATCCAGTTCCAGTTCTCGCCAGGACCTGACTCGATTGATATTGACTATGTTGCTGGATTCGATCAGATCATGATCACAATGCGCTAGATCTGCGGTGGTCCACCAGGCGGGTCGGTCTAGATCTTGACTGTGTTCGTCCTGATTGTGCATGTACACTATATGGTCGCCCAAATTGCTGCTGATTTCTACATCCGTGATCACGATACGTTGTTCCATGATGGCATTCAGCTTGTAGTATAGCATGATTCCCACCAATTGATCAACCAGTTCATGCGGCATGGTAGTGATTCGCAATCCGGCTGACATCAGTTGTTGGCATTTGGGTACGGCCTGCTGATCTAGCATGATGCTGCTGTCCAGTTCACCGTACACAAAATACTTGAGTCTTTCGAATGCTATGTTCTGTTCGGCCGAATCTGCTGTGTTGGTGTGCAAATATAGATCGACCATGTAGCTGTTCATGACCAGCTGATCTGCATGCCAGACACCCATGGTAAAATGCAGATTTTTCTTCAATCGCACGTTCATGAAATGTCTATGATTTCGTCAAAATTGTTGTCGGGATTTTTGCGTATCTTTTCCAGATACTTGCCTTGGAAAGTCTCGATGGCCATTCTGAGCTGATTGCACAAGTGCCCATTTCCGATACGATAGGCTATGCCCAGTTTTTTGTTGAGTTCATTGACACGATCCAACAGCTCTTGTTCGGTCATGTGGTCAAGGTTGGAGATTAACGGATGTTCCATACCTTATTGTACACGATCAGCTGCAAAAGATCAAGCAAACACGCAACCATTATTGCCGATACACAGCCAATCACCGTCAATAAATTGCAAGGTACACGCAGTTCCGATACTGCCCAGGGTTATGGTACCTGATCCTGAAGCCTTCCATCCGACATTGGCCACTGTGACCACCATGCTGGCCGACACAGTTTGAGCCAATACCTTGATCTGACCAGTCACACCATCAGCCAAGGTGGCTGTGCCCGCGGTATTGAACCAGCTGGTGGTCACAGCCAGACTGGCTGCTCCAGCACTGGCCAAGGTCTCCTGGCCACCGTTGAATGGTTCCAGTTCTTTGTTGATTTCGTTCACAGTCACAGTGTTGCCACCATCCGTGGTGCTGAATGCAAATGTGTAAGTGCCGGTGTTGGCAAACGAGATTGCGTTGGTGCCCGGGTTAAATCCCACTATGCCTTGTGCATTTAGTGTAACTGCGGCTGGCAAGGTCACAACATGGCTGGTACTGGCCACTGTGATGGCCGCAGCCCATTGGGCCAGCTTTCCAGTCGCCGGTAAATTGGTAAAGGCCAAGATCACGCTACTGCCCGTGGTAAATGTGGTGTATGGCCCGGCTGCATAGTTCAAGGTGGCTGTGGCAGTCACGGTGCCCAAGGCAACCACAGTTTGGGTCATTTGCTGTAGTTGTGCGTTGGACAGCAGGCTACCATTCATGTTGTTGTTGAGTTGCGTTCCAGTCAAGGCCGCTTTCAAAATCACGTTGTTTTGTAGATTGGTTATTTCCTGTGCAGCATACTCAAAATTGGTCTGAGTATTTGTAAAATTGGTACGGAAACCCTGGCTGTTGTTGTCCTGTCCAGCGATTGGATAGGTTCCGTCTATGTTGTATGGGTTGATCTGGCTGGTCATGTATAATCCTCAAAAGTGTAAGTTATTTAGTCGTCTACCAATAGCCCTGGATCACTATGGCACCTTGATATCCGTTGCCACCGGGCCCGCCTGACGGACCACCGCCACCACCACCACCGTAGTTGGTGGCTGATTCATTGCTGGCACCGCCACCATACCCATTTGATGCACGCCCATAACCAGCACCACCATTTCCTCCACCGGCTATGCCGCCCAGAGTTGGGTCGTTGTATCCGGTTCCGCCCAGTCCGGAATTTCCATCGTAATTGCCGCCTGGTCCACTGAATCCGCCGCCGCCTGCTCCAAAATCAGTATCGTTGATGTTGCCACCTCCTGAACTGCCTCCAGCATAGCCTTGGCTACCACCGGCAGAATTGGCACTGTTGCCTTGGTCACCGTTGCACCCAGCACCGCCGCCACCGCCACCTGGACTGACTGTGGCGCTGTTTCCGCCCTGCCCGGCACCACCTGCACCACCATAAGCAGTCAATCCAAATATAGTGGTGTTTGAGCCTGCGGCGCCGGCGCCGGCTGAGCCGGCTGCAGCTCCAGAACCTGCGGACCCGATGATATATGTGTAGGTTGTTCCAGGCGTTACCGAAACAGTGTCTGATACCACCCCACCGTTACCGCCACCGCCACCACCACCATTGGAACTGCCGTGATAGCGTGCTGTACCGGTTCCGCCCCCACCTCCACCACCAACAACCAAGACACTGAGTGAGCCGATCACAGTGCTGGGAGCTGTCCAACTGGATCCTGAGGTCAAGATAACAGTTTGCAACGTGTTTTTTTTGGCTCCATAAAAATTGCTGAGGCTTATTGTACCGCTGGTCGGCACATTGGGAGCATAATCTGTGGCCGTCACATAAGGTCCATTCTTGTAATACTCACTGAGTGAAATTGGATTGGACCCTCCAAACTCATTTTGTATATCCTTTAGGCTGATTGTACCTGTTGAAGGCAAAGACATTATGGCGTTCCAAATGCAGTGACGTTACCAGTAACAGTAAAGTTGCCACTGGAATCCAGACTACCCACGGCTGAAGGTCCGTAATAGAAAAACAGTTTGCTACCCACTGGAGTCACACTCCAACCACTTGCATTGCGGATATTGGCTGCAGCAACGTTGCTCAATTGACTACCGTTACCTACAAAATAAGCGCCGGCATAAACATTGCCAGTTCTGGCATAAACGGCGTCGGCTGATACAAATGCATTTCCTGTAGCAGTAATATTGCCTGTGGTCCCAATCTCTCCACCTGTGTTGAGATCGTTGTTTATTGTTGTGTTGCCGAACACATGCAGATTGTTGGCAATAAGAGCCGAGTTGGCGTTTATGTTATCAGATGTTGAAATAGGACCTGTGGCTGTGACACCTGTGGTAAAAATATTTCCCGAATTGATCACATTTGCAGTGGCCACATTGCCGGTGGCAGTTATGTTGCCAGTGGTCAGGCCCGAAGAATAGATCAAACCATTTGCAGTGAGAGTTCCAAGCGATAATGATCCATTACCGTTGGCCAACGACAGTGTGTTGGCATAAAGATTTAGAGCCGTGATATTGGTTGCTGTGGCGATATTTCCCACAGTGGTCAAACTGCCGGCTTGCACAGCACCGCTGACTGATACACTGCTGACAGAAACTGTGTTTGCTGTAACGCCTCTCACAGTCAAATTGCCCATCTGAGCATTGCCGCTCAACATCAAGGTCTGTGCGTAAACTGTGTTCCAGTAGTTGTTGGTGTTGCCTAGATTTAGTCCGGCTATGTTGCTGATTGGTGTGAGACCAATATTGGTCTGCCAGGTATTGGTCAAGGTGTTGTACAGGATGGTGGCATAATCAGACAGCCCAGCCACCAGACCGGCACCGTTCAATTGAGCAAGATTGGTATTGCCCACATTGTTGGCCACTTGTATAAAAAGATTGTTTGTGGTCACGTTGGCAGCATTGACTGACGTCAAGGTGCCACGCACAACAAGATTACCAGTCACTATGGCATTTCCAGCACTGTTGTTGTCAATGTACATGTTGGTGGCCACCAGTCCGTTGGCAGTCAAGTTGCCCGCAGCGGTCAAGGTAGAGCTGGTAGATATTGGTCCGGTCACTGCCACATTGCCGGCCACGCTGAGACCGGTCAAACGCCCCAAGCTGGTGATGTTGCCTTGGGCACTGTTGATCACAGTGTTGGCCACTATGTTGTTGGCATCAGTCAGCTGGGCAAAATTGCTGTCCAATTCGCTGAGTGGAATAGGCCCGGTCTGATTGCCAAAAGTGTACAGGTTGTAGGTCATTTTTATCCTAAAATTGTGCGGCTAGGGAATACTAGATATTTATCATACGCTGTGGTCGAGCTATACATGTCCACCGGATCAATAAATTGCAGGCTGCCACCGTCAAACGTGGTTCCGGGTGGGGTAGAATAGCTCCAAGACACTGTATCGCCGTAGTCGTTGACCCAAGGCAACACCAGGACCGGATTGAGTGCATTGACCCAGGTGGTGTTGGCTGGATTGTGCGCAAAATCAAACACAGTCACAGTGGGTGGTGTCGGTTGCCATTGTTGCAACTCTCGATTCCAATTCACCGTCAACAAGTTGTCCAATTCGTATCGGTCCACTTCAAAATCTATCAAGTTCAATCGTTCGATACCAAACTGTGTGTTGATATTGTATGCAATTTGTCCGCTGGCGCCAGGTTGAGTGTAGGCAATGACCCAGGCCGGTGTGAAGCCCAACACCGACCCGTTGGCCTGTTTGCTCAACATCCATCTAGGCAACACATTGCTGACCTGACCGATCTGATCGATAATCTGAGTCCGCATATCAACCAAGCTGTTGGGATACACTGTGCTGACCGTGCCGGTACCTGTTTCCACACTATAAGGCAATGTCACACTCTTGCCCACGCTTTGTCCGACCGAATTGACCAAATCATCAACGATGGGACTGTAGACCACTTCGTACATGATATTTCCGTTGTCGTCCAGGGCCTGTGCTGTTTGTACCGATCCCAAAACCAGATTCTTCCAATAGTGATTGAGATTCATGGCTGACACATAACTGTCAAGCGTGGCGGCTGTGAGACCATACGCATGCTCGTATACCACCTGCCGTGCTACGCCAAAGTTGGGATCATCGTTGCGATAGATCAGGCCTGGTGGGAATATGTTGATGTTCTGTACCAGGCTATTGATCAAACTGCGATCGGCCACGGGTGGCAATGCCTGTATGTAAAGATTGTCAAACGGCTCGTTGAATGTGCGCAAAACACGGATACTAAACGTCTGATTGGCATTGACTGCACCGTTGGTGCTGGTCACTGTCACTGTAAATGTGAACACAAGATCAAACGTGGTTTCACCCACCGGTAGACCTCGATCAAAGGTCGTGGTTCCACCATCCAGGGCAAAAGTGTCAAAACTGACTCGTCCGGCTATGTGCCCAGACGGCAACAACTCCAGTCCTTGCGGTAGTAGATTGTAGGTTGATGGTTGTCCTGGCGCAGTGCCAGCCAGACTGTATTGCAGTACCAGTCCCGACACGCTGCGGGCCTGTACATACAAGGTACTGGTGGCACCATTTGAAATGGTTCCCAGCACGCTGGGTGTGATCCAGACTATGTCGCTGTTCAAGGATCCAACCACAGTGAGACTGTAGTTGTAAGGTGCGCTGATCAAGGTAGGATCGGCCACATCAATGGCTCTCAGAACAAAATTGTATGTGGTTGTGAGTATGCCCGTGGCAGGTACCAGCCCATACAGCCAGCCGGAATTTGGATCCAGAGTCAGACCAGCTGGCACAGAATCTATAGCAAACACAAACGGATCTCCGTCGATGTTTTGTCCTGTAAATTGGAAGGCAAAGAAGTTGCCGGTACGCACTGATCCAATGCTGCCGGTTGGGGTAGTAACAACCGGAGTAGTGAGATTGTACACGTCGGCTGTGATGTAGGTGTTGTCGGTCGTGATGTAGGTAGTGTCGGCACTCATGATGGTGCGAGCATACACTTCTATAGTGAATGTTCGTAAGTTGCTGTTTTGACCGTTGGTGACCTGCAGAGTGAATTCATAGTTGGTGACTGGTGCGTTGAGACTGCTGGCAAAATCAAAGCCGGCCTGATCAAAACCTTGATTTATTGACACTTGAGATGCCAATCCATAATTGTTCCACTGGCTTGAATACTGTGGACCCAGTGGCTGATTACCAATCTGCACCCATAGATTGCCAGTGGCAACATCAATGACGCCACTGTTATAAATGGAAACCGGGTAGGCTGTATCCAGTGCGACCTGTGGGTCGACCCCCACAGTGGGAATGGTGCCCAATTGTGTAATGTTGGCATCAAATCCAGCCGGAGCAGCTCCGGGCAACACTGCTGGTTCTACCACGCCCGAAATGACACCTGCTGAGTCGATAGACAGGCCCGGTGGCAAACTGCCCGAAACTAGGCGTACCAGTTTGGCTCCATAAATGTCAGGATTGTATGTTTCAATCGTGAGATTCTCAATCTGATCACCAGTGATGTACACACCAACTTGGCCAGCAGGGGTAACAAAATAGGGCTGATTGCTCACAGTCACGGTGAGATTGAATGTACGGTCGGCCAAGCTGTAACCGTTGCGTGCTCGTATAGCAAACTGACTGGCCGTATCTTTTGGAACCAGACCAGGCACCCCACCCACGCCAGCACCGGGAACTCCATGCACCACACCAAATGTGTCTATGGCCACGCCAGCCGGCAACTGCCCAGCTACCACTTCATAGGTGATGGTGTCTGGAACATTGGTTATGGTGCCCAAGGTCGTTACTGATCCGGTGGTATTGTTGATTATGCCAATGGCTGTGGAAGAACTGCGTACCACTGTGTAAGTACCGTTCAATTCATGGGGTACAAATCCGGTCAATACCACCGAGCTTGACAACGGATAGGTTATACCGGTCTGCCCGGCGAATTCTATATAGGCGATACCACCGGTGAGGTTGGCTCCGGTGGCTGTGACTGTGATCTCAGGATCTACGGCCACTATAGGAACACTGTAAAAAATACCTTCTGGTATGGTTCCCAAATCACCAGCCGGAGTCACCCATTGTGGTTGGTGCATGTTAGACTCTTCCGACTACTACTTCGATAGTACCGTAGTCGCCATCAAATGCTTTCAATGCCTTGCCGATCACGGCTCCGGGTTTGGGTTCACGTTCGGATCTGGCACGACCGGTGCCGTCTGATACCATGAGATCACCGGCTGTGACCGGTCCAGATACCAGGCACGGAACACGCCCTTGTAGAGCAACAGCAGCCACATGATCGCCAACCAGCCCAGAATTCATCTGATAAGACGGTCTAGTACTGATCACGCCAGCTATACGACTGTCGTTGTCTATTGTGCTGATAGTGATTTCTTGATTGCCGCCAAAGCTGACCACGGTACCAGCTGGATAATCTTGATCGGCCAGATACGATTCAGCCAAGTCGGCATATTCGGCCTGGACTGCTGTGGTGTTCAACACATTGGTTGACGGATTTAGATAAAAATTTGCACTTGCATAGGCTGTTTGATTGGAGCCAGTAGCCGATAAAAACACCGGGTAGAAGTTGGCATTGGTGGCTATTGCTGTGGCATTGATCGTTGTGCTGGGGCCTGTGGCTCCTTGACTTCCAGTGGTACCTTGGCTGCCATTTGTTCCGGCAGTACCCTGACTACCTGTGGTTCCTTGGCTTCCATTTGTTCCAGCAGTACCTTGACTTCCAGTGGTACCTGTTGTTCCTTGACTACCTGTGGTTCCAGCAGTACCTTGACTGCCATTTGTTCCACTTGTGCCCTGACTACCTGTCGTTCCCTGGCTTCCAGTGGTACCTGTGGTGCCTTGAGTTCCGGTAGCGCCTTGACTACCTGTGGTTCCTTGACTGCCAGTATTCCCTATCGTACCTTGACTACCTGTGGTACCCTGTGCGCCCGACCCTTGTACAGGAGTACCGTTGGCGTACTGGAACCCAGCAGCTACCACATTACCAGTTGCTGTAACACGACCGGTTGCGACATTGCCACCAGTTATGTTGGCAGTGGCACTTATCTGACCAACAGTATTGATATTGCCAGCACTCATGTTGCCAATGACCGAACTTATGCCGGCATTGATGATATTGCCACCATAGATGTTACCCAACACACTTACTGTGGTTCCAACATAACTTGTAGCATACACAGTACCTGCTGTTGATAAATTACCGCCCAAGATATTGCCTGTGGCACTTATATTTCCAGCACTAACAAAGCTATTACCAAGTATTATATTGCCAAGTATCGATAGTCCAAGAATTGTGTTACCAAGTATCGATTGGCCATATACACCAAAATTACTGTAGATGTTGGCTCCATTTAAACTGGTACCACTTGTGATAGTACCTGTGGCCGAGATCAACCCAGCTGTCGACAGGTTACCCGATGTGGCATTGCCAGTGATGCTTACAGCATTAGTCGACTGATTAAAGGTAAATCCAGCAGAACCAGACAAATTGCCCGAATTATTGTATACAATTTGTGTATTTGAGCCTGGCGCTGTTACGTTGCCCGAAATACTACCACTAAATGCACCAACAAAGTAACCGGCGGTGCTGATATTGCCAGTGGCACTTATCTGACCAACAGTATTGATATTGCCAGCACTCATGTTGCCAGTGACCGAACTTATGCCGGCATTGATGATATTGCCACCATAGATGTTACCCAACACACTTACTGTGGTCCCTGCAAATTCGACTCCATACACAGTACCTGCTGTTGATAAATTACCACCCAAGATATTGCCTGTGGCACTTATATTTCCAGCACTAACAAAGCTATTACCAAGAATTGTGTTACCAAGTATCGATAGGCCAAGTATTATATTGCCAAGTATTGATTGGCCATATACACCAAAATTACTGTAGATGTTGGCTCCATTCAAACTGGTACCACTTGTGATAGTACCTGTGGCACTCACGTTTCCGGCGGTTAGTAAATTTAGACCTGAGATATTTGCAGCACTGGTAACTATGCCAGCGGCCGAGATCTGACCACCCGTTAATATGTTGCCGGCTGTGATGTTGGCCAACACGCTGATATTGCCGGTTGTGACTGTGCCCGACACGCTGATATTGCCGGCTGTGATGTTGCCGGTGTATGTGGGCAGGTAGGCAGCCACATTGGCATTGGTGTAGGCTGTGATTCCAGTCAATTGCCTTCCGTTGCCAATAAAATAATTGCTAGAAACATTACCGACTGCGCTTATCTGGCCAGCTGTTAGTATGTTACCATGTATGGCATTTCCAGTTGAGCTTACAATACCAACAGTAGTTAGGTTGCCGCCAATCACGTTGCCGCCGGCACTGACCTGTCCACCGGCCAACACATTGCCTATTACAGTTACCTGCTGTTCAACCACATCGGTCGAAGTTATATTACCGATCACGGTCAAATTGCCAGACACAGTAAGATTGGCTATACTGCCTGAATATGTAGGCAAGAAAACAGCCACGTTGGCATTGCCATAGCTTCCTGTGATGTTGCCGGCATTTATGTTGTACAAGCCCGAGGCATCTCCGAAAAAGTATCCGGTAGCCTGTATGTTTCCTGACGCATAGATCGAACCCTGCGCTGATATTTCAGCTTGCGACAGCACATTTCCGCCCACGATATTGCCAGTTACCGACACATTGCCGGTCTGGGTTTCAAACAGCTGGGTAAAATTTTCGTTGGTTTTTTGGAACGCGGTGCGTAACGGATCGCCTAGGCCATCATTGGCGCTGGTTCCTACTTCGATGTATTGTTGAGTCATAGATCTCCATCCTCTGGCTTGTATTTACCAGAATGGATCGACTTGACTTTTTTGCTCTAGCCCGGGTCGAAGCTGCTGCCGCATCCGCAGGTGGTTTTTGCCTGCGGATTGTTTATCACAAAACTGGCACCCATTACATCATCGCGATAATCTACACTGGCTCCCTGCAGGTACTGACCACTCATGCTGTCTACCAAGACTGCGATATCTTCAATTTCCAGGGCCCAGTCATCATCGCCCTGGACATCATCCAGTGTGAAACCGTACTGCATGCCCGAGCAACCTCCGCCCTGCACAAATACTCGCAGTTTGAGTCCAGGTTGATTTTCTTCGGCCAAGATATCTCGTATTTTGGCCACGGCCGTTTCAGTAATAGTGATCATAGTCGTTCGTTACATACGTCCCAGTTGATTATCTTCCAAATATTATCTAGGTATTTCTCTTTGTCCCATTGGTATTGAAGCGACCATGCATGTTCCCAAGCATCGATCAACAATGCAATATCGGTCCTTACAGCATGATTGTGTATAACTTTAATTTCTCCGCTAGTACTCAGATAAATCCATCCGCTTCCCTGGATAGACATAAAAGACTTTTTCATTTCCGCTTTAAAGTCTTCGTAGGTTTTGAATTTTTCTTCAATCAGGGCCAGTACTGCGCCTCGGGGTCTGTTGGCGCCTCGGGGCTCACGCAGTTGTGGGAAAAATTTATTGTGCAAGAAACTGCCAGCTCGATTGAAGTCAGGATCGCCTTCACCGGCGTTGTATCGTTTGGCATAGCCCTTGGCCAAGTGCTCGTAGTGATATTCAATTGTTTCTGCACTCATGACCGGCTCCAGGGCCTTATGGGTGTAGGGCAAGGGTGTGGTTTCCAGCTTGGCTGGTTTGGTAGTGGCTTCTACAAGATCGATTATGTTACGCATGCTGATATTTATCTGCGCCTGGTGATGCGGCCTCTGGTGAGATCATACGGGCTGAATTCCAGTTCCACCGTATCTCCGGCCAGGACCTTGATGTTGTGTTGACGCATGCGACCGTTGAGACTGGCCAGCACAGGTTTTTCAAAATTGGCGATCTTGACCCTGTAGGTAGTGTTGGGTAGAATTTCTTCTATCACACCTTCCATTTTTATCGCTTCTTCTTTGGCCAACTGTATCCGATCTTTTTTAGCGTCGCATTTTACTTATGTCAATGGCCTCTTCGTCGCTAAAAATAGGCACAGCATTGGATTTGTGCATAGTTCCTATGCCCTTGACCTTGGTACCGGTGTAGGTTTTGTCAGCACCTTTGGTGCAGGCCACCCAACCAGTGTCGAGACTTCGTATGTGTGGAGTTTCGCGTCCAGGCGGAATCCTGGGACCGGTATCTAACACAGTTTTTTTAGGTGTGGGCGTGGGTGTGGTGCTGAATCTAGGGGCCATTTTGTTCATCTTGGCCAAGCGTTGTTGCCACTCGGTTTCCAGTTGTTCAGACCGACGTTTGGCTTCGGCGCTGGGCCATTTGCGTTTGCCCTTGACTTTGCCTGTTGTGGTCAACCACGGTCCTTCAAGATGCATAGTCATCAGTTACTCCAACAATGTTAATTTATACTACTATTATAACAAAATTCCGTCGTTGTGTCAACCATCGATCAAATTATTCAGATAGATACCGAGCCCAATCTGATTCTTCTGTAACAAGCTCGTGATCAACAACAGAATATGGTAGCCCGTTTAGCTTAAGGAACCGAATTGCACCCACGCAAGGCTGTGCGCAATCTTCATGACAAGCCCAGGTTTTTCCGTGTTTTACCCGCATGGTTACAATTTCATAAGGCTCGGGAAGGCAACCCCAGTTTTGTACCTGTTCGCTCCGGTCTGTAAACGAAAACGGACAGGCACTATCCGGTTTGTGATTGCATGCCATTTTCAACCGATCACTTGAACAAGATCAAGGCCATGAACACTGCCTGAACCACAAATCCCACACCTATGGTCACAGTATTCAAGCTGTCTTTGAGTACCACAGCTCGAGCAAACAGCAGGACCAAGCCGGCCCAGGCAAACAGCACCAGATCCAAGGGTGGTGTATGATCACTGAGTCCAGTCAGCAGAGCCAACAGAGTAGGTATAGTGGCACAATGCAACACTATGGCTGCCAACCACTGCAAGGTCTCGGCCGAGATCTTGGGCAAGTGTACATTGAACCATTCATTTACGGCTTTTAATACAGCGTCAAGTTTGATTATCATGTTAGCTTTCTGAGTAAAAAATGTGGTGACCGATCTTGGTCAATTTGGGTTTGCCCCAATGCGGATTGATATGGTCGGCATGATAGTACATGGCCTGCTCCAGTACCGGAAGTCTGAATTCTTCCAACAGCACTTTCTTGGCCACTTCTTCGCTTTCGTGCCACTGGCGGTTGTGTACTACCTTCACGTTCTTGTTGCCGCCTTCGCAGTACCAGCTGAACTGGCACACGATCTTTTCATAAAATACAGTTTTCTGATAGACCACTCCACATACTGTGTTGGCAAAACGTCCAGACTCAACTCGGTTCATGGTGACCTGGGCCACGGCCACTTTGCCTTCAAATGGTTCATTGGCTGCTTCCCAGTAGATGTTGCGGGTGAGACAATCCAGTTGTTTGCTGTATTCGGCTGCTGTGATGCCAGGCACAGTATCGGTCTGAGATCTCAGCTGGTTCAGTCTATTATCGGTCATGATAAAAACTGCCCACAAGATCATGGCCAGTCCGGCTGTTTTGACTGTGGCATTCGTGATACGCTTGATTGTTTGATTTGTTGTCATGCTATTCTCCTTGGAACCAGACTGGGTTCTCCAGCGGATGCCCAGAATGGACGCATTGACAATGTATTGACACAAGACCTCGGGCCTTCTTTGCCATACTGTCCGAGCATGCCTTTGTTTGTGGCATGCCCATACCATTTGTCAACGAAGAGGATTTCCGAAGTCCTCTTTGATTTATTACTCTGCAAAATACTTAGTTTATGGCATCAATCATGCACAAAAACACTGCTTTTTTGATACTGTTTTGACATAATATACATATATTATAACACAGCTGGGTCGCACAGTCAACCAATATCCGGTGGTGGCATGGCCTTGAGCTTGGCCCACATGTCGCCTTGCTCTTGTAGCTTGATCTCCATGGCACGGTATTGTTCGCCCAATGCCCTGAGCTGATCCCATTCCTTTTCCAAGTCAGGATTGGGTACCAATATGTTGAGTCGTTCCTGTATGCCGCGCAAGGTATCAACCAGGCTGACCTGGTTGATCATGATATCGGCCTCGGGTCCTGTCAGATCTATCTTGGTGGAAAGACCTGAATGATTGGCAGTGGTGAGCCAGGGTTGACTATTGGGCAAGGTAAAAGTGCCAATTCCACCGCTCAAATTACCAACCGACAAAGAATTGGGGTAATTTTGAATCAGACCAAGACCGGCTGTGTACGATCCTGTGCTTGGCCAATTTAGGGGCATTGATTGACTCGAATCCGGCAATCCCAGTTGCAAGGACGTGATGTCTGCAGGATGCAACACTGACACAGACAGGGTATCCGCCTGCGGTTGAGCGTCATATCCGGGCTCAGAGTTGCCTGCGTGAGTCAGTTCGCTGATATTGGTTGCCTGTACTTGTTTCAGTAAATCGGCCATGTATTTCTCCTGTTGATGTATGTATTATACAACAATCTGTCATGAGAAACCTAGAGATTGCCCAGTCATTTGGCTCAGATGACCCAATCTAGTGCAAGGTCTGATCAGGCGATCTGGGCTGGGTCATCTGATACACCAGTTCAACCAATTGATCATTCACTACCAGCTGTTCATCATCGTGCTCGCTGGCAGACTCGTTGCTCATGCCCAGTATACGCATGAATCCGCCCATGTGGATCCGGTGGATTCCTTGGTGGTGCAGCACAACCATCAGGCGGTATATGGACATCTGTAGTTTGGGATCAAGGTCGTCACTCATACAAGTAATTATGACAACAACCAAAACTGGTCAATCAAGTTGAGGTCAAACAGATGGGGGCCAGGCCCCCATCTGGATCATGCTTCTGCGGATGCCTCTTGTGCCGCAGTCGAAGCCACTGTCTTGGCCTTGCCAGCCACTCGGACCTCGCCTTTCTTGGCGATCTTGGTTTTTTCGCTCAACTTGCTGGCCACTGCATAACCAGCATCACCGGTCACGCCTTGTGTTTGCAAATACTTGAGAGCCTGGATCTTGGTCATGGGCTCAGGAAGCTCCATGAGATTGATATCGGTACAGCCGTTCTTGTTCAAGATCTTGATACGAGCTACCAAATCGTTAGCGAAACGTACCTTGGTTGTACCGTGTTGTGTTGCTGTGCCTGCTACTGTGAATAACTTTTCCATCTTTGTTGCCTTTCTAAGTTGCCTATCTAGGATTAAAATACTGCCAATTTACTACTATCTATAGTATAGCTGAACTGATATTTCTGGTCAACCATAATATGGATTCTTTCAAAGTGTGGACTCGCGGACCACTGTTTGGGTTTGGTGAACTGTGCGATCGATCATGTCAGCCAGACCACGTGCGCCCACAGTACACAAAACAATGCCCACTATCACACCCATAATAAAATTCATGCTGTCTCCGATTCTGTCAATTTGACACGATTTAGATAACTGATACCGTCGCGAAACTGTTTCACAGTTCCGGACACACGCACATGGCTGGCGTCCTGCAACTGACTGCGCCAGGCAAAAGATACAGCTCGATTTTGATCATCTATGCCTCTGACAAACCAGCAACCGTGGTTGACGCTGTGAAACGATGTCAAAACTTGTATGTCCAAGGTCACGCGACCGATACCAACTGCTTGGTCTTGACATTGTCTCAGTCGATCATGTATCTGGTCGGTTTCCTGTAGCTTGATATAGCTCTTGGGAAAGCTGGCCAATACTGCTAGATCGTAAGCGGTGGTAAATGTTTCCAGCCCGCAGAGTCTAGCCTGCATGGTATGCCATTCGCCCAAGATCTCGCCCTTGAGGATACGCAGACTGATTTCACTTCCTAGTCTGGATCTGCAGGCCTGGGCTTCGATACGATCCTGTTCAGTGATCAGATCCGGTGTTTGGTTGACAATCTGCATCAAGATCTCTTTGTTGGTTTGTGCATGACCGCTGGCATCATCAACAATCTTGAGATACAGATTGCCGTTGATACGCCAGGCCGCATAAGCAGCGGCCCAGGCCAGATCGGCCGGAATTGAATATGTGGGCTTGGGCGTTCTTTTCATCTTAACCAAATATAAAGTGGTCGGTCGTCGTCGGCTGTGACAATCTTGTCAGACCAGTCATTGTATTCGGCATGGAATTCGGCCAGTTCGTCGGCTGTCATGTCATACAATGCTGGAATCGATTCATCGCTTTGGGTGTCTTCCGTGATCATTCGTCAATCCTTCCTGCGGCTATCACAGTGATCAGCACCATGACCGCTAGTAAGAATCCAAACACATATACTAAAATTTCACTCATTACACAAACTCCAACAGGTTGGCAGGCACATTGTAACGACCTTGCGGTGTGGTCACCAACACATACTTGATCTTGACTTTTTCCACTGTGCCCCGGAACGTGACACCACTCTTGGGACTGGTAAATTTCACTGCGTCGCCTCGGACACATGAACGCACCTGACGCTGAGTCAATTGGCTACGAGCATATTTCAAGGCCTGAGCCACAGTGTCAAGTTCTTGATTGGTGAAACGGCCACTGACCAGGGCACTATGAATATCAGCAATATCTACCATTATTGATCTCCCATACGGTTTAAAATTTCTTCCTGTACTAATTTATTACAGGCATTAAGAGTAAACATAAAAACCATGCTGGCTGTGGCCTGTTCTTTTGCTGAAAGATTTGAGATCGAAGTCTGTATTTCTTCCAGGCTTGGTGTTGTGAACAAGCCACTGCGTGGAATTGGGTTATTGAATGTATTGTAAGTATTTTCGTATTCTAATTGCATTCTACTCGCTCCTTGTTATTAACTATACTACTATTATAACCGAAATGTCATTTCGGGTCAACCGTTTTTAATCCTTTAATGTTTCCCAAGTTTCCTGCTCGGCAGTCAAAATCAAACCGCGATTTTCAAGAATTAGTCTACGATCGTCCTCCGGCAACATGGTCCAGGCAGCTACTTTACGATAACTGCCCCAAGCTACTGGAGGCGCTTGGTGTTTAAGCCACAGGGTCAATTTTTTAAGTCCGGAAATTGTGTTTAACTGATGACTATATGTCATGGCACCTGCGAAATCGTTGGCCAGTACACTGGTAAAGAAACTGCCTGGTTCAAGACCGTGTACGAGATAATTCGTCACAGGAAGGGAATATTCATAATCAACCTGCCACACATCAAAAGTTTTTTGTAATTTGTGTATGCTGAATTTGCTTAACTTCATTTCTCTCTCGCTATCTTAATAATCTTGTGTAGAATGGCCGATTACATAAGACTTTCCATCTTTGTATTTCTCGGGAAAAAAAGCATCCGTATAAGCTGTATAGGAATAGTAACCTTCTTCTGTGATGATCAACTCAGCGTCCATTGGTAACTTGGATAATGCTTCGATCATTTCTTTTACCGTCATTTTATTGCTCCTTGTTATTAACTATACTACTATTATAACCGAAATGTCATTTCGGGTCAACCAAAAAGTCTGTTGCATATTTACAACAGTTTGATAGCCAGACCAACGGTATAGATTGCCAACAGTCCGCCATTTACCGTGATCATGGCTCGGTCGCGTATCATGACGCTCCAGATCAGGAAGACAAAACTGCCCAGATTTAGTGTCACAGCACTGAGAGGGTAGATATTTACACTGGCCAGTACCGCACCTGCTAGAGTGATCGCGGTGGCAGTCCATTTGATTTTTGTGGCTACATTATTGGTATTCATACTGCTATTATAACCGATTATGCTATTTCGGTCAATCTGTTGTGTTTTTACAACAGATTAATTCAGTATATGGGCACGGATGAATGACTTGGTCATGTCGGGCAATTCCCCCAAAAATTCCGGAGTTCCGTCCAGATAGAATCTGAGATTTTCCAGATCTGTGCGTACACGGTCTGTGAACATTATGTTGTTGCCTTGCTCCCGATACAGTGCATCTATGATCGATTTTAACTGTTCTGGACCCCATGAGCAGATTTCTTCTTGGCTGTTCGGGAAATAGGTGCGCCGATCCAGATGATAGGTGTGTGCTTCTATGCGATCAGGGTCCCAGGGAGAACCATCTTTCCACGAAGTGTGTCCATCGATCCAGGCTGCCCAGGGCAAAACAATGGCCGGCACCTTCAAGGTGTGGGCCAGTTGCATGACTCCGCCTTCGTAACCGATCACCACATCACATAGATTGTTCAGCAACTGAGCCTTGTGTTCGAGACTCACATTGTGACTGTTGAGTGTGATTATGTCATAGCCCATATCGGTCACCAATTTGATGATACGGCTGTAAGTGTCATAGGTGGCAAATTTGTTGTAAGGAAAATCTTTGACGTCTCTCAGCTCGCCCAACGGATCACCATTGTTGTTGCCAATATGCCCGCCGGCATGATGCATGGCCAAGCCCACACAGGGTTTGTTGCGTTGTCCCACCCGGTAGTCCTGGCCAAACAAGTTCACTGAGTCTGCGGTAAAATAAGGTGAATAATCTTTCATCCGGTCACAGCTGGCCGGATCATTGACACTGTCAGGATCATGTGAAATAATCAGTCTGTCATCGGTGATCTTGAAAATACGTTTCAAATCATACAACAGGTGATTGGCGGTAGGGACCACAGCCTGTATGGCTCGTCCGGTGTCCAACAACACACTGAGTTCAATGATGATGATTCCGAGACCTGCAGGTCTCATGTGATAGACCAGGCGATCACATACAGAATTGATTTCAGACATATCCTGTGGCAGTCGTATCTATATTATTGTATCTTGAAACGTACATAGTCAGTTATGAGATCGGCCACATCCACGTCACAATAGTTTTCAAATCCGGCAAATCCCGGATTGCTGTTGGCTTCACACACCACAAATCCGGTCTCGGTGAACAAAAGATCAATTCCAGCTATGTCCAGATTCATGGCCCGGGCTGTTTCTCGTGCCAGATAATCGATTTCTTCGGTCATGTCATAACGGCTGCCGGAGCCGCCATTGGTGATATTGGCTCGGAAGTCACCATCAGGCGCAGTACGGAGCATGGCTCCTACAGTTTTGCCGCCTATGACCAACACACGTAGATCTTCGCCTGGTCGATATCCCATGTACCGTTGTACTATCATGGTTTTTTTGTTGCCCAGATTGTCGATGAACTCCATCAGCTTCCTATAGTCGCGCTGTCGTTCACACAGATAAACTCCTTCTCCGTATGAACCAGTGACCACCTTGACCACGCAGGGAAATCCAATATTTTCCTTGACCAGGCCATCATCGATGGGCATACGCACCATCATGGTATTGGGTATGGGTATACCGGCACGGCTCAAGATCTGGCTGCTTCGCAATTTGTCCTTGACAATTTCGATTGGCAGACTTCCGTTTACGCAAGGTACTCCGGCCTGTTCAAAATGTCGTATCACGGCCAGCTGGAACGGCAAGATGCCAGCTCCCAGTCGCACCAGGACCAGCTTGGGCAAAGCCAGATCTTGTCCACGATATTTGATGCCTCTGTGTATGTCTCGATCAACCACGATATCAAAGTCGTCTGGGTGCGCAGCCATGCACTCGATTCCTTTGGCTTTGAAGCTTTCAATCAGGCGATTGCTTTCGTATTCGTTGCGATCCAGTTTGGTCAAGATCAATACTGTCATAAGGCCTACTGTGCAGATCCGGTATTTTTGTGCTTGAGGCTCTTTTTCAGCAACCGGAACCACAGTTTCTTGACTCGCTCAAGATTGTGTTCGACTTCGGCCCGATTTAATTTTTTGATCAGTTTCTGTACTTTCATGTCATGCCCTTTGGGTTATTTGACTGGATTCACACCGTTTTCACAGTAGTTGCAAAGATCGTGGCAACTCTGCGCCACGGGTATGATTTGTTCATAGGTCTGGGTGTACAGATTTCCCAATATATGGTCAAGTCCGTAGTCCATGCAACACAGGCTCACATCGCCATTGGGCAACAGCACATTGTGATACAAATGTTCCACGCAACCACAGGTCCTGTTTTGATCCTCGTGATATACCGCGTTCCACCTATCCTTGAGATTGACCAGTCTGGGTTTGAGCAAGGCTTCTCGCATGAGATTGCCGGATCGACTCCACATGTCAAAGCTGGGAGCCCAGTCAAACAAATGGCGCACAGATTCGTGTACTTGGCCGCCCATGGTCATGGTACTGAAATTTTTAATTTTATGATGGTTGTCTCGCAACCAGGTCAGGGTGGTGATGTAGCCAGGCGTGATCGGATGTCGTGCCAGCATTTCGCTGTCAGGCAGGTGCAACACAAATCCACCATTGGGATTGCCATGATAAGGTATAGTGACCAAGCGTTCAAGGTCTTGTATGCTGACACCAATGCCAGTGGTAAAAACGCTGACCGGATGACCTTCTTCCCAGGCATATTCCACCATGTCGGTGGCATAGCGGTTCATCCAGGGTTCGGTAAAGCCAGCAAACGTGATTCTCACATCCGTGGGCACACGATCGATCAGGGTTTTAAAAGCATCCAGAGTCAGGATCCTGGTGCCGGTATAGGTCTTTTCCAGCAACCGTTGTGGACAGAACACACAGTCAACCACACAGCCCTTTTCGGGCACAATGGTGGTGATCTCCAGTGTGGGAGCTGGATAGTGTTGCCATTTTTCTAGTACAGGCTGGCTGGTGGCAGGATCCAGCTGTATGGTATGATATCGTTGCATGGGTGCTAGTACTTAGCCCCAGTGTTTGTGGTGTTCTAACAAAGCCAATCTGCGAGCATTGTCCAATCTCAATTTGACATAGTCCGACAACGACAGTTCGCTGTTTTCAATCAGGTCGGGCCTGCGATAGGCCACTTGCACGTCCAGTTGATCATCATCCCCGTCGTCGTCATCGGCCTGGCAGATCAAGACTGGCCGTAACGATCTTGGCAATGATATCTTGATGTGTGATCGTGTGGCAGTCTTGACCACCTGCAGATGATCCAGGGCATGTGCCGGAGCGGCCAACAACAAAAACAGTACAAAAAAGTATTTCATACAGTATATAACGCCTTGTACCGTGATTTTGTTGACTGGCCTGTACACATTATGCCTAACTGTTTTCGGACTTGTAAACGTCCAGGGCTTTGGTATAGCGATTGGCATGGCTACGCTCGGCCTTGGCCAAAGTTTCAAACCAGTCGGCGATTTCGTCAAATCCTTCGTCGCGAGCTGTTTTGGCCATGCCTGGATACATGTCGGTGTACTCGTGTGTTTCGCCGTGTACCGCTGCTTCCAGTGCTTCTTGCGGATTGCGGCCCGGCAAGCCAGTGCCAGGTTCGCCTGCGCCACCTTCGATCAAGAACTCCATGTGACCGTGTGCATGTCCAGTCTCGCCTTCGGCTGTGCTACGGAACAAAGATGCCACATCATTGGCACCTGCAATGTCGGCCTGGTTCGCGAAATACAAATATCTGCGATTGGCCATTGATTCTCCAGCAAATGCTTCTTTGAGATTTTCGTGTGTCTTACTACCTTTTAATTGAGCCATATGCTCCTCCTTGTGTTAAAGTTACAACAATGATTATATAGTGTTTTCACTGATATAGCAAGTTATTTTTTGCCGATATACTCGTGACTGTAACACACACGACCAGCATCTCTACGGGCGATTTCTGCATTGCCTCCATAGCCGGGCATGGCCCTGATACTGCCGTCCTTGAGTAGATAACTGCCCAATCGAGATTTTTTGTTGGTGGACGTGGCACGCCACAAGGGACTGCGTTCTCTATGTTCACCAAAGGCCGGATGAGCAGTCTTTGAAAAGTATCTGAATCCGCGGCTGACATAGATTTCAGCAATGGCATCCGAAAATGCAGTGCCTATGCCCATGCCTTGAAACTCGGGCAAGATCACAGTCCTGTGCCCGCGCCAGTAACTGTGGATGTCTCGGTTGGTCGAATGTATGGCAGCATGGAAGCCAATGGGTTTGTCACCCAGCATGAGCACATAGTAATGAGCACTTTTTGAGATTTTGGTGTCTAGATAATGATGTCGACCGAAATATCGCCAATACTTGATACTTGTGCTGCGGATGGTGAGGGCAAGACTGGGTCTCCCCAATCGATGGGGTAACCTCCGATTTTCCAACACACAGAGATCTGTGTCATAGACCCACTCAGGATCCAACCACTCAATGATGTCTCTGTGACACGACGCGATGTAAAGCGGTTCGGTCTGGCCCGATCTATCATAATACTGTCGCATGCTGTAGGCCAAGCTCTTGGCTGTGTCTCGGTCGACCACTGACGTAAATTCATCTATAGTTGTGATGCCTTGATCAATACAAAGAGCCATTTCAAATCTGTGACGTTCACCATTGCTGAGTGTTGTGGGTGAGCGAAACCAAGTGGGTATGCTTCGCAAGCCGGTGGCCAACAGCAGTTCCTCACCACGCTGGGCAGTAGAGAAATTTTCAATCACAGTTGTTTCAGGATCAAAATGTGCTTGTCGGTCGCCCAAGGTGCGTAGGATCGTGCTTTTGCCCGATCCTGATGTGCCCACTATGAGTATGATTCCATCATCGGGCAACTTGGGAACAGTGACAGCCTGTTCTTTGTAGTCTCGGATATCGTACTTGGCTCGTATTTGGTCTAGGTAGCTCATACAATTCCAAATAAGTTGAAATGATCTTGTAATGTCCATTGATCACAATTGATCAGGTGACCATCGTGCGTGACAAACTCGGTGCTGGCATCAAAAATGTCATATCGCTCAAAAAACTTCCAGTAATTGGGGCTTGAACTTACACGTCGGTGTTTACGCAACAGTTGATCATTGGGTTTACTGATAAAACAAGTAGGAGTGTTTAAAGCCTGGGCAGTGGTCAATACACCTTGTATCAGCATGTCACGCACTTTGGCCGCTGGAATCACATGTTCAAAAATACAATTTTTTAAATCTACACCAGATTCACGGTAATGCGAGCGTATGCCTCCACCAATCACATAGCCATGATAACGTCGGATCCAGTGATCCATGCTGTCACGCAACAATCTGGCAGTCTGTGGAGTATGTTCATTTTTGTACAGTGCGACCAAGCGATCAAGTTCGATTACTGCAATGGCCAAACTTTCGGTATGGGTAGCCGAGCTACGCTTGACTCTAGGATAGTTGGCATTGGTGAAACGATTGAGAGATTCTTGTAGATTCATTTTAATGTATAACTACCATCTTTGAGATTGTACGTTAGTCTCTCGTGAATCGGGGCATGATTGATATCGCTAAGATGATCAATTATTTCCTGGTAACTTATGCCATTCAAATTAAAAGTCTTGCAAAAATTTTTATAATTGGCTGGTGTTTTCAATATCCAAGACCAACACTCCTTTTTGTAATTCTGTAGTGTTATATTGCCTTTGGCGCTATCTTGACTGATATACGAATGATACTCGGTACAAATTGGCATTATACACATGAACTCGTAAAGGTATGCGTGATTTGAATAAAAGTTATCAAATTTAGTTTCTCTAAAAATACCGCTCGGGGCTCGGTGGCCTTTATCGAGAGAAAATCCAGCAGAACTAGAGCCTGATTCTTTTTGTCTGATATGATTGAAATCCAATCTGAATCTAAGTTTGTTGTTGCCTGTGACCAGGTCTGGTACATTTATAAAACCAGGGGTTTTAGTTATAAGACATTCTAGTGTTTTAGTTGAATCTCCCATATACATAAATTGTAAAATAGGAAGATTGTGATTTTTTATATTGGCTTTTCTGTTTTCGTTATAAGAATTGGGTTTGGTAGATTCAAACATAACGCACCTTTTTAGTTGACAAGAACTACAGTATATAACAACAATCTATTTGTGTCAATCGTGTTGCGTATTTGCAACATGCATGCTCTGCGACGCCCGGCGGTACTATTGTTTGCATTCTCTGTGGTCTTGCGGCAAGACCACAAGTAGTCGGTTCTCTGATAAGAGTCAGCGACCATAAAAACCAAACCTCATCCGCTCTCGAGGCGTCCGTTACGCATTGCCAGCGCCCGATAGGGTTTGTCGGGAACCATCCCTGACTGATTAGGCCAGTTATCGTGCGGATCACACTAGCCGGAATCACCCGGCACCATTGAGTTTAGTGGACCGGGTCGCCGTCAACCCCGTCGAACACTGATAATCCTCGAGATTCTGCTGCATCCATTTCTCGTTGCATGCAGAATTCCTGTACTCGTATTTCGATAGCCTCCAACTCGCTGTCGGTCAAGTAATCGGCACTGATCACTCCATCCAGTACTGCCTGTGCTACCATCTGTCTATCCTCGGTCATGATTGGTCCTTTCAGTGAATCTATGTTGGAATGCTTCGATCAAACACGAGTAAACATTTTCGCGATTCTGATACCAGACCACGTTGTCCTGTACATGTTTTACTTCAAATTCTTTACCGTCTGCGCTGGCCCAATAACTGCCCGGTCTGATGATTTTTTGTTGCATCACCCACCTCCGGTCAGTTGTCTATTTCGCGCACGTTCCCAGCTGTCGGACAACCCTGACTGTGAAATTGCGGACATGATGCGTTTCAGTGATCTGCTGATCGGGTCGGGTTCCAGTCCCGAACATGTATCTATAAAATCTCGATCTATGGTCCATCTGTTGTTGCCGGGGCCCAAGGCCTGGCCTTGATTGTTGGCCGAACTGGCACGCCATTGACGTGTCAGCTGATCGATCACTTGGCTCCAGTAGTTTCTGGCCCACTCAGTGGCACCCTGTTGCAACTGGCGATGTGCTGTTTCTATGCGTTGACCCAATAATTCAATTTCGTTGTCTGACATAACGATTCCTTAATATATGTATATTATAAGCTATCTGGCATTTGAGGTCAACTCCATTTGAGCACAAATGCCAAATAGTCGCGTTCTGAATCAAAATAGAAAATATATCGGCCAGGGCGATGGTTGCTGCTGGTTTCGATCAACTGCCAACGCCATTCTTTTTCCAGATTCTGTTTGGCCCATTCCAGTATGATTTCAAGTTGACCACGGGGTTTGACTATTTCCTGTGCATGAGCAAAGCCATCGGCGTCGCCGATCATGTGGACTGGGTCAAGCAAGGTCATGCAAGGCCACCTGTAATCGATCCATGGGCAAGCGCCAGTTGCGATAGCTTTGAGCTATGTTGTCGACATAGCCGGTACTGGGTCGACCAGTTTTGGGATCAGTCATTTCGTAGAACATGATCCATTGTCCGTCCTGATGCCAGGTGCGCTTGGTATAATAGTCAGGATAACCTTCAAATCGATCCAGCCGGGCTTCACAGTCGGGTGTGAGAGCCCACAGCACTCCGGCCACGGCCGAACCCTTGCATGGTTGTATGGTGGCATGGCAGTAGAAGTTCAGTTGCCAATTGTTCAGCAGGAACACACCTCTGGGCCGTGCATCTGGACAACGCCATGACATGGCATCCACATCCATGTTGGCTCCGTAAGCAAAATATAACGTGGCAGAATCTATCATTTTTCTAGGTACCGCGTTTCTATATATCGATCGCAATCGGCCGGCACATGCATGGTATAATACAGGATGTTATCGGTTATACCAAATCTGTTGCAAAAACTCTGTCCGTACCGCAAACCAGCCAAGGCATCAAACGAAAACTGTCGTTTCCATTCATCGTATTGGGACCGAGTGATGGGTGGGCGTGTCGTGCCCGAAACAGGGTCTGCAAATGCCACCAGCTGTTCAAATGTATTGTGTCCGGTCATAAGTTATTTTAACACACTTTCGCCATTGGTGTCAACTTCAATCCAGGTGTAGTCACCCAGCCATTTTACTCTACACACATATTCCCAATTGGCAGGTTTGGACGTGGTCCATTCGTCTGGACCGGTCTGAGTCAGCAAGGTACCACCGTGCGCAAGATCTCGTGCCAGCCAGTAGCACTGACCATGATAGATCTGGAACTCGTAGTGTGCGGCATGTACCAGATCAGTTATGTCCAATCTTTTGTACACTTCGGTGGCCTGTCGCTGTAGCACAGCCACCAGTTCCATGATGCGATTGTATTCCTGTCGGGCGTGCATTCTGGCCACATTGATCATGATGTCCTTCTGCTGAGCCACAGGAACCAGATCAAATGACGGACCGCTGACCTCGGTTGGGTAAGCAGTCACGTTTCGGTTGATAAATTCAACCAACACATTGCCGTTGATCATGTCACGGCTGTTGCGTCCGTCGGCCTGATTGCTCATCAATCCCACAGATTCTGATAATACTTGCCAAACAGTCTAAATCCGTTGGCCTTGCGATCCTGGTGTGCTTTGAGCCCTTCTCGGTCTACTTTTATATTTTTCAAACGTTCGTTAAAATCACCACCTTGCTCAAAACTTTCTGAATGATCGTAAAACTGACTTACATCATCATCTTCAAGTTCCTGAGCAAAAGACCAGATCATTTGATCCAGGATCCAGTCCCAACGCTTGAAATGGTTAGAATCGGTATCCCATTCATTCTCTTTTGGTTCTGCCTTCCAACTGCTCAATTCTTCGGGTACATCTTCATCATCGGTGAATGGAGCACCGTGTTTGGTGTTTTTGAGCTGGATCAACATGGGGTGTATGATATGAGCTAAAGTATGGTCCATCGACCATGTATCGTATCTGTCAATCTTTACATAACGAATTTCAGGATGGATCACTTGGCGAACACGTTTGATAACCCGACAGATAGGATCCAAACGGTCAGCCCATTTGTCCGCCCATGCAGGTCTGTCAACGAAATCCGCATCTTCGACGATGCCTGGATCACGACTACACTTGGACCATGCTGTCCAGAAAAAAGCATGATCAATAATTGTATGCGGACTCAACCAGTGGTCAGGATACCCGTTCATGTAAATCTTCATTTTGTTTTTTCCTTTTGTTTTATACCACCCAGCAACCACTGTGTCAGCGGCTCGCCTTGTGTCTGTGTCAGCTTGAGCATCTGTCCATTCATGAACAAGGCTTGGTACTCGATCCAGGCATCAGATTTGTACCCACCTCGCTCATCGTCTTCGCGATAGAATCTGATCAGGCCATCAAAATCCTGACACAATCTCCATCTCTTGTTTTTCTGGTCCAGGTATCCACAGGACAACCCCATGGGATCATCCACCCATTTTGCATCATATTCTTGGTGCCAAAGATACCAATGCCCGTTGTCCTGATTTATCTCAATCTTGTACAGGTCCAGACGCTGTGCTGGAGTATCCTTGGTCTGATACTCGTGCCCCAGATACTGTAAATTGTCATACATGCCCATTTACCAGCTCCCGTCATCCACAAACAGATTGATCCGTAAAAACAACCATGCAGCAACCCATGCACGCTCGTTGGGTCCACGCCATTCGTTGACGTCAAAATCTCGCGCATATGGACGCCAACTCCACTGCATGGGATTTGCAATTATTATAACAGTGATACCACTGTGACGCAACCAATTGATCATGCTATACCTCTATATATTGTAGTTTGAACCAGTTGGCCGAATCTTCGTGCCCCACATAACCTCTGGGATTGCATACGATCTGTGTTTCGCCAATACAGTAATCGGAATTGTTGTGCATGTGTCCGTGCAACCATAGTCGTATCTGGGGCCGATCCTGTATGAACTCGCCCAGCTCGCTACGGAATGCACCATTCATCAGACGATCTCGCCGGTAGCGATCAGCCACGCTGGCACCGCTGGGCGCATGATGCCCGACCACGATGTATCGACCCGGATTCTGCGTCACCAGTTTTATGTAATCCAGCATGCGTTGATGATCCTGTACCGAATCTTCTGGGCTCCAACGAGCAGGCTCTTCCTTGTGCTTGTAGCCCACACGGACCATGGCGCCTGCGTCGTCCAGCTGATATTTCTCACCCATGCGGCCATCTTCGGTCCAGTCTGGATTCTTTTCATAGACAGGGACCCGACGACTCACATATCTATTGCTGTTTTTGACTTCTCGGAAGTCGTTCATGCTGTCTCTGGTATGCAACAGGGTCAGTGGATCTTCTCGGTTCATGTCAGTCCACAGCGTGCCACCAACAAAGGTCCAATCCTGATGGCACCAGGTTTCTTTTTCCAGTATGTGCAGATTAGCATAAACCAGGTTCTCGCGCAAGATGCGCAGAGTATGGGCCACATCACCCGAATAGTGCTCGTGATTGCCCATGATGTAGACCACATGCGGAAATTGTTCACACACATGTTGGAAAAATGCCCGATACTCTTTGGCCATGCGCTGTTGATAAGTGGGCTTGCCATCCACAAAATGATGGGCCACACAGATATCTCCAGCCAGGATCAGTACATCGGCATGCTCGTTGTTGTCAAGCGTGATCGGTCCAAATTCTAAATGTAGATCACTGGCCAGTGCTATTTTCATTTGTTCTCCAAAAATCTTTTTATATCTGCCGGATCTCCACCATCCACATAGATGGTATGATTGGGATACTGTTTTGTCAGCAACTCCACTATCTCGTCGCGATCACGTCCTTGTGCCAGGAACGAGTTTTTGTTCTTGTCGTAGCAGTAGAACTGATCACCTATGGCTTCGACCGTGATTGGTATTGCCCGGGCCGGCACATCGACCGAGACCCGTACGATACGGACACTTATCAAGATCAACAACAACCGTATCAGGGCGTATGATATCACGGCCTGTACCAGAAACCCACCAAATTCTCTTACAAAATCATTCATTTTTTAATCCTTCTTCGAAGACAAACTGTCCTGGCGTGGCAAACTCATGTGGCATTTCATCATGCGGATCTAGCTTGCATTGTTCAACACCATCTTTATACCATTCGGTCAAGGGTTCTTCATCTTCGTATTCGGCCATGGTTGCACTGATGCCAAATGTTTCGTCTAAATCCTGGGGCAACTGCTGGGCCACATCACCAGAATCCATTCCGGATAAATCGTAGTGATCCTCACCAAATTCACTGTCCCATGTTCCGGCAAATGCCATGCCAGATTCGTAGTACATGGCGTCTATTCTAAATCCCTGTTCAGTCATGTGTTCATAGGCCGTGATCGGCGGACTCCAGGCCGAACTAAAGGCGAACTGGGCTGATAGTCCGTCGTCGGCAACCACTGGATCAATATCACCGTCCACGTCCCATTTGACACCCCAATTTGCAACCGACCAATCGTAGTCCCAAGCACCGGCAGGATTTGGCACCAGTTCGGCCAAAAGTTCACCACGCTTGAATGCTCCTACAGCCCGGGCAATTTGGGCAGGATCTTCGTGTCTTAATACAACGGAATTTGAGCAATAATTTGGCATGTTTATCCTTTATTTAACTATACATATATTATAGCAAAAGGGCATTTTTTGGTCAACCGCAAAGAAAAAAGCCCGGCGAAACCGGGCTTTTTGGAATACCACCGAACGGGGTATTAGGATAAGACTTAGTCTAAGGTGATTCCCAAAGCCTGTGCTTTGTAACCTAAAGCCACTAATTTTCTCGAGGGTTTGCCAAGTACGTATTCAGTTACCTTGACACCATTGCCAGCAACGCGGCTGTTTGTGTAAATGGCAAAACCGTTGCTTCTAATACGGCTTACTTCGGCTGACAAGTTTTTTACACCCATTTTACCAGCCTGGCTAGCTGTCAACGCCTTGCCACTTTGTAGTGCTTGTAAGACCTTGAAAGTCTTTGTTTCAGGATTGAAATGTTTCATTTGATGCCTTTCTCTAAAAAGCTGTGTGTCCACAGCATGATACTAGTATAGCAAATTGTGTGTGACAAAACAACTGTTTTGGATTACAAGTTAGCCATAAATAACTAAAAAGGCTAACAAGGAACCCAATGAGTTCGTATTCTACAACCGCTTCAAACACCTACGCCAACACCAACAGCGTGGTCATGGCCAATATCGCCAACATGGTGGTGGGCCTGCCCATAGTTTTTACTGGTAACACATTTGGAAACATCACGGCCAACGCTACCTACTATATCGGCAATACCATCAGCAGCAACCAGATACAGATCACCAGCTTGCCGGGTGGAGCCATTTATCCCCTGGCCAACGGTTCGGGCACGATGACCGTGACGTTTGACAGTGCCGGGCAGTATATCATCAACACAGTGCCGCCTGGCGATCCCTTGGACGTGGCCTTTACCAAGGTCAATCACAACTTTGATCAGATCTACGCAGCCGGTCCGGTTGGTTCAAACATTCAGATAGCCGACAATACCATTCGCACCTTGAATACCAATGGCAATCTGGTGCTGGCACCCAATGGTATCGGCAATGTGGTCAGCAACGTGAACATCTTGCCCGATATCTCCAATGTTCGTAATCTGGGCAGTCCCACTCGACGCTGGGCCACTGTTTATGCTCAGTATATCGACTACAAAGGCGGCAACATCAGTGTCAACAATATCAGCGTTTCTGGTAATATCCAAGCTGGCGGATACATCAGTGCTGTGGGCAATGTCACCGGTGATTACTTCATAGGTAATGGCAGTCTATTGACTGGACTAAATGTAAACACTAACTCGATCAGCAATGGTGCCAGTAATGTATCAATACCGGTAGCCAATGGCAATGTGTATGTAAACGCAGGAAATTCTGCTGTTTGGAATTTTGATACTAGTGGTAATTTGACTGCACCCGGAGATATAAACAGCTCGGCCAATATCAGTGCCACTGGCAATATTTCTGCTTTGTATCTGCTCGGTAACGGCAGTCAGTTGACCGGAATCAACGCCAGTTCAAACAAGATTTTCAATGGCGCCAGTTATGCCAACATAGCTGACCCAAATAGCAATTTAGAAATCAATATCAACAGCCACAGTTGGGTGTTTAATTCGGCAGGCAATTTGGTACTGCCTGGAAACTCAGAAGTATCAATCAACTATGCTAACGGATCACCATACAACAGCGGAATCCAAGGTGCTACTGGCACACAAGGCACAACAGGCATACAAGGCACCACCGGCATCCAGGGTGTAGACGGGTCTCAAGGTGCCACTGGCAACAACGGAGCTCAAGGCACCACAGGCACACAAGGCATACAAGGTGCTACCGGTGCACAGGGAGTTGACGGCGTGCAAGGCGCTACCGGCATTCAAGGCGTACAAGGCGCTACCGGCACGCAAGGCATCCAGGGTGTTACCGGGAACGATGGAGCACAAGGCACGACAGGTATTCAAGGAGTTGATGGAGCACAGGGCATACAAGGCACTACAGGAGCTCAAGGAACCACAGGTGCACAGGGCACTACCGGTACACAAGGTGTCCAAGGTACCAATGGTACCAGTGTTGCTATTATCGGCAGTGTGCCTACAGTAGGAGTTGATCCACAGGCCACATTGAATGCGGCATTCCCAGGTGCAGTAGCCGGCGATGGAGTCATAGCACGAGACACTGGAAATTTATGGGTCTACGAAGGAGGTCTCTGGACCAATGTCGGACAAATACAAGGACCTCAGGGCACAACAGGCACACAGGGCGCCACAGGTGCACAAGGAACCACTGGACTACAAGGCGCTACTGGTACTCAAGGAACCACAGGTGCTCAAGGCACTACCGGTAATGATGGTGCTCAAGGAACCACAGGTGCTCAAGGTGCCACAGGTGCTCAAGGCATACAAGGCGTGGATGGAGCTCAAGGCACACAAGGCGTACAAGGCGCCACAGGTATCCAAGGAGTACAGGGCACTACCGGCGTGCAAGGCATCCAGGGTACTACCGGTTATTTTGATGGCAACTTGACAGCCAATCTTGATGGTCAAGGCTTTTCAATCAGCAATGTTTCGTTTGTGAGTGCAGTAGGCAACATATCAGGCAACTATATTTTAGGTAACGGCAGTCAGTTGACCGGTATTGTCAGCGGCAACACTGGCAATATCACTTTCAGCAACACTACAATCAGCAGCAACGTGGCCAATGCCAACATCTATTTGCAACCGCCTGGTACAGGCTTGGTTATATTGGCCAACACCAATGGTGGAGCCACCGGCATACAGATGGGCACACCCACAGCCGGCAACTTGGTCAGCAACGCTGTCACTTTGACAACCGACACCAGTGTCACCAATGGCATAGCCGAATTGAACTATGTGTTGGGCAAACTGGTACCAGCATCACCACCCAACTTCCCAGGTGGAAATAGCTTGACCTTGACCATGTCAACCACACCGGCTCGCATGTGTTCAGGATTTACTCAACCCGACAACACCGCCACCGGCAACAAGGCTGTATCGGCCGGAACCACTGTGTCTGCTGTAAGAAATTCCATTTACACAACCAACACCATCGGCAATACTGGCCCTGGTGATTCGGGCACGCTCACTGCGTATCGCAACGGAGCCGCGGTAGGCAATGCTTCATTTTACACCAGTGCTTCGCCAAGTGCCAATGGCACTTACGGAGGAAATCTGGTAGTCACCAACAATTACGATTATCATTCTGCCAATTCATCAATCACGGCCGGTTTCTGGTATGTGTTTAGTTCGGCCATCAGCGGCAACGGTGCTCCATCGGGCTGGAACGAAGTTTATTTGAGCGACAATGTGGCCGGCAATACCAATACGCCTTACTGGTACTATGACGCAAGTACTGCGGCAGCACCACAGTTCAGTTCGACCACGTTTGTGGCCTGTGCTAGCCCTAGCCTGACCTATTCTAGCACTATACCACACTACAACAACGGTACCAACTTCAACATTGGATTTCAGGTCAATCGTCTCAGTGCCAACATGTATCCGGACAGCAACAATCTTACCAGTGCTACCACAGCCGGCGGTGCGTTTGCGGCTCCGGCCACGGTCACTTATGCGGCTGCCAACATAACCACACCGCTGTCACAAAATTATCTGGTCAGTTCTGGTAACGCCACTGCCAACACCACAGCGGCCATAATTTCCGGATTTGGTAGCAGTGCTTCAGGACCTACTGTCACAGTGACCAACAGTTACAACGCTACGACCAATACATTTACACCAAGCGGTACAGTACTGTACAAGACCGGCAATGTCACAGCCATTGACGAAGGCAACATCGTGATCGCGGCCAATACTACCGGCTCAGGTTCGGCAGTGGGCTATCGTATTGTAAACCCTGGAAGCACGAACACTCCGACCTATACCGGTAGCGAAGCACAGTTCAACAGCCAAACAGGCCCATTACAGACCTATGATGCTGTGGTAGTTGGATCAGGTTCGGCCGGTGTGCTCAAATATGACACCACCAACTATTCGTCAGGATATTTGCCAGCAGGTCCAAATCTCAGCAGCCAAGGGGCCAACCAATACTTTACATTCAAGTTCACCCGGACACCGGTCAGCCAGTTTGCCATCAGATATCTGGGCACAGTGGCCGGCATGTGGGTGGCCCTGCCAGGTAGCCAAATTGACAGCACCAGCACACTAAACGGATGGTTGGACATGACACAGAACTATGCCGGAGCAGGTGTTCCGGGTGCCAACATAGGAGCCGGTGGCAATGGTTCAAATGGTTGTGCGTCGGGCGGAGCAGTTGTGCCCAATACAGCTCAAAGCAACGTGAGCAAAATATATACTTGTACCTTTGGTACAGTCAGTAGCAGCAGTGCTACCAACAACGAAATTTATGTAAGGATCTTACTCACATCTGGGCAGTCAGTAACTGCATTAAATATACAGGCGGCTCCATAATATGGCAATATCACAAGCACAATACATTGATCTATTAGTTAAAAAATTATTTGGTGTGGCCAAGACCGACACCAATCCGCCCAAGGCACCCAGCAACGAAAGCATAGCCAGCCCACCCTTGTTGGCCGGTGACATAGTATGGACACAGAGTGATCAAATTCCAGCTACAGCTCAGACTGTGAGTGGTATCACACAAAGTTATCTGGGCGGAAGCAGTGTACAGTGTACAGCCGACCCTACAGTGGGCCTGATTGGTGGAGTGAATCCTACCTGGTTGACCGGATTGACCGATTGGATTCCGTCTGAATTTGGAAGCACCTGGTTGGTCAAGGTCTATGCCGGGCCACCTGGTGCGGCCAATATACAGTCCACTGGTACTCAATTGTTTGCTGCTGGATCCGGCGGCACTGGTGAATACTTTTTTGACAACCAAGCCGGACTGTTAAACTTTATTGGCAATACCATACCGGCTAGTCTTACCTCAGGTAATGTGATTTATGTCTCGGGCTACAGATACATTGGACTCAAAGGTGTCACCAACCTGCCGGGCAATACTGTCATTGGCAATTTAAAAATCAACGGCAATACCATCACAAGCACATTGGCCAACGGCAATGTCACTCTCACTGCCAACGGCACCGGGGTGGTCAATGTGACCGGCAATGTTGCCGCCAATTACTATTTTGGTAATGGATCACAGTTGACCGGTATCAATGCCAGTTCAAACAAGATTTTCAACGGCAACAGCTATGCCAACATAGCCACAACCGATGGCAATTTGGTCATTGGTATCGCCGGTAATGAATGGAGTTTTGGCACTGATGGTAATTTGTCATTGGCCGGCAACTTGAATCTATCAGGCAACACTTTTGATGTGTATTATGCCAACGGTACACAGGTGTCCTTGGGCGGAAACTATGGCAATTCAGATGTGGCTGCTTTCTTGTCTGATTTCGGCTCCAACACCATTAGCACCACCGGCAACATCTCTGCTGGATATTACTATGGTAACGGCTATTACTTGACTGGTATCATTCCACCTACCAGCATAATCAATCAAACTGTAGAAGGCAACAATGTTGCCAACACATTTACTTTGTTGCAATCGGCCACGGCCAATACTGTGTTGGTGACCATAAACGGTATTACACAAACTCCCGACGTTGACTATGATGTTGCCGGCAACAGTATAACCTTTAGCACAGCGCCTTACAATGGTGACGTGGTACAGATCAGATTCTTGGCTGTAGCTGGACCAGGAGGCGGTAGCGGTGGCAATTCCAGCTACATCATAAACGGATTCAGCTGGGCCAATGTGACATCTCCAAGCGGTAACATCGTGATCAACACTAACGGACCGACCTGGACTTTTGGCACCAGCGGTAACTTGACACTGCCAAACAGTTCGAACTTTGGTGATGCCGCTATCACACAAACCGACACAAACACATCCGGAGTCAACAGTTCTACTGGCACTTTCCCGTATCTCAACTACAACATCAACCTGGTTGGTTACAAGGTCAACGGACCCGGTGTAGTCAATGCTACGGTGGCTTCGCAAGATCAAGGAACCAGCACCATTGTTATTACTGGTGGAGTCTTCCAGGCCGGACAGAGCTATCGGTTCAGCACAGCATTTGGCACTGTGGGGACCGGACTCGAAGTAGATGGTAGCAACTGGATCTTTGGATTTGATGGTAATACCACTTTGCCTGGCAATGTGTCGGCCGCAGGCAATATAACAGCCAGCGGATTCCTGACTGGTGTGGCTTCATTGACTGGTAATGCCCAGAGCGGCGACAATGCTTTGTATGCTGGTATCCAATTGTTCACACATTTGCCAAGCAACGTGGTCGCACAGTTTTCTGGCAATGCCAACAGTTACAGCCAGATCAATTTCCAAAATATCGATCCTGGGATCGCGTCAACCACGGACTATATTGCCACAGCCGACAACGGGTCAGACACCATTCACTTTATTGACATGGGTATTGCAGGTGGCAGCTATGTTCCTGGATCATACAACAGTCTTGGCAGTTCGTTAAACTCCAATGATGGCTATATGTATGTACAAGGCACCGGAAATGGTCAGACCGGTAACTTGGTGATTGGTACCAACGAAGCCAACGGTGTGGTGCGGATCATAGCCGATGGTAGCAACACAGCCAATATTGTGGCAGAATTTTCCAAGACTGGTATCAGTGCAGTTGGAAACATCACCGGTAACTATATCTTGGGTAACGGTAGTCAGTTGACTGGCATACAGGCCAGTGCCGGTGAAGCCGCATTTACTATACAAAGCAACAATTTTGCAGCCACAACCGGCAATAGATACGGAGTCAACACTGTGAGCAACTCGGTCACAGCCACACTACCGGCCAGCCCAGCAACCGGTGGTGCCATATTCTTTGCCGATGCAGGCGGCGCCTTTGCCACAAACAACTTGGTTGTCAATCCAAATGGTCGCACCATAATGGGTGCAACCGGTAACATGACAGTCAGCACAAACAACCAGAGCTTTGGCCTGTTCTATAATGGCTCAACATGGCGCACATACAACGCAGGGTAACGAGGAAAACAAATGGCTGATCTAAGTTCGTACATAAACATCAAGGCTAACAATGTAATTAGTAACACGGTGGTTTCTACCACTGGCAACGTTTCAGGCAATTACATACTGGGTAACGGATCGCAACTGACCGGTATTGCCGCAAGCTATGGCAACGCAAACGTGGCTACTTTCTTGGCCGCATACGGTAGCAATACTATTTCTACTAGTGGTAATATTACAGCCGGTAACTTGATTGGTAATATTAGCATCACAGGTAACGTAACAGGAACAAGTCCAAATGTTCAACTAGTAGCCGGTAGCTATACCTGGACCTTTGACAACACTGGTAACTTGACCGTTCCAACTGGTGGCGATATTCTATTGGCCAACTCACAATCCGTAATCAGTTCTGCCGGCAATATCACAGGTGCTTATATCTTTGGTAACGGTAGTCAGTTAACTGGCCTACCAGCAACATACGGCAACTCAAACGTGGCTACTTTCTTGGCTGCATACGGTAGCAATACTATTTCTACTAGTGGTAATATTACAGCCGGTAACCTAATTGGAAACATTTCAATTGCTGGCAACGTGGTTGGAGCACAGGCCAACGTAGGCATAGTTGCTGGATCATATACTTGGACTTTTGACAACACCGGCAACGTAACCCTGCCCACAAACGGGGATTTGGTGTTCAGTGCCAACACCACAATGACCAGCGTCACAAATGGTAATATTACCGTTGATCCAAACGGCACCGGACAGTTGATAGTTACAAACATCACTCCGGCACAGTTTGGCAATACAGTAAGTGTTGCCGGCAATGTTACTGTATCTGGCTCGGGCGGCGTCAAAATTCCAAACTTGCCAGCATTCCGTGTGTATGGCAATAGTTCATCAATCTGGAGCACTACAACCAACGGCACAGGCATTCTAAACGGCAACAACTGGGCAGTGGATTACAATCAAGGCGGTTACTTGAATTCGTCAACAGGGGTGTTTACCGCACCCGTGGCTGGTCTATATCAATTAAATCTTGTTTGCCGTGTGGCAAATAATACTTCACCAAGCGCACAGGCCATTGTTATCAAAAACTATGGGTCAGGTAATGTAAATCAAGTCATGTGGGAATCAGGTGCCAACCCTAGTATTAATCATTTTGGTGTTGGCACGGTATCAAAACTGGCGGCAGGAGACACACTTACACTTAAAGTAACTGTTGGTTCACTTATTTTTGATGGCAACGACAACTGGTCAGTGGCGTTCCTAGGTTAATATGATTGTTCAAGGCGTAACACTCCGAGGAACAAGAGTTGTAGATGGTGGGGTCATGCCCACTGGTTTAGTGCTGTATCTTGATGCTAACAATAGTTCAAGTTATTCAGGCACAGGCACCACGCTCAATGACCTGTCGGGCAATGGCTACACTCATACTCTCAGCAACAGCAACCTCTACACTGTGTTGAGTGGTGTTAAATGTTTCAACTGCTCTGCTACTGGACAAGTTATTACCGCCAATTCAGTCGACATACAGATACCCACAGCATTTACCTACATCAGTTGGGTGCGTGTAAGATCCACCACAACTGGTTACAGAACTCTTTTAAGAGGTTATCAAGCCAACGGCAGCCGACCCAACGGTGGACATGCTATTATTGTCAACACCGGGACCAATATCTTGGGCATGTGGGACAACGCCACACTCACCGGGTTCAACAGCTCAACCTACAACATGTCAGCCTATGGTGATGTTTGGGCACAGTTTGCCACAATAGGCGATGCCGCAGGACAAGTATTCTACATCAATGGTCAACTGGTTGGTCAACCGGTATTTAAATCGGTATCAGGGCAGTATCACTATGCCTGGGGCAACATACAAGGTTCCGCAGATCAACCCTGGGGCTATGTGGCCAATTTAGAGTTGTATAATACTAAACTTACCTTAGAACAAATTCAACAAAACTACTATGGGTTGAAGGGACGGTTTGGGGTATGACAACAATTATTCAAGGCACCAACATACAAGGATTTACGGTTTATGACTCATCGTTTAATAGCAACGGTGCCTTGCTATATCTAGATGCTGGGCAGGCCGCTAGTTATTCTGGTTCGGGAACTACTTGGACTGACTTGTCTACCAATACCAACAATGCTACCTTGGTAGGCAGTCCTACATTCGTCAGCAGTGGTGCAAACAGCTACTTCTCTTTCAATGGTGCTGGCACTCAATATGCTGGAACGCCCACAGCCAAATACAATCAAACCTACACAGGTAAAACTGTATTCATTGTGGCCAGACTAACTGCTATTACCGCCGGCACTTTCCGCTGTATGTTTGGCACAGCCGCAGGAACTAGAAACTTTAATACCTATATTTACAGTCCTAGCGCAGGTGTTTATCAAATACATTGGAGTGCTGGAGGCGGTGGTGGATTCAGCAACAACTTGTCTATCACTACCAATCAATGGTTCGTTGCCGCAGTTACACAGACTACCGGTGGTTTGGTAACTTATTACCTTAACGGTCAACCTGTAGGAACCAACTCAATAGCATTTAGTCAATGGGTCAGCAATGGCAACGAAAATGTGGCCTATGGCGACAACTACTGGTATGGTGACATTCCCGTTGTAGCCGTGTATGGTCGTGCCCTAACAGCAGACCAAATACAACAAGACTACAATTCCTTAAAGGGTCGATACGGCTTTTAATTGAACGATATGTTTGCACTCTCTCCGTTGCCATTTCGCAACTGGGCAGGTGCAGGTCCAGCTACCCCGATCGTCAGTCACAGTATAAACAGCACCTTGTGATCCGGGCACACGATACTCTTTGCCCGTGGACTCTACTGGTTTCTCTTCCTCAAGCATAAAGTTCCAACGATTTTCAACTTCCTTGAACTTGCGACGGCTGGTGCTGAATCGGATGGGTTGCTTGAACTCTTGCACCCGGACCGAGCCCGATGCCACATAAGCAAACATCTTGTCCTTGCTGTCGTTCACAAAGTACACATGATTGGGTACATCATATTCTTGATCCCATACTGTGATTTCTTCAAGTATCTTCATTACGCCCAATCCTTTTTGCTACCGTGGGTTTCATTCCAGTTGTAACCGGCCGAGTATGCAACAATCTCTTCTGCGGTCATGTCGGCCAATTCTACTCGTTCGCTGACACCAGTACCGGCCTGATAGTAGTGCGGATCAAACGGTCTATCGTACCAGGAATCTGCACTTCCACGGTCCCAAGGTCCACCATGTCGGGTGTCATATTCGGTAACGTCACTTTTGTACATATCTGCTCCTTAGGTGTTTAGGGGGTGCGAGACAAATCTATAAAATCTAATCTGGGCTGGATCCATACCTTGCAACATGAGTTCATAATCGGCCCAACTACAGTAAGCTACTTCTCTACCATACCCGGCATAGAGCTGTTTGTTCAGTCTAGTGACCTGGGCTTTCGCTACAGACTCTTTTTTGTAGTAGTGTTGGGCACCACCATATTCTTTTTCGTAGACTACATAACCCATAGTGGTTCTTAGGCTGTTTGTTTGGATTCAAGTATCTCACACAGGATAAACTTGGCAATGTTGATCTGTTTACGCACAGCATCTTTGCTGGCGCCACCTGTCAACATTTCTTGAGCATCACTCAAAACACCCATGGCTGTCATTTCAAGACCGCTGAGTTTGGCACTGATGCCTTGTAAATAATCTCTGCGGATTTGTGCTTCTGAGATACCATAACAATTACGTTCGAATTCAGTCATTTAATGCTCCTTGTTGTTTACTATACTACTATTATAACCGATCTGTCATTTTGGGTCAACCGTTTGGTCAATCTGGATCAACAGGAATGCACAGGAAATCTCTCTGATATTGCAATTTTATGTCAACCGCTTGCTGTGTCTGTGGCGTGTTTGCAACACCGGGCGGAAACATTCTGGCTTGCCAAACTGCACGCAGAACTCGCTGACAGGCGTTTTGTGTGTGATAGGTGCCCAAAATGGCCGGACTAGTGCCGGCTGTGACAGCTAGGAAAATCAAAGCATACATGTCAACGGTTCCTTAAAGTAAACGGTAAAAGCTCTGGCAAGATGTTTGTGCGTGTCTTGTTGCTGTTTGTGCGGTCCTCGGTAGCGGATCCGGGCTCGATAACCCAACTGCTTGAGAGCAGATCTCATGGGTTCCAGATATTGTATGGGTACCATTCTGAGATCAGGATTGTGATTGACCAAATCGTACAAGTCAACATGACCGATCATGAACAACCGGGCTCTGAGATCTGATCTGGGCACACAGGTGTTTTGGGCATGATAAGTGTACACTAGATCAGTCCTCGCAGTTCTAGGCTGGCCACTGCTTGATCGGCGCTGGCTGACCAGGTAAATCGAGACCGTATGATTGTGCTGTTGGCCCGTGCCTTTGCGCTCAAGTCTGCATGATTGTCACGTGCCGTTTGCAAGGCCTGTTGGATGCTGGCTATCCTAGGCACCGCCCATTGTCCCCAGTCGCCATCCGGAAATGGATAGTAACTTTTGTATTCGTCACAGTCCACAGGACGCAGATTCCAGGCCACGTCCAGCACACTGGTGCGTATGGGTTTGAGAAATTCAGCATGACCCGAGTACATGGTGCTGATAATGGGCAAGCCACTGGCAGCTGCTTCTATGATGGGCAAGCCCCAGGCTTCGCCTCTGGGTGCGCTCAAGAACACATCTGCGGTGCGATACATTTCGGCTATGCTTGTGAGATCCGCATAACCCCAGTTGAGTCGCCAGTTGTCAAATCCGTAACTCTTGATCGCAGCAATCATCTGCTGGGCCTTGGCATCACCGTTGCGGAAGTAGTCGCTTTTCATGACCAGTTCCACGCCCGGATCATTGCCAAATGTGCGACCAAACGCTTCAAACAGCTCGGCATAGCTCTTGCGTACTTCATACTTGCCCACGATCAGGAATCTAAAAGGACGCGGTTGCTGGGATCTAGCGTGGGGATGGAACAAGGTATGATTGACACCTTCGGGCACTATGTCTATCTTGTCACTGTCGATGCCGTTGGCGATCAAGACATCCCGTCCCCACTTGGTAGGTACCCATACCAGATCGGCCTGTTCAGCCGACCGTAACACATCGACTGGAATACGAGTGCTTTCAAAAACTATCCACTGTATCCGGGTGCCTCGGAACAGATCGTGTATGTTCATGCCCACAAAGCTGATGGTCACATCCTGTTCGGTACTGGCACGTGCTGCCGACACTATGGCATCGGTATTCTGGAAATCCAGTTCCTGCACACAGCTACCCACAGTGTCCAGTGCCTGTATGGCATCTGCAAAGGCTGCAAAATGATTGCCAATGCCCGAACTGTTGCGTTGTCCAATTAGATTTATTCGCATGAGCTATTCTAGATCCAGCAAGATTGTGATTGTGTACATGTCAGTTGGCTTCGAATGCGACTCGCACCTGTTCGTTGAATTCGGCACGGATCTCAGCAGCCTGTTTGGCTGTGAGTTTTTCAAACTTGACCGTGGCACCAGTCAACTTGACCTTGGCCATGTTTGGTACTGTTACTTTGACCGGATTGCGTGGCTTTTTTTGAGCTTGTGGCTTGGCTGACGGGTTCTTATCTTGTATCAACCCTTCCAATAAAGCCGTTGCTTCAACATTATTGAAATCTGGATAACTGACAGCCAAGTTAGTGAGCACAAACCGAGCAGCATCATTCTTGGTCATTTCTGTAGGCAATGCAAGGATAACCACATCAGTGTCGCCCAGTTTACGCAACTGATCGATACGTTTGACGTCGTTGGCAGTACGGAATTTTAACTCACCATTCAAACGACTAAAACCTGCAAATTGAACTGTTGTCATATCTACTCCTTATTGTTAATATACTACTATTATAACCGAAATGCCGTTTTGGGTCAACCAAAATCCACACGATTCTTGTGTTTTTCTTGGCGACGATATAGGTTTTTGGGCTCCACACGCTGGGGGCGGAATGGAGTGTTGCGAATAAACAACACCATGTGTGCCCGGGTTCGACGTGGTTTTTGCTGGATTTTTATCATAATATTAGTATATTATAATAGCCATTTTGAGTCAATCATAAATCCAACCCAGATTTTGCACATGGTGTATCCAGCTGAAAACAGGTACACCAAATGTCAGCGTCCACTTGCCATTCCACCCCAAATAGGTATTCAGACTAAGCTGTTGCTCTAGTACAACACCTTGATTGCGTTGTTGGGTTGCCCATGGTTCGGGATATACAGGCTCATAGATGCCAGCCCACGCAAATTTAGGATCTGTGATATCAAAAAAACTCACAGATTCTATGACCACGGCTTTGTCCAAAATTTGATCTGGAATACAATCTTGATCAGTCTTGTTTAAAAATTCCACGCTTAGACAGACTGGCTGATCAGTTTCAAACTCAAAATCAAATTTGGTAGTTTCTGTCAACCAAATTTTGGTCAGATCGGGTTCAATACCTACCCGTATCTGCGGCGGTTCGGCGTGCCAGATGGGTCGTAATACCACCGACAGTTTAACTGGATATGTCATAGGTGTGTTGCGACAGTATGTTTTGTAATTCAGGAAACAGGAGCATGGCGTCGTGCCCGTACACACGATCCCAACGTTCGCAATGGCGAGTCATCAATTCCAACTGCTGATCACTGTCGGGCGGTGTCGCGGTTTTCAGTAGATTCAAACACAGTTTGGCCTGTTCCTTGATTATTTTTTTGTAGTTGTGCGGATCACTGGCATTGTAATCACCACCAATTTCCACATCTTCAATCGATTCCAGGAATGTTTCAAACTGCGGTCGATACAGTTGTTTTATCTCAGAAGGCAATATCTCCACACTCAAAAATCTAGGCGTCTGACAGATCAGGCCTTTTACAATCAATTCGCGATCCAGAGCATACTGTAACAGTCCAACATAGGACCCAATAGTCAGCAGACTTATTGCCGGTCTCAACGTCAGTGTGATCGAGCTGTTGTTGCAATAATCAAGATAAAGTTGAATGTTCTCCAAAACTTGTGCAGTATCTGTGCCTTGACGAGTGTACGAATTACGAGCGTCCAGAGTTTCTATACTGACCTCAATGCCCACGCGACGGAATTGTTTCAGTTTGTTTAACAAATCAGGCTTGAACACAGTGCCATTGGAAACAAAACTGAAACACAGATCAAATTTTTCATGCTCGATCATGGTATCTACCAGATCCTCCATTCTCGGAGTCAACAAGGTCTCACCACCCATAAAATGCAGGTTGGTCAGTTGTGGTATTTCCAACAACTGCTGTTTGAAATCGTTCCAGACTGACTGGTCCTTGGTCCAGTCAGTGCCCAGATATGATCTACTGGATTCTATGCCCCACTTGACCTGCTGACTGGCAATGGTGCTACTGGCTTCGGGTCCGCACATTTTACAAGCCAAATTGCAAAAATTTCCTAGATCAATATGCAAATCTATTGGATGCCTGGTAGAATAACCGTCATGGTCGGCACTGTAAGAAAAATGTTTGTAACCAGGACTTTGTGGAAAACTGTCATTAAACGCAGTACGAGTAAAGATTACGCTCTTTTGATTGCTTTTGAAACGCCGGCTGTTACCGCCATGATCCTCCTCACTATAACAACGACTGCACTGAGAAACCTTGCTTGATCCTAAAATGCTGTTGCGAAAATTTCGTACTGGCTCGCTGTTGAACCATTCCATGATGGTCATGTGTTTGATATTGTATTGTGTCTGATCTGGCGAATACAGTTTGTGAGATTCTTGGCAACAGATTCCTAGACTACCATCCCAATAGACATGGAGTTCGTACCATGGAGAGTTGCAAAATATAGATTGATTGGGCATGTGTAGTAGTTGGTGGTGAATTTGAACTAGTATATAGTTGATCTTCCATAAGTATATTATACTTAATTGAAAAAATCAAATGCGCGATCTTTTAAACTTACTCGATAATCTGGCCGAAAGCCGCGGACTCAGTGGCCGTAAACCTGGTGCTGTGTACAAGCGAGGAGATAATCCAGATGACCAAATCGTTTTCCAAAATCTCACATTCTATCCCAAAGTAGGCAATTATGCCACTCGAGAAGAAACAGAAAGTGTTTTTGATCAGGTCCAAGCAGAGATCGGTCATCCCATTGAGCAGGTCAATCAACCTAGCAACAGCAATCGAGCATTTGCCATTGCAACATTTGATACCGCGGTTGGCACACGCTATCTGGCCAAATTCGCACAAACCATCAAACCTGTCCACGATCAAAACAAATTCTTCCAAACCGATGACATACCAGGCGGATTCAGCCAAGGTGATGCTCGTGGCAGCAAAGAAAAAGCAGGTTACAAGCCCAGCGATGTTTTGACCGAATTCAAGAGCCAAACTCCCGAATCCATCCTGGTACAGATTGGAGATAGGTTTGGATTGGACAGCGCAGAATATCGTGCCGCTGAAATAGTTTCTAGCGCCGACAGTTTTCCAGTCACAGTGCCAGCCGGTAACATGGATTTTGCCGGCTTCAGAGATTACTTTTGCGAAATGCTACAACCTATAGTACTGATACGTGGTATTCCGGTACGAGGAAACGCTGCCAAGGCTGCCGAGGTATTCATGGATGGGTCATTTGCAGATTGTGTGGTCAGTTTCAATCAATCGGTTTCAGGAAATCTCTACGACAGTCTCTTGATCAATCCTGCTGGCAAGCAGATCAAGTTGAGCTCAAAAGGGGCCAAGGGTGCCATGGCATCCAGCGTAAATCTATTAAAAAGTGTGCGCGAACTTGAAGCAGCCGGTATGACACAATTTAGAGAACAGTATGCTGATACCATAGACATTTTGGAAACTATAGATCGAGGGGATCACAACACTGGTCCATTAGAGCTGGCCATAGATTTAGGCATGATCACCCAGGCAGAAGCCAAACAAGTCATGGACTTGACAAAATACAGCGGGGACCCAAACTTTGATATTGATCAAGTACCGGGGCTAAGTGTCAATCTCAAAAAAATCTATCACGACCGCACCGCTGACGATGCCAGCAAGATCATACCAATCAATCACATGGTGTCCAGTATTGCCTACAAAGTCTGCAACGAGATCAATACCAAGACCAATTTCAGTGAGGCTGCTGCTGATATCTTGAACAATTCAGCCTTTGTGCAGATGTATACCGAAGCCAAAAAAGGTCGAGACGAGTTTGTGATCCAGGGATTCAACACAGTATGGCCCAGCAAGCTGTTTACCGAAGTTACCCTTGAGGCATCCAAGAGTTACAGCTCAACTGCCAGTTCGGGCGGCAAACTGGTATTCAATATCAACAAGGAACCCAAGGCTGTACCTAACAAAGAAGACTCTGCCACTACAGGTAGTGCTGATAAAGCCGGCGAGCTGGTTGATTATATTCCGCCCAGAAGCTCAGTTAAGGCCACAGGCGATAACGGACGTTTGGGTACTGAAAAGTCTCTGGGACGCAAGCGCCAACGTTGATCTACTTGCCCAGATCCGACACATAATCGCAGATACCCAGTGCCAGTGCTTCGTTGGCACTGAGCCATACATCTGTGGCCGGCAACAGTCGTTCCCGTATCACACTGTCATCCAGTCCCGTGGTTGCTTTGTACAGTTCAATCATGCGAGTCTGGCATAAGTCAAATTCCTTGGTCATGGAAAACAGTTCATGATGTTTGCCTTCAGTTCCCCAACTATACTGATGACTCAAGATTGATGTGTTGGGTGTAAGCACCCGTCGACCCCGAGTACCTGCCAGAAATATCATGAGTCCACAACTGGCTATCTGACCCAGACCCACTGTCTTGACTGGAATCTTGCTGGACTGCATGATATCGATCAGGGCAAACGCTGGTTCCATTTCGCCTCCTGGACTGCATATCATGAGCAACAGTTCTTTTTTCTTTTTCTTGACTGCATGATTTTCGACCAAGATCCATTCGGCTATGGGCTTGACAGTTTCAGCTGAAACATCGCCCATGAATATGTACATGCCAACATCTTGCAACTGTTGGCTAGCATCTTTGATGCTGTCTAGTTCGTTTGAAGCGGGCATGTGATCTCCTGATGGTAGTGTATCCATATATTATAATGGATTTTTAAACTATTTGCTACTGATTACGACCATATAGCATGGGTTTTGAACATTCTGTCAATCTAACTACCTGTAGCTCTACTCGTCCCAGATCACTCACAGTCAGTCCTTGTACTGGCAGAGTTATTTCACTGCGCAATCGCATGCCAGGATTTAACCACACACCAGTTGTTGGCAGTTCCACAAAGTAGTGCGCAAGATTGGAGTTGCTGTGAGTCAAGGCCACGTAATCCAGGCAGTCCTGGTACACCACGTGGCCGGTCTGGCTCTGTATGGTCACTAGCACCCGCGGCTGGCTCTGCACCAAATGCTCATATAATAAATCCTGGGTGAGCCGATCAGTTTCACATCCGTTCCAACCGCAAGTGCTCACTGTTTTTAATGCCGTGGTATAGCTGTCCACATAGCGACGGTTCCATCGCAGTTCAAAAGGTATGACCAATTCGGGCACACGCGATTGAGTGATCTCGGTACGGGTGGTCTTGAGCTCGATATCAAAACTGCGACGCGGAAAGTCGTTCAACACTGTGCCCAGGACTCGGTCGCCTTGCGATCTTGAATATTCGGCTGTGTCAATTGACACCGATGCCCGATTGCCGTCGATCTGTCCTGCTGTCCGATCCTGTGCCAACAAGCGTTCAGCCAGATTGGTTCGTTGTATCCATACCTGCATGCGTACACGATATCCCGGAGTGCCTGGCACAGTGTCCATTATTTTGTAATGATCCACAAATCCGGCTGCATACGAAATCACTTCATCGCGCCGGATATGACTGTTGACCGATTGGGTCTCAGAGGCTATCACTGTGCCCAACGCCTGCTCAACGGCCAGTCTAAATCCGTTGAGCCTGGCTTCTTGGGCATCGACACCTTGTCCTTCTACTTCGATATAGTACAATCGTTTGCTGTCCAACAAGATCCATTGCCCCACAGTCATGACTATGCCAAACGGTGTAGGAGCCAAGGCAGACCATTGTGCTTGCGCCGAGCACATCATAGCTGTGGTAGTCAACGCCAGTATCAATCTGCGCATGTTATTGCATCATCATGCCACGAACTTGCAAACGGATGTCTTGATGACGGGCATCCCAGCGCATGACCACTTGTACAGCTCGACCATTGTTGATCACTTCGCCTTCTTTGAGATACAGTCCGCCCAGGATACCTTGATTGTTATTGGTGATAGTGGTATTGACTGTGCTGGAAATTTTCAAGGCATCTGTACGTGCGGCTGTGTTGTTGTCAGCCACAGTGGCTGATTTATTGGCCACATCATCGATGTCATCGGTGGCAATCAGCTCGTTCGAACCTGTTCGATTGGACGTGAATTGATTGCTTTTTTGATCCTTGGCCTGTTCTAGATTCTGGCTGATCATTTTGACCGATACTGCACTGGTAATGGTTTCCTTGTGGATAAAGTCGTTCATGCGTTTCTTGGCTTCCAGCTCAGCCACACGGTAAGATTCGCGCAAGGCATTTTCGCTGTTGCCCCAAACTGGCGCATAACCAGTGGCTTCGATGGCCTCCAAATTGCCGGTCAAGGTATAATGCACACGGATGCCCTGGCGCTTGAAATCGCTGGTGGCACGCTGTTCACTGATGGCCGTGGTAGCTGTGGTGCCAGGATTGATGCCTGCTGTGGTGTTGGAGGATTTGGTTGAACTACAGGCCGACAACAGCGCAAGTGCGGTCAGGGCCAAGATATGTTTTTTCATGATTGTCCTTTGTTTAGATATGAAAAATCCAGCTTATGCACATATTATGCACGAGCTGGATTAAAAGGTCAATCGAGTTGGATTACTTGTTTTTGGCAGAGCCAGTGGTCCAACCAATTGAATTGATAAATTTGGACCATTGATCGTTGATATCGGTCAAGCCAGCCTGCATGGAACTTGATGTCTGGCTGGCACTCTCAGCTAGATTTTTGACCATTTTGGACATGCCGTTGACCATGGTTTTGGTGTATGTGGTTTGGGCATCGATGATCTGGTTGATTGGGTCTACCAAACCGGTCTGCTTGAGAGCAGTTTCGGTGATTTGTTTTTTTCCATCTTGTACTGCATCTATGAACTTTTCTACATCGAACATTGTTTTCTCCTTGGGTTAAATGTTTTGTTGTGCTGCAACATATTTATGTATTATATGCTGTACTGCAACATTTTCCTACGGATCCGGTTAAATTCATGTTCGCAGTGTGGCCAGTCCCAGTCCACGCAGTATCTGTATATACATCCAACCAATATCAAATTCCCACCAGCGTCGACTCAAGCGTGGATTGGCAGGATCAAGATGGTGGTTGTTGTGCAATAGCTCACCACCAACAACAAGGTCGATGGGCACAACATTTCTGCTTTGGTCACGTGTTTGGCCATTTCTATAGCCAACCCAGTGTCCAATGCCGTTGACCACACCTGCGGCCCAGAATGGAATCCAGGCTATTTGCACCGCCCAAACCAGCATTCCTGTCCAACCAAACACGGCCATATCAATGGTTGCCATCACAGCCACGCCCAACCAGTTGTATCTGGTGTACAGGTGCCGTTCGATCCAATCAGTTGGAGTACCGCGACCATAGGCCATCATGGTTTGAGTGTTACGTCCTTCGGTCACATAGTACCAGACTCCACGTGTCACAATGTTCCAGATACCATGCACATGCGGGCTGTGCGGATCTCCTGGTTGGTCACTGAATCTGTGATGTTTTCTGTGTATGGCCACCCATTGTCGTGTGATCATGCCCGTGGTCAACCATAACCATGCACGCATGGCATGTGCCACCACAGGATGGAATTCGACTCCGCGATGTGCTTGGCTGCGGTGTAAGTATAGTGTCACACATATTATGGTTATGTGTGTCATGACCAGGGTAGCGATGATTGTGTTCATCTAGTACTTAGTCTGATATCTCTTGAAATATTATTCAGCTTTTTTGCAACCAGCTGTACCAGATATTCTTATAGTTGGTGTTTATTTCGCTGATCATGGTCAACCAAGTGGGCGGACTCAATCTTAGATGTACTTGGCTGTCACCGTGCATGTTGCGTGCCGGTAATCCGTGCTTGGCACACAGATGCTGTATCGGACGGTTGTGCCCCAGGCAATGCATGAACAGCTCTTGATAGCCGCGATTCTTGACCCAGGTCAAGGCCTGTTCCAGCATGACGGATGCAATGCCTTGGCCCCTACAATCAGATCGTACTATGAGACCAAATTCTACGGTACGTCCGGACATGGCCATGTGCAATGTTCCCACCCATTGATTTCCGTCCTGAGCTACCAGAATCCGGTGGTCATGCAAATTGTTGTGTACACGGTCCATGAGGCTGTCGATCACAGCGTCAGACGTGGCCATACCAAAATACAAATTGCGTGTTTCCTGATCCTGCCGTTTGATCCATTCACCGTATTGATCAAAATTTGCCGATGGCAGAAATCGGGTAGTTATCATATGATTCGACCGCAAACGCCTCTTGCTAGATATTGTCTAGTAAGATTTTCAATTTCGGCCACACTGGTTGGTCGTTTGCTGTTGATGTAGTCATCCAGTCCGGTACTGATAGAACCGGTTGTGGTCAACAAGCGGGCAAGTGATTTGATAAGTTTTAACATTGTGTGTTTTCCTTGAGTTGGACTATAGTGGTTTTCACTAATAGTAATTGTACTGATATTTACCACGCAACACAACAAATATAATATAAGTTTTCGAGGTTCGGCAAAATTGAACTAAATATCAGACACAAGGAGATCAGTATGCAATCATTTTTAAAGAAGTTGTTCGGTATCAAACCAAAAGTGGATCCTGCTGGACATTGGCCATGGCCTACACCCAAGAGTCAGCCAGCCGATGTTGAACCAACACCTGAGCCAGCCGACACAACGCCTGCAAAGGGCAATTTAACCTTTGGTGGTATTATTGCCAAGCCCGAAACAACACCTGAGCCAGCCGACACAGCGCCTGTCAAACGCAAACCGGTCAAAAAACCAGTGGCCAAACCAGCTGCGACCGATACTGCGACCACTGCCAAACGCAAACCGCGCAAGCCCAGAGCCAAAAAATCTCAGTGAAGCAGTAGGCGTGTGAGACCTACACAGTCAATCACGATCATGAACACATAGTTAGACAGCAGTCCAAAACTCCTACGAGTCCAGCAGGCCCAAGCGGCTGCAACACAGCCGCTGATAAACACCATGTACAGTGGTATCAAAGGAATATCAGGCACAGTGGCCGCAAAGGTCACTGCCGAGGTCACGCTACATAACCAGGCAAACAGCTCGGCAAAAAATCTAGTTCGATTGGCTTGATAATCGTTGCGTACATACGCAATCATACCCAACATAGTCTGTTTCATATTTCCCATCGTAATTTAAAAAATACAGCATCTTGGGGATTTTCAAATCTAAAAGCAAATCCTTCCACAGACCGATAACCGTGCAGATGATACTGCCCACCAGGTTGACATTCAACCCATTCAATAATCTCATGCGGGCTGTGGTTCGCATGGGCCAACATGGTACTCCATGGTATCACTACCTGGGTCCAATTGTTAGGTGGTGGCCATGCTTGAAATTGATCCATTGTTTATTGTAGCATAAAATATACTAAATATCAAGTCTGACGCCAATACACTAAATACTATTATGAACAATTATTATGTATATCGACTGATTGATCCAAGAAACGGAAAGACGTTTTATGTGGGCGAAGGCAAAGAACAACGGGCTTGGTCGCACTTGAAATTTACCAGTGGGTGTAATAATCCGCACAAAGATCGAGTTATTAGAAAAATACAATCAATGGGTCTTGAAGTCGGAGTCGAATTGGTCGAAACCAACTTAACCAAACAACAATCTATACAATTTGAAGAACAGTTGATAGAAGATATTGGTATTGAAAATTTAACCAACATTTGCAAAAACGCTAATCCTCCAATATTATTTGGTGAACAAAATGGATTCCACGGCAAGACTCATACTGACGCTAACAAGAAAAAATGTGGTGATGCTAATAGAGGAAAGAATAATAAAACAAGGGCTGGCGCGGAATCCATTTCAAAATCAATGCAAGCACGATGGCAGGATCCCAAATTGAGAGAAAATCAAATAAATGCTCTCAAATCTCGCAAAGGCGAAAAACGCAGTTTAGCAGCAATAGAGTCTTATAAAAAATCAGCGACTCAACGAAATGCAAAAATGACCCCGGCACAACGATCAGCCAGAACACTTGCCGGTTGCGAAACTAAGAAAATAAAATATGCAGGACTCAAAAGAAAATCTTATACCGACGAGACCGGAAAAAAAAGATTTAGATGGATTCCTGCCACTGATTAAACAGCTGCCCGGCAGCCAGATTTTTTCCCTTGCTTTCTGTTTGTATATCTGCCCACTCTAGATGTGTCAACGCCCATGCATTGAGTTGTTTATTGTTGTAAAAATCACTGTGGGATCTCAATTTGGCTTTGTTGGTGATTGTTAACAGTTGTTCCAGCGACGGCATGATATCAATAAATTCGGCAATGTGTTCTTCTCTTGATTGACTGTAATGTATTGCTGGTCTAACGCCTTGCCAACTGTCAATTACTTGAGAAATACGATGATCTTGCGAGTTAATGTATTCCCCGGTATTGATAAAATGATGATGTATGTCTAGCACTATGCCAACACGCTTGCCTAATGGTAACAGGACATCAAGACCGGCTTGATATTCGTCATTTTCTAATGTAAGACAATTTCGTAGTTCCGGGCTCATTTTTTGCCAAGCTGTATCAAATCCAGCAACACCTAATTTGCCGCTCAGATGCACATTGATCTTGAAATCCAACTTGGATTTACCGTAGCCCATCCAGCGAGCCATGTCAGCATGATATTCTAATTCTTCTAATGATCTTTCCACAATACCAGGATTATTGCTGACTATACAACAGAACTGTCCGGGATGGAAACTGAGTCGCACGTCCAGTCGTCTGGCCGTTTCACCGATGGAAGCAAATATTCTCTCAAGGTGATTTTGCACATCGATCTGTTGCCACCACGCTTTCCAGTCTTTCTCGGTATAGCCCTGTAGCATCTCCGACCCCAGTCTAACCATTCTGCGTTCGGCAGGCAAGGTGGCCACACGTTCAATCATTTTCACAGCGGCCGTGGTGTTGTGATTCATGATGTCCCACTGGCGCTGTTCGGCTTCCTCGGGATGTTCACGCAACCAACGCATGGTTGTACTACGACCATTCAATTCCCTATCCACGGCGTTCACTTTCATGCCGCCGCATTCGCTGGGATCGTTGAGCCATTTGCAACAGAAACCAATTCGTTTTAGAGTATCCATAGCATATATTATATGCTGAGATTGTTTATTGAGTCAACCAGCTAGTAGCCCAAGCACACCGGCCATAGTGTCCTGGGTCAGATTCTCCAATTTGGAGAAATTTGGGTGCAGTTCGGCAACATGATCAATCAAGACCCATTGTGTGCCAGGGTTATCACGTATGACCTGGGCAGTTAACCCCAGGTAGTGTTGAGCTTGGTGTTCTGTCAGTCTATTGGAATTTTTTTCGTGCGTGCTCCAGTCAAATCCGATCAACAGCACGATGTCGCTGGTCGAGGCCGACAGGTGCATGGCCACTATTTCTTCTTTACGGATCACGTCGTGAACAAAATCACCTTGGTAGACTTGTACACCATCAGGTCGAGCTAGACCGGTATAGATCGATTCGGGTATGTAAAGATTACAACTGCGTTGGAATTCGCGCCGGAGCAATTCGTCAGCACGGGCCAGATCATGACAGATCACGTTGTCGGTCAGATAGGCACGCCAGGTGCGCCAGCTGCCCCAGAATGGTCCAATGTGTTTGAGAATTTCCAATTCCTGTGTGGGATCTATAGTGGCCGCGTCGGCCAATACCCAGCTGATATTCATGTTTGTCTCCTAGTGTCCAGGGTCACACAATGGAATCCACCTCCCAAAGTGCGACTGTGTCTCAGTTCCAGTGGTATCACTGTAAAATGCCAATTTTCCAAACTCTTGATCAGATCAGTCTGATGACGATCCACTATGACTGTGTGTGGGTCAACCACCAACATGTTCATGGCTATCCATTTGGATGCATACGGATACTGATAAAAATCTTGCGCTATCACATCGTGTACATAAATCTTGTGCCAGTTTTGGAACACTCTGGGACAGTTATCCCAGGTCACTCGACTACCATTCAACAGTACCAGGCCTTCACGCAACGGCACTATGGTGCTGTCAATATGCACACCCGAATAAAAGTTGCACAGTTCAATTGATACCTCAGGAAACTGCAAACACAACCATTCATAGGCCTTGCGATTGCCCGATGCTGATTCCAAAAACAGCATGCTGTCGCCTAGACGCAACACATTGGCTGCATCCAAGACCAAGCCTTGGTCTCTCGGCATGTGTATCACTCGACCAGCCTGTTCGATCACACAATCCAGTTGTTGTATTTCCATATCTCTACCCGGGTACATCATGGCACAGTCAATCACGATGTCACCATAGATCAAAAGTCGATCTCTAGGGCAATAGTTGTACATGCCCCCTGCTTGTTGGAAGTCAAACGTCTGTGGTCTCAAGACTTCCACACCCAATGTGGTCAAGGTAGTTGCCAAACAGTCAAGATCTTCATTGGCTTCGTCTATGATTCGTTGTGCTACCGGACCGGACGGTACCGGTGAAGTATGCCAAGTGGTCTTGCGAGACTCCTGGGCAAATACCGGATCGTTTGTGGGCCAATTGGCATGAGTGGCCGATCCTACCACAACCTGCTTCAGTGTGCTCCATTCGTTGACAGAATTGATCATACCCAACCTGTGATCTGCAGAGTATACCTGGGAGTCAGACCCAGATTGGCTGCCATGTGCGGAGCATCGTAAACCCATTCAACCACGTCCCCAGCATGCCAGCTCACAAATGGATGATCCTCGTACTCGGCATAGTGCCCGGGTTGCCAGTCCTCTAAAAAAATCAACGCACGTCTGATGCGTGATTCCTGTCCTTGCAGATCAAACAGTTCGATATATTTTTTGTAGAGATCGCGGTGTGTGGGCAAGATGACTCCTGACCCCATGCGATAATAACTGGTTCCCACATCGTTCCAACCACGGTCAACAAACTGTTGCACGATCTGATCGTTCCAGCTGGGTTGTGGACTGCGCATATCGCACATGAAACCGGTGGCTACATTTTGATAGCCTAGCTGTTTCCATTCCGCTATTTTATCAGGATCATTGAATCGTTCTTGCACATAATCAAGAGTCTTGAATTCGTCGTCCCAAACAACTTGGATTTTGTGATATAGTATCATTTTTTTTATGTAGTTAAAATCTGTTGTAAATACCAGTCATGAGTATACCATTAGATCGCCTGTATCAGTACATTGAAGATACTGCACAATCCATTTTCAAAGATCGTGTTATAATTTATCGTTTTTACCCGCACGGGTCAAAAAATCTACTAGATTTGACTACAACAAGGCTTATAGACTTTTACCTTGAGGTGATGCATCCACACATATACTGTCACGATCAGGAACCTCTCGCTTATGATTTTTATAAAAATATGGTGAGATATGACTCATTATTTGGAAAATTTAAGCATTTTAAATACCCTAGTATGCGTCAACAGTCGGTGTTGTTGCATAGCGAAAAAAGAAGCACAAATCTAGAACAATATACACAAGATAATTATGTACCAAGTTATTGGTGGAGTCATGCTGTTATTGCCCTAGACTGGTTTAGGTATGCTCGGCACGTAGTACTACATCCTTGCCCACAAAAAACATTTCTAGCGTACAACAGATCTTGGGGCGGCACCAGAGAATACCGGTTGAAATTTTTGGATTACCTGATAGACCACGATTTGGTTAATAGTTGTCGTACTTGGTTCAATCCTGTAGATCCTGGTTGTCAAGCACACTTTCAACAACATCAATTTGATAACCCAAAATGGAAACCAATTCACAATCTTGAAAAATATTTCCATCCAACCGACGCCGACAGTAACAGTAGCGCAGACTTTGATCTTGACGATTATAATACGTTCGACATCGAAGTGGTATTGGAAACCTTGTTTGACGACGGGCGCTTGCACCTGACAGAAAAAATATTACGACCCATTGCTTTAGGCAAACCATTCATATTGGCCGGTACTTATGGAAGTCTGGAATATTTACGCGACTATGGATTTAGGACTTTTGACGAGATCTGGCCCGAGCAGTACGACCTTGAAACCGATTCTGATTCAAGACTGAAACAGATTACCAGTCTTATGCGAGATATAGAAAACTGGGATCCTAAAATACGCCAAGAACGTGTTGCACAAGCTCAGATCATAGCTGATCATAATCGCAAACATTTTTTTAGCACAGAATTTTTTGATCAGGTAGTAACCGAACTCAAAACCAATCTAGACACTGCTATACAACAAGTATCACAATCTAAAGATTATCAGGGATTTTTAAATTTTTGGAATGATCAGACAGCTGATCCTATCAAACTGCAGGCGTTGATTGATGAAACTAGCATTCTCCTTCCTAACATTGCAGATATCAATCGTATAAAAAAAATAATGTCTGCACAAACCCAAGATCCTGACAAGATATGCCTTAGTCTCGATCAACGACCGCTGTCCATGATGGACCTGGATCCTGGATCTTGAATTCCGTGACACGGGCCAACATGATCTCATAGAAACTGTCCAGCTCGGTACCCCAGGCGTGCATGAGTTGTTGCAACTTCTTTTCACACTCGTTCCAGGCACGGGTCTTGTAATCCTGTAACATGGCATCGTGAAGATTTTTCATTTCTTCCAATCGTGTCAGCTCGTCGACTGGTATCTTCTCTACCACACAATAGGCTGTGCTCAGTTGGCCGGTGGATATCACACGTATGGTATCCAATTCCAACAGGGTGTGTTTTTGCGCTATGCCTTCGACTAGGTCGGTTCCAAATATTATGTTCATTGCATTTCCTTTTAAATATGTATCATGACATTTGCCTTTGATTTAATTTCTGATCTACACGTTGATACCTGGCCGCAGTTTGACTGGACCGGGCAAGCCACCAGTCCCTATTGTGTGGTAGCCGGCGATGTTGGCCGAGATCCAGCAGCCATGGAAGATGCACTCGGGCACCTGGCTTGTTGCTACCAGGCTGTGTTTTATATAGATGGCAACGACGAACATAGACATCAACTGGATGACCTCAACGGCAGTTATCAAGCTGTAGAACAAACCCTGAAATCCATACCCGGTGTGGTTTATTTGCACAGCGATGTGGTCATAATCAATGGTGTGGCCATCTTGGCTGCCAACGGTTGGTGGAGTTACGATTTTGATGCCGACATAGATCTTGAAGAAACCCGAGTCTGGACGCAGGATCGCTATGGTTTTCCTGCACCGGTCAGTAACGAAATCGAACTCAGGGCATACCAGGATGCCATGTATCTGATCAACAGTGTCAAAAGATTGCAAACACATCAAGAAGTGCGACGCATTGTGTTGGTCACTCATACTGTGCCAGCCAGCTGGCTTATCGAACACGATCTGGACCTGCGTGGTGAGTACAGGTTCAACACCATGGGCAACAGTCTCATGAGCACTGTGCTCACTCGCGATACCGAACACAAGATTGACACCTGGTGCTTTGGGCACTATCACAAATCAGTGGATCGTATCAGCCAAGGAGTCCGTTATGTGAACAACTGTCGCGGACGTGGCAACACCGAATGGAAACAGTCGGTGTACCATCCCAAACGCATTGAAATAAAGTTCTAGATTGAGAGTTGTCCGCCCGGGTGTTATGCTGTACTAGTTTTATGGCACTTCGGGTTCTAGCTTGATCTGTAGCGGGAAATTTTGTGTGCGAGCATGTACTGTGACTTCGATACCCTTTTGCTCGGCTATTTCATATGGCAACACTGCCACAGTGGCTGCACCTAGAGTATGTATATCTTCGGTGATCTTGACAGCAGTTTCGGTGGTATAATTAAAAAAACTCATCAAGGTTTCAATCACGAACTCCATGGTGGTCAGGCTATCATTGAGGTATATGACCTTGAACATGGGTGGTTCTGCCAACTCGTGATTGATTTTTATTTTTGTTATGGCGTCTGATTGTGACATGCTGGTTCCTTTTACCTTGGTTGTATAGCAGTGGGCGAGACTCGCCCACTGTATTTACACTAGTTTACTACTTTGAGTAAGTGATAGCAATGGTCTTTGGCTTCTTTTCCTCTGGAATGATACGTTCCAGATTGATAGTCAAGATGCCATCTTTTTGCACTGCATGATTCACTTCCACATGCTCGGCCAAGGTGAAATTTCTTACGAAATCACGATCACTGATACCTTTGTGTAGATAGTCATGTGCTGATGCTGTCTTGGTTCCTCGCACAGTCAACACACGATTTTCCAACTGGATATCGATTTCATCTCGAGCAAATCCGGCCACAGCGATTTCAATCAGGAAGTTGTCTTCTGAAATTTTCACTATATTGTACGGCGGATAGTTGGTTTGTTGATTCTGTATTCGATTGAGTTCATCAAACATGGAATCAAATCCGATACCAAATTTGTGTATCGAAGGAAGGTCAAGAGACCGTAAGGTTAAAGTGTTTGTCATATTTTTCTCCTTTATTAAGCAAGATGACTGTGTAGACCCGACCATCGGCATCTACATGTTTATTTATAACAGTTTTTTCACTGCGTGTCAATCAATTCGGCTATCAACTGATCCTGGGTGTGATTGTATTGAGCAGTCAGTTGGTCCAGCCGGTCTCGGTTGGCCAACAGCCGTGGCCATACTTGTGTGCGCAACTGTTGACAATCTGCTAGACTGTGATCAGCGTCCAGCTGTTGTATCTGAGCTATCACCCGACTGGATCGAATTTTGGGATCCGGTTCAGAATCATAGCTGTGATCAACCAGATCATCAAACAGATCAAATCCCAGCCGACGCACCTGATTGACCAGACCTGGAACCGCGAACCATACAGGTATCTGATACAGATCAAACGCCTTGAATGTTTTTTCTGTTATAAAAATGCTGGTCCATCCTTCAGTATCGATCTGATTGCTGGTTTCGACCACGATGTTGAACAGGCAGGTGCGGAACAGGTCCGACGCCAAATTGTGTTGGTATTGTTGAGCATCGCCATCGAACAGTATGGGCAACACATGATCGGGGAAATGTTTTTGAAAATCGCGGCTGTGTGTAGGAAAACCGCTGCCAAAACTGGCACGCACATTGGGCACTGCGGACAACAATTGACTGACAAACAAGGCCCGTCCCAGACTTGGCCTGCGTACCGGACACAGGAATTTTTGTTCCAATACCACATTGGCTTGATCTCCGTCATTGACAAATCTTCCATCCCAACTGGCAAAATGGGTCACAAATGACCTGGCGCGGTAGGGCAATGAGTCGGTGTCGACCGCGGCATTGAACAACACCCGTATCTGGGCAACGTCGATCATGGTGCTGAGATACTTGATCAAGGGGTCGATCACGTCGGGGTCATGTCCTTCGGCCAGGAAATCTATCAGCAACAGATTGCTGGTCAAATCATGCACAGTCAATGAATTTTTAGACAGATCTGACAGAACCAGTGCCGAGCTGTGTTGTAGTGCCTGTCGAGAATATTGGCTACAACTGTAGCGTAGCACTCCGGGATTGACTATCCTGCAATAGGCCATGGATCAGTATAATTTTTTTGGAAGTTGTTGTGCCTGCAACTGCTTGCGCCACCGATTTTGCGCTGCGGCTTTTTTCTTTTTACGGGCAGTGGTTGGTTTGGTATAGGTTTCGCGGTCGCGCAGTTCGTTCAAGAGACCGCTATCGGCTATCTTTTTCTTGAACTTGCGCAAGGCCTTTTCTACATTGTCGTCCTTGACCAAGACTGATCGACCATATAATTTCATGTGTTTTCCTGTAACAGAGTCATGGGAGTATTTACCAGATCTTTGTTGATGACCACGTGAAGTATGTTGTTGCGACTGTAGCGTGGCAGATCGTACATGTGTGGCAACAACACACGTTCGATTTCGGCCTGTAGACCACGTGCGCCGGTGCCGGACTTGAGTGCGCGACCGGCAATGAGTGCCAGACTGTCTGAATCAAATACCAGATCTACTCCGTCCTGCTGGAACAACCAACGATACTGATCTACCAGATTGTTTTTTATAGTGATCAATATGGCTCGCAGTTGATCGAGATCGAGCTCTTGCAGGACCACAGTGCCAGAAAACCTTCCAACAAATTCAGGTATGAGTCCGTAGCGTACCAGATCGTCGGGCATGGGTGCAAGATCGGTTGAGACTATGGCAGTGTTGGCGCCAAACCCCATAGTGGTGCCAGCTGTGCGTTTTTTTATTATTTCCGACAGACCAACAAAAGCCCCGCTGGCCACAAACAGGATATTTCGAGTGTCTATCTCAACCGAATCACTGGACTGATTGCGCCGATTCCCTGCTGGATTGATGCGGCATCGAGTGCCTTCTATCAGTTTGAGCAGGGCCTGTTGTACGCCTTCGCCTGATACATCTTTGCTGACGGTGTTGCTTTCGCTTTTGCGTGCTATCTTGTCTACTTCATCCAGGAACACGATACCACGTTGACATTGATCAACATCACCGTCCGCAGCAACATACAGTCGACTGATCAACACATCTACATCATCACCCACGTAACCGGCTTCGGTCAAGGTTGTGGCGTCGGCAATCACGAACGGCACGTTGAGATACTTGGCCACCACTCGGGCCATAAGGGTCTTGCCTACCCCGGTCGGACCCAACAGCATGATGTTGTTTTTTTGCAGTTCCAGGTCTAGACCGTCATAACTGATTCTTTTGTAATGGTTCACGATGGCCACGCTCAAGGCACGCTTGGCTGTTTCTTGACCAATCACGAACTGATCCAGGTATTCATACAGCTCTTTTGGGTCCGGTATACGAAATTTGCGATCACGCTTGCGTGTGTTTTTCTTGGGATCAGTCAGCAGTCCACTGCACAGGTCCACACATTCGTTGCAGATGGCTGCATCATCAACCACGATCAGTTTTACCACCTGATCCTTGTGCTTGATGCAGAAGCTGCACTTGTCTGGTGTGGCCATACAGTCAGATATCTAGTCGTCTTGCTATGGCTTCACGCTCGGTGTCGCTCAAAAGTTCAGGATCATACTCGCCCGAATCGATACGAGCTATCAGATAGTCCAGGTAGTTGTCTTGGTAAAGGTAGCTGTTGCTGGTTTCTTTGTCCACGTTGATCCATTCACGACCGTTGTACTTGTACAAAGTACTGGGCAATCGATCTACTCGCACAAAGGTATCACCTTTGCTGGGATCAGACGGAAAGTCTGTACCAAACCCGGCCTGTGTGGCCTGTGTGACGGGCTCGTTGTCAGCTTGTAGGCGGGCTGCACGCTGTCGTTCCACTGCATGGCCAGCATCGATACTGGCCGGGTCAAAGGCCTTGTGGTGCATCCGTTTGCCGTTGACTTCCACGTACTCGCCACCGGCCGAGGCCACTTCAGCCTGCACTGGTTCTGGTAAATCTGATTCTGGATATTTGCCAGCGTTCCGGGTCTCTACAAACTGTTCGTATGCGGCTTTTTCTTCCTCTGTTGGCTTTTCACCCACATCGGTATCGAGTGTATCATCCCATTCATATTCGGGATGGTCATCATGGTACTCAAAGACTGGACCAGTCTGTATCCAGTCGCTGTTGGGTTCTCGAACTGCTTCAAAATCTTGAAATAGGGTTTGTTTGGCTCGGACCGGGCCAGTGGGCTGTTGTTGTTTGCTGTGTTGTCGTAGCTGTTCGATCTGTTTGTCTGTGAGGGGTCCATCGTTGGGTGGATAGGCGGATGTGTCGTGGACGAATCCTCCTGTGCCTTGTCGAGCCCATTCAAACTGCTTGTTGGCGGCCAAGATCAGGCACAGGGCCAAGGGATCAAAAACCAACACGATCAAAATGATCACCCAGCGCACTGCACGTTCCAGCACATTGCTGTCAGGATTATCACCGTACAGCAGGGCCGCTATATACTTTATCGGTCCGACCTCCGCTTCCACTTTCCTAACTTCTGCGGCAATAGGTGCCCGCTCCTCGTTGAGAGAGGCGATCCTCTGCTGACTCGCTGTAATGTCCTGAGCGAGGCGAGCACGTTCTTTCTGCTGGCCTCGGCGAATTGCACCGGATCTACTTGCCCCTTCTTCCGAAGTTGAGCGTGCCATAACTTGGTCCACAGCCTCATCCATTTGCTTGAGAGCCTTGCGATCTGCATCTATGTTGTCCTTTTCAGTTTGAATTTTTTCATCGTATATGGCAATCTTGGCTGCGACGTCACCTGATACTAGGCTTTGATCCGAATGAGCTTTTGACAGTAGTCCAAAAATGCCCATGCTGGTCAACAGCATCAAAAAGAACACAGCCGGAATCATGTAGGTCTTGAATACCCAACTGGCTCTAGACCAGTTGTTGTGCAACCATACTGTGGTCACGACCTTGCCCAGTTCCAGGATGGCACCCATGATCATGACCGGTAGCACGGCCGCAGCAAATATGGCCGTGAGTCCCATGATTGAGTAGTAAGCAGCCACAGTACTGAGCAACAATGCGGTGGCGAGAATAACAGATCCAAATATCATGGTGTATTTAACCTTTTTTTATTTCCAGATGCGATGTTTTTCAGCCACCCATTCGCGACCATCGTATTCTTGTATCTGCCACTCAATGTTGGCCGGAATTTGTACTATGGCCAAATCTGCATGTTCGCCATTGGCCGCTGGTCCCATTTCACGCACCACGCTGACTAGTACCGGATCATCGCGTTCAATAGCTTCAATAGCTTGACTGCTCCAATATCGTCCGTTGATCATGATACGTTGCCCTTGTTGAATGGTTGAAGCACGATCTTCACGATCTACTAATGTGTAAACTGTTCCGGTGCGATCTAGATAGGCCAGTTCGGCGGCTCGGCTGAGACCAAACCCTCCATAATTTCCATTTATCACAATGTAGCGTACACCTTTGAGATGTTCGATCAGTTCATCGTGTTCAGGATGTTCTTGATCCATAAACTGGCCGGCCATGTCGCACATGCAACTGAAGCAGGTAGGGCAGAAACTCACTGGCAACATGCCAAAGTGGCCGTCTATGCCACCTTCATCATCGGTGTAGTCACAGTTGCAGACCGAGCACTGGTTCAAAGTCCGATCCATCCTATTTGATACTGTGCAAACAAGGGTTCAATACCAACCTGTTGTGCATACTCGGCCAACAAGCGACCTTTGCCGGCTGGCTTGGCGCCGGATATTATTGTGCGTTCTCCGGATTCCATGATGTGCGTGACTGCAGGACTGTCGTCTGTCACTGTCAGTGTGTTGGGTTTGAGCAAAGGATGTATGGCCGAGAATTCCTTGAGACAGTGTGCAGCACTGGGGAACCAGTAATCCCAATCTAGATCGTAGCTGTCAAGATAGACCAAATTGGGGTGGAGGCCATCGGCAGTACGCACCAGGTGGTCCAGATAACGCACGCTGTCGGCCTGTGCCACTGTGGTTTGATCACCTACCAAAAGCCTACAGGCCACTACCGATTGTTCGCTCAGGTCCACAGTGATCACTTGGCTGTCTGTACCACGTTCGGTCACGTATCTATCAAACAACACAGTGCTTTGTCCATCACCGGCCCAATTACCGGCTGCTCTGGCACACCCGGTTTCTATAATACAAATCGGACCCGATTGCTGATCCAGATATTCAAACATCTGCCTAAATGTGCTGGCTCGATGCGCCAGGTTGGGCTCGGCTTCTTGTTCAAACCAGGTCCAAAATGCATTTTTTTTAACCAAATCAATCTTCCTCTTTGAAATCTACCACGTTGCCATCCGCATCAGCACAAATAATGCGTACACGTTCACCAGACACTGTGTTAGAGATCTCGATCGGGCCCCAGACCCAGCATTCAGTGTCGCTATGGTGCCAAGGATCTTGTTCGCGATCTTCGAGATCCCAGGTACTGTTTTCATCAAGGAATTCCTGGATTTCTTCTTCGGCCTCGTCATCCAGCCCTTCGATTTCCACGTCATACCAACATCCACCGTCGAACATTTCGACAAGATCTACGCTTTCTATGTTGGAGCCTTGGCAGTTGTACATGTCGATGCTGTCTCGTTTGCCATTGCCGCCGGGTACTTCTGTAAATTCGAATTCTGGAGGATTGTCATCAGTGGTTTCCACAGTCCACTCACCGTAACGATAACCGTTGGTGACTGTGATCCGACCATCTCCGTTGTCTTGACTCCAGTGTTCAACTTCTTGGCAGTTTTTTTTATGATAGGTTTTGATAGTCCATGTGGCCATGATTAATTGTCCACGTCCATTGAATTCCACTCTCGGATCACAGCGATCATTTCTTCTTCGGTGCTACACATGATCTTGGCAGTTTTCCAATCTTCTTTCTTGTCTCGGCCGCCGATTTCGACCATGAAGCCGTTGTCATAGCGATTGAGGGTAATTGATTCATTTACCTTGGTCAATTTTGTTAACGTTGATGCCATTTGATTCTCCTATCGGTTAAGGTGTTGCTACCACGCCCACATTGATATTTTGTAAGTGTAGTAAATTTTAGTGTTTCGATCAATTGTTGTTTTTCCTCTACTTTTGTTATGTCACATGCTCACTTTCGTATAAGTTAAATTTTTTGACCAACCAAGATACATCGTTTGGTACGCCTGCCAACTGGAGTATTGAATTCAATTATTTCATTGTAAGTCAGTTTGAAACCAAGCTGTTTCAAACTCTGTTCAATCCATTTGTGATTTGGTATTCCAACAAAGGTAGTTGATTGGGTGTCTTCAAAACCAGAAGTTGGACTGTCAGTATTTTCCATGCGCCAGTTGACGATTGGATACTCTGCAATATCGATCGCATGCTCGATACTGGATTCTAATATCAAGGTCTGTGCTGATGAGTCTGCTATGGTTTTCAACAGTTGGTAATGATTGTTTACATGATATAATATACCACTTAGTAATATGGTATCATGTGCATCGCACAATTTGTAAAATTCTTCAATGTTGTAGATATTTGAGTTTACGAATTCACAATTGGTATAACCGGCCAACTGGACTATTTCTCTTGCAATCGACAGTTCTCTGTCTCTTATGTTTGTACCAGTCACCTGCGCGGCACCGTTGTGCAAACAAAACAAACTCAAATATCCCAAATGGCAGGCCACATCCAACACACGCTTGTTATGTATGTGAGCAATTTGCTGTCCTATGATATGATCAAATCTCAATAGATCTCTATCAGGATAATTCCACTCGTTCCAGGGCGTCCAATCGGCATAGCTGACTTCAGGATTAAAAAACTTATGATAGGCATACTCATAATATTTTTTATCCGGCAACCACGCAAGATTCTGTGTTTGAGTTTTCATTTGATTCTCCTATCGTTGAAGTTGTTGCCACGCCAGCCATTGCGTAAAACTATTATACACTTGTTCAGCTTCACAGTCATCCTGTTCGAGCCTTTGTCCACGTACATAAAAACCTGTTCGAGTGATTCGGAGCATCTCGTCTCCGCCGCAAACGAATGTCACTGTATATTCATCAAATCCATCTCGATCCCCAAAGTTCACAATTTCTCTCCGGCTTCAAATCCTCTGAATCTCACAAATCGAGGAAATCTCAAACTGTAAGAGCCATCTTGATTTTGGGTGACGGCATCTGCTGCCACTTCAACCACTCGACCAAGCAGGTCATCTCGGGCGGTCCAATATTGATCGCGATCAGCGTCGGAAAGACCACTGCCCACATTGACACGAATATTACGATCATCATCTACTCCTTCACATATTATAGCACCCAGGCGTCCACGATTGCGACCGGTACCTTCTTCAAAACCCACTATATTCAAATCCACTGTCATGACCGGTTTCCATTTCATCCAGAATGTCGACCGCTTGCATTCATATGGAGCATTGACATCTTTGATCATGATACCTTCATAACCGGCCGCAACAGCGTCTGTAGCAAACCTGCGCATGACATCGTGTCCTTCGGCTGTGTCTAAATCCACATCCATACCAGGCATGATTCGGACCGACCGGGTAGATTCGAATATTTCTTTTTTTGATTCTAACAGATTGGTGCGTTTGTGTTGTTGAGCGTTCCAATAACCACGTTCAAAATCAGCGATAGGAATCCAGTCAAACACATAGTAGGTCATGTCCTTGGTTTCCACATTGGTTTTACGTTGTGCCTGTTTCATCAAGGCCTGGAAACTTTCGCCCACAATTTCACCATCCAACACTATACCACTGCCATCCAGCTTGCCCAGATGTATGTTCAGCTGTGGTCTGATACTTTCAAGTTCAGCTTCAATCTGTGGAAAATTGTCAAATCTTTTGCCATTGCGGCTGTAGAGATTTATGGTGTTTTTGGTTATCACTGCCAACACACGCACACCATCTAGCTTGCATTCAATTCGCTTGGTGCCGGTCATTTTGCTTTGATGATCGTTTGAATCTGTTGCCAGTTGACAAGTAAATGTAGGAATTTTCCATTCCGTATTACCCAACACCTTGTTCAAGGTCTTTTCTGTGATACCACAGCGCAGGTCCTTGATGATGACCCTACGGCATAGGTTGTTCCATTCTATGCTGTCAAACTGTTCACTCATCGATTCGATAGCGGTCTTGGCATTGTGTCCGGTAAGACTACGAGTGCGTAAACCTTCTAGCATGGCCCAGAACTTGGGCCAAGGATTGGGTCTGTTTTCTAAGCCTTTGGTTTCTAGAACTTTCTTGACACCAAACACATAGTAGGGATTGTAGGCCTGATAGCAGTTGAACAAGAAACATTGGGCATTGGCCGAGCCCAACTGAGCAGCTACCAGGGCCCGTTCAATCACAAGCTCTTTGTGCTTGCGGCTGTCGTTGTCTTCTAGGTCTCTGATCCAGTCTGCGGCCACTTTGATCCTGTTGAATTGTTCTGATCCATAATCTATAGTTGTCATATATTTACTACCAGCTGGAGTTGTAAAATACACGCAGACCTAAAAACAAGTCGGCACGGGCACGCCGTACGAACGCTAGATCTTTTTCACGATAGTAATCGTCACTGTCACTGCCAAAAAAGAATCCAGTGGTGCCAGGTAGCAGATTGTTGGTTACATCATGCTCCAGATTGTCAAGGTCTTCTCTGGTCAGTTCCAGTTCAATACCATTGAAGCTGTCCTCATCAATATTCTGCCCGGATTCTCGACAGCGGTGATACCAAAGCCGTTCCATCCAGCCATGTAGATTAGGATGCTTGCGCCAGTAGGCTATTTCTACAGGTTGAGATACCACTGTACTGGTAAACTCTTTATCATCCTGCAATTCGGCTGACTGCCAAAATTCTGTGTATTGCCCAGCACGAGCGGAACTGTAAGCATACATGTCTAATCCCATTATTTCAGTCCTCGTATGTGATTGATAATTTGGTTTGCTTCTGGGTAGCCCAGGAAGCCTTTGTCCTCCAGGGCCTCTTCGATCATGTCGGCTTGTATGTCATGTAACCCACCTACCCACGACATGATCTGATCTGGGGTCAAAGTGTACTTGACCAAGTTGATTCGTTTATTGAATTCCATTATTCAATCTCCTCTTTCTTTGTACAGAAATTTACAAATTCTTTGACATTGCCGTCAAAGATATAGTCGTTCTTGTCGCTCATGATGAGCCCAAACATATTACAGCCTTTATTTCCCACCACTACGCGGAATGTATCTTGTTGCTGGTAGATGTGATACTCATAGTCCTGTCCGCAGTCTTTGGCAGTAACTGGATAAAGATAGAACTGACCTGGTCCGTCTTTAAAGTTAGCTACCAACTGAGCTGCCAAACACGACATACCATTGCTCTTGACCGTTGATAAGAATTCAGCCAGCTCTGCGCCGTGTCCTGTAGGATAACCGTCATACTGACGATAAAGATTTATGATCGGCTGTGGTTCGTCGCCGGGATTAAATGCTTCTTCATACACAAAAGTAAGTGATCTTGTTCCCATGTTGTTCTCCTATTAGAAATGTGGGTCCATGTAGTCGTGTTTGCCCGGAATCAAATAACAGTACTTGCAACCGGTCTGCGTGTAATAAACACGACCATTTTTGTCCTCTTTGCGAGTGTATCGACGACCGGAATCGGTGAAAATAAATCGCTTGGTCATACGAGTAATTTTACCATCGTAATAGCGATCGCCACCGATACCGTGGCTAACATCATCGCCCACTTTGTATTGTACTGTTGTCATTTCAGCTCCTTGTTATCGACTATACTACTATTATAACAAACGGGTCATTTTGGGTCAACCGTTTTTAGGCCAGCTGTGCCAGGGTTTTATCGGCATTTTCACGGGCACGCATCAGGGCAAATTGCACTTTTTTCTCAAGGAAACTGGTGAAAGAACTGTATGATCTCATACCGTTGGCCTGTAATTCGAACTTGATTTCGCAGTAATTTTCGTACATGCGCTCGCGATCTGCGTCGCTTACAATACCCAAGGTATTCATCAATTGGGTTTGTTTTGCATTAAACATTTGGGCTCCTTAAAAATTTAACTATACTACTATTATAACCGAAATGGCATTTTTGGTCAACCAAAACGTAATTGGGTATGCCTGCCCGGATCGGAGTATGCTTTAAGGCCTTGAATTATAAACTCTAACTCTAGTAGAGCTTCCTCTTCAGTGTCAAATCCCACTGTGTCGTGGCCGTTGACATAGCACTTGACATAGTATCGACCATTGCCTGGGCTGGCTTCTGAGTCTATACCCACTTCGCCCCAACCTTCAATTTGTTTAGTCATTTGGTCCATGTTTGACTCCGTTCGTTTACTATACTACTATTATAACCGAACGGGCGTTTTTGGTCAACCAAAATTGACCCCGTCGAACAGGGCTTGAAAAGTGTTGTTTTTATACAACGACTATATTTGCGGCTTGTTGAGCTGTGTAGGTGCTGGGTATAAGATTGGCCTGTAGTGGAGGCGGATTTGGATCTGCCGGAATTGGACCATTGGTGGTGATTCCCACTGATTGCAAACCAATCTGATTGCGACCTTCTCGCATGGCAGCTATCACGGCTTGACCGGTAAATGTGGTCAGATCGCCCACACCTTCGATCAGCTGTGCTTGACCACCCACCTGTGTATCATTTCCATACGAGTTCATGTTGAACACAAAGCTGTACATGGAACTGGTACTGTTGGGCACCAGATTGGCAAAATTCAGTCCGGCTTGCGCCTGCAACTGTTTTTCCAAGGTCAACTGAGTAGCCATGTTGTTCCAGTCGGTATTCATGGCCGAAGTCTGCGTGGGATATCGCACGATCAGGTCAGCAATCTCGGCCTGGGCCAAGGGTATCAGAGCCTGTATGGCCAAGTCTTGGCTGGCATAGGTTCCGGCAGCCGGATAGCCTGCCGGGATAGTGGTGGTCGTGACGGTTGGACTCAACGGTTCGAATGTGGTCCAAATGCCCGATGCCACCTGCGCCATGGTATAATAGATCGTGGTCAGACTGGCAAGATCCATGGTCGAGAATCTAGATATGGTATTGCCCAGAGCCGGGGCACTGACAAATCCGCTGGCGGTGCCCAGAACATCACAGATCACGATACTGTTTCCTGTTCCTGTTCCAACAGCCACGTTGCTGGTAAAATAATTGGCCACCGCAGGCGGTACTGCCACAGTCAGGGCCGAAATTAACGGCAAGTCTCGAGTGGTCTCTTGGCCGCTGACCACAGTGGCCAAGCTGGGCAAGGTCATGGTCGTGATGCCGGCGATCTGGTTCAGACTCACACTGATGGCCTTGCAGGCCAGAGCCTGGTCGGCTGGTACTATCTGGCTGAGTCTATCGTAGGGTATCATGCGAGGCTGTTTATTATGTAGGATGGCAATTCGTTGATCAGGGCCCGATCCACGCTGGCAGTGCTGTTGACATAGATGGGTCGTGGCTGGCCCTTGGCCGGGACAGTGAGACTGGCATAGCTGTTGGGGAACAACTTGATCGGATTCAGTAGATCAGCCATGGTCGTGATACCCAAAGTGGTCACTTTTAACACACTCAGTATCTGTGCTAGGTCGTTGCCGGTGATCTGTTGCATGGCAGTGTACATGAGGCGTTGTATGCTGTCAGTGACACTGATTGTGGGGTCAACAAGACCAAGTACCACGTTGACTGGTATACCCACTGCCACAAACATGATACTGACACTGGGTATGGCGCCAGTCACACTGTATATCTGTTGTATCAGACCCAGCGGACTGCCAAAATTGCCCAGATCGTTCAAGTTAATCAAGTCTCCCAGATTGGCCAGATCCTGACCAAAAGCCTGAGTGGCCAAGTTCACTGTGGTGATATCACCCGTGATGGTATTGTTCATGCTGGTAAATGTGTTGCCCAGATAGGTCTGGCTATTGATGGCCGAATTGACAAAGATCGCAGTCAGATCCACATAGCTTTGTGCCTGGCTCAGGGCCTGTGCAAATTTGGTAAGATCCCCTTGACCCATGTACAATGTAGCTGTGTTGCTCAGCAGTCCAGTAAACAAGGTGGTATCCACGGTCAGAGTGGTGTAGCCGGTGGGCAAGCTGTCAGCCAAGGCCGGACAGGTGTTGCTGGCCAGGCTCTCGAGACTTTGTATGGTCACATTGGAAAGATTGGCCAAGGTCGAATTGGCCAAGGTACTCAGCAGATTGCCGATTGGATCGGTGCTGTTGTAGGTGCCAATGGCCGTGGTCAGGGCCGCATTGGCTGCAAGGCCTGTGTTTTGCAACAGACCGGCTGCGGCATCCAGTTGCAGTGCAGTCAGGTAAGTGACAGTCAATTTACAATCCTGCTATGACGGTGAAGGCCCCAGTCACACGCGGATGGCCGCAGGTGTCAATAGTGCCAGCTGTGGTTATGGGACGGAATCCGGCCAAGATGGTAGGACTGTTGGTAGTGGTCACGGCTGCACAGTGCAGTGCACCGCCCGGGTGGCCGCAAGGAGGATGTGGACTGACCAAACTGCCCACAGTGGCTATGGGCCTAAAATTGACCAACACAGTGGGCTCGCCGGTTAGAATCACTCCTCCGCCCACATCAGCATCACCCACACGTTGTACAAAGCCTGGCATGTTATCCCATCAAGATCTTGTTGCGCACTGGCTTGATGCCAGTGGTGGCTTCTAGATAGCTGTCGCATACTTCTTGCCTGGCCACAGCATACAGTGCCACCTGTGATTTATTTATAGTGACTGGTTCGTCGGGGCCGACTGTGAATAAACTGTTGACCATGTTGATTCCTTCACGTCCGGGAATTACCGTGAGCGGTCTGATCACGGTGTACGTGTCCACATCTTCAGCGACCACCTTGGCCACTATTTCGTCACCGTTGGCTATCTTGATGGTGTAAACTTGATCTAGAGTAAGCATGCTATCCTTGTAAAAGTTGTCGAAGTTCGTTAAATCCACCTACTAATTTATCGTCTAGAAAAATCTGTGGCACAGTTCTGGCAGAGGGCACAGCAGCCATGAGGTCCTCGCGGTCCCATCCTTGGTTGATGTTTCTTTCTTCGTATTCGATACCTTTGAGTTTCAGCAAGTTTTTGGCCTGATCACAATAGGGGCAGTGATTCTTTGACCATACGATGGCTTTCATTTTTGTTCTCCTTTGAGTTATTATAGCGCAGGTAATGCGTCGTAATCTAGAACATCACTCATGACTCCGATCACATAGTTGGTGCTTTCTGACTCTTGCAACGCTGTCTGTTTGTTTGATGTGTTCACATGCTTGTTGAACCATGGCACCGGCGTAGTACGCGGTGCCGGTGAGCGATACTTGATACCAATTTCTTTTAGCGCACCCACAGCAATGAAATCTACAAAATCTTTCAGTATGTTGGCATTGAGACCAATTACTGGTCCTTTCTGGAACAGATAGTCGGCCCAGGCCTTTTCTTCTCGTATCACGTCTGCGTACATGGCATAAACTTCTTCCTCGCAGTCGATGCGTGCTTGTGCAAATCTGGGATCTTCTTTGACCACTTGGTTGATGATCCAAGCTGTCCAGTCCTTGTGCAGGATCTCATCCTGTAGGATCAAGCTGATGATGTTGCCGTTGCCAATAAAGATGCGATTCTCCACCATGGCCAAGCTGGTAGCAAAGCTAACCATGAATCTGAATGCTTCCAGCCCGTAACTGGCATTGAGTGCCAACCAGATAGCACGGATGTGTTCCTGTTCGTCTACGTCGAGCTCTATTTCTTTGTTGCTGTTCAGTCGGTGCAAGCGATCATAGTAAGTTCCGATGTTGGATGCCATGCCCACTATCTCTTCGATGTCGTGTATTCTATTGAACTCGTCCTTGGGCACATTGTAGATGTTGCGAATGATATGACTGTAGCTGCGACTGTGAATGTTTGTTTCCATAAACGACCACACCATCACCAGTGCTTCGAGTTCAGGAATGGAACATACAGGACTGAACACTTGCACTGGACCACGACCTTGCAAACTATCTAAAGCAGTCTGTCGCAATAAATTACTTGTAAAGATATGACGAACTGTGTCACTTGCCTCTTTAAAGTCGTTAGCATCTTTGGTTAACGATACTTCTTCAGGTACCCAAAAGAACCCTCTTTGTTCCTGCTCAAACTTACCAAGTTTTTGATATTTAATTTCTTCAAACCGTTGTATTGTGACAGGTCCAGCAGGATCGAGGAACATTTTCCTGCGTGTATAATCTGTTTTTGTTGATAAATCATATTGCGCTCGTGACATATTTTTCCTTACAGTTGTCAAAGTGCCAACGACTCATTGATAAGAATCCGCCTTCTTTTTTACAATGCGGACATACTTTATTAGCTCGCGGCTTTAATTTCATTGATGCTTTAGTTTTGTTTTTTGATTCTTCTTTGTGTTTAGCAGGTCCATTACCGCCATTAGCCCGTTGTGCTTTACTTATTATTAGATTAGTGTAAATCTGTTGATAGTTCATAGTTTACAGGCCACACAATCCTCCTCAGATTCGTCAAAATCAATCACTTCCAATTCAGTTGCTTCCTCGTCATCTTGGCCTTTACTACCTTGTTTGTTTATTAGTGAGTAGTATAGAGTTTTGAGGCCAAACTTATGGGCCAACATCAAGTTCTTGGCAATCAATGTAGTAGGAACTTTTCTATCTGGATAGTGTGCAGGATTATAGAAAGTATTTGAACTCAGGCTTTGATCCGTGTATGCCGCAATAACAGCTGCGGTTTTAAGATATTCAATACAGTCCTTCTGATCCCACATAAGTTGATATTTTGATTTTAACTTGTTGTATTCAGGAGCCACCTGGATGAGCGATCCTGCTTTTGATTCTTTAACGGTAATAAGGCTCATGGGCATTTCAATGCCGTTGGTTGAGTTGATTACTACACTGCTTGATTCTACAGGTGCCACAGCCATAACAGTGGCATTACGAACACCATATTGTTTCATTTGTTCACGTAATGCTTCCCAGTCAAGTTCTGGCGTAAAGTTAGTAAGTTCGTTTACTCCGGCGGCTCTTAATTCCCACGGGAATATTCCTTGTCCGTATCGTGTTTTAGCAGAATGTAAACAAGCTCCTCGCTCCTTAGCAAGTTCCACAGTAGCTTCTGTTAAGTAATACGCTTGGTGTTCGGTCCAAGTTTTAACTTCGGCTAATGCTTCCGGGGTTCCGTATTTTAATCCACGTTTAGCGTGCCAATAGGCCAAGTTAGTAATACCAATGCCAATAGGGCGAATCTCGTCGTTGCTTAACTTACTCTGAATAGATAAGAAGTCTTGATAGTCAAGTATGTTATTCAGTGAACGCAACAAAATTCTATTTGCTCTACGCATATCTTCTGGATTACGAAATGCTCCCCAGTTTAGCGACCCAAGAGTGCATAAACTAATTCTGCCTTCGTCATCGTCTAAGCGTTTGAAGCTCTTGGTAGGCAACAGGATCTCCATACACAAGTTACTCTGATAAATGGTATGGAATTCAGGATCAAACGGTCCTTGACGTTGCACGTTGTCGATGAACACCAGATAGATTCGACCGGTGTCAGTTCTTTCCTTGAGTATGCCACCCTTGAACACATCCTCGGCTGCCATGGTCTTGGTACGTAGATCCTGCCGCTTCTCATAACGCACATACAGTTCTTCAAATCGTGCAGTGTCTTTGTAGAAAGCTTCATACAGGTCGGGCACTTGATTGGGATCAAAAAATGTAATATTCTCTCGGTTCTTGAATCTACGCCAGAAAAATGCGCTGAGTACCACACCATAGTCCATGTGTCTCACACGAGTCTCTTCGGTACCTTGGTTGTTTTTGAGCACGATAAGATCGTCAAACTGTAGATGCCAGATGGGATAAAACACCGTGGCACTGGCATTGCGAATACCACCTTGACTACAACTGCGTAGATCACCAAACCATTTTTTCAGGAACGGTATCATGCCTGTGTGCATGATTTCGCCACCACGAATAGGACTGCCCAGCGGTCTTAGACGTCCCACTTCTAGACCAATGCCAGCACGCTTGCTGGCATATTTGGCCATCATCTCGCCCGATGCAAAAATACTATCCAGATCATCATCTGCACGTATAAGCACACATGAACTAAACTGTTTAGTAGGAGTTCCAAGCCCTGCAAGCACAGGAGTGGCAAGAGTGAACAGTCCGTCACTGGCACAGTTGTAGTACTCCTTGATGTAGCGCAGGCGTGCGTTGTTGGGTTCTTCGGCATGAAACACAGTAGCGGCCGCGACCATGTATCTAACTTGTGGAGTTTCATAAATTTCCTTTGTTGCTCTGTTACGCACTAGATATTTTTCAATCATTTGCTCGATAGCAGCATATCCGTACAGTTCGTCCTTGTCGTGGTCGATCATGTCGTTCATTCGGTTCCAATCGTCCTCGCTGTACCATGACAGCAGTTCGGACGAATACAGGCCTACAGCAACATTGCGTTTGACGATTTCGTAAAGATGCGGAGGATCATAGCTGCCATATACATCTTTCCTCAGCATGCTGAGTCGTTGTTTGCCAGCCACATACTGATAGTTCACATTGCCTATGTCCGGATTGCTTTCTACGTCGATCAGATCCACGATGCTTCTTAGCGTGATTCCATCTATTTCCGTGGTGGTGATTCCATCATAAAAATGCAACTGGCTTTTGATTTCAATCATGCTTTGGCTGACGTCGGCGATGCCTTGGCATACCTTGGCTATCTGTGCCTGCCATTTGACTAGATCCAATGGTTCGCGACGGCCACTGCGTTTTACTACGGTGATTTGGTTCATTGTTGTTCTATTCGTATTTTTGTGCGATCTCGGATAATTTGAGACTTCGTTGTATCTGTATATCGGAGGAAGTATTTACTACTGTGTCCGGGCTCCAATTAAGTATATATTTTGATTGACCGACCGAGACTAAATTATGTCCATTTTGTGACATGATCAATTCGGCATCGGCAAGGTCCTGACGTTCCAACATGCTTATAGTATACATGATTCCAAGACTTCTTGCAAGATCACAATACACATCATCGCTCAAAAGAGCCCACGGATCAGGCCAAGTCTCTACATCGTCCCAGTGTAGATAATACGGTTGCCACGGAGTACCAAACCACCAAGCATTGATTTGTTCTAGTGCAGTCCGAGCATCCAGATCTTGGCATGTCATGCGGAGATTCTTCCACCCGGCCAAACGCTCAGGAAAGCTGGTGGACCACATCAGGCCAGGTAGTAGATAGAATAGTTGAGTATCGCGTTGTTGCCGGTACTGGTGGTAGTGTAGCTTACTGTTATGGTGGTGAGATTCTGTGTGATAGCAAGCGTGACTCCGGTACTGGTGTTCTCAGTGCCCGAATCCACAGTTGCCAGCGTGGCCGATCCGGCTGCGGCCGCTCGCCAAGTCCCCACGCGATAGGCTCCTGATCTAGCAATCGAATAATCGAAACTGAAAGTGGGTGTACGCACTGTGTCTATCGTGAACAACGTGGTTGCGGACCCAGTGTTGTCCAACAGGGTCACAGTTTGACCGTTGATCCTGGTGTAACTGCCTTGCGTGAACTGACTCTGTGTGGAAGAAAACAAAGCACCTATGTTGCTGTATTCGGTCAAGATCTCGGTATTACCAATGACCGGAGCACCGTCTTGCAAGGTACCGTTTCCGATAAACAGCTGACGTGTGTCCGTGCTCCATCCAAACTCGGCACCAGCCAGTTGCGGCAATTCTGATTGTAAACCTTTTCGATTGGTGATCTGACTGATCTGTACTATGGCCATTTGTTGTCCTCTGTGTCTATGATGTATTTAGTTTGGGCTAAATATCCTGACAAAACAGGAGACAGTATGGCAGGCTATTGGGAAAGAGATGAAAGAATCGATCCAGATTCAGCGATGAGAACTCTAGAAATGAAAGTGCATTTTTTGATGCAACAACTGGTAGGTGCCGGAATCGTGGCCAGCCGAGGCGGCAATCAGATCGACATACCCAATGACATCGATGCTGACGGCAACGAAGTGCTGGGCGGTGTCCCAGTCAATCAGTGATTCGCTAGATAGTACTGTTCAACCCTGTGCCACCATAGCTGGCGATACAGTTCAAACTCGGCGCCCTCAATGACAAATTCTTGATATTGCGGCTGAGTGATCAAGTTACCTTGGTCATCCATCTCGGGTTTGACACACATGAGTACCACACCTTTTTGTATGTCGGTGCCATGTACTGCATTGTGCGCTTCGGCGTAGGCACACAGTTGCAAGAAATAGTCCTCAATCCACTCACGTCGTTTGGGCTTGTTGGTCTGCTTGTAATCCAGAATGCTCGGTTGATACAGATGTAGACCAGCGGCATCCGTGGTTCCGGCATAGATGCCAGGAAAATACAGCGGAACCTCATAGCCCCAGACCTCGCTCACGTGGCACAGACCGTTTGTTATAATAGTCTGTGCCATGGTATGGCTTTGTTGGCTATAAGGATTGGATCCAGGATCAGCAATGGCACCTGTTTTTGTATAATCTTCCAGATACTTGTGCATCCTGGTGCCTCTATTGGCCGCTTCAGTCGTGATGGCCTGTGCCTGTGTATGCCCCACACGATTGCGCCAGTTTTGCAATGCCTGGCGTTTCTCTTCAGGTTTGGTGGCCTCCAGTATGGTAGTCACGCTGGGCAGTCGACCGCCATCGGGTGTGGCATACAAGCGTCGACCATCCACAGTTTCTCTGGGTATGGGTTGGTAATTGAATCGAGGATTGTACATTGTGTTATTATAACACTATCACTGCGTCAATGTCAACTGTTGTAACTGTTCTTTGTAGATATGGTATAACTGCATTATGCTATTGTAGTTTTTAATTATGGTACTGTATTGATAATTGGTCTTCACATGAGACACATCGGTATTTCCAAGATTGTCTCTAACAAATTCTGGAATATCCTCATAGTATAACTGTGTGAATTTAATATTTTTATTCAAGAAATACGATTGTAATTCGGCCATAATATGCTCGCTATACACATAATGTTTTACATCTTTGTGATATTGCTCGGTTAGTTCGATAGGCTCCACAAATTCGAGAGACGGATTATCTTGATTGTAGTTCCACATATTTAGATGGCGGGCTACCAAATTGCTGCTGATTGCATCTGCTATACACCGTCTAGCAGTTAGATAGATGTGGGTGTACTGTTCAAAATTAAACAGGTCAAATTCGCAGATGATTTTTTTGTATGCAAGCTGAGCAGGATGTAATCTTATTACTCCAACCGGTTTGGTTAGTATTCCAGCCAGCAATTTCATGTACTGCTCAGAGTGTGGGGCTATGTTAGGTAAGCTAACAATCTGTTCCAAGTCTTGACCCAAAATAGGTATTCCATGATGATTTCCGATAGCTTCTAAAAGAAGACTACTTCTAGATCTAGGAAATCCTACTATGCAGATTTTCATACGCGAAAACTTTCTCCACACCCGCAACGATCCCGTTCGTTGGGATTCACGAATTCAAATCCTTCGTTGAGTCCTTGACGCACATAGTCTATGGTCATGCCTTCGAGATAGGCAATATCACGTTGGTCTATTCTTATGACAAAATCGTCATGAGCATGATCGATGGCCCCAGAAGTCTTGGTTATGTCATCTATATATTCCAACACATAGGCCAAGCCCGAACACCCAGTGGTGCGCACACCCACTCGGATACCCACACCGTGTCCGCGGCGTTGGAGATTCTGCGCAATCTTTTTACTGGCCGTGTCGGTTACGGTAATCATCTAATTCGCTTTCCCATATTATTTCTACTGTGTATCCTAAAGATTCAAAATACTGTTGTCTAGTTAAATCTAATAACCATTTTTCTTCGGCTGTCTTTTTCAGCTGAGGATGATAAAAATCTTTATTGAATAATTTTGGATTACAATGCCAGTAATCACCATAAATTTCTATTATGTGTTTAGTTGATTCATTCACATAATCTGGTTTGTATTTTCCAATTTTAACATTGATCTCATAATCAATTAAAATTGTTTCTAGAGATTTTTCTTTTTTACTACGAGGAGAAGTTTTAGCAAAATGTCCAACATTTTCTACACCATATCTTTCAAGATTGGTCTTTTTAACTTTTTCAATATAATCAGAACTGTGCCTCTTTCCCTTAAAATTACCAGGTAACCCTTTATTCCACGCTACTTGTAATCCTTGCGTATCTTTATTCCAAGGAGTTCTACCTTTGCAAGCATTTGACAAGTTTTTAACCCAAGTATCTCTATTCTGTTCTCTAGTAGCATATCGTTCAGCATTCCAGGTTCTAGATTCTGCCATATCTGGATTTCTTTGCCAGTGTAGTTTAGCAGAGCAAGATTTTGAACAGCACTCTATACTTGAGCCCTTTATCAGTGTACCGCAAATAGGGCATGGTTTATGACCTTTTTGGTATCCAGTTCTATTATCTTTTCTAAGTGATATTCCACAACCACATTTACACCTATTCATAACTTTATTTAGCAAAGTTATTTGTTCTATGTTAGGTTATGTCTTTTCTTATAGTCGTCAATTGCCGCTGTAATGGCGGATTCTGCCAATATGCTACAATGTATTTTGACGGGCGGGAGCGCCAACTCTTCAGCAATTTGGCTGTTCTTAATGCTTCCTGCTTCGTCCAGTGTTTTCCCTTTGACCCATTCAGTGATAAGACTGGATGATGCAATAGCCGATCCACAATTATGTGACCCAACTCTGTTAGAGAAAAACACATGAGCTCCACCCTCTAATTTTAAATCATATACCACAACTGATTTTCCATCTCTTTCACAACCGCGTAACTGATTTAAATGAGTAATTGGTGAAACATCTACAATTTTCATTCCGTTATGAATGAAATTTTGCACTTCTGACAATGATTTATCAATATCTTCTATTGCTAAAAATAATGAATCGTAGCCGGCTGTGGCCAACTGTTTGCGACGATTCACTACATAATTTGATTCTTCTGACCTATCTTGCATGAATTTGGGCATACGCTTTGTATACACTTCTATGCATTTTTTCTTACCAGGAACAATAAAATCTGGGCTTGCTGGTCCTGCATCAGTTTGAATCCATATCTTTCCAGCACTCCATTTTATTGCTACATTGTTTTCTTCAAATAAATCAATATATTTTTGTTCAATACTAGTAGGTTTAGACCAATCTCTTCGTGCCATTCCCTGTTGCCATTTTTTGACATAATCAGAATCTTTCCAATTTTTTAAAGAAGCAATCCTAGATTTTTTCTTTTTGGTTTCTAAATCTTTACACACATACCCGGATTGATTTTGTGGTAATACTGAATGATCAAAAATTTGATTCCATTCTTTCATTCTATTGCTATTTTTTTGTTTGAGTTCTGTGCGATGTCTATTATTTGTAAGAATTCGTAACTCGTGTTCGGTTATTTCATACAACTCTTGACCTACTTGTAGTTGTTGTGCTTCTACTGGTGTATTATCGGCATTCCAAAATATATGTTCTTTTGTGCAAATTAATGAGAAGGTGCCAGGATTGGTATTTTTTCTACTCGTCTCGCGTTTAAAAGTAATAATCAACAACTCATCAACATCAACCGAATGTTTAATTATATTTTGTATTTTTTGATTAACAATTTTTTCACCGTTCCAGGCCAACACCTCGTCGCCGATTTTTAAATCTTTTATTTTTTTAATGCAGGTTGGAGTATTAACAGGAGCATTACTAGTTAAACAGCCGTAAGTTTTAAACCGGGCGTCTGTAATAATTCCAACATCATTTACCTTTATACTTAACTGTAAAACATCTCCACAACTAGGTGCCCCCACAAGTCCAACTCCAACACCCTCGTCACCCTTCTTAAACGATCCCACATTTCTTGGATTTTCGTAATGATCCAAAACAGCATCACTATAAGCCATATGTTTCTCCTGTTATTGACTCTATTACATCGTTAGTTTGAAAACTATCCCACTTGGATCTGTTTTCTTCACCTTTAATAAATTGTATATTTTTTTTACTACCAAGTAAATAGGGATCTATTCCCAATTCAAACCCTTGAACTATAGGAATGATATGATCTATTTGCCAACTATGTTTATATTTGCCAAACACAGGAACCCACTCATTATTAACTTTCATTTCTTTAATAGTTCTATATGTAGCATAACGAACTTTTCCTCGATAAAGTTTGAGAGCATCGTTACAAGGTTTTTTAGTTCTTAGATTATTTAATTTGCCGTCTGCATTAGGATTATTTTCTTTCCATTTTTGACTCTGTCTTTTGTTTGGTAAACCTTTATTCCAACCGTGTCCTTTTTTAAGACCTTCGATATTTAATTTAGACTTTTGTTCGTTAGTAAGTTTAATACCTTTATTCCAAGCAGTGTTTCCAGGACGATTGATTGGATTTTTACAAGGAGTTGAACAATACTCTAAGTATCTAGGTTTTGTTTCAAAATCTTGGTTACAATGAAGACATTTTTTAATTAAACCATACTTGCTTTTCATATAAGTATTTAGTCTTGGAGTACCTGTATGTGGTCATTTATAAATGCCTATATTAAGATTATACACGTTTTTTAATTCAGGTGCCTATGCCTTCCTCGTCTTTGGCAAAAGAACCCACATTGCGTGGATTCTCATAATGATCGAGTAACTTTTCTGAATAGGCCATCAGTCGGCTGTTCCGTAGACTTCTACAACCACTCGTCGATTCATGGAACGACCATATGCTGTGCTGTTGGTGCTAGCTGGCTCGCGTTCGCCTTTGCTGTCAGCAAACACACGATTGGCCTCTATGCCTTGCCCGATCAGATAATCAGCCACTGCTCGAGCTCGTCGTTGCCCCAATCGCATGTTGTAAGCATCGGTGCCCACACTGTCGGTGTGTCCCACCACGATCACGCTGTCAACATGGACCGATTTTAACCGTTTTACCAATTGATCAAGAGTGTGAAGACCTTGTGGTTTGATCACGGCACGGTCAAAATCGAACAAGGACTGTGCCAAATATGTCACTGGAGGCAATTGCACGATTGCGACTGATTTTTCAACTTTGGGCACAACAACAGGCTCGGCAGATTTTGTGATCGCTGGCTGTGTGGCTCCGTCGCAGTTGGTTTCGGCTGTGGCCGGTGTCCATGCACTGTTTCTCCAGCATAATCCAGTGGAATTGGTCACTGGACCAGCTAGTCCGGTCCAGTTGTTAGAAGCTTGTGCGGCCCCTGTTACTACTAATAATGCTAACAATAACGATTTCATAATTTCCTTTAGTTTGGTATCAAGGCCATTTTGCTTTGGCCAGTTTGTGGATCTGTCATCTGTTGCCAATGATATCCTGGGGGATCAACCGGAGTCGGTTGTTGAACCACTACCGGCGGTTGAACTAGTACCACTGGCGGCGGAGCATAGTAATAGGGTCTCGACAGTTCGTAACCGATCACACCACCAATCAAGGCCGGCGCCACCCAGCCACTGTAACCGCGATAGCAACAACCGTTGCGCCAATGTGCTTCAGCTGGTAGTGAACTGGTCACAGCGAGTGTTAGAATACCTGTTGCAATAAGTTTTTTCATGGTCAACTCCTAGTGTATAAGTGTAGTATACTTATAACAGATTGTCAACCATTTAGGTGCGTCTTTTTAGAGCTGCCTTGGCGTTTTTGTCTACCACGGCTCGGGCCTGGTCTACCGGCATGCCCACATCTCCACCGGCAGGGTTGCCAACAAAACGTATCACATCCGACCCCGGATCCATGGGCTCAAGTATGTCCTTGAGCGGTTCTTGTTGCAGGTAATCAGAAAGATTGTTGGCATTGAGTTCTACTCCTAGACTTTTGGCAGCCTGGATAAAAGCGTCAGTGCTGATCTGTTTTTGGGCATTTTGATCGTTGGCTCGACCAGCCAAGAACTGACTCAAGGCCAGTAGTTTTTGAGAGCTGACGTCGTTGCCCTCAAATATTTCTCTCATGCGCATTATCTGCGACCACGACCCAGTGCAGCCGGAGGCGAGCCTAGATTGGAGTCCAGATCCATGTCGGCTTCTAGATCACTGTTGCCAGCATCAGGTGCTGGTTCAGGTTCGCCCATCGCGGGCTGTTCACTGTCCACTGCACCCATGGCCGGAGGCATGCCGGCATCTTGTCCGGTTACCACACTCAGGGCCTGTTCCAGTTGCTGTTTGCTGGCCTGTAGGTTTTGTACCAGGCCACCCAAGGCAGCTGAGGCATCTTGGTTGAACTGTGCGGCCTGTTGTGCGCCAACTTCGTTCTTGATCTGATCTGCCAAAGCTGGCAAATCTTTGAACTGCATGCTGGTCACGTCTTCCAGTATCTTTTGTACACGATCTACCATGTCCTGCGCAGCCAAAACCACTTGTGCCTGCTGTATTTCGCTTTCGCTCAAGCGACGATACAGGCTATTGCGTCTACCACGATTTTCCATGGTTGGCGAATTCATTTGCTGTTGTATCTGGCTACGTTGTGCTTGCAATGCACGTATCTGGTCATCGATCTGTTTGAGCTGATCTTGGTCGGCTTTTTTCTTCTGAGAAAGATTTTGTGCAGCCATGGCTGCTGCTTGTGCCGGGCTCTGTGTCTGTGTCTGTGTTGGAGGCGGCATCATGTCTTCTTTGAGACGCGAGCTCAATACCTGTTCCATCATGATCAACTTGAGATAAGCCGGATCGCGTTCGCTGTGATGAAAATCTGGAGTAGCACGGTGTTCTTGCACCAGACCACGCACACGTTGTAGCAGATTGCGTGCCTGACTCTTGGTCATGTTGCCGGGTCGCACGCGACCACCAAAATAGCTTTCAAATACCTTTGCGGCTTGTTTTGTTGGGCTTGCGGATAGTTCTTGCAGTTTCATTATCGAATCCTCGTTGTTGATAATATTTAGCCTTTTCGACACAATTGATCAATTGAAGTTCCAGCTGTTTTTTCATGATGATCTTGCCTTCCAGCTTGATGGTTATATCTTCTCGAAATTGCGGGTCGGAACTGCGATCGCCTACTGCTGCACGCACCGTGATATCATCGGTGATGGCTGTGAGTTTTTGATCCAACCACAGCAGATCACGTGCCAGATCGTAGCAACGATATTTGTCGGCCACACACCAACTGATGGCATTGCGTGTGTTGGCAAACACACCCACGTCAGTGGCCGAACAAAATACTCGATAGCCAGGTTTTTCGGGCACTATACGGTATTTGCCAAATGCTTCGTATTCGCCGCTGTCTGTTTTACACACAAACAATTTTAATAATTTAGGAAATTCAGTCGCAAGAGACCGTTCAATCTGTTGATCTATGTTCATTTTACCGCGTAGTGTGAGATTAACCAACCAATGATGCTGAGCAATACACCAATCAGACCTGCTCCCCAGGTGATGAGTTGATCGTTGCGCTTGGTTGACATTTTTTGCAACATTACATGTACTTTTTCTACCATGAGACTGAGAGTGGAGATCTTTTCGTCCACATTATCTATGCGTGTTTCCAGTGCATTATATCGCTCGGCACACAGTTCCACATGTGCTTCGAGGCTTTTTTTCTCTATGTCAGTAGTTGAGCTCATGATATATTTAGCTCTGCAGGCGCAAACCAGATATTTTGAGACGGACCAGACACTATCATCATGGCCGGCAAATCAGAACGATTGTCTAGATCCACGATCATGGGCACGCCTTGGGCATCGCTGAGCAGTATAGAGACTGGGTCATCATCAGTTCCGTACACACCCGGAGTCTCGGTTTCAAATTCAAACGTCCACGATAGTCCGGACCGCGACGGCAGAGTGGAGTCTGTGATCTGGGTACGTAGGCCTATGATCTGATTGATGGTTTCCCAGTTGCGTTGTTGATTCCTGGCACGGGTCCAAGCAGCTTGATCTTCTATCCGATTGTTGGCCCTGTCCAGGAACGGCACTCGTGCGGGCTTGTAGTGTCCAGTGATACCGGTAACTGTGATGTCAAACAAGGTGGTGCAAGAGAATCTCATGTAGCATATAGTTATGTACGCACAATGCGGCCAAAGAAAAACCCCGGGATTTTACGCCGGGGCTTTCTAACGACGAAAGTCGATTACTGTGTTACGAATGAAGCAGTTGTATTGACATTGCCTGTGGAAATACCAATGTTTAAACCACCCGATGCATTGGCTGTTTGAGCCAAACCTACCAATGTAGCTGTGTTAGCAGCGCCAGTTGGGAAAATTGCAAGGTTTAAAACTTGTGGGTTAGTTGGGCTGACTTGGTACATTGCAACTGTGCTGATCTGCTGGATAGCCATCAATACATTTGAAACGTAACCCATTGCATTACCTGCACCTGCAACAGACAAATTGGCATTTGCTGTCAAACTAAAAAAGTCTAATTTAGGACCTTGGAAGTTGGTTACTGGTTGAGCAGCCAAGTTTGCTGATTGAGCCACAGAGCCATTTAATACGTCTGTTGCGAATACCGGTTGTGCGCCACCGGAAACTACGGTTATATAAGCCATTTTGATTCTCCTTTGTGTATGGACTCAGAGGTCCTACTAATATTTATGCCGGAGAGGAAAAATCCGGGGTTTGTCCAGGATTGTTTATGGCTCGGTTGGCAGCAGTAAATCCACCAGCCAGTCGATTCACGGCCTTGGCCATGCCACCTGTGGTGGCCATGACCCAGCCTTCTTGTCCTGGATGTTGCAGATCCAGTTGGCGCAGTATGTCCATCTTGATGTCGTGTAGTAGGGCCCAGGCTTCAAATGCAGCAGCCATGCCTTCAAGATTGCTTCTGGGACTGGTCAGGTATTCCACTATGTTGGCATACTTTCTAGGAGTCTGTGTGCGTTGCAACCATGGACCAAATCCGTTGACCAAGTCGTCAAAATCGGTACCCACTCTACTGTTGATATAGTCAATGCACAGTCTGGGCAAGTCTGTGATCTGTAGTGCTCTAAGTTCGGCTGGGTTGAATAGTCCATCTATGGCCGAGCCCGATGCTGAATACACGTTACGCAGAGCCTGCACTAGATTGCGATTTGGACGCACATTTTCTTTGGCGTATACCGGTTCCAGCAATAACAAACCGGGCACACGTTTAAAATCAATCGAGCCAATGGGTTCTTTGGGGGCACCAGGTTCGGCATAGCGTGTGTGCATGGCTATGCCCACTTCACTTTGTGCTATACGCTGTCCAATGTCGCTGGCGATGGGTATACGGTACGTGATGGCATTGGGCGTGAACACAAAATTACCAGCCTCTTCGTCAGGACGATCGGTATACAATAGATCGCCTTGCACATAGCCACGGAAATCCTTGGGCAAACTTGCACTCAGCATGGGCCATAGTTTTTCATAGATGGGACCAAGATAGGCCACACGTCCGGCCGGACGTCCTTGACGCTGGGCTTCTTGATCACGTTGTGCCAGCAAAGAGATGGCCTGCTTGGGACTGGTGAACAGGCCGTTGTAGCCTCGGGCTGTAAATCCGGCCACATCGGTCAGCACAAAGGTGCCATCGGGTTCGCGACCAAATACCAGGGCTGGTCGACCATCCCATTTGACTGTGGCTGTGCGTCCAGTATCAGCGGCTGTGTGTTTGACGATATCCATGGCTCGTTTGATGCCAGCACTGCCGTTGCGGAACACAAGATCTTCCAGATGCTCAATTCCTTTGGCACGACCGCCTTGTACATCTGCTTCGATGATGATCTGCATGCCCTGATTCACGATACGATCTCGCAGACGTGCCAGAAAGTTCACATCACTGTATTCGATATAAGGGTCGGAGTTGGCCGTTTCCATAAACGGAATGCCTTCGCGTTTCATGTGTTCGCGGAAGTCGGCCAATTTGGCATCGCGTTTGGGATCTCGTTCCAAGGCTTTCAATATAGTTTCTACATTACGTAGATCACTACGGGTAGCACGCGGATTTAACAACAGCTTGGCTGTCTTGTCTGGATCGTCGGTAATCAATTGGTTGGTAGCACGGTCGGCAATGCCATCGTTTTGATTCAGTTTATAGCCCATGCTTTTGGCTATCGAATTCATCATGACGTTGCGTTCACGACCTTTGTATTGGCTACCTGATCCGCCGCTGAGCACAAATCGGCCCCATGGTGGTTTTGGTAAAAATGTAAAATCTGTTTGCACATAGCCCTGATCAGGGCGTCCTGTGATTGGAGTCCTGAAATGCACAATACTGCCAGTTTTTTTAACATACTCTTGAGGGTTCAGGTTGTGACTGACACACCATTGGGTCAATCGCTGTTGTAAGGCATCTTTGGTTGTGTCACTTGAATCAAGATCTAGGTCGCCCGATGTGGGTTTTTTGCCAGTGGTGCCCAACCATTTTTCTGGATATCCTTCGGGGTGTTGCGAATCGGCTGTGTCAGGATCCAAGTCGCCGTGTAGATCAAGACCAGTCAACTGCTCCAGCCAATTGACTGTCGGATCAACATCGGCCTGATTGATACGCTGTGTGAGCGCACGACCGTCTGCATCTTTGAATACGTTGCCACCTTCGAATATATTCATCCTGTGATCCGTATGCCCATGTTTTGTCGAAGGAAATCGTCCAAGTCGGTATTGCCGGTCGTTCTGGCCTGGGTAATTCCGGCGGCTCGTGCCTGTCGTTTGAGATTGAGTTGTTGTATGGGATCCAGTTTGATAGAAGACTCGGTGTTGGCATCAGCACGGGTCTGTGGACTGTATTGTCCTTGACGAGCCTGGTCCTGAACCACATGGTTGGCGATCACGGCCGTACTCAAAAACTCAGCCACCAATTTGGTCTGGGCTGGCAAATTGTTCTGCGTGGCTTCGATCTGGGTTATCAGCGACTCTAGCTTGTTTTTGACCTCAGCATTCTGCTCTAGCGCATCCAGTGTGACAGTTCTGAGCTGTTGATTGGCCCAGGTGCGGAACAGTGTGGCATAATTGTCTCCGGCAGCGGCTTCTGAAATACCCTGTTTTTTCATCTGACTCAGTATCTGTGCGTGGGCCGGATTGTTGGGATCCAGCGTTTGTCCACCTATACTGACCGGAGCCGAGCCAGCAGTGGAAGCCGAAGCCACAGGTGCGTTGGTTGTTGTGGGTTGTGCCTGGGCTTTTATAGTTGCAGCTGCGGATGGCCACTTGGCCACAGCATTATTGACCCATTGTTGGGCAGCCGGATTGGCGTGGAATTTGGCCGAGGCCTGTGCCATGCGTGTGGCATCGGTCTGCAATGGTGCTGTGGTTCCTGCATTTTGGCTGACTTTTTTTTGTAATTTGCCGGCGTACTTGGCCGCCTGGGCATTTATTTTGTCTTGTTTGCTTTTGCCCAAGCCAAAGATTTCATTCAGTTGCGGCTTGCGCGATAGAGTCAGTTCATGAATTTGCATCGGTGCGTCTCACGGTTCTGGTGAACTTGGCTGGATCTCTCAATCGTATGGCATTGATCAACTTGCGTTGTAGATTTTCGGCCTGCTCGCTGGTATAGCTGGAATCAATCTGTTCCAGCAAGCGTATGGCGCTGGCAATCACGTTGGCAGCACGATTTTCGATCACGTGACGGCTGTCTCGCTCGGCATAGAGATTTTCTAGTTCTTCCAGGATACTACGAGTTTTCTTTTGCATATGGGGTCCAGGATCTTTTTATTATTTATGGATCACTGATCAATCGAGTCCCAATCAACCAGTCTTGATCTTGCCCAGTAATTGTTTGAGTTTGGCACTTTGTATATCCACTGCGCCAACTGCGCTGTCTGGTTCAAACGGCACATCTGCGGCAGTCACTGTACTCTTGGCACGGATACTGTCCATGAGGTTGCCACCCGGACGTTTGAAACTATTTTGTTCTTCCTCGCCAGGGTCTGTGATACGCATGGTTTCAATGTTGTAGTCTAGGTCAATCTTCATGCCCACACCAGTACTGCTACGAGATTTCATGCATTGTATCTGATACTTGCCACGTTCACGCATGGCTCGACTGGTAAAGATACCAAACACATTGTCAGCTGTGTTGATTTTACTGATACCACCCGATATATGACTGTGATCGAATTCCACTTCTTCCACGGCCGATCTATTCAACTGACTTGCTGTCACAAACAGCACATTGAGTTCCTTGGCCAGGTTACGCAATTCCTCACTCACATACTTGTCTTTGACAAATAGGTCATTGGGGCTGACTTTGGCACTGACCGGCATCAAGAGATCCAGGTAGTCAACCATGACAAAGTCCACACGTATGCCAGTCTGCACCTGCACTTCTTTGATATAACTGCGGATATCGTTGATGTTGCTCTGTGCCGGCAAGGCCTTGATTCTATACTGTCCGGCTTTTTTACTGACCAGCTTGACCTTGAGTTCGGTTTGGTCAATGTCCTTGCGGATCTCCTTGGTGCTCATGCCAGCCAGCATGGCATCGGTCCTGAGCGCACACAGTTCTTCGCTCAATTCTAGACTCACATACACACCACTCAGTCCCATCTGCAACCAGCTCAAGGCTATGTTCATCATGACAAGACTCTTGCCTGATCCCGATCCACCAGCAAATATATTGAGTTCACCTCTGCTGAATCCACCGTACAAGATACGATCCATCTGCGGCCAGCCTGTGCTGACTTGTCCACCTGAATTAAAGTATCGATCAATCCTGGCTCTGGGATCGGCCCAGTAGTCTGTGCCCATGTCCTTGGTCAAACTGATCTGTACCGCGTCCTTGATCAGTTTTTCTACCGGATCGTACTCGCCTTTTTCCAGGAGATCGGCGCTTTTCAAGATCGCACGTTCCAGTTCTTGGCGTCTAGTAAACTGCTCAAACTCGGCCATGAACCATTCAAAATGCCCTTCGTTGAGGTCAGGCAAGTGTTCTAGCACGATTCCGGTACTGGCCGAAATCTGTGCCACTGTGGGCAAGGTTTTGTGTTGGTCGCTGTGGTCGGCGATGAACTGGGCTGCTGATCTTAGGCTTCTATCAAAGTTTTCCGGATTGTAGATGTTTTGCACACGCACATAGCTTTCTGCGTCTTGCAACATCATTTCTAGGAACAGGCGTTGGACTTCAAGTCCGTAATCTTTAAGCATGCGATTCCTTTAAATTAATTTATTTCTTTCTAATGCTGGTATGATTGATTTTTCAAAATAATGCCTATTACCCCGAGGTCCATGATGGCCCATCCATCCGTGTTGTTTAAAATCTGCTGGCTCATTGACATTTAAATTAATAGAATAGTATCCATCCTGGAACAATATGTTGCGTGAATGAGATAAACAATGTGTTAATAAAAAATCTCCAACAGATGAATTATCTTGATAAAAATCCACAGACAAATTCAATATTAAGTAGTTGGCATTTTTTGAATCTAACCAGGTATTTAATAAAAAAATATTACGCATAGCTTGAGTTTGGGTCCATGTGCTGTCTTCATGTATAGCAAATTTTTTATCTACATGACTTGAAATATTTTCCATACCGTGATGACACAAAACATTGAATGCATCGTCTTGCCAAGAAATAGGGTCAATCTTATGGCCGATTGTTGTTTTTTTATCATCTTTACTGACTACAGTTAGTCGGGGCAATGGCGGAACTCCAATCAGGAAAAAATCTTTTTTCCAATCATATGAATTCTGCTCACTGATCATGACATGAACTACACTATCAAAACTATTTCCTGGCCAGGCATAATTAAAAATTGTGTTCGTCGACAGTAGATTAGCTGTTAATCCCCAGAAAGAATCTTTGGCGTCTACGCAAAAATTTGTAGTGGCATAGCTGTCACCAAATACCCAAAGTTTATCGTAATCTTTTAACAATTTGTCGTTTCCTTAGTTCTATTTTGACTCGATTGTGCTCTCGGGACTGCATGATAGTTAGCAAGGTAGCCACTCGCCCCATGCAGATTACTGCATCATTCACATCCTTGATTCCGGCGGGCCATTCGGGCATGCTGACAGCCCAGTTCAGTTCTACTGCACGATCCACCAGACTCATACCAGCTAGGTCTTGATCAGGTACCACGATCACGTCGCGTTCCAGACTGCGTATCAAACGCACTTGTGCATCATTGATTTCGGCATGCAAAACTGCTAGGCCATCGATGCTGAGTGCATCAAACACACCTTCCACAACGATGGCTGTGTGCCAGGCATCGCGTTGTAGATCTGTGCCAAATACATAGCCCGGTTGCGTGCGTTGTATATATTTGGGCATCCTGCTGTCCAAGAATCTCACTGAGTGACCCACCACTGTTTGATCATGAGTGAACGGTACTATGATGCCAGGTCGTCCAATACCGGTACTCAGGAACGGATAATCCAATGGAATCGCACGCCGGGTCAGATATGTAGCAGCCTCCTCAGCAAGGGGTTGCGTTGGATTCGGTAGATAATGTTCGTCAAATCTGATATTGCTGAGCTGTTGCATCATGTTGCGTCGATCATCCAAGATACCCAGTGCACCCCTATGCTGTAGACTTTCTAGATTCATGCGCTCAATTTCTTCCGCAGGTACATTGAGCCACCCCAGCACGCGACGTGCTCGCACAGTCAGGGTGCGACCTAGAGTAAAGCTGGTGCTAAATCCGCAATTGAAACAATGATAGATCCAATCAGATTCTTGGACTTTGAGGCCACCACGTTTCCTGTGGTCAGCCGATGTACCATTATGGATACAACAGGGAGCGTCGAAGTTGATCCAGCCCGAGCTGTTGCGTTTGATTCTTCCGGGCAGATAGGCAGTCACATCGATCATGCTGTATTATAGCATGTTTTGTCACAGTTATCTATAGAAAAGGTCCACCACATATCCGGTGCTGATTATGACCATGGCACCTTGATTGTTGGGTGCCACCGGATAATACGGAGTGTTGATACCAGCATTGGGCACCAACCAATAGCCTGATCCCGGATTGGTCACCGTGATTGATGCAATCGCACCAGTGTCATCTATGGTGGCTTCGGCTTGGGCACCCGATCCTTCACCAATGATGTTGATCTTGGGCGGAGCCAGGTAGCCGCGACCGGCATTTTGGATCGTGATGCTTTCAACCTGACCGTTTACACAGTAGGCATAGGCGTTGGCTGGGACGCCTTGCCCGTTGGGCACAGCAAATATGCTGTTGTTAAAACACATGCGTACCAGCGGATACCAGCCTACGATGTTATGGTAGATGGTTCCGGTATAGTTGAGATAGGTGACACTTTCAGTCACATTAAACGGCACTGCTTCGTAGTCCTGTGCTGCCTGGGCCTTGATAGTGCCGGTATAGTGATCCAAAGTCATCTGTACCGTGGTTATGGCCTGTGTGGGCTTGACAAAACTGCTGTAAAATTCGGTTATGGCAAAACTGTTCCAGTAGTTGGCGCCATTGGGGTTACCGTTCCAGTACCAGTCGTTGTAAGAAGCATTGGCCACGCTGGTGCCGTCTGGACTGCCTTGTGCAGAAATCTTGGTAGTGGGTATGGTAAGCGGACGGCTGGGAGTATACTGTGGCAACACCGAATCCGCAATAGTCAATGGTGCACGACCGCCTGATTGTGCATCAACAAAAACCGGTTCAGTGAGATTGCCACTGGTGCGAGTCAGGCTGTAGTATGCAGGCTGTGCCAACACTTCCAGTAGGTCCGAAGCCGACAGGGTGACCTTGGCACGGCCGGTGGCTGCATTCAATGTAACCAAAGGCTGTTCGATCAACACAGTGTCGCCTTGGGTATTGATCACGCGAAAAATAAATGTGCTACCGGTTATGTTGACCGGTTTTTCGTTTTGGTTGATGAACTCAAACAACAGCACATTGTCAACACCTTTGTTTATGGTCAGGACCTTGGCGTACACTGGATTATACCTGTAGGAAAATGCAGCACTGTCGGAGTCGTCCAAGCACACGACCTGGGTGATCTGCTGATAAAGATATAGTTGTGTTGAGTACATGCATGTTATTTATCAGTGGTGGGTTGGCAATGATTTGGGTATGGTTGCAATTTGGTAAATATCTCATGATAGATTTATACGATATTTATGGGTAACGACATCTTTGCGCAGCTGGCCGAAAAATACCCTTTTATAACTTTGTGCGTGTATGCCACCAACGAGTATGTGGGCATCATACAAAATCAAGACGATGTCGTGACCACCATATATGACTTTGGTGCCATACAGGATCTAGAACAAAAAAAGAAATTTTTAGAACTGGCCAATGTATGGTGGTGGGAAAGCAACCGAAGTGTTCCCATCAACATATTCCTCAAGACCGAATGGGAGCCGTTCCGCCCCAGTCTAAGAACATTCATCAACAAAGATCTTACAGTGCTACACGGTCCTGTATGCAGTCTGGCCGAAATAGCACGCAAAAAAACCAAACGTAAAAGCATCACGCTGGTGCGTCGGCTTGACTGATATTGTACAATAATTCTTCAAGGGTGATACTACTCTTTGATCCTTTTCCGCTATTTAATTTTGCATCTAAAATTTGTAAGTTTGATGGATGATTTACGATTGCTTCTGCTAAATCAGCGTGCCATGCATCCAGAATACTAAACTTATGATCAACATGATATGTTTGTTGTCCTAATACATATCCTTGCTCCTTTGCCCAGTGTTGTGCTTTTTTTCGTATAGCTCTTGCATAGTGACGATAATCTTTTGCAATCAACGGCGTAAGTAATCCAGATTTTTTTCTTTTAGTTTTTTTCATTTTAGCAAGCGGACCTGGTTGACCACAACAATGTTGTAAAAAAGTTTCTCTGGTTTTTTCTTTTCGGTTATCTGCATCTTTCCAACTGTTCTTTGTTCTTGATGACAATTGGTTGATATATTCAGGGCAATTAGACCATTTTTTAAAACAAGTATATTTTCCTCCTGTGTTTTTAACTAACGCAACATTGCCGCAACCAAAATGGCAATACGTATTAGCAGGTATTGGCTCGTGTGTTTGTTTGTGATAAAAATACATCTGCGGAGTGTTTGACATATACTCGCAATGATTGCATTTGCGTGGATATTGTATTTTTGATATTTTGCTTAAACTACCTTTGGGTCTTCCCATATAAACCTCCATACGAGTATTTATTTAAAAAAAGCCATTGCGTTATTTTTCTGAAAGGATATTCATATGCAGGGCAACCAACGCACTATAAGAAATTGCGTGGCTACGTTTGAATACAAATCCCTTGGAATCATCACCGTCCCATACTGACTCAAACACTCGATCCCAGGGCTGATTCTGTAAATGCGCTTTACCCGGTCTAATAATACTAATAAAAGCAGCCATACGGGGTATCGAATCGGGTCTCATGTGCTCCAGCAACGCGGTATAGTTACCCACATGCACCAATTGGCCAGCCCATTCAGGATCACGCCACAAGCGAGACCAATTGGGTTCTAGCGACAACATGCTGTCGTAGTGTGCCTGATCTTTCAACAGTTGATACACAGTCATATTCAGCAGATCGATCTTGAAATAACCACGCGATTCTGCTGTCGCATAGTCTATGGCCGCACACTGATTAATCGGATCACGAGGTATGTCTGTGACATACACACCGCTATTATGTCTACGCACTTGACCTTGATGCATTTGACGTGCTGGTGTTGCCTGGATCAACTGTAATAATTGATCTCTATCTGCTAGGTCAATGTCAATATCTGCGCTCATCACCAACCGGCTTTCTGTAGCATTTCTTTCACATAGGCCTGATCGGCCGGATAATCTGCAAATCGTTTCATCCATGTATCCGAATCAATGTAGGGCCAGATCATGGTCAACTGACTGCTATCCAGATTGCCCAGGAACTCCTGACCACTGGCACAGTTGTATATGATCCAGGCACTGACTCGTCCAGCTGTGATAGCATGCACAGTGGTATTGGCATTGCCATGCATCAGGCAGTGATGAGCTGGATAGCCAGTTCGCTCGCTCCAGGCCAGTCCATATTCCATGGCTCGTGCCATGGCATCGTTCACATTCTCCAGCACAAGATATTGGCTGAGATATTCAGTGTACACAGAGTCGCTGCACCAGTGATCGATTTTTTTGTTTTGTTTGAGCACCCATCGCATGAACTGCTCAGGATTGATCACCCGAGTATCCACACAGTATCGACCAAACTTGACAAAGGCACGATAATACGGGCTGTCGGCAAAATCATCGTAGCTTTTGAGTCGGGCCGACCCTTGGGTCATTTCGTAGAACTTGATGTAGGCCTGGAAACCCAATCTCACTCCGGGTTCATCCTGCTGCTGTCTGCGGCGTCTTGGCTCGCACACATGCACAGCCAGGCTGGTTTCCTTGACAAATTGTTTTTTGCAATACTGACAAACGTTCACTGGGCGTCTATTTGGAAATGTCTGACAAGGTTGTTTTGTTCGATGTAGGGTTTGATATCTTGTCTGTGCATGATGTTGCCAAACACTGGAGCCAGGAGGCTCAGTTCATAAGCAGTGATATCTGGTTGTGGTGTGTAGCGCCAGCCGCCAAACGTGATGGCCTTGTATGCTGGTGCCTTGGCCACCTGCTTTTGTCTAAAAAATCCCATCATTTTTTCTTCTCCTGTCCTAGTTCGCGCAAGTATATATCCAGTTCGGCCTGGGTGGTTATCTGGGCCAATAAATCCAGTTCGTCATCACGACGGTCAGGAAACAGTTCAGCCAACTGCTTGCGTATGGTTCCGGCACCGGCTGTTTTCTTGCGTGGCGCTATCCAGACGTGGCGTTGATTGCCCATGCCTGGACTTATTGTGGTGGCCAATAACCACTGTAGTTTTTTGTGCTTGGCTGTGCTTATTTCAGAAAATTTGCGGTTCAGCAACCGATTGGTAGCAATAAGATAGAATTCTTGTAGAGCCCGACTGCCGGCCACGGTGCTGCCCCACCTGATCATGAGAAACGAGCTGAATTTTTTTTGCTCGTCGTCTGCGAGCTGGTCATAGAACTGTCTATTCTTGCTGTCAAATTGTGCCATCTCGTTGGCTATTGAGAGTTTATCCATGTCTACTATTGGTTATTGTTTTTTGATGAGCATAGTTGTATTGTACTATCTTGTTGGCCAGATTGCGATCGTACCCTTGCTCAATTATGCTGTCTATGACTATCTTGATCTGATGCCAGCGGTCAGCACCTTCAAGTTGATCGTAGTGCTCAGACCATAATTTATCAAAAGTCTGGAATCCAAGATCTCGCAACCGAGACAAGAAACCTCGGGTGGCATAAGACAAGAATGGTTTGGATCCCACGATAGGACGTATGGTCTTTTCGGTAGGAAAAAATGAATCGCCTAGAGTAACAGTTTCGGACACAATTTCAATCTGGAAACGATCGTAGAACTGTAATAGACTCTGGCTGATATCGGCCACATGATTGTAATGATCCATCAGATCGAAATTGTCTAAAGATCCGATCTGTTCCACTTCGGGATCCCACCAGTTGGTTGCTCCCAATCTAGGAGTATTCATCACGCTGATGACAGTATGATCCGAATAGCCATGGAGCATGTCTCGGGCCATGGTGTTGCGCATGGCAGTATATCTGCCAACAAACAGTCCAAACAACGATGCGTCAGGATCAATCGCGGTACATGCACGGTGGTATTTTAGCAGGCTGGGTTTGAAAAAGTGTGGAACTGTTGGGTTATTTTCAAACTGATAAGGTATTGTTTCGTACTGATTGGGAGTATTGACCTTCACAGTACTGGGATCACGCCCGGTCGACGCTACCCAGTCGCCCAACACTGCCAGCACTCCGGAGGCTGCAAGACTGATTCCTTCAAATCTGGTATGTATGATTACCACTTGATCAACCGAGACCGTACCCAATTGCTGTATCACGCTGTCACGATTGGTCCATACATCGCCTTCTGAGTGTATCTCAATCGTGACTTTATCTGTCATTGGGCCTGCTCAATTGATATATTGCCACGGCTTGATCCAACACATCTCGCAGTGCGGTATTTTCTTGTGCGGCTCGCCGAATTTCTCCCCATAGCCGGTCCTGTCTCAGACGATCTATCGCAGAGTCGATCTTTGTTCTGGGATCATAATGATCATAGGTGGGATCCATGACATGATCCCAACCCACCACCCGCCGCTTGGCTGGATCGGCACCGAACTCTCGCTCATAGACCACATCGCCCACACGCTCGTATATAAGGGTTGCGCCAGGTTTTAAATTTCCCATGTTACCAGGCTTTATTGTAATCAACTATTTCGCAGTTGCGACTGATGTCCTTGACAAAGTACACACAGTCCGGGCGTTCGCCCTCGGCAACCGGCACACACAACATCTGGCCATTTTTCAGCTTGGGCGCATACCAGGTCACTTCCTGATACACATCCAGTATCTCGATGTCCAGGAAACTGGGCCTGAAACTGCTGATAGGATTGAACTGGAAGGCCTTGAATCCCCGATCATTGATGGCCGTGAGCGGCAACACTTCAAGGTCGCCCAGGTCGGGTTCACCGATCAAGATCTGCCAGTCCATGGGCATGCGCACACGATTTTCGCCAATGCGTAGTACCAAGGCCGGAGCAGTAAAACTTTCAAGAAAGATCAAGGGTATGTAGTGATAGTCAGGATCGGACGGACTGCTGTTGTCCAGGATGGCAAATCTCATGTCATCCACTTCTTCAGGCAGATGATCAAGATCGAATGATTGGTTTTGGTCTAGTGTTAATATTTTCATATGTTCAGTATAGCACATGTTGCGAGTCAGCACGACCTTTTATTTCCACTCCAATTTCTCCTGTGTGAAATTGTACTTGGCCTCTTTATAAAACTGTTTGCGTTTGGTCAAGTGTCGCTTGGCAAACTTGCAGGTGCTGGTTATGTCCCAGATTTCAACATGATCCTTGTCTTCGGCTTTCCTGATGCCACGACCAATGCTCTGGATCACCCGCACAAAGCTCTTGCCAGGCTCGACCAAGACCAGATTAAAGATCCTGGGTATGTTGATACCTACGGCTGCAACACCGTATGTGGCCACGATAATCTTGCCGGTGGCATCGGCCACTTCGTCGTATTCGTCCTGTCGGGCCTGGGCCTTGGTCGCACCCGATACCATGACAGCCCCGTTGCCCAAACGTTCTAAAAGTCCTTGTCCGGCTGCGATCCGGTCCACCAGAACCAGGGTATTGCCGGTTTCATTTACCTGACGTATCAAACTGGCCATGGCATCTAGACGTCCAGATTCTTCTAGCAAAAATTTCAGTTCGCTTTGATAGTTGGCAAACTCGGCATGGTCCACCAGTTGTACTATGTTCACATGACACTGGGCCAGCACACCACGGTCTTGCAATTCGCTGGCGGTAAGCTGATTGATCACTGGTCCTAGACTACACTTCAAGGCCTGCGACTCGAATGGTTCTTTGGGAATAGTTCCTGTTAATCCCCAACGGATGGGAATACGACTCATTACGCCGGTCAGGAGTGTTTTGAGTGCATCGGCCTTGGCCATGTGGCAATTTGATACCACTGCACCATCCACAATGTAATTGTGATCGTTTTCTATGTGCAAATTAAACACTTCGAGTGGTTTGAGGATTTCAGTTCTTTTTATTAGTTTCATATAGTTCTTTTATTTTTCGTGCAGTACTATCATCAAATTTTGTATAATCTATATTGTTATTTTGTAATTGAAACCATTCTTTGTCTGCTATTATCAACGCATATTTGTTTAATTCTGCCCAGGCGGTCAATGCAGTTAGTTTGGCTTGAAATTTTTCTCCAGTACATAGCTCTCGAGGTTTAACTTCTATAACTTGCCGGTTGATATAATCTACGAAATCAACAATATAAATTTTTGTTGTATTGTTAATATTATATTTGATTCTTAGTTTTTCGTATTCGGCATCTTTATTAAAATATTGATATAATGCCTCCCAACTAGACCGGTATGATTTACCAGCAAATGTTGATTCCCAATGTGTATTTCTGTTATTACTGTTTGGGGTAAATTCACCCGACAATATTTTTTGTTTCATTATTTCAGACTTTGTTTTTTTGTCCAAGTCTGACAACCTAACCCCGTACATTCCATTGTTGCTCCCAGAATTTTTTACACTAATTTTATCTTTAACTATTTGTGTTCGGGCTCCGCGGGTACCTATGTTCTGTCCTCTAGTTCCGGCATTCCAGGGAATGCCGGTATTAAGATTTTTTTTGATAGTATTACCGTGTTTTTTCTGGACTGCGGTACCACCGATTGCAGATAACTTGGATTTAATTTCAGGTTCTGTTATCTCACCGCTTATCAATCTGTCCATGCAACGACACCATAGATCAGTTTTTGTATTCATGATTCGTTTTATAAATCTTGCCCTGTCGGAATTTGTTAATATTTTACCGGTTGATAACATAATATTCTTACCCGACCACTCAACTACTCTGGTGTGTTGGCTATATTCTGTTAATCTGTTATTAATAATTTTCATCATCTGATCTGCTGTTTTCTTCATAAATACCTCTGCTTTAGTTATATGTATTTATGTTTTATTAATAATTTCGTGCTCTTCTGTCAGTGCATCTGCCCGGACCCAGCCTCGATCAGTAAGAAACTTATGATTACCTGTGACTTGTATTTGGTTGCCATTATCAAATTCTAATTCAAACATAGTTTCGCTAGCAGAATTTGTCAGGTTCTTATGCTGTTTAACTACAGTATCTACTTTAAACTCTTTGGTAGTCTCAGAATAGTTAATAACTTTATCGCCCGATTTAATATCTTTGATCTGCCTATATCCATCCGGAGTCAGCACTTTACTATCTCCAGCAAAACATTCGTCTACAATCACACACACCACATCTTCCAGGAACTCGCCAATGGTGCAATCACCCACACCTGACTTGGTATTCTTTAACAACACATTGAGGCTTTGCCAGGTACAGATAGTGTGTTGCCGACCCCATTCTTTTCTGTCGCCAAAGTACACACCCACATCCTGTTGCATGTTGATGTAGTCTCGTTCGGTCTGTGTGACCAAGCTCTTGTTGGGCACAATAACTATGGTACGCCCTAGTGGTGCCACTGCGTTTGATAGTGCAGCAGTTATCACGGTCTTGCCGGCACCGGTAGCTATCTCCTGTATGCATTGTGGATTGATCAAAAAATCGTTGATTATGCTGACCTGATAATCCCGTAACTGCATGGGTTCACCTTCTGAAGGATGTCCCTTGGGCCAAGCTATGTGTGCAAAACTGTTTTCGTGTACTTGCGCAAATTCAAAAGTGGTTGAGTATTCGCGTTGGTCATCCAGCTCGATATCGTAATTGAACTGCTCGAGTATGGGCACGATCTCGGGTAAAAGATTCACATAGCTACTACCTCCTAACTGGAAGTAGCTGGTCTTGCCGTTCCAACGGCCCAGTCTAACTGCTGGCAAGTATCTGGCACCAGGCACATCATATTCAAAAGCTCGGACCAAGGCCCGTCTTGCGTCTAACTCAAGTCCTTCAATTTTGATATTGACTTCGTCACGCACTATTATTTTGGCTGTTCGCATAGATTTAGTATAACACACTTATAGTGACAAAATCAAAAAAACAGGCCCCGAAAGGCCTGTATAAAGTGAGTAGTATTACTACTCAGGAGCTATCTTTACTTAATCGGTTTGGCCAGCATCAACTATTTTTCATACATGTGCTGACTGCTAGTGCTTTCCAGTTGGTTGCCGAGATCTTGGTCAAATCTGCAATCTTGAGTGCCATGCGTAAACTGAGCTCTCGCAAACGATCCTTGTTGGCATCCATGTAGTCCAGGATCTCTTCGCCCTGTTCTGGGCTAAAATCGTAGTCCTGGAACAGGTCACCTTTGCGGAAGATCTGTTTGATACGCAAGAACTTGTCGCGTTGTGTGTTCAGGGTCAAGTCCAAGAAGTGACAACGACTTTGCAGGGCTTCCAGGTGATCTTGCAGTTTCTTGCTTTTCAAATTCTGGAACTGCAGGTTGGTGATAAAGATACAGGCACCTTTGAAGTCAAAATTGTTGGGAACACCTTCACGGGTTAACATGGAACTGTCCGAATTCCAGTAGATCCTGCGTTTCTTGCCTGAATCCAGAGCTGCTTTGAGAATGTTCAGGCTCAAGTCATCTTGGAATACTGAGTCGCAGTCGTCAAACACCAACACGTTGCATGGATCAGAATTCTTGTACAAGGTACAGTACAAACCAATCGGTGTCATGGCACCCTTGATGATTTCGTACTTGATCCTGCGTCCAGCCAACTTGTCAAACAGGCCCGACTGTTCCAGCTGTTTTTCCACACCATAACTCTTGCCCACACCAGGAGGGCCAACCACAATCATGGCTCGCACATCGCCGGCGATAGCAGCCTTGGTCATTTGGTCCAAGATATCAAATCGTTCGCCGATACGGCTCATGACTGCTTCGTCAGTTTCTTGTACGGCAACTGCCTTCACAGACGGTTGAGCTGTAACTGCATCACCGCCCACAAATTCCACATCTTCGATGCCATCCACTTTGATACGCACCACGTCAAACTCGGGTCCAAAATAACCCTCGCTGTCCACAGTGACAAAACTGCCTCTGGCGCCCATTTGCAGGCCTTTTACCAGGGTAAATGCTACATCTCTTACAGGTTGATTACGGTATATTCCGTTTATAATTTTTACTTTGGTCATGTGTTGCGCTCCTTGTTTTGTCACTGTACTAATATTATAGCAAATGGCTCATTTTGGGTCAACCGCGGATTCTGTCCAGTATCGACTGTTGTAATTCAGCAACACGATCGCGTTCCACATAGAAATCTGTGCGTGGATCCCAATATTCACCGGCCTTGTTGTCATAATACAACACCTGACCATTGGGGTAATGGAACGGGCCTTCTAGGCCTTTTCTTGGACCAAAACTGGTATCGTGTGCAAAAACAGTATAAGCCATATTGCTCCTAATTTGTTACTATACATACATTATAACCGATCTTGACATTTTGGTCAACCATGAAAAACCCTGCATCTAGCAGGGTCTATTTTAGAGCTTGTCTTTCTATGTCTGCTTCGTCGCAGGCGTCGCCGTACTGTATCTCCATCACATGACAGGGCTCGTTGTATGGGTTGGTCAGCTGATGCCAGGCCTCAACCGGAATGGCCATGATTTCGTGCTGTATCAACGGTACCGATTCTGATTCCAGGTTGACCACACAGGCTCCAGACTGTATGACCCAGAATTCGTTGCGTTTGAAATGCCGTTGCATGCTGAGACTTTTTCCTGGCTCTACGACCAATTCTTTGACTTTCATGTTGGGGGTCTCGTCGATCACTCGATAGTATCCCCAGATTCTTTCTGTTTTCATGTTATTGATGTCCCATGTATTGTAAACCTTTGTCCAACCAGGCCACTACCAGATCCTGCTGTCTCAAATACCCGTGTGCTTGCACGCTACGAGCAGCACTTTCGGGTATCAACCCCTGTTCGGCCAATTGATACCAAGTGGTAGTTCTCGGATCTTGCGGCCCAATTTCGCTTTTATATACCACAGCATGTATCCAGGGATCATTTATCTGTTTGGAGAAAAATCCAGCACGACAATCCCATCCGCATACAGCCAACTGATGTATGAGACTGACCATGGTATAGTGGTGATAACAGCCCGAGACCTGTGTGAAATCCTGTTGCCCTCGACGCATGTTGGTGGTTTGTGGTATTCCTATATACAGCATGCCACCGTCGCTGGTGATGTTCCACCACTGTGACAAGGTGCGCAACGGATCAATTGCATACTGGAATGCGTCATGACACCAGACCACATCATAGGTACGAGACTGACCGATCAAGTCAATGCCCTGTTGTTCAAAATCAGTTTTTTGATAAGCCAAGTTGGCGTATCTGTTGCCAATACCTGGGTCATCGTCTAGGTCCACACCCACGCATTGGATATTCAACGGTTCGGGATTCTCGTCTCGGGTGGTAGCAGTGGCCCACCAATCGAGATCTAGGCCACGACCACAGCCCATATCGATCAAGGTGCCGATGCTGCTCATGAAATCATCGTACTCGTACAGCTGGTCAATCACATAACGACTGTGAGCATGGCTCTGTTGTGTGTTGGTAAATGTCATACCTGTATGTCCTCCATGCCGGCTGCTCGCAATCGAACCACATGCCCCAGCATGAAATTCTTGCTTTCAAATGCTTTAATTATGCCTAAAAATTTGTTACGCAACAATGCCACTTCGTTGATCAAGGTTTCAAAATCAATAACTTCATCTTCTCCGTCCACGTATTTTTCAGCATCTCGACTGGTCAAGGCCCTGGCATAGCCTTCTAGATATTTCTGGAAATGCTTGCGACGGATTTTCCTCAGCTGTATGTTGAGAAAGTTGAGTACAGCTTCGATTTCTTGTAGCTGATTGAATCTATGCTCGGTGATGCCAGGTAAGGTGGTTATGTTTTTTTCAATCAGACCGCCTACTCGACATTCCAATTTGGCTTCCAACAGTTGTTGTTCGTAATAGCTGACAAAATCAGGAATATTGCCAATGTCGCTGGTTATTTTGCTATACCACATGATTTCCTTTTATTCTAGCCATTGTAACATGCTGTTTGGAAAAATGCCAAGACTCAATTCACGTCTGCGAGCAAACTCTTTGACAAAGGTCGAAAACTGTTGACGTTGTTGTTCAGTGGGCAATATTTGTAAATTTTGTATGATGGATTCTCGTATTGTAATAGTGCTGGATTCAAATTGAGCTATCAGTCGATCTTTACTGTCGGGATCTAGCACCCCCAATTTTAAAAAATCTGGGTCGTTGCACATCGAATAAATTATATTTTCGTCGCCGTAACGATCAACAAAATCGATCAAACCAAAGATGGTCACGTTGCTGACCACCGAGCTAAATCCGATATCAAATCCTCTATTGCGCAACAGTTCAAGATTTTTACAAAAATTATCATAGCTGTTGCCGTGTCTATTGAATTCGTAGTATCTGTCGATATTTTCTGCGCTGACAATCATTTTTAAATTTTTGATATGGTCGATTTTATCCAGTTGATTTTTCAATCTGTCATGACCAACTCCTAGCCCTGTAAAAATCTCTATGTGTTTTACCGGACCCAGATTGTTTAAAAGCTGTGGTAATTTGTTAAACAGAAAGGGTTCTCCGCCAGAAACAACAACTTTATCCAGCCGATCAAACGATCCAATTTCTTTTGTCAACGTGTTAAAACCATCTGATTCCAGATGCTCGTTTTGACTGATATTTGACAAGATTTGATCTGCTCTGGTCAAATTAAATTTTGGTAAGTCAAGGTAGGCACCATTGGTTTTGATATCTCTCAACCATGCACTGCTGTACTGTTTGTCGCAATAAGAACAGGTCAGATTACAACTGGATCCTAACACAATGTTCAATACTTCGGGCCGAGAGTTTATGTCGGTATGAGTTTTGATCTGGCCGTTATACATCATGCGGCGACTTACTAAGTTGTTTTGTTCAGGATTCCAACAGTTTGTTTTGCAACTGTCAACCGCAATGTTAGCCAACATGTCCTGACGTTCCTGCTGAAGCTGAGGAGTATTAAAAAGTTTTCCAGGATTTTTTTTGATCCACTGTATATCTATTTTTGAAGGAGTAGCCGAGCAACACGAGTATGCCGACCTTCTCTCAAGATCAACTGATAAAAAATAAAATTTTTGATTGCAATAAAAATCAGTAATCATCGTCGTCGGTGTCATCGGCATAGTCTTCTTCATCCTCATCCTCATCATGATTCTGTAGATAGGTGGTCAAGGCACGCCTGACTTCACTGTCGGTTTTGAACGCAGATTTGATTTCGTCAGCATCGATGTTGTTGTCGATCAGTACCGACACCATGCATTCGGCTGCGTCGTCTCGATCGGTTGTGTTTACATAACGCCGGAGCTCGCTCCAGATTTCGCTTACCAGTTCCAATGTCATTGTTATTCCTCCGTGGCTGTATCTTCAGTACTTACCGTTTCTCGCTGATTGACAAAATCAGCCATGACCCGGTCCAAGCATCCGTCTTCGTTTGATTCCCAGGCCTTGCGGAACTGTTTGATAATTTCACCATCACTGGTCACAAACATTAGTCTATTCCCGTCTTTTTTCAACAGTCCTTTTTTCTCAGCCAAATCGGTCAGTCCCGAGTAGGGATTCATACCTGTTTCGTAAGGAATCTTGACCTGCATGCCTTCAAATGGCTTGGCATAGCGAGTTTTCATGACCTTGCAACCAGCACGGATACCCATGACTTCGCTGATCTTGTTGCCATCCTCGTCTTCTTTCAGCTTCATCTTCTTCATGGCTACCACGATACTGGAGGCGTAGATAAATCCTTGTCCGCCTGAAATCTTGTCATCTGGATCAAACATGTCTTGGCTGGCATAGGTATGATTGGTTGCAACCAGGCCCACGTTGAAACTGCCAAACATGTTGACCGAGTTACGCACCAATGCTGTCAGTGCCTTGGGTTTACGACCCATGTCACCTTTCATGTCACCTGCTTCAAACTGATTGACATCAGTGGGAGTAAGCAACATGCCCAAGCTGTCAATCACAAACAGCACCTTGGGACGCTCGCCATCGGGCAAGGCCTTGTAATCGATCATGAATGTGCTGATTGTTTTGGCCACATCATCGATCATGGCCATGTTGAGTTTGAGCAACTTGCTTTCATCTGTGCTTACACCTAGATCATGCAACCACTTTTCATCCAGCGCATTTTCTGTGTCAATCAAGATCACAAAAATGCCTTGTTGTTGTGCGTTTTTTACAATGTTACCAGAGCAGATGTAACTTTTACCTGCTCCGGATTCGCCAGCAAATACCGTGACCTTGCCCAACGGAATACCCTTGTTGAAATCTCCTGAAATAAGATAGTTCAAGGCAAAGTTGCCGGTTGAAATCCAATCAGTAGGATCGTTAAATCCAATACTGAGTCCGTCAATACTCTTGGTAATGTCCTTGCGGAATTTTGATATGTCAAATGGTTTATTGGCCATGTTTATGCTCCTTGTGTCAGACCCAGGGACAGTCCCTGGGTGTGTTTGTTACTGATAGTTGATTACTGCTTTTGACGTGCGCGGATCATGGCCAAGATGTCCTGTGTGTTGCCTGCGGCCGGTTTGGCTTGTACTGGCGCTGCGGTTGCAACAGGTTCGTCATCAAAGTCATTGACAGTTGGAGCCGCTACTGACTTGACTGCTGGCGCATCTTCGTCTAGATCGACCATGGCTGGAGTTGAGCCGGTGCCAGCAGGAGCCGTTACACCGGCTGGTCTGTAGTAGGCACCCCAACGTTCAGTATCATAGCTCTGTCCGTCTACACTGGCTTCGAACATTTCTTTGATGATCTTGAGCTCCACGTCAGTTGGACGCTTGGGCATGAATGTGCTGAGATCAAACAGGCCATGTTCGGCGATAGCTGTTTGTTCTTCTTCAGTCAAGGCTGATTCTTTACGACTCCACTTTGAAGTGTTGTAGTCAGCATATCCACCCTTGCTGGTCTTGGCGATGGTAAAGTCTAGACCACGCATGATGTCAGTGGGCAACTCTTCCAGTTCGGGATCCATCAAGGCACCCTTGATCAGGGTAAAGATCTGTGGACCTATGATAAATCTGCGGATGGGGTTGGCCGGAGTCTTGTCGTCAGCAATGGGATTCTTTCGCACAAATCCTTGGAAAATGTAACTGCGTTTCTTCCAGTACTTGCGACCCATTTCTTCCAGGCTCTTGTCTTTGAACCAGGTACGCACTTCAGCCAGCACAGGACATGGATCACCCCACATCTCTACGCATGGCACTTGTACATACACCTGTTTTGAATCCATGTCTCCTTTGATGCCGTTGAATGGCAAACGAAGTAATTGTCGTTCGGCCCAAAAGAATGTGTTTTTGGTATTTGCGTCGGGTAAGAATCGCAAGGTGGCGCTTTCACCTTCTGACATATTCCAGTGTGGATAAATTGCTCCATCTCCACCACTGCTACCACCTGTACCCTGTTTGTTTTCTGATGCTGCTAGTCTCGCTCTAATTTCGCTAAGTGACGCCATTTTGTGTTGCCTTTCTAAGTTGATTTAAAATGTTGATTTAAGATTGCCTTAAATGTTGCCTTACAGCTGATTATACACTCTGCTGTCAGTGTTTGCTACATCTTTGGTTAAGTTGCTTGAGTTAGTTTGGTAGATCAGTTTTGAGCGCATGTTGTATTATAGCATGCGCTTCAGCCTGTCACAATGATATTTATGCCTGTCGCATGCCGGCCAGCTCTTTCAGTCTGTCCAAAAAGCCGACGTCACGGCCCACTTCCTTCATCTTGCCCGAATGTCCATATATGCCAGCCAACGGACTGCGTTCTTCTTCCATGGCTGCCGGAGTTGGGTTGAGACCAAATCCTTCTTCGTCAAGGTCGTCATCTGAATCGGTCATGGCATCTTGTGCCATGCTACCAACACGGCTGGCCAGTGGTCCCAGTTCAGGAGCTAGTACTGCACCTGCTACAGCTCCAACTGCGCCTTCTTCCATACCGGGCATGGATTCAGCACCCCAACATTCTTCAATTCCGTGTACCGGGCAATGATGACCATGATCGCTCATGTTGCAGACGGCATCGTCAGCCAACAACGCATTGGCCATGCCGCCATCTACCGAATGTGGATCACGTTCTTCTTGGAAATCTGGATTGGGTGGCATGCCTGCTTGGTCACGAGCTGCGTTATTACGCAATTTGAATTTTTCAAACGGATCAAGATCGGTTGGTTGTAACCCTAAGTCTTGAGTGATTCGATCTGCGATCCAATCGTGCGGATCGCCCGAGCGAGCTTTTTGTACACCGTATGGCATGTCATCTTGGTAATAATCGTATAGTGCGTCAAACAAATCATCACTGAGATTGCCTGTGGCTTCAAAATCTCGGATGTCACGTTTGAATTTATCAGCAATATGATCCAGTGTGCTGCCGGTGCTATCACGTAACACATTTTCATTCAAGCCAGCGGCTCTGCGTAAAGATTGGATTGCATCTTCCGCCACACCTTGATCGTGATATGCCATAGCCAGTTCTCTCTCACGGATCTGTCTTTCCAAATCTCGTATTTGACGAGCAACACCGGGTTTCTTGGTCAACAACGGTTTCAGTGTTTCAATCTTATTCTTAAGCCATTCAATTTCGTGATGTGCTTGACTGGCTGAACCACCAAACCCACCTCGTGTAGTTGAGCCTTCCGCCACACCTTGTTTTAGACAATGTTTTAGTTCTGCTACTGCTTCTTCGTATGAATCATACCCAGACAAATCTTTACCACTAGCATAATGCTTCATGTAATACTGACCAACACCTGGGCTCGATTCACGGTCAATACCGACTTCGCCTACTGGCTTGCCATTCTTCTTAAACACTTTGCGTTGTTGGTCTGCATGACCTTCTGCGACACCTTGTTTTAGACAATGTTTTAGTTCTGCTACTGCTTCTTCGTATGAATCATACCCAGACAAATCTTTACCACTAGCATAATGCTTCATGTAATACTGACCAACACCTGGGCTCGATTCACGGTCAATACCGACTTCGCCTACTGGCTTGCCATTCTTCTTAAACACTTTGCGTTGTTGGTCTGCATGACCTTCTGCGACACCTTCGGTCTTTTCATAATCTTCTGGTTCAGCGGGTGGTTCACCGTGTATGGCAGTATCTGTGTCCACGTCAACCACTTCAAGTCCCTGTTTGGCAAAATGATCCTGGATACGTTTGATTTCGTAATCAAATTCATCGCTGCCTACTGGTACACGACGCTGGGTTCCGTCGGCAAAATGCACAGTCCACACATGATGCTGGTGGTCACTCATGCTTTCATCGATGTCGCCGCCATCGCTATCACCGCCTAGATCGGCTGGAGTAGCCGCCGCTGGGTGCATGGTAGCATCTGTGTTGACATTGAGTTTTTCCAAGGCCTCTCGCACATCTGGATCATCGCTGAGTTCCTGCATGCGGTCCAGAACCAACTGGCGGCAATCGCTGTCAGGGTGCTGATCGGCCAACTCACTCAGTCGATCAAACAACTGATCATCGCCCAGGATGTCATACAGTTGCTCAGTGGCATCTGTAGCATCGGCACCAACCGGTTGTTCCTGGCTCATAAAATCTATCAGCTGTTGCTGTTTTTCTGGAGTGTCCGGCAGGCTCCAGGTTCCTTCTACCAGGCGGTTGGCCCAGGCTTCAAATATCGTGGCTTCTTTCATAGCTTGTCCTTGTTGTTGTATCTTTGCCAGTAACGGCAGTGCTTGTTCAATCCTGGTGTCCAGAGTCTGTTTTACAAACAGTTGCTTGAGACTTTCCACTACCACATCTTGCTCAGTGATGCTGGCCGGATTCCATGATTCAAAATAGTCTGCGTATCCGCGTCCGGTAGCCAGACGTTTGAGATTGGTTTTGAGACTGTGTTTGTACCCGTGAGCTTCGGTCACCAGTTGCGCAGTATCGCCTTCCATCAAGGCATCGCCGGCCACGCTGCGTTCAAATCTGCTCAAAATATTGATCTCTTGGATCATGTTGGCTATGTGTTGACCTCTTGTATCGTAGGGTCTGCCACCCTGGCGCACATGTTCCAGCATGGCCTTGCCACCGCCTAGATTCACAAATGGCAATTTGTAACGTTCACCTTCTGCTGTTTCAATGAACAGGCTCTCCACATATCTGTGTCTGGCTTCGTCGGGTCCAAGGTCTCTTTTGTGACGTATCATGAGTCTGGCTTCGGTGGCCACACCGTTCCAGCTCATGTTCTTGCGACCTTGCCAGCTTTCAAAAAGTCCTTCCCGGATGGCAGCTTGCCCTTGCAGGCTGTGTCTCAGTTGATTGATGTTGAGCGGTCTGAATCCGTTGAAATTGGTACGTGTGGCAAAATGTCTCAGCTGCTCCATGAATGCAAACCACTCGTTTTTGTCTTCGCGATCTTCCATGGTCTTGCCTAGGTTGTCGCCAAAGTACAGTTCAAGATCATGATCGTCGGTCAACAAGATCACAGCAGTACCGTAGTTTTTGCCGCGACTGGAGCTCCAGTCAAACACAAACATGTTGGCTTCGCCCACATTCTGTGCACCTGTTTTGGGATCTACGGGTACCTTGCCAGTGGCGCTGTCCAGGGCCTGGAAGTTGTCATAGTCCCGGGTGGCCAGCAAATCGTAGAGTTTTTTTCCAATAGTTTCTTTTGCCATGATTTATTATTTATCGTAATGTGGCCACAAATGGCATTGGTGGAATCAGGTTGTCGCTGAAATCTCTCAACTGACGGTCCATTTCAGGATGATAGTTTTGTAGCTGTTGCATCATTCGTACAGCCAGCAAGGTGGCCATGACCAAGTCGTCGCTTTCACCAATTTTGGCCGCATAGCTCATCTTGGCTGCCACAAAGGTTTTGAGTTCGCTGATCAAAGGCCTGCTGCGTATCTTCATCTTGCCGGTTTCGATCAAGGTCTTGAGTTTGGAGCAGGCAGCTATCTTGCTCTTGTGTGTGGTATTGAACCCTTTTCTATACGTGCGGCCAGCAGCTCCGCTTTCGCTTAAAAAATAGCCCTTGATGTTTTCTTCACCGTACTGTTGCAAGCTGACCAAGGCTGCTTCACCTATGCTGTTGTTTTCCACGCTGTAGTAGATGTTTTCAGGATTTTTTACTGTTTCGTTGATATGGGCGCAGATCGATGCCAGCAGTTGTATCTGTTCAGGTATGGCTGTCCGGTTGTGTTTCCACTCGCCTATCTGCTCGGTGGTATTGGCTTCAAATATCTGTATGGCCGCATTGTCGCCACCGGTGCCCAGACTGGGATCCAGACTCACAGTGTAGATACGTCCCGGTTTGGGTGTCTGATACCATCGCACTTGTCCTATGGTCGCGACCGGATCAATTCCGGTCATGTCTACCAGTTTGGCTGGTGCTATCAAGGTCTCTTCGTAGATCAAGAATTCGCAACCCATTTCGCGCCGGAAACGATCGTCTCCCAGCTGGGCTCGCTGTTCTGAGGCCCAACGTTCATCTCTATCTGGATGTTCGTTCCAGTAGCTTCTATAAGCTCTAAATCCATTGATGCCGATCTCGGTAGGATTGCCGTAGCTGTCTTCACATCGATTGGCTCCTTTCCAGATCAAGGCAAATTGATCTTCGTCTGAGTTGGGGGTGCTGGTAATGATGGCTTTACCACCAGTGGCCAAGGTAGGGCTGATCGAAGTCCAGAACTCGCGTGCTATGGTGGGACGCACGAATGCAAACTCGTCACAGTACAGGAGTGTGATACTCATACCACGACCGGTATTTTCTGTTGTAGTGGTCGATACTATCCTTGACCCGTTTTCAAAGTCCAGGTTGCCCTTGTTGTAGCTGGTCACACCGGCACGGATATGATCCGGACACAGCTCATAGGCATAACGTATTCTCTGCATGATCTCTTGGCTACCAGTGTACTTGTGTGCAGCAATCAAGATGGTGCTGTCTGGGCGAAACATGGCCATCCATAGCAAATAACCGGCAGCACTGGTACTTTTACCAGTCTGTCTAGGCATCATGCTGATGCTGTATCTGTAGTTGTGATAGGTGTCAATCAGGCGTTTTTGATAGTCGAACGCCCGATACAGCATCTTGCCCTTGGTTGGATGCTGGATATGGAAAAAATTATCCATGAAGTAGTGCGGACCTGTGACTGGATCCATACAGGCCACAAATTCTGACAGCTGGATTTCGGTGTAGGTCTGGCGCCGATGTGGCGCCTTGACTAGATTGGCTTCGTCGGCCATGGTGTTAAATCACTGTAGTTGATGTTTCGCATACAGTAATTATGTTGATGCCAATCACTTGCCCAAATTAAATTGCATGCCAGTGGCCTGCTCGATCGCAGTCATGGTAGTCTGGTATTTTGGCAAGTCGGCCACAGGCAGTGCTGTGTTGGGCATCATGTAGGCCATTACCTGACCAGATTTTTTATCAACGATGATCTTGTACAAGGCATCAGGAACACCCACACCGTTGCCAATGACCTTGTGACCCGGATTGTAGATGCCACCCGATATGATGTAGAAGTCACCACCTTTGAGTGCCCAATCACGTTCCCAGGTTTCCAGCTGTTTCCAGATACCACGATTGTTGTTGGCCACTTGCGGAACCATGTTTGACAAGAAAAAACTTTCACTCATGACAGCGTCATTTACAGTGTTGTTGCCAGCTGGTGCCATGTGTCCTCGATCGTAGATATTGCCGGCAGTGGCATAGTCGGCCAATTGTGCTTGGCACGTGGCTGTCACAGCTGGATCGGGTCTGAAATTGTCTTTGCGTTTGGCTGGGCCGGTAATGACTGCCGGTGTAAGGTGTTCAAATACTGCAACCGGTGCTTTGACATCACAACGATGTATCACAGCATAGTTGGTCTTGCACAATTCCTGATCACCCGGATGTGCTTGATATTTGGGGGTACCGTTCACGGTAAACTGTGGACATTGTGTGGCGATTTGTGCCTGTGCCGAGATGGACATCAATGCCAATACGGCTGTAAATAAAAACTTTTTCATGTGATACTCCTTGGTTGATTGTGTGATATTCATGGATCAATAACCGCCAAATCCTTTGACTGGGCTGATTTTGTGTACATCTGTTGGTTCAATACTGCGATGGTCTGATATCACATGATGATGATCTGAACCCAGCGTTTTCATGGCGCCGACTATCATGTTGTCTTCTTCTTTGGTATAAGGATGTGCTGTGTTATATTTTTCTACCCAGCTGTTGGGATCCATTTGTTCTTTTGGTATGGCATTTTTTGTTTTGCCGTCGTGCATGGCCAATGCCATCATCATGCGATTCATATGATTGGTACGATCATATCCGCCTCGATCACGAATTCTGCGTGCAGTTGGCATCACTGATGAATGATCAGGATTCAACTTGCCTTCTTTTTCTTCGATTATAAACTCGCGGGCTCGCATGATCAGTGTCCTGCGGTAGCTGATGTTGCTGTACCTGTTTCTCTGGCAGTAAATCCCGAACCAGTGATAGTGAGATAGTTGCCGGAACCCACATACACTGTCTGTTTGCTGTTGGCTGCCACCTGTACAGCTGAACTATACAAGTTGCCAGGAGCTCCCATGGTCAGCGTGTATGGGCCTGTGCTGTCGCTGGTAGCGTTGGCACTCATGGTAAGACTTTGTCCGTTGACCACACTGACCACGGTAGTGGTATTGGCCACACCGGTTCCGGTAACAAAGGTAGCATTGACCATGCCGGCTGCAGCTTGACCGGTCAACATGACATTGCTTCCATTGGTCACAGAACCAGTTAATCCCACACGCTTGTTGCCGGCTTGTACCACATATACATTGTAACTGACCGCTGTTTCGGTCACTATTTCACATTTGTCTGTGTACCAGACAGCATTTGCGACCGAAGTGTAGACATTTGCTTGACTCATTTTGTTTTCCTTTTAATTACCATGCACGACACGACCAATAACGGGCTTTTAGTCGTGATCCGGGGTTCTCGCAATGGTGTCTTGCTCTAAAACTTTTTCTATGTGCAGGACTGCTTTTTTTGATTCGCATGTTGGGATCACCAAAGTTTACTTTTTTGATGTTGCCGGTTGAGGGATCTCTCACATACACTTTTGATTTTTTTACATCGCCCTTCATGGGCTTGCCAAGCGGTACTTCGCGGCCGTGATATTTGGCCTCGTCCATTTCGTCTTCCTCTTCACCAACCAAGGTACCGTAGCCCATGGTTTCAAGAACGATTTCTTCATCGGTTTCATGATCGCTCAACATGCCACGCGATTCTAGCATTGTGACAATTTCTGTCGTGGCTGCCAACAATACATCACCCGATTCTGATTCTAACACATAGGATTCTACTAGACTGCCATCAGCCAATTCTATTCCAAAGTCGTCACCAGCTGCTGGTGTCAGCATCCAAGATTCTGATTCAGCAAGATAGTCTCGTAGATTTTTCATTGGCCTTTGTAATTCTTCCATGTTTTAAAAAGAGTGCGCTCAAGTTCGACATTTTCATCCATGCTGGTCTGACGCTGTCTGTTGCGGTTAAGAACTGGTATAGTGGTCTGACCACTGCTCTTGGCACCGTTTAGGCCACCTGAGTGATTTCGCATGTGTGGATCATGTCCGTCCATGGTCTCGGTGTTGGTTGGCCAATCGGGTTGATTCTCGTCTACCTGCTCGGCACAGCCGCATGGTGCACTTCCGCAAGTTGCACAGGCCGCTTCAGGTTCATGATGCATGCCGGCCAGTTTTAACAACTGGGCCAACTTGTCAGCTTCCTCACCGTCAGCACTGACTGTGATGTTGTTACGCATCTGTCCACTTTCGTCTTGTCCCATGTTTACGCTGACGTTCATGCCTTCTGCCAGCATGTTGCTCAACTTGTTTTCGTAACTTTCAGCGATGGCACCTTCGTACACACCCTTGCCAAATGCCATACCCTTGCTGGCTTTGGGAGCTGCTGTAGCCGTGGCCACACTGCCCGAGGTAGTGGTTTCGTCAACTTCTTTTTTCTTGCCCTTGACCTGTTTGGCTGCCTGTTTCATTGGCTCAGTCTTGTTGCCATCGTTGTCTAGATCTAAAAAGTCTGGTTTGCCGTTTTCTTTGACTTTTGTTGGAAGGCCTTTTTCTTTGGTGCTTGCAAACTTGTGTAGTTCTCCGGCTGGCATCTGGGCCATGGCTTTTGATGCTCCGCGCAATTCTTTTTTAGGTATCTCGCCTTTTTGTGCGGCATGTGCTATGCCAGCAGCCCTACGTTGCTTGACACTGACTGCTTTTTCGGCAATACGGATTCCTTCTTGGCCGGTTTCGTGTTCGGCGCCACGTTCGTGTTGTGACAACATATAATCCGAGATACTGGTCATCATGCCCTTGATCTGGCCCACTTTTTCAATGATCCAGGTTGGTAGATTTTCACTGTCTCTCAAGTGCTTTTCTAGTTCTTGGGCATGACGGATCACGGTGTGCATGTCGCCTTTGACTTCGTCGCCTTCTTGGTCGTATTCGCCTTGACTGGTAATAGGAATTTCCATTTCTTTAACTGGGCGACCTTGTTTGTATTTGTAGCTTTTGGCTGTCACACGCTCAGGACCTTTGGCAGGACCTTTTGGACGGCCTTTTTTCTTGGGTTGATCGCTCTTGACTTCTTCTTCGTCATCTTCTCGGTGACGGCGAGTGTACACGGTACCGGTACTGACTTTTTTCTTGTCAAAGTTGCCAGTGCCTTCTCGGTCGGTTTTGCTTTTTTTCATGTGCTCAGGATCAAACGCTGTACCTTTGCTGCGTGATTCTTTTTCTTCGTCCATGGGTTCTTCTTTGCCTGTGACGAATGCCTTGATGCCTTTGGCAACATTCTTGAGCGGATGCTCTCGATTGTGTGACTTGACATTTTGCATACCAGCAACTTGATTGAGTTCGCCTCGGCCCACTTTGTGACGAGGTTGTTTTATCTGGTGTTCGGTGTCGGGCTCGTTACCTGCACCTTCCTCCATGCCAGTCGGATCAGCTTCGACCACTTTGTATTTTTTTCCATCGACTTCAAATTCGCTTTTATGATCTTTTTTGGCATTGGCCAATGCGCCGCTGAAGGCATTGCCTTCTTCCATGTCAGCTTCGTCCATCTTGTCATAGCGATCGCGGATCTTGTCCATTTTGGCTTTGCCTGCATGTTCACGACCGGCCTTTTGCAGGGCCTGCATGCCTTCGGGGCCATATTTCTTTTTACCAAGATAACCTTGTAAGGCACTTTCTTCCATGCCGTCTTCTTCCAGCTGGCTGGCTTTTTTCATCTTTTGGAATTGAGCACCAGCCACACGTTCGCCGGCCGCTTTGCTACCATATTCTTTGCCGGCTTTCTTGGCCAAAGCCTTGAAACCGGTGGTGGCATTGTTGTGTTTGCCCATGTCGCGTTCGTTCACGGCGCCTTCGGTCAGATCCTGTTGTTTGGCCAGATCAGCCATCTTTTTGTTTAGATTGTAGAAAAAATTATCCATGTTTATCCTCTTGGTTTACTGCCGGTGGGCGGTTTTGGTGGCAACTTGATCGTGGTCATTGGACTCTTGTTGCCCATGGGCAGATCATTGGTTGTCTTGGCGGCTGGTGTTGGTCCACCGGCCACGGTGTATTCGCTTCTGTACGCATTTTTTAACACAGCATGATTGTTGTATTCGGTACTGTAGTCTTTGTACAAGGCCTTTTGCTGTTTGTCGGGTGCAGGAAAATCTGTATCTGCGAGAAGATCCTGGTTTTGCTCTTGGATCTTGCGAGTTTCCTCATCCATGCTGTCCTCGTAGGGTGTGGTCAACATTCTGATTCTGTTGGGATCAAACATCAACAGTTGCGCAATCTGTTTGATCTGCGGCTCTACAGCCGGATACCGGAACTCCACATCCATGTGTGTGACTCGATCGTTTTCAATTTCTGGAAAGTCGTTCAGGCGTGCCTGTACTGGTGTGGTCTTGGCTGTTGACATTTTTACAACGTCGAACTGCTTGAGTTTTTCACCCAGGTCCTTGACGAATCCGGTTGGTACATCGCCGGCTATCTTGATTCGATAGTTATAGGTTCGTTCGGACTCGGCCAGATAATCGTGGAATTTTTTCATAATTTTTCCTTATATGATATTTATCAAGATTGATTTTTTTGATCTCGAGTGGCAATCAAGCGTTCCAGCAGATCATTGCGACTCATCAAATGTCCTTCGGCTGTGGGTATATCGTCGGTCTCGGGAGCATCTCTATCCAGTTTGAGTTTCTTCAACTGTAGATCAATCATCTTTAATCGTTTGTTCAGCTTGGTAGTTTTGGCGGTGAGTGCGTGCCCCAGCATGGTACCAGCCACAGCAAACAGTTCGGCTGCGAATCTGGATTCTATGTTCATGCCCAGATCACTGAGATCCTGGTAGCTTTGTTTGGCCAAGTCGGCCAATTCATCCAGTTCTCGATCCAAGGTATCAAGATCTTGTATGCCCGGCAAGGCCGCATCAATTTTGTCTATGTTGGTGTCAATGGCCACAATAGTTTCACGAGTTTGTTCCACAGTGAGTATTGGTTCATCAGTTTCCGAGACAGGGTCGAGTCGATCGAACTGAAATAATTCTTCTAATTTCTTTGTCATACCCTATTTACCGCGGCCGGGCTTGCCTTGTCTAAAGATATCTGTTTCGGTAATGACTCTGAATGTGAGTCCGTTGCGCTTGCACCAGGTTGAAGCTGCAGCCCATTTGCAATGATTGATTGCCACTTGGGCACGATCTCGCTGACTTTGGTTTTCCAACAAACGACTTTGGCTGGTAGGTTTGATTTCAATCAGTTCAGCACGGGTGGTATTGTTGGGTCCACGATAGGTCACAATAAAATCCGGAACATAGGTGGTCATTTTGCCTGTAAGCGGATGTTGGTAGGGTATGCGAACTGGTTCGCTGGCCCATTGCAATATATTGTTGTTGTTGTCGCAGAAATTCATGAAAGCCCATTCCCAGCTACTTCTCCAAGTTGGCTCTCCTTTTCCTACATATTTTTGAGAATTTGTAACTACAAATTTTCCTCTAGAGAAATTGGGCATGGTACATTTCCTATAATATATCAATACGTAATGAACATTTTCTACTTTTCTGACTAAGTCAGCTACGGATGTTGTGTGCCACGTAAAAATTGGGCTGTGTGTTGACATTGATCCCCAACAGAGTGCTAGTGCTGCGAGTGGCGTTGAGAAAGTAGGACAGACTCAGCGTCAGATCTGGTCCGGTCTGGCCGCGTATTTCTTGCAATAAGGTCATGACTGGTGTACCACTGAGTTCTGCTGTTCTAAACAGACTCACAGTAAAGTTTCCTGCAGCTTCACCGGTGCCAAACTGACTGACAAAATAACTATTGACTGCATCGTATTCGTCAACAGAGACTGAACTTTGGTAAGCATAAAATTGATCAAAGATTTGTACTGTGGCATCTTTGTTGGGATTAGCGTAGTTTACAGAACCCATGATTTATAATCCCAGTTGTGATTGTATAGTGGCGCCCGAAGTATTTACTCTAGGAGGATTTAGAAACAGTTGACCGTTGCCAGTGGCAGTGGCCTGTCGCATGTTGCCAGCAAAACCCTGTTGTATCACACTGGTAGCTACTCCCTGCACTTCTGCACCAGCTATCTGTCCTAGGTTGACATTTTTAAACGTGTTGTAGGCCGTGCCGGCTGTTTGTACAGCACCAATAATATTTTGTAATCCACCCTGTCCCGATGCCAGGGCTTCAAGATCCTGGGTTACCCCCGATACTGCATCAATGATACCGCCTTGTCCAAACACTGTGGCAGTACCACCTGGTCTTGACAGCTTGCTCTTGGTTGTATCGTAGTGGGCTGGATCAGCAAATCCTGGCACACTGGTGCTGGGTTGTGCGCCGCCGATGGCTCCGCTGTTGTACTTGACTGATTCGTAACTGATAGTCAGGGTATGACTCATGGTGCCAGCACCTTGGCTATAATCATACTGATCACTTTTCCAGTTGGTGATGACAGGATTGATCAAGATATAGCTGGCAAATCGTTTTTGTGCCAGACCGTATATGGTGATATCGTTGAAAAATCTAGGCTTTCCGTTGTTGTTTCCTGAGGCATTGCCTGCGCTACTGTCAGTATAGCTTTCGCCTATAAATCCCCAATCGGTATTTTGTCTATTGGTATAAGTGTCGGAGGTATTGTACCCAAATCCATTTTGCAAGGTTTGAGACCGGCCTAGACTGCCACTGGTGTTGGGCACGTTGTTGTAACCGTAGGTGGGATCTTTGTAGTAGTAGGTGTAGTAGTTGTACCAGAGATTCCTGATAAGATCGCTTTGATCATCATGCAAAGTGATAGTGACCGGTTGATAGTTGATCTTGGTCTGTACTATTCTTTTGCGATTGTATTGATTCAGGGTTTCGGCTGAAATTTCAAAGCTGGGTAAATCGGCTGTCTTGACCATGAGCCCCACACTGGCTATGTCATTGTTTGCAAAAGCCGTGCGCAGGGCCGGAATTTCGCCCGAGTTGATATTGAAAAAGCAGTGGAATAGATACTTGGTTCTTGGAGTCAGTTCATAGTTGTTGCTTCTAAAAGTTCTAGAAGCATGACTATAATCTTTTAATTGATCGGTACCAAAGAATCCTTGTAAGATGTTCTCGCCAAACGAGCTAAGGTTCATGGCGGTCTATCAGTTATTGTGCAGTACCAACACCAGTGACCACATCACCCAATGTACGACCAATTGCTTGTCCTACACCAGGACCTGTTCCGCCAACACCTTGTACAGCATTGTCGAAGCGGATGGTCAATGCAATCTGCATGGCTTCGTTTGTGCCATAATTCATATCACCGTAGTTGACACCTTGTAGATAGCAACCAAGTATGGACCAGGTCTCTAACGCGATTGGAGCATTGGTACCATTGCCGCCGTCTAGCACTTCAAACACTGTGGTAAACTTGTAGTCAATACCCGAACTGGCACTACTCATTTCAGCAAAATCCAACTGTTTCTGTAGTTGTTCGCCAACCAGTCGAGTCACATTACCAGCAGCATCATCACGTATGTTGCAAGTGATGTCCTGCCAGCTGTATTTGCCAGCCAACTTGATAGTACTGTTGTAGATAGGAAGATCAATATTTTCAAAAGTCACGTTGGGACGAGTGAAATCCACCACCTGTTTGGTCAGCTCTGTTACTGGGCTTGATACTCCAAAATTCTGGAAGCTGACTCTGAAGCGATACTTCAGTTTGGGCATCAACAGGCCTTGCGATGGACTGCTCTGATCGCTGGCCAGTGGTACGGTCATTTTGGTTAATGATGATGTAGCCATTTTTCTCTATCTCCTAATGTACTTTTATTTATGGTATCTGTGCGTGCCAAAATTATGCTATAGTTTGGGCTGCAATGGTACCGGTGTTCTGTATACGTACTGGTATGTATATGAACTCAACAGCCTTGACTGGCTCGATCGCGATATCAACCCATAATTCATTGGCATCAATGCGAGCCGGTGTGTTGTTGGTAAGATCGCACACAACCAGGTAGTCATAGATTCCACGTTTGGCCACCAAGTCAATCATGAGATTGGTTATGCTGTTGGTGATCTGTTGGCGTGTGATGGTATCGTTGGGCTCGAACAAGTAGGTCTTGCCAATGGCACTCAATCTGGCTCTCAAGAACGCCACCAAGCGTGCCACGTTGATACGATCAAGAGCAGTGGCACTTCCTTGCAGAGTATGATTACCAAAGTTGGTTATGCCCACACCCGGAATAAACGTGATTGGGTTGATGTTGTGCTGATACAGCACATCACGTAGACTTTGTGTGACTCCTAGTGGTACAAATGCACCTGTTTGGCCGTTCACATAACCAATCTGGGTAGCATTGTCAACCACACCACGTCTGGTTCCGGATGGAGCCAACCATGGATAAGACACTTCGTCACTGCGTATAATGGTACGCAACATCATGTGACTTGGGCATGTCACCACCAAGTTTCCACTGAGGTCAGTTGTGGTACAGCTAGGGTAGAAAGCGCCAGCATAAGCATCTCCGGAATCAAGATTGCCGTCGGCTGTGATTAGGCCTAGACCATTGTTGTTGGTAGACCAAGTGACAATTTCGTCTGGTGTCAATCGCAATGGAGTATCAACCACAGCAAATGCAGTTTGGCCTCGATCCACGTTGAGCACAGCTAGATTTGGTGCCAGCTCTGGATACTGTGGACAGGCTATGAGATTGAATTGATTCTGTTCTTCTCTGATGGTAGTGTTCGCATCAATTCCACTACGCAGTGCGGCTACGATAATAGCACGTTGAGCCTGACGACCCATGTACGGGCTGCCATCGGGCCTGTTGCCGCTGGTGGTCTTCCAAGTATTGGTCACTGTGATTGGTGTCCAGTACACAGTAGTTCCGGGGGTCTGATTGGTACTGGGCTTGAGTGCGATATACACAACACCGTTGTACATGACCAAATTGCCAATGCTGTAGGCTGTGGTGCTGAGCCATTGATAGGCTGGGTAAGCTGTGTTGTTGAAGTAGTTGGATTCAAAGGTCTTGACATTGAATCCTGAACGTCGAGTATTCCACAGCAAGATACCATCTGGATACAGGCTAGGACTTGGTGCATCCGGGTCAAGATAGTTGCTGGTCAACAGGCTGGTAATGGTTGGCAAGGCATCGGCCACAGGATCTGTGGTTCCATTTGGTGCCCATCTTGCATCTTCAAACAGCACGCCATTTGATGTGGTTCTGTTGCTGTTGTCCAAGGTCACCCATTGATCCTGGCCATTGACATTTTGCCAACGATTGATCACTGGGTACAGTTCAAGGTCGCTGGTATCAATCCAGAGATCTCCGTGAACCAACGGTGACTGTGCTGTGTTGTTTTGTGTGGTAGGAGCCGTAGCTGAAATTTGCGGACCTGCGGCATTGGTCAGACTGAGATTGTAGCCACGTATGTCATTGGTCACAGTTTGATATCCTACCCATTGACCGCTGTTCTGTATCATGATATCCACCTGGGTGGTATCGCTGTAGTACCAGTAAGTTCCGTTTAGCGGATTCTGATCTGGAGAAGTGTTGCTAGAGGTATAAGAGAAAGTAGGATAGCTGACCCAGTTGCTGAGTACCAGGGTATCAACTGTGGTCACATCTAGTGCAGTCAAGCCCACGATATTTTCGCCCAGTGCAAAACCGGCCTCACCTACAGGATCACCCGAGATGCTGGTCAGTTGTATATCTCCACCTTGACTGTGTGTGAATACTACATGTCCCGAACTATTAAGTGTAGCACTCACATACGGTACACCTGCAGACGATACAGCAGCAATGAAATCTGCTGGACTGGTGCCTTCGAGAGTGGCCGTGGCTGTGTTGAGAGTCGTACTACCGGCCTGTGTGGCGGAAATAGTAAATTGATTGCCTGCGGTAAACACATCGCCTGGTGCTGAATAACCAGTCACGTTTGTGGCTCCTACTGCATGGCGTTGCCAGATCATGAACGTGGCAGTTCCATTGCCGTACGCATCAACCTGGGCATAGGTATAGCCTTGTCCAATGTCGTATCCGCCGCCCGACGGATCAAGATTGTAATTGGCTGTAGCATTGTTGGCATAAACTGGACAATTCTGTGCCACAAATGTTCCCAAAGTGGTGCTGTATTGCTTTAACACCAGATTGGTACCAAGATTCACGTTGTTGGTCTTTTGCCATACTGATCCGGTAGGAGCAGGTGTGGCGCTGGTGCTGGTCCATCTTGGATTTTGATAACTGTTGCTGGCCAAATATTGCGGAGTCGAATATGATCCAGAAGCAATTCCCAGCGCAGACAGAGCTGTACCTGAGATACTGACACTGTCGGGCCAGGTTATTGTTCCTACATTGGTAGACCTATTGGCACCGGCAAAATCAAACGTGACCGAAGTATTAGTACTGGCTGTCACATTGTAAGTGCCATTGTAGTTGGTATTGGCAGTTCCGGACACTGTGATGGTGCTGCCGACTGGATATGGAGTTGGTACATTGGCCCCATTGGTGAATACCAGGGTAGCAGTTCCAGCTGTGACATTGGCTGTGCCGCTTGACACAGTTCCTGTAAATCCTGGTGCTTGACTGTCGGCATAAAGATACATGGTTCCACCAATCACGCCCGAATACACGCCTGAAATATTAGCAGCATTGATCTGCGCAGACACATTGGCCACTGTGTTGTTTGGTGCGGATGGCACAGTGATAGTGTTGGTGTTGTTGATAACAATATTGGTATTGGCTACAAGATTGGCTGGACTCTGCGTGCCACTGATTGTGGGCCATGCGGTCTTCCAGTCATCGCTACCGACCAAGACCCAGCTGTTGTACACCGAGCTGAGCGCACTGGAAGTGGTCTGACTGGCAGTAGGACCTCCACGCTTGTAGTATTCGGGATTCTGCAAGGATCCTGCTATGTTGGCAGTTTGTATCTCACCAGCCACCACAGTGTAATTTCCAATGCTGCCGTAGCTGGCCAGCGGAGTAGTTGTTCCGTTTACAAGATTGGCAGTGCTGGTAATCACACTAGGAATCTGATTGGTATATGCTCCGGTGGTCACATTCCATTCAAAAATACCCCAGGAACTGTTTACAGTATCTAACCAATAGGTACCATTGGGCGGGGTACCAACCGGACGTGTTAGACTGGCTGTAAGTGCAGCCAAGTCAATGTTGACACGTTGTACATAACATTGATTGGTGATGCCTAGGGCACTATAGGCGGCTAGTAGGCCGTATTCGTTGAGCTCGTAGCCATTGATCGGAACACCAGCAGTGGTGCTGTAGAAAAATGGAGTACCAAATGTGTTTAATAAATCTCGTTGGCTGGTCATCAGATAAGTCCGGTTGGCATTGGCAGCCAACGTGCCAGCTGCTACGCCAACTCCGGCACCAGAAATCTTGTTCTGGGCTGTGGCCAGCAAAATGAACGGAACCGAATTGGTAGCGCCTGGGACATAATTGCTTTGGTCAATTATGCTAACTTGTACACCTGGTGACAGTAGAGACATATCATAATCCTTTATATTCTAGTATTGATATTTATGTAGTCTTGAGAAAAAATGCTCGGCACAGGCCCCTTTGCAAAGGTTTGGTTTAAATACAGCATGACCAGACCCGTGTGCAACACCTGTAAACAAAGATTATGTGCTGTGAATTATCACCGAGATGGATGCACGCACTATCGCAGTCGGTGCGACCCTTGTATCAAAAGGAATCTACGACCACGACCACCTGTTCCCAAATGGCAATCAGGCGGCTATACTAAAAAAACCACATGCGAATTGTGTGGGTTTAGATCCAGGTATGTGGCACAACTGCTGGTGTATCACGTGGACGGTGACATGAACAATGTCCATGTGCGCAATCTACGCACTATCTGTCAGAACTGCGTGATACACGTGAGTCGATCTAATCTACCGTGGCGGTCTGGGGATCTTGAACCAGACCTGTGACCTGGCGATACAGATCGTCTAAGCTGGCATTGTTGGTGATAATGTGATCAAACTCTGTACCAATCCAGGCAGTTTCGCTCACATGTACGTTGAATTTGTCCAGCTTGACCTGGGCCCAGCTGTGTTCAAGTGTGGGGCTGGATTTTTGATTGACCATCTCTGCGAACCGATACCATTCTGGTTCTGGCCCGCGAACTACCCGCACAATCCGGCCACCGGCCCTCTTGATGCTGAGTATCTCGTTGGGGAAACGGCAATCTGATATCACTATGCTGTCACTGCTGGTACGCAGTTTGTTTTCCAGGCTGGCGATCCAGATATCATCGTGGAAGTTTTTCCTGCATACTTCGGTTCCCCAGTATTGCAGAACCCATCTGGGCGTGATCGACATGCCCAATCGTTCGCTCCACCATGCATCTGGTTGTTCGCGCCACTCTCGGCTCTGCTTGGTGCGTCCTTCCAGCATGTTGCGATCCCAGCCAAACACAGCGGCCACAGAATCTTTTAGAGTATTGGCAAAACTTTCACGTCTAAACTCGTGTATGTTCACCAGGTAGTCGGCTATGGTGTCTTTGCCCGAGCCTTGGAACCCAACCAGGCCTATTATTAGAGGGTTTTTATTTGTGTTTACATTTATCACCGTGCCATCTCCCATAATTCATTGGATCTACTTCTGTATTACAATAATAACACATTTTCTTAGGAGCCGCAAGTTTTTCTTGTCTTTTTCTCTCTCGTTGTATAGCCGAATGTTGTTTACCATAGAATCCGTTTTTTTCACCTGGACGTTTTACTTTTTCCTTTAATTCTGTGGCTCTTTTATTGCCGTACAATTCTTCGTATGTTTTGCCTTTGTTGTGTGGAATACGACCCTTAAATCTGCCTGTCATAGTACGCGAATGATTTAATTTTTGTTCTTCTGATTTAGGTTTTCGTAATTTTTTTAATGTTTCTTCGTTGTGTTTTTTATTCTTGAATGTGCCTGGTATATTTTTAAATCTTTCTTTTTGAGATTTACTATTTTTATTTCTTGTAGATTGCGGCACAGGCGGCTGAGACGACTTTAGCAACTCGTACACCCGACCAGTGACTTTGTATCTTTCTTGACCGGGTCCTGTTATATGGGCCATCATTAATGCCGCTTTTACCATCTTATATTTTTCTTGACCGCTAACCATTTTTGTTAGCAATAAATGGCAAATAAAATGTTCTCTCGCTGTAAGCGTTGCTATATTATGTATATTATCATCACCGCCCATGCTTTTAGGAATAATATGATGACGTTCGGTGTATTCGTCTATTAACTGACGATTTTGTGATTGATTAATAATTTTTTGATAACATTGTGTATACTTGTTTTTAATGAACATACAACTATTTATCAATACGAACAGGAAAAGATAATCATGTCAATGCCTTTACATTTAGGTGTCGTAATGTTTTTTGTAATAATTCAATCTGCCGTCTACAATCTTCCAAGGCATGGTGTGTGGTAGCAGGCTTGGGTAGTTCAGGCCATAGTCCAAACACCGTCCTGCTGTCACGCACATTGTAGAACTGCCACGGTATGGGCTTGCCATAACTTTTATAGGCATGTTCTAGAATTGTGCAATCAAATGTTGGGCCTTGACAATACAAAAATTTACTGGTCCAAATTAGTTTGCCTAATTCATCTAGTGCCTGATCTAACGGAATACGATCTTCTTCAGAAAATGCTTCATTTCGTGCCTCAGCAGGTTGTGTCGCCCACCAATTTAAAGTACTATCATCAATGGTTCGATTTTCCTGACTTTCTAATGAAATCCTAGCATAGTAATGTTGTTCATAGTATCCAGTACCTAAAGGGTCAAATGATTGGGCAGCTATAGTTAAAATAGTAGCAGCAGGTGCCACCCCAATGGTTTCGATGTCAATCATTAATGAGCTCATATTGACATTATATGCTAACATTTAAAAAATATCAACCGTTATGGTAAACAAGAGTGTCGATTGCGATACGGGAATATCCACCGACTCTAACAAACTTTATACGATGGCACAAAGATTGCTAGCCGTGTACCACCCAGGTGATTGGCTGGGCTCCATCCACGTAATTTTTAAGATCTTCAACACATTGGTCCATGGCAGCCTGTCCTTCGGTTTTCATGGCAGTACCGTTGAGGGTACCACCACCTTGTGGACCTGCTATGGTACCAAACTTTTCTCTGGCTTCACCGATTATTTTCTTGCAGTTGCCCACCATGTAGTTCCTCATCCACTGTAGTATGAGCGGATCACTCATCATGTTGAATTCAGGCTTGTAGTTGTAGCACCATAACAGCACCGATTCGCCAGTGGCTTTGGGATCACGTATCAGCTGTAATTTTTTGGTAACTGGGTTGAACGTGTAGTTCATGTAGGCACCAAACATGCGCCCGGCCAAGCTCACATACTGGCTGTAAAAATCGTATGTGGCCAGTCCGCCAGCCACGTTGAAATTCATAAGGTACACATTGAGACTGGCCTGACTGAACGGATCAAAATTGCTGGCAAATGGTCCAGTACTGTCACCAAATGTGCGTCGGAAGATCTGTCGCACGCTGTATACTTCTTGTGGCAGTTCGTAGATGTTGACGTTGGCCACCAGTTCCATGAAACTGTAACTTTCCTCGTAGGCGCCTTGCGATCTCTGGCGATAGGTTCCCACTGTGTTCTGATAGGCTGCTTCAAAGTGTTCGGCATCCAGCTCGAGGTCTATGATCTGTCCACCCAGCTGGTACTGCACATATTTGAATAAGTCTTGTTTTTGTGTTTCTAGTGTGCTTTGTGACTGTATGCCCATGATCATGCTCCTATGAGTATATTTATACAGCCAATGGCCTGCTACCAGGCTTTGAGTATGATCAGATTCTCGTTGCCACGTCCATTAAACTGTATCTCGGTACTCTTGATCTCGTTATAGGCTTTGCGAGCAGCCGGTTTGCCCACACTCACGATGCTTTTGATTTGCTCGGCCGGGCGTCTTAGGGTTTTTTGAGAACTGTTGGCCGAATCAAATGCCACCAAACTGTTGCCTTTGACTGTGAAGTTGCCCACATGGCTGTCAGCCACCACATGTATCAGTTTGCGTTTCTTGGTATCGTACAACCAAGCTTCAGTGGCGTTGACCAAACAAGATGGTGCGGCCGATGTCAAATTGAGTTCGGCAAACTCTTTGAGATATTTAAACTTTGAACTGAGTTTTTCTGCACTGACAGCTCGTTTGGCTCTGGGTTTGCGTTCAACTTTCTTGATTTGTACATAGCTGGCGCAGTCGTTGATCACAGTTTCGCAAAATTTCACACAGTTTTTGAGTTGTAGTTTGGTCAGATGGCTATAACCTTCTACCAGGTCACCATCTCGACCTTCCAGCACTGATTGGAATTCACTCAGGCGATCTCGCCAGCGATTGGCTATGGCACCGGTCATTTGCGGTGCTATATTCATGCCACGTATCTGTGCCATGGGTTTGAAGTCAGCACTCATTTTTGCCCCCTGCGTGACAAATTCATCAAACATGCCCTCCAGTTCACCGGCACATTCACTGGCTCGTTCACGCAAGTGATCCTGTATGGTCAGACGTGCCTGAGCTGTTTCAGCTTCGGTCACGGTGCGTATCACTTCCTGTTTGACCCGCAACATGCCGGCTATTTCGGATTCTATCACGGCCAGTTCGGGTTTGGTCAATTCCAGTCCGGCCACGTTCATCCTGCATACCCAGGCCGTGGTTGATCGTATGCGACTGTCTGGAATACCCGACAGTGTCTTGGCTTCGACAGATCGGTCTCTACGTTCCAGCCAAGACACTATCATGCCTTTGGCATCTTTTTTGTCGTAGTGGTAGTTGTACCAGGCAAATGCTTTCAGCATAGCACTGATTCGGTCGCCATCGGTCCGAGTTTGCGTCCAGGTGGGCTCGCCACCGGTATATTTGACGTCGGCACTTTTGGGATTCAACGGCTTGATTGTCTGCGTGTCATGAGATTTTTGAATTTTGACCATAATGTATTTTTTTATAGAGAGCAGTTGTTATTATACCTGGATTGTGATTTATAGTCAATCACCTATCAGGCACGCAAAAGTCAGGTACTGTTCGAGTGTGTTGATCATGTGTTTGGCTGCCAGGTCCAGGTCTTGGTATCGGGAAGTGGTACGATTTAGGCGACGGCATTCCACACTTTCGCGATCTAGATTTGAAAGAGCTGATTCAACCGGTTTCATCATTTTGAGCAGATCGTTACGAGCGCGGCGATTGGACACACGCAGAATCTGCTGTGTGAGTTGTTCTTTGCGTTGTGTCAATTGATTGTCCATACATTATTTTATGACTGATCGGTGTTTTTGGTCAAACAACGCGGTAAATACACTACTATGCCAAGATTATCCATGTACAGGCCGAACCGGACGGCCGATTATCAGTTCTTTGATCGCACAATCAAGGAACAGTTCACAGTGGGTGGTCTGGACATTTATATACACAAATATGCCGGTCCCATCGTGGACAACAGCCCAAATCCTGGCAACAACGATGCCACTTTACCGGTCTACGATACTACCAATCCCTTGTTCATAGAAGATCTACTGTTGTTGGAAAACCGAGATCGAGCCTATGAGCCCGATGTTTATGTCATGCGCGGTGTGTACCGACAACAGGATATTGATTTTGATCTCACGCAATTTGGCCTGTTCATGAACAATGATACTTTGTTTATCACGTTTCATTACAACTACATGCTGGATGCTTTTGGTCGTAAACTGATGTCGGGCGATGTGTTAGAACTGCCCAATCTCAAAGATTACTATCCGTTGGATCCTACCATACCGCTTCCGTTACCCAGATATTATGTGATACAAGACGCGGCCTATGCCAGCGAAGGATTCAGCCAGACCTGGTTACCACATCTGTGGCGAGTCAAGGCCACCCCCATGGTCAATGCACAGGAATTTAATCAGATCACCAACAAGCCATTTATGCCCGATAATATCTGGGATCCTGGAAACTTTTATCCCGGAGGCGATATCGTGAATGATGGTGACAGTTACTATCGAGCTGCGGGCAATGTACCGCCCGGCACAGCGATCGATGCTGTAAATCCCGGTACTAGACAACCGTACTGGACACCCATCACCAACCCCACCACAGTGGCTGATCAGATGAGTACCCGTCCCAAAGATCTTTCAATCAATGATGCATTGTTGGCACAGGCACAAGCAGATGTGCCATTCAGCGGATACGACAACACCAAATTTTATATACTGCCAACCACAATGCATGGCCAGCCCGGCGGAGACAGCTTGCTGGCATCCGATGACAACACTGGTGCTGGTACCACACAGACCGGCATAGGCGAAACTCCTGGCAGTTTTGGTTATACCATGGGCTATTTGACCGGCGGATACGATCCTGATACCGGTTATCTGTTGCCACCCAACGGTCTTCCGGTGACCCCGGGTGTGAGTTTTCCGCCCGACCCAGTGATTGGTGCCTATGCGCTCAGACTGGACTATTTTCCCAATCGACTGTTCCGCTATGATGGTGCCCGATGGGTTGCCATAGAAAGTGCTGTCAGGACCGATCTTGACCTGGCTCCGGCTGCACAAACTCAACGCAACAGCTTTGTGAACAATACATACACTGTACCAACCACAGATCTGGGCAATATACCAAGTCGTCAAAGTCTCAGCCAGATCTTGCGGCCCTTGGCCGACAATGGTGATCAGGGAGGTAATTTGCCGCCCAACCCACCACCTTCATACTAGGAATATCATGGCCGTAACACAGTTTTTTTATGATGCGCAGATCAGACGATTCATGTTGCAGTTCGCCAGGATCTTTAGCAATTTCCAGGTTGAATACGGACGCAACGAGGACGGAAAAAATGATACTCTAGTGCGTGTGCCAGTACGCTATGGTGACAGCAGCCGCCAGGCACAAACCATCATACAGCAAAATTCAGCCAGTGAACTGCCCAGCACGCCGTTGATGACGTTTTACATAACCGATCTCAAATACAACAGGGCCATGATACAAGAACCCAATTTTGTTGGCACCATCAATGTACGACAACGCACCTATGATAGTGTGACCAACACCTATGATACCACACAAGGTAATGCGTTTACTATAGACAGACTCATGCCAGTTCCGTTTGAACTGACATTGAAATTGGACATGTGGACGTCAAACACCAATCAAAAAATGCAACTGCTGGAACAGATCTTGGTATTGTTTAATCCCAGTCTGGAAATACAAAGCACCGACAACTATATAGATTGGACCAGTCTTACCACAGTTTATCTAGATGATGTGAACTGGAGTAGTCGTGTGATACCAGTTGGTACCGACAACCCCATAGACATAGCTACTCTGACTTTCAAACTACCCATGTGGATCTCCAGTCCAGCCAAGGTCAAGAAACTGGGTGTGGTTGAAAGAATAATAGCCAGTATCTATGATGCCAACGGCGATGCCAGTCTGGCAGTGACCGACAATGACCTATTGCTGGGTACCAGAATGGCCATAACACCTTACAACTATCAAGTGGTACTGATCAACAATCAGTTACAGGTATTGCCCGAACCTGTTGTGGTTGATCAGAGCAATGCCAGCCTGACAGCGCCCGATAATCCTGATACCAATCTGACTTGGTCGGCCGTGATTGGACTATACGGTACTCTGCGGCCCGGAATCAGCTACATCAGTCTAGAACAGCCCGACGGAACCGAAGTGATTGGTACTGTGACCTACGACCCAACCGATGATCGATATCTGCTGTACAGTACCAATATCGATACTGTACCAGCTGATACCCTGACTGCGATCGATGCTGTGATCAATCCGCTGTTGAGCGGGCCCGGAACTGGATTGCCCGAACCTGCGATAGGAACTCGCTATCTACTGACCGAGAGCAGTGGTGACTGGGATGATCCATACAATCAACATGCCGCCGCATGGTCCGGTACCTCAGGGGCACCCATGGTGGCCCAAGCCAACGACATTATTGAATGGGACGGAGCCAGGTGGACCATTTCTTTTGACAGCGCCAGCAGTCCCGAAAACTATCAATATGTGACCAACATTACCACAGAACTGCAATATAGATGGACTGGCCAAGCCTGGGTCAAGAGCTACCAGGGCTTGTACAAGGGAGGCCTATGGACTCTGGTATTGTAACTGCTGTAGGCATATGGTTTTACAGCATAGCCACCAGACGCTATCTTTATCTGATGAGGAACGATACCAAACATCCGGATACCTGGGGCCTGCCAGGGGGGCGTTGCGAATCTGGTGAAACCTTGATTGAAACTATCGAGCGTGAATGCCGCGAAGAACTAGGTTGCATGCCCCAATATCTCAAATTGGTCCCGTTAGAAAAATTCACCACAGCCGATCTGACGTTTGCTTATCATACATTTTTTTGTAGCGTCGCAGAAGAATTTACACCTGTACTCAACGACGAGCACGTGGGCTGGGCCTGGATCGACAGCGGGCGTTGGCCCAAACCGTTGCATCCGGGCTTGTGGAGCACTGTGAATTTTGACACTGTGCAAGACAAAATACAGCTGATCGAATCACAGATTCAAATGTCGCAGTAGCCTATAAAATCTCTATAATTTAACGCCCGTGCGTTGGGCTGATCCAGCCAAGCATCGGGCATGTTGGTGGGTTCGCCTGCAAATGTGAATTGCGTTCCTGAATAGGCCTGTATCACAGATGTAATCTGTTCGATCCATCTGTTGGAGCCGGTGTCGGTTTCTTTATGATAACCCAGCATGAATATTTCACTGTGTCCATCAAATGCTGCCAGATACATAATGATAGCAATGTCCAACAGTTGAGGTTTGTACGGTATCAGATAAAATTTTTCTGGATGCTGTATACAGTTCCTGGCATTGGTATACACAATATTTTTTTCTGCGTAGCCGGATTCTAACAGTTTAGCTAGTCCGTCTGTGGTGGTGTCGACGGCAAAATCCAATGGCATCTCGTGAGCTATTGCACCAACTCCGTAGGTTTGTAATTTTTTTGATCCCAGCAGTCCGCCGCGATGGCGTTGTAATCTAGTGTAATCAAAATATTCACGCTCTGAAGTGTGCCCAATGCAGACTGCACGACCGCTGATGTGATGATTTTCAATTGGATTGGCTATCCATTCTCTGGTCTCTTCACGTTTGCGACCGGCCCAACGAGTATGTGTGATAACGAACTCGCCAGCATAATCTGTACGATATTTTGCATCCATGCGATTCCCCTTTGCTATTATTTAGCTGTGGGGAACAGGTAATCTCTGGCGTGTTTGATTTGATCGCTGCGATCTATCAACTGTTGCTGTATGATTGGGTCAACCAAATCTGGATGGATCCACCAATCCTCGTAGCTGTGCGTGTGGTTGTATGCTATATCACCGGCTGCTAGCACATAACCTTTGCCGAGTAAAAATTTCCTGGAAAGATCTCTTATGCTGGGGTCCACGTAGTAATCGTGCTCAAAAGTTATGGTGGCAAATCTCACAGTATCAAACGGAATACGTTGTAGAATAGCGAACGAGTGGCTGGGCGGATCACAGTCGACCTGTAGGTAATCAAAATCTCCACTGAATCCCACAGTGAGCAAGAACTTGGCATAGTCCACACGCATGGCATCCAGGCAAAATACCAGATTGTCACGTTCGCGCATGAACTGTTCGACCACTTGTTGGTTGATGTCCATGCTGACCCCGGTCCAGCCAAATTTGGTTTCTAACAGGGCTGTGTTGTTGCTGTCAAATGGCTCAGCACAGCCAATCTCCAAATATCGACCATTGCGCTTGCCGCCGGTGGCTGACAACACAAATAGATCCTGGTAGCTTTGTGCATGATTATGTTCCAGTTGATCCAGTCCCGCAAATGGCGCACGAGCACGTGATGCCAATTCGGGTTTGTAATCTGTTCGTGTGTTGGGCCAGCCTATGTTGCCTAAATTTCTATCCACAGCCAATCGAAACAGATCATTCATCCGATGTCCAAACTTGAGATCGTGCATGATCTGTCGACTTTCTTCACACAGCCCTACCCACCATGAGGCCACACCCTTTTGAAAAATCAAACCGTACTGTCCTGGATACTGAGTGTCAGTCTTTAACGGGTCAAGATCAAACCGAGCCGCATGCAGACCCACACAGGCCATGGTATAGCTTTCGTGCCATTCTCGATTGAATTCATGCAGGCGACTGAGCAGGAAATAGGCTTCAGGACGATCGATCATGAGCGTGATAGCCTTTTGCAAGATCACTTTCTCGGTGTCATCACGAGTTTTTTGTCGTTCAAAGCACAAGGCCATCCTGATCAAGGATTCGTACTGCTCGAGATCAGTTGTGCTACGTTCGGCTGCACGCAGATAAAAACTGATAGCGGCACCAGTCTGGCCCATCTGTTCGTATTCCTGTGCCAGTGCAAAATTGGCCATTGAGTCATTGTGGTTGTTGATATATTGTTGTAGTCGCTGTGCAAACATGATCACACTCCTAGATATTCACGCAACACAGTTTTAGGCATACGCAAGATGAATGCTGCGTTGTCTTGGAATCCAAAACTCAACAAAAGATCGTCTCCTACAAAAGCAGCACCGCAACAAAACTCGATATCGGCATTCATGAATGTAAATGCGTCGGTGAATTTGACTATGTTCCACGATCGGTCCCAGACCAAGAATCTGTGTTTGTAGTTGGCATCTTTTTCACCATGCTCGCTCTTGAACAGATCCACTTCGTGTATGAGTGCCAAATAAAGATCGCCATAGGGTATGACCTGGCTGCTGCCGCGGAAATCGGGCTGACCACTGATAAATTTGGTTTCATCCAGATGCACTGTTTCTGTGATTCCGGTGGCCGGGTCAAACCTAACTACTTCGGTAGGATTGGACCACTTGACATAGTGATAGGGCTGATCCAAGATCGGCATCCAGTTCTTTTCGCAATAGCTGGCGTTGGCTCCCGGTGCCGGAATACGAGTGCGTTTGATTTCTCGCACAATATTGGTCTTGACCGATAGCTCGCTCAGTTCCATCCTGCCTTGGCCGTTTGTGGTAGTGTCTCGTCTGACTCCGCTCAGGAACATCTTGTTGTCCCAACGAAACAGGCGTGCATCTTCTAGGCCTACAAACTCCCATATGGGTTCCACATCCAGACGGGTAGTATCCACGGCCGTGATCTGTTTGAGAGCAAGATCTGGATTTAGTACGCCAAAATAGTTCCAGGTCCGTAGTTTGCGATCATTTTCAGGATGCAGATATTGCAAAGGTCCATATCTGTGTTGGAATCGTTTTTGCTCGGAATGGTAAAGGGTATAGTTGACATGACGTATGTTGACCAACAACTGGTCTCCGTCTAGATAGATACTGGGATTCATGAGCCCGGTTCCATTGGTCAATTCACTGGGTATGATCAAGGGATGTATGCTACCACCTCGATCTAGACTGGATTTTACCAGACCCGACTGGGCAATTTGTTGGGATAAGTTCATGTATACTAGCATTTATGACGACAAATGCTAGTATACATTATTCTTTGATCAGGCGCGACCTACGGATATTTCAATCACACCTGGCGTGGCACTGTCGTAATCTTGTAGGGCTTTACCGATTAGACAACCGGGTTGGTACTGCGCCGGATCCAATTTGACTGCTGTTCCTGGAACAGTTCCAGTTACAAGTCGATCACCTTTGACTATGGGTCCAACCACCCGACACGGCACGCGACCAACCAGGGCAATTGGCAACACATTTTCTCCGCTCTGGAATCCGTTCATGAGGTGTGCTGGTTCGGTAGATACCACCCCAGCTATGGCAGGATCGCTAGCAGAATTGCTGATAGTGATTTCATTGGCACCACCAAATACCATAACTGTGCCTGGTTCGTAGTCGGTATCGGCTGCGTAGCATTCTGCCAAGTCGGCATATTGCGCTGTGGTTGCTGTGACTGTGAGCACATTGGTAGCAGCATTGATGCTGAATGCTGTGGCAGTGGTCCGCACGCTGGGAGTTTGATTTGACCCAGCACTAGCCACAAATACTGGATAAAATGTACCAGTTGTGACTGCGGTGGCATTGATTGCTGTGCTTGGGCCTGTGGCACCTTGGCTACCTGTTGATCCAGCAGTACCTTGGCTACCTGTGGTACCTGTGGTTCCTTGACTACCATTTGTTCCAGCTGTACCTTGGCTTCCGTTTGTTCCAGCAGTACCCTGGCTTCCTGTTGTTCCTTGACTGCCATTTGTTCCAGCTGTACCTTGACTGCCATTTGTTCCGGCAGTACCTTGAGCTCCTACAGTGCCCTGGCTTCCTGCTGAGCCTGTAGCACCTTGAGCACCCACAGTACCTTGAGCACCCACAGTACCTTGAGCACCCACAGTACCTTGTGTTCCGACTGTGCCTTGTGTGCCTGTTGTTCCTTGACTGCCATTTGTTCCAGCAGTGCCCTGGCTTCCTGTTGTTCCTTGCGATCCAGTAGTACCCGTAGTACCTTGTGCGCCCGATCCTTGTACAGGCGTCCCATTGGCATACTGGAACCCGGCTGCTATAACATTACCAACTGCTGTAACACGTCCACCTGTGTTTATATTGCCACCGGTTATGTTACCGGTGACGGTTTCAGATCCGCTATTGATTAGATTAGCCACATAAACGTTACCTGTGGCACTAACTACTCCACCTGTGTTTATATTGCCACCGGTTATGTTGCCACTGGCACTGTAGCTGGCTGCTTGACTGTTTCCTGATGTACTAATAGTGCCTGTCAACAACAGGTTGCCACCTGCAAGATTGCCAGCAGCACTGATCAACCCAGTCGTAAGTATGTTGCCGCCGGTAACGTTACCGGTAGCAGTAATGCCAATGTTGGTGCTCCAAGCATTGGCCGAATTGAGATACTGCCAATTAAATAATGTACTGCCTGTTGGTCCAACTGCTAAACCAGCCGAATTGGCATTGGCATAGGTAGTGACGTTGTTGGCCAATTCGATGTAGAGATCGTTGACTGTGATTACATTTGAATTGATAAATGTGACATTGCCTTGTACGTTCAGGTTGCCAATAATGTTGGCGCTACCGCCCACATACAAATTGCCTCCAACGCTGGCCAACCCAGTTGTGTTGATATTGGCCCCAACCACATTACCTGTGGTTGAAATCAAGCCCGACGATGTTACTGATGTCAAGGTACCAACTGATGTTATGTTTGGTTGTGCATTGGCTGTCACGGTGGCTGCAGTGCCCACTGCTGATCCAGCACTGACCGCGTAAGTGGCATTGGCCACTGTGCCTGTCACATTGGCACCTGGTATACTGGTCAAGCCAGCTCCAGATCCATTAAATTGACTAGCGGTTACTGTACCAGTTGAGCTAATCAACCCGGCCGTAGCGATGTTACCACCAATAATATTACCAGTTGAGCTAATTAACCCAGCTGTAAGTATGTTGCCGTGTATAGCATTACCAGTTGAGCTAATCAATCCAGTTGTTAATATATTGCCTCCAACAATGTTGCCCGAGGCGCTGACTATACCAGTTACATATTCTCCAGTTGGAGCAAATACCGCCACATTGCCCACACCACTCACACCCACAGTGATATTGCCGCCCGACGCAGTCACGGTCACATTGCTAGTGCCGTTGTTGATGTTGGCCACGCTGGTGATCACACCAGTTAAAAGTGCACCATTGCCCAAGATATAGTTACCAACCACATTACCTGTGGTTGAAATCAAGCCCGATGATGTTACTGATGTAAGTGTGCCAACAGATGTTATGTTTGGTTGTGCATTGGCTGTCACTGTGGCCGCGGTACCTACTGCTGACCCTGCCGATGTTGCGTAAGTGGCATTGGCCACTGTACCTGTCACATTGGCACCCGGTATACTGGTCAGGCCTGCACCAGATCCATTAAACTGACTAGCGGTTACTGTACCAGTGGCGCTTATCAAGCCTGCTGTAAGTATGTTGCCAGCTGTGATATTTCCGGTTATACTAGAACTGCCCGAATTGACAAGATTTCCAGCATACACATTGCCACTTGCTGTTACTGTGGTTGCAGTTATAGTAGTAGCACCAACATTGCCGCCGGTTATGTTGCCAGTTGAACTGATCAAACCACCAGTTAGGACGTTGCCACTTTGTACGTTGCCGCCAGTACTGATAGTACCAGTAGCACTGATTGAGCTGACTAGACCAAAATTTGTCAAGCTGGAGTTGATTACACCACTAGCAAGAGTATTGCCAGTCAAATTGTTGGCATTCACACTGCTTGCAGTTACACCGGTTAATTGGCTGCCGTTACCAATAATATAATTGCCAGTGATATTGCCAGTGGCTGAGATTGATCCAGCTGTAAGTACGTTGCCGCCTGTGATATTGGCACCGGCACTTACTAAGCCAGCTGTGAGTATGTTGCCACCTTGCACATTGCCGCTGATAGCCACATTTCCTACTGTGCTTGAAACGCCTGTGGCATTGGCTGTGACTACAGCATTTCCAGAAAAAGACAGCTGACCAGCATTGGCAGTAAGAGCACCGCCGCCAAGATAGATACTGTTACCACTGACATAAAGGTGAGCCCATTGTAATGTGGGTGATCCTAGGTCTTGTGTGGCATTGGCTGTGGGCAACACACTTCCGCTGGTTATAATATTGCTACCAACTATGTTGCCTGTGGTTGATACAAGACCCGACGATGTTACTGATGTCAAGGTACCAACTGAAGTGATATTTGGTTGTGCATTGACAGTTACCGTGGCTGCAGTGCCCACTGCTGACCCTGCCGATGTTGCGTATGTGGCATTGGCCACTGTGCCTGTCACATTGGCACCTGGTATACTGGTCAGGCCTGCACCAGATCCATTAAATTGACTAGCGGTCACATTGCCCGATGCTGATATAAGACCAGTAACGTATTCGCCGGTAGTGGCCCAGACCACTACACCAGTACCGCCTATTGTGGCCGTGATGTTGCCGTTGGATGGTGCGTTTAAATTGCTAGTGCCAGCTGTGATTGGAAAACCAGAATCTGCAGCTATGACTCCAGTGAGCTGGCTGCCGTTACCAAAATAGAAACTGCCACTGGCCACGGTGATATTGCCACTGTTGGCAATGCCGCTTTGGCTGAGATCTAAAAAATCCCCACTGGCCAGTTCTTGTATTTGATCAGCTGTTGCATTAGCTATTAACGGAAATCTATTTGCCATGGTATTGTCCTAGTATCTTGTATTTATGCGACAATCGGGCATTGTACATTTCCAGCGCGACCCATGACCAATAGATAACCATACACAATAGGCACTTTCAAGCTGCCGGTGCGTTGCAAAACAACAAGGTTACCGCCGTTGCTGGATTGTACACCGGTCAACAGGCTACCGTTGCCGATAAAGTAACCGCTGGCATTGACTGTGATATTGCCGGTGGCTGAAATTTGCCCCAGTGTCTGTATGTTACCACCAACAATGTTACCGGTGACTGTTTCAGATCCGGTAACAACGGTGTTGCCAGCATACACATTACCAGAAACAGAAGCATAACTTCCGACTGTTAGATATGTGTTAACCGTGGCATTACCATATACCGTGGTTCCACTTTGTAATTTGGCCATAGTACCTTTAACTTATGCCAGTATACTCGTCAAATATTCCCGATACCAGCATTGTTCCAGTGTTGGTGATTCTATACGCTACATTTCCAGTTCCTGTTACCTCATCAAACAGGCCTGCATAGCAGGCACTGTTAGCGATATGAGCATTGCTGTATGTAGTCTCATCAAACTGGATGGTGTTAGCTATCAACAGGTTTCCAGAATTGTATAGTCTAGCGGCTAAAAATGTCATAATTGGGTTCCTTTATTAACCGAATGTAAAGTCTATACTTTGTAAGCTGGTGTTGTAAATTATGTGTCCACCTGGGCCGCTTGCATTGGCACTGTTGGCCAAATTCAAGTATGCACTGGTTGTTATGTTACCAGTTGCTGTCACCTGACCAGCTGTGGCTATGTTGCCACCAGTTACGTTGGCAGTGGCACTTACTTGTCCAGCTGTGAGTATGTTGCCACCAGTCACGTTGGCTGCGCTGGTTATGGCACCTGTGGCACTTACTAGTCCTGCTGTGAGTATGTTGCCACCAGTTACGTTGGCAGTTGCGTTGACCTGTCCGGCTGTGTTAATATTACCACCGGTCACGTTGCCAGTAGCAGTCACATAGCCAGCAGTGCTTACATTTCCACCAGTTATGGTGCCTGTGGCTGTTATCAAACCAGCTGTCAGTAAATTGCCACCAATGATGTTACCGGCAGCACTGATAGTGGTATCAAAGCTGATGTTGCCAGTGATGTTGCCGCTTACGCTGATGTTTTGTGCATAAATGTTGCCACCTGCACTTACCTGGCCTGCTGTGAGTATATTAGCACCGGTAATGTTGTTTGCACTGGTTATGGCACCTGTAGCACTGATCAAACCGCCTGTGAGTACATTGCCACCAATCACGTTACCTGTGGTAGTGATTGTGCCTGTGGCACTGATTGCTGTGACCAAACCAAAATTGGTCAAACTGGAATTAACAACACCTGAATTTATGGTATTGCCGGTCAAGCTGTTAGCATTCACACTGCTTGCAGTTACACCAGTCAACTGACTACCGTTACCAACAAAGTACGCACCAGTTGCTGCTGTGATATTGCCTGTGGCTGATATCTGACCTGCTGTCTGTATGTTGCCCGCAGTCAAATTGCCGCCTACGCTGGCCAAACCAGCTGTCAACAAGTTACCACCAGTTATGTTGGCAGTAGCAACCACTTGTCCAGCTGTGTTTATGTTGCCACCAGTGATGTTGCCAGTTGCTGTGATTAGGCCTGCTGTGTTAAAGTTGCTACCAGTAATATTGGCAGCTGTGATAGCCCCTGTGGCACTGATCAAACCACCTGTCAGCACGTTGCCACCAGTGATGTTGGCTGCGCTGGTTATAGCACCCGTAGCACTGATCAAACCTGCTGTCAACAAGTTGCCACCAGTGATGTTGGCAGTAGCACTTACCTGCCCTGTTGTATTAACGTTGGCACCCGAAATGTTGGCGTTGCTGGTAATAGTACCAGTTGCGCTGATCAAACCAGCTGTCAGCACGTTGCCGCCAATCACGTTGGCAGTAGCACTTACTAAGCCGGCTGTGAGTATGTTGGCGCCTGTGATGTTAGCACCACTAGTGATGGCACCCGTGGCGCTTACTAGTCCTGCTGTCAATATGTTGCCACCGGTGATATTGGCTGTGGCTGAAATTTGTCCAGCAGCACTTATGCCACCACCTGTCAACAAGTTTCCACCCGTCACGTTGCCGGTTACTGAAATTGTAGTACCTGTCACTGTGGCAAAGTTGATACTGCCAGTCACGCTCAAATTGCCACCATAGATGTTGCCCGCAGCACTTACATAACCAGCTGTACTGATGTTACCACCAGATATAGTGCCGGTGGCTGTTATCAAACCACCTGTGATCACATTTCCGCCGTTTACATTGCCTTGAGCACTGATGCCAATGTTGGTTGACCAAGCATTGGCCGAGTTGAGATACTGCCAGTTGAACAGGCTGTTACCTGTTGGTCCAACTGCTAAACCAGCTGCATTGGCATTGGCATAGGTGGTGACGTTGTTGGCCAGTTCAATATAGAGATCATTTACAGTGATCACATTGCTGTTGACAAATGTTACATTGCCTTGAACATTCAAATTACCAATGATATTTGCATTACCACCAACATATAAATTACCAGTTTGGCTGATATAGCCAGTGTTTACACCAGCACTGTTTACATTACCGCCAACGCTGACCAATCCACCTGTTATCAAATTACCACCAGTGATATTGGCAGATGAAATAATGGTACCGGTTGCTGTTATAGCACCAGCTGTGGTAATATTGCCGCCAGTTACGTTGCCAGTAGCACTTACCAGTCCTGCTGTCAGCACATTGCCGCCAGTGACGTTGGCAGTAGCACTTACTTGTCCGGCTGTGAGTATGTTGCCGCCAGTGACATTACCTGCTGCATTTACAGTGGTTGTGGCTGTGATTGCGCCCAAACTGATGATGTTGCCGCCGGTGATATTGCCAACCGATGTTATTAAACCACCTGTGACCAAGTTACCACCAATCACGTTACCTGTGGTAGTGATAGTACCTGTGGCGCTGATTGCTGTAACCAGCCCAAAGTTTTGTAAACTGGAGTTAATGACACCTGAATTTATTGTGTTGCCAGTGAGAGAATTGGCATTTACACTCGACGCTGTTACGCCTGTTAATTGACTACCATTACCAATAAAGAAATTGCCTTGTGGTATTGTGATATTGCCTGTGGCCGATATCTGCCCGGCTGTCTGTATGTTTCCACCGGTAATATTACCAGCGATGCTAAGTAAACCGCCCGACAGTATGTTACCACCAGTTATGTTTCCAGCAACCGATTCTGATCCAGCTATAATTGTATTGCCAGCATAGACGTTGCCAGCTGTACTAATCTGTCCAGCACTGGTAACTAATACGTTACCGCCGATGACGTTGCCTGTGACGGTAATGTAGGTTTGTACGACCGCATTACCGTATATGGTGGTTCCTGATAGCAGTTTAGCCATTTTATTTCTTTCTTTTTTTAAGTTATTCCTGACTGTTCGTCAAAATAGCCAGAAACCTGTAAAGTCCCCGAGCTCAATTCTCTCTTCGCAGTATTTAGTACAAAGGGTTTCGAAACAGTCTGTTGCGGGGTTCCATGGGTCTGAATTTTGAATCCGTTGGCACTGCTGTCTGTAAACGCACCACCGTTGTTGGGCATGCACAGCAACAGTTGTGTGTCAGACACAGCTACCAAGGGTGCATAGGGCGGTGTAAAATTGGCTGTGTACAATGCAACGCCAACCATCAAACGTAGATTGCTGATGTGTGCAACCGACCCACTGTTGCCCAGGCCAGCATTGTCGTAAAATCCGTTGACTACCCATTGGTCGGCCAAACTCATGGCGTTTGATGTCATATAGCTGGCACTGTCAATCCCGTTTATGTAAATGGCCCGTAGTCCAGTAACGGTACAGGTCACAGCCACATGGTACCAGGATCCACTGGTGTAGGTACCAGAACTGGTGATTGAGACTGGATAAGCAGAGCCATCGCCTTGTCTAAAGGTAAATTTGTCGGTGGCTGTGACACCCCAGTCTAGAGCAAAACTCTGTCCGTACTGTGTGCCATCTCCGATGCTGAATACCGCACCGGCTGTGGTAGGATATATCCAGGTTTCAAATGTCCAGGCTGTGCCAGGTGTGCCAATATTAAAAACACTGTTAGTACCGTAAAGATAATCGGTGGATCCCGAAAACAACAGGCTGCCAGCCGACAGAAAAACTTCATCAAACAGACCTGCATACACCGCGCCAGGACTTATGCTGACCCAGGATTGGGTGATTTCGTCAAAGTAGGCATTGGTAAGGAATACGCCATCTGCGGTCAGCCGTGTTGCTAGTGTAGACATGCATTATCCAAAAATAGTGTCGAGACTACCAGTGCTGGCATTGTAGACCTGATAGACTGCGCTGTTGCCATTGCTGGTCCAATCCAGTCGGTTGCCCAGGGTCACGTTGCCAGACACACTGATGTTGTTGCCCAAAAATCCTGCCACAGCAACCACATTGTTACCGGTCACATTGCCGGTGGCCGACACACGACCAGCTGTGGCAAAATTGCTGGATATCACATTGCCGTTGACACTGAGTCCGGTAGCAAAATTCCAAGTGTTGCTGACGCTGTTGTACAGCATGCTGGTAATGGTGTTGCCAGTGGCTCCAACCGTGATGCCAGCACCGTTGGCCAGGGTCGGCAAGGTCACGTTGTTGGCCAACTGCAACAGCAGGCTGTTGGTGGTCACATTGTTGGCACTGACAAACGTAGTGTTGCCCTGCACATACAGATTGCCTGAAATCACCGTGTTGGCGGTGGTTATGGTCAGTTGGTCGGGACCACCAATGGTGTTGCCGGTCAATATGACTCCGCCACCTTGTACATTGCTGCCGGTTACGTTGCCGGTAATTGACACCACACCGCCGGTGAAACTGGCCGCTGTTACAGTGGTAAATGCACCGGTACTGGCAATAGCGTTGCCAATTGGAACGTTGTTGATAGCACCCTGCGTCTGTAGCTTCCACGCCAACCCGGTCCAGATCCAGGTCTTGGTACCAAAAGTATAGGTTTGATTTAGGGTTGGCGAAGTTGGAAATGATAAGATGGCCATGATTTATTTTATACTCCTGTGGGCATTACTGTTAAAGTTACAGATGGACTTGCTGGATGAGTAAATCCTCCACTATTGGCAGCAAACGATACTAAATTTCCATTGGTTTTATTATCTACGGCCCACACTACCTCCACGTATTGATTAGCAGTAATACTGATAGGTGCTCCACCGCTTATAACTACTTGTACCGTACCTGTTGTTGATCCAGTGGCCATACTGTTAGCTACATCAGTACCGTTAAGTCTTAACCAAACATATCCTGTGGGCGATCCACCATTGCCATTAAACATTGCTGTATATGTAAAATTGTAAGTCCCTGTTTTAGTTACAATAATGCGACTATTTCCTGCGCTGTAAGTTACTCCTGAATTAGCTATGGCAGTATTCCATAAAATAACAGCAGGAGTGTTGTTGGTTGCAGCGGTAATACTAGATGTGTTGGCAAATGTACCGTAAGTAGCCGGAACAAAATTAACAGTTCCGCCAACACTTAAATTTCCAGCAATATAAACGTTGCCCGATGCGGATACAACATTTCCAATAATTGAAGCATAGGTTGTTGTTCCACTAACAGATAAGTTGCCAGCAATATTGGTATTGCCACCAACATAAAGATTTTTGGCTATGCCAGCACCACCGGCTGTTTGTAATGATCCCGAAGTGGTATTAGCAGAGTCAGTTGTGTTTTGAATAATGGTTTTTGCGTTGGAATACACTTGTCCGGTTAAGGCCTCAACTCGGAATACGGGAACGCCATTGCCATTGATAATAAACCCGCCAGTGTTAATTATAGTATTGCCGCTTAAATTCTCGATAATTACAGCGTTAGCAACGTTGCTGTCGCCTGAAAGAATAGTAATGGAGCTGGGTCCAAAGTAGGCATTTGCCCAAGGCACAGTTGGCAAGCCCAGACTGTATGTATTAGCCGTCGGCAATAAATTACCCGCGTGATATATGTTACCCCCAGATAAAGCAACAATATTGTTGGTAACCACATTACTCAATGTTATGATATTACCAGTGACGCTGAGATTGGCCTGAGTAAGACTCATTACTTGTGTTACGACATTAGATCCTTGTGGCGTGGTCCAAAATGTAATCTGGCTTCCTGCATTGGCTGTGGTCTGTGTCTCGGTGGCCACCATGTCTATGCGTGTGGTACTGATCGACGGATAAGCACCGTTGGCATAGGGCTGTGCTGCAAATCGAGCCACGGTCTGACCGGCCGTGATCTGTGTGGGTGCGTTCACATTGCCGTTGATGGCACGACCAATAAAGGCCGCATAGCTGTTGGCAGCATCGTTGTAGATCCTGGACGGCAATGTGGGTTGACCGGTAATGTGCAACATGACACCGGTGTTGTTGACTGGAATAATGTTGCCATCGGGCGTGCCAATGATATCGATAGCACTGTCCAAAGAATTCAGTATAGGGGTGTAAAAATTAACAGTGTCACTCACAGTCTGTAACAGTCTATTGCCGCCCGAGCTATAGACTCCAAATTGGCCGGTCATGTTCACATAGGCCGCAGATCCTGTGGTGGTGATGGTAAGATTGGCGTTGGATGCTGTACTCTGTATGGTATTGCCGGTGATACTGAGATTGGCATTGACTGTGATACCGGTCACGCTGACAGTGGTGCCGTCAAAGGTCAAAGCATTGCTACCAATGATAGCATTGGCACTGTTGTAGAGAATCTGTGTGTTTAAGGTATTGGTAGTAAGATTGGCATAGCCAGTTGACGAATAGGCAGTTTGGGCTTCCATTTCGGCCCATACATTGCCAGTGACGTCGTTGAACCAAATGTATTGCAAACCACTTGTGCTGTCAATCCAGGTGTCACCAATGACCAAGTTTGATGTAGGAGGTGCATTGGCAAACGTCACATTGGCCAGGCCAGTAAGATCGTAACCGTTACCTAAAATGTAGTTGCCGGCGATATTGCCACTGGCACTCACATTGCCAATCACGTACACACCATCTGTGGCCACGGTGGCCACATTGGCTATTCCTGCGGCTGTTATGGCCACATTGGCATTGCTGTATACCGTGACATTGCTGGTACCGGCATGTAGCACATTGGCATAGTAGTTCTGTGTGAATACCAGAGACGTGGTTCCAATCGTGATTGGATTGTCAGTGATCAGTTTCCATTGTGTGTCGGCGTAGATCACACCTTCGGTAACCATGACTATGGTACCGGCCAGCAATTCGCCAGTGGCATTGGTATCGTTGCTGCGGGCCCAGACGCCATTTGACCCAGAACCGGTAGTGACTATCACATAGATACCGTTTTGGCTTTGATCAGTCTGTCCGGTAACCAAGACTCTGTCGTTGACTGACAGCATGACGCCATCAACATTGTTAGGGGCCGCAGTGGTCAACGATGTTATGTTGGTCACAGTGACCACACGAGTGGCCTGTTTGTAATCTATATCATAGATTTGATACGCACGTGGTTTGGTCAGGGCCATATTGTTTTACCTTTTATTGACAGTATTTAGTCAAAAAAATAGAACTCCAGGAGTCCTATTTTTTCTAGAGCGTTGCAGCTATTAAGCCAGCGTCACAGTAGCAGTTCTTGTCACGCCGTCTGTGCCACGCACCACAAATGCTAGAGTGGTGTTGTTGACCAACTGGAAGCTCATGGTTGCGTTGGTAGTCAGAGCCGGAGCACTTGCACTCAGAGTAGTTACCAAATTACCCTTGATGTCCACTTCGGCGCTGGTGTTGCTTACGCTTACACTGGCATTGCCACTGGTACTGGCCAATTCATACAAGGTCACCGTGGTTGTGATTTCTCTTACGTCAATCACGTCACCGCTTTCTGGAGCTTCTGTGAATGTGAGCACACAGGTTGGGTAGGTTCCAGACACAGCATAAGCCAGGGTTGGAATTTGTACCACACCGTTGATACTGACCAAGCAACTGTTGGTAGTTTGTGTGCTGCCCAGTGTAAAGTTCACTGTTGCGCCATCACCAGCAAACTGTTGATCTGAGATTACAGTAAACGTGGTTGAACCCACCGGACTCCATTGTGCATTGTCGTACACTTCCAGATTGTTCTGGCTGGTATTGAAACGCACCATACCTGTATAACCTGTTGCTGGACGTTGTACAGTGTTACCAGTTGGTACCACAAAGCTGGTAGTGCTGTTCAAGGTCAAGATCGAACTGGATACTGGTGTGTTGTTACCAATCAACACTGTGCCGTCTGTGGTATCTACATAAAGCAAAGTGCCAGCTGTGATATTACCAACCGAACTAATCAATCCACCTGTGCGCACATTGCCTGCGATAACATTGGCGCCAGCACTGATGTTGATATCAGCGATTATATTACCACCCGTTGACACTGTTCCATATCCAGTAATTGCTAGATTGGCACCATAAATGTTGCCACCTGCACTGACAGTGGTTTGTACACCAACTGCACTGGCATTTACATTACCACCTGCTGTGACATCAGTAACTGCTATCAAGTTAACACCAGTCACATTGCCACCCACATTGAGTGCACCGTCAACATTACCACTCAGACTCAAGTTGGCACCAAGCACAAACGCATTGGTTTGTATGTTACCAGCTACACTGACTCCGGTATTGTAAAATGTAGCAACCAAATTACTGTTTACACCAATTGTGACATTACCGTTGGTTGCAGCCACGTTAGCGTAGCTGTTGCCATTAAAGATCTTGGTTGTGGCCACGTTGCCAGCATTGATATTGCTGATATAATAACCGTCACCAAACAAGTATTGACCAGATCCAATGTTACCAACAGCAGTGATACTGCCGTTTGCGTAGATATTGCCACTGGCTGTCAAAGTTACACCGCTGATTACATTGGCACCTGTGATGTTGCCTTGTGAACCAGTTGTTGTAAAATTGGCACCTGTAATGTTGCCACCTGCGCTGATATTGTTGTTGGCATTGACATAGTTGACATTGACATTTGCACCAATTAGATTGCCACCGGCACTTATGTCTGTGGTAGCAAGAACATTACCACCGGCACTTATGTCTGTGGTAGCAAGAACATTACCACCAGCTGTGATGTTGTTGGTCGCATAAACATTGCCGCCCAACACGTTGGTTGTGGCTGAAATGTTGTTACCATACACATTGGCAGCAGCACTTACATTGACATTGGCCAATACATTGCCACCAGCACTGACATTTCCTGCAGCACTGATGTTGTTGGTAGCAAAATTAGCTGGTGTAGTACCATCGCTGGTTGTTACGCTGAAAGTATTTGTTGTGGTTTGCTTGAGCTGGATGTTGCCCAAGTAAATGGTACTTCCGCTTAGATACAAACTCTGCCAGTTATTGGTTGCGTTACCCAAATTGTATGTGTTGGCCGCGGTAGGAATAATATCGCCTGTGGCCAATACATTGGCCGAGTACACGTTACCGCTGGCTGAAACAATGCTAGTGTTTACGTTGCCGCCGCTGATGTTACCAACCGCAGTTATGTAACCACCTGCGGTAATGTTGCCCAACATTTTTATGTCGCTGGACACATTGCCCGACAAGCTGAGATTACCACTGTACAGGTTGCCAGTTGCGCTGACATATCCAGTGGTCAACAAGTTGCTACCAATAACATTACCACCAGCACTCACAATGTTGCCAGTCAACAAGTTGCCACCAGTTATGTTGGCCACAGCAAACACGTTGCCGCTGGTGCTGATATTGGCTGCATAAACGTTACCAGCAGCACTCATGCTGTCGGTTGAACCAATTGCGCTGGCAACTAAATTACCGGTCAAGCTCAATGTGGTACCAGTTGCTGACCCAATATTTGGATAAGTCAAATTGGCATAGCTGGATACCTGTAGGTTTCCGCTACCATCATATTGCAAATTGCCAGTGTTGATTCTAGTACTGATTACTGTACCTGTGATTGCGATACCGTTGCCTTGTGTGTAAGCACCCGCACCTGAGAACTGACTCCAGGTAACGGCGGTAGTACCAATCGTGATCGGAGTGGCATCAGCAGTGTTGGTACATACCCAACCTGATGCTTTATACACAGTACCATCTTCAACAAAGGTAAATGCACCGTAGAATTGGCTTGGTGTGTCCATGTCCAAACTGCGTGTAAACACAGTGCTGGTTGGACTGTTGGTTGATATGTAATAGATACCGTTCCAGGCAGCATTGGTATCGTTGGCACCAGATCCAGTTTCATTCTGGATCAATACTCTGGCATTGGCCGGCAATGTGCTGAGATCAACACCGTCCAGGCTGATTTGAGCTGTACTGGTCACAGTCAATGTGGCACCAACTCCGGCTGTTCCATTAAAGTATGCCACATTGGTCACATTGGCCACATTGGCCAATGTAGAAACTTCGCTCACACTCACAGAAGTTTTGACTGCTAGACCTTGTACTGCACTGTCAACATAGTACTTGGTGGCCGCATCTTGTGCCTGTTGCGGATTGGCCAAGTTGTTGATATAGGCGTTACCTACACCAATGTTGCCTGTACCGTTGGTGAATATGCTGATACCGCTATTGGTACCCACTGCACTGATAACCAAACTGCTGTTGGCACTGTAGAGATAGTTGCTGTTGATGTTGGCTCCGTACACTGCACCGCTAGCACTGATCGTGACGCTGTTTACATTGCCTGAATTTACATTGGCTGTGGCACTTACATCACCTGCTGTGTTGATATTACCGGCTTGTACGTTACCTGTAGCAGTCACATAACCGCCAGTGATTATGTTACCGGCTTGTAGTGTACCTGTGGCTGTGATAGTACCTTGAGTGACTATGTTGCCACCAACCACGTTGGCTCCTGCTGACACATCAGTTGTGGCATTTACGTTACCACCGGTTACGTTGCCTGTAGCAGTTACGTTGAAGTTTGCAATTATATTACCACCAGCACTAACGTCTTGGTAAGCCTGTACATTTTGATTGGACTGTATGTTACCACCAGCTGTTACAGTGCCATAAGCCTGTATGTTGCCACCTGATGAAATGGTAGTGCCAGCAATTATATTATCACCTGCTATATTTCCGTTAGCAGAAACACTGTTGTAAGCCAATACGTTACCGCCTGCACTAACGTCTGTACCTGCAATTACATTGCTGCCAGCTGAAACGTTGGTTGTAGCAGTTACATTGCCGCCAGTTACGTTTCCGCCTGCTGACACATCGGTATTAGCAAGCACATTGCTGCCAGCTGAAACGTTGGTTGTGGCAGTTACATTGCCACCAAACACGTTACCACCAGCACTTACATCTGTATTGGCTAAAACATTGCTGCCAGCACTTACATTAGTAGTAGCAGTTACATTGCCACCTGTTACGTTACCACCTGCTGACACATCAGTGTTAGCAAGAACATTGCTGCCAGCACTTACATTAGTAGTAGCAGTTACATTGCCACCTGTTACATTGCCACCAGCACTTACATCTGTATTGGCTAAAACATTGCCACCTGCTGATACATTGGTAGTAGCAGTTACATTGCCACCCGTTACGTTACCACCAGCACTTACATTGGTTCCGGCTAGTATATTACCACTGGCACTGAGATTGCCGTTGGTGTTGATACCAGTGTCGTAGAATGTGGCCACTATGTTTGAACTACTGCCAACAGCCACTACCAAGTTGCCGTCAGTGGCGGCTATGTTGGCATAACTGCCACCATTGAATATTTTTGTTGAAGACACGTTGCCAGCATTGATGTTGCTGATATAATAACCGTCACCAAACAGGTACTGATTTGTGCCAACATTACCAGTGGCCGTGATGTTGCCAGCAACTGAGACGTTTCCGCCTACGCTGACATTGACACCAGCAATGATATTGCCACCTGCACTGACATCGCCAGTGGTTGTTATTGTGGTTGCAGAAATAACATTGGCTCCGGTGATATTGCCACCCGAACCTGTTGTTGCAAAATTTGCACCGTATATATTGCCGCCGGCACTTACATTAGTGGTCACATTTACATTGCCACCTGTTACGTTACCACCAGCACTTACATCGGTATTGGCCAGTACGTTGCTGCCAGCACTTACATTGGTAGCAGCTGTAACATTGCCGCCGGCACTTACATTAGTGGTCACATTTACATTGCCACTTGTTACGTTACCACCAGCACTAACATCAGTCACGGTGTTTACATTGTTGGCCTTGAAGTCGGCATAGCTGTTGATAGCAACAATCGTGTCGTCGTTTACACCGCTGTTGGTATAGGTAGCAGCAAAAGTGCTGTTGGCCTCATTCCAGATGAGAGCAATGTTGGCTTGGTTTCCACGTAGACCGATATAGCCAATGTCCACAGTTGGACTTCCTGTGGTCTGTCCGTCTGCCAATACAATCAACGGATCTTGGATATTGGTGTATGTAGTGTCGACTGCTGTAGTAGTACCAGTCACGCTCAGATTACCTGTGATGGTAAGATCGCTACCATAGGTTAGGTTGTTGGACAATTTGATCGACGTTATACTGTGGTCCTGTATCTTGGTGTTGGCATTGATACCAACAATGCTATTTCCTGATATTGCATCAGTGATTTGGTTGTTTTTTATTCTTGTGACGGCCACGGTAGTCTCCTGTTAGTATTACTATTTATAGGCGAGCCTGCGGTTGCAAGCTCTTGCCCGTTTTTTATGATGTGTAATTCTGTACCTGTGCCAGAGTCAAGTTGCCGGTGCCGTTGGTCCAGGTCACTGGATCTGCTCCCGATTTGAACGTGGTTGAACTTGATGTGCTGAATGTCAAGCCAGTTGTGTTACCAGTACCTGTCACAATATTAGCGCCACCTTCTGTGGTGCTCAAGGTGAATGTGTTTGTGCCGTTGGTGTTGGTCACATAATAAATGGTTGGATTGCTGTAACCAGAAATTGTACCTGTGGCCACGTTGCTCAGTGCGCCGCTGACTGTGATCAGTTCGCCCAAACCAATATTGGTGTTGGAGCAAGTGAATGTGCCGGCATTGCCGGTGATTGTGACGTTGGCCAACGACAGCGGAGTCGTGGTACCTGCCACAAAGAAGTTCACGGCATAGCGAGTGTTTGAAGCATCCCAGATGTATTTGTTTGTAAGGCGGCTGGCATAAGCCGATCCACCGTTGGCATTGAATATCATGTTCATTTGTCCGCTGGTGATTGTGGCGTTGGCCACCAAGACACATTGGCCAGCATCTGATGCTGTGCCTGTACCAGCACCCACGCCGTTGGCCGTAAACACCTGACCCACTTGCGGATTGATTCCGGCGCCAATCGTGGTCCAGTTGGTATTGCCCAGGCTCTGGATCTGATATGAAAAACCCGGAGTAAATGAACCGGCTGTGACCGAGTCTTCGCCCGAAACCAGGTATTTGGTCTGACCTTTTTGTGTAATGATATAGGCATTGCCTTGCTGACCGTTCACGTTGGCTGTGATTTGCACCACTGGATACGAGCTGGTAGCGATGCCGGCATTGGCTCCGCCCACTACACCCAAGAATTCTGCTGTGGTCATGCCAGTTGGC